CTCGCCGGTTCCGTCAAGAACAATACCAACGAACTCACGTACGTTCGGTTCGGTAATACTGTTAAGCTCTTTTGTAAAGAAATTTCGTTTCTCTATGTTTGTCATAATGTAATGTGTTAAAAAAAAATACTCCCACCTAATTCGAGACTAGGAAGGGAGTATAGTGCAGACGCTTTTCGCGATTGTCTCTCCTCGAAAGAAGTAGACGTCCCGTAATTAGGGCACTCGGAATTAGTAGTCGCCAGCCGTTTCACCCCAACAGGTTAATACGAACAACATTATCATGCACTGGCTATGGTATCCCCTGCACTCGTTTATAAATACTCTCAATCCTTAAACTCACTCAAGTCTACGTAGTTGTGTTCAACCATAACTTGCAAAAGCAGAACGGTTAACTGAACTACATTGTCAATGCTCAATGTATCAGACTTGTGAATAACACTAAGGATGGTCTGTGCATTAATCAGGCTCGCCGGTTCCTTTACAAACACACCAGGAGTAGTATCATCCTCAGCAACGACTTGCGTCATCTTGGTATAAAGGCCGTTACATACCTCATTAAGGCGCTTCGAGAACGCATCAGCACTTTGTTTCTTTTCGTCTTCAAATGCACCCAGTGAAATCAGGAGTAAGAACAAATAGCCAACTACATCTGCAATATCGTTTTTACGGATTTTGTCCTGACAATTCATGATGCGTGACAGCTTGTCGTCGAGACGAATTGTAATGCTTGTTTGCGCATCGCCTTTGTAGAATATATTCAAAGGTTTCAATGCGGCATTCCCGTACTTTTCGTTTTTGTAATTGAGCAAGTCCCTGACTGCCCCAATGATTTTCTTAGAATCTTCTATTGACATATTTTTGTATTTATTGATACCCAATTAAATTCCGATTCGTTGCTTGTTCAACGTTGTTGTCACTCTTGAAGTTGAAGATGTCAGCAAGTGTCATTGGTTTATCCGTATTCGCGTCTTCCCCATGCATTTTGTGCAGTAAGCGATTGGCTTTTTCAACCGGGAGCTCTCCAAATCGATATTGCTGTTTCAACCTACCCTTCCTCAGCAATGCTTTATCAATATCCTGGTACTTGCTATTGAAGGTGCAGATAAACTTGAGTTTAATGCTATCACCAAGCAATCCGTCAGACATATTGAGGATGTTGCTGATTCCGGTACCGGTAGATGTCTGTTTAGACCTATCGCGCAGCAAGCCCTCGCAATCTTCGATTATCAACACAGAATCCTTCATTTTGTCTTTCAGGAAATTGACAAATGACGGGGTAGTAAGTTCACTGACCATATCGGCCGGCAAGAATACAAACTGTTTGTTGTAGTTGTGTATAATATACCTGATATATGTCGTTTTACCAGTTCCCTGCATTCCGTGTAATATAACCAATCCACTCTTTTGTGACTCAATGAACTCACGGACTCCAGCGTCGACCTTCTTGAAGTCATCGGGATACAGCTCGTCGATGTTAAACTCCTCCGGAAGAAGGACGTCCATCGGAACGAGGCTATACCCGTATTCGGACTTAGTAACGAGCATGATTTTCTTCTTCATCTCAGGCTCCTCTTCCAAATCAAGGAAGGTCTGATAAATTTCAGAGACAATCTCATCTCCAGCAGGAGACGAACAACAGCACAGTGTACATGTGTTAGATAGACAAATGAGATTCACAAATCCGTCTTCGGCTTTGAAAGCATAAATAAAGACGGTAGTATACTCATTATCTATCAATTTCTCGTTGTAAGAAGGAATATCAGCCGTGAAACCACTGTCTTCTAATGAGTTGATGTTGTCACCGGACATAACACTCACCAGGTGGTGTTGTGGGCGCTGGATGAAAGTGCGTTTCTGGTATAACTTACCGAGTAACGAATCTAACTTATCTTCCAAAACGTTTTTCACCTTCTTGCGCATGATACGCGCATTCTCCTGGCTAATGTAGATGTCTTTACAGAGACAATTCGGAATACTTTCGTTTATAAGTTCGTACAGTGTTACCGTGGAGACAGTTGGTTTTTCGAGAAAATTCAAATCCCATCCACTGTAAACACCTTTGTAGTCAAATAAAGAATTTCTATTCCCCTGCTCGTTTTCCATTATTAGAACGGTAAATCATCATTATCGCCTGCCAGCAAGTTTCCTGACGCATCCTGCGGGTCTGGTTGCTGGAAGTCATTCATCCCACTTCCGTGCACCTGCGGTTCCTCAGCGGCCTGAGGCTGTGCTGGAGCAGGTTTACTTTGCGGTTTGCTACTATTTGCAGGTTCTTGTTGTGCCTGCGTATCATCACCATCCTTGCCGGAAGACATTGCATATGTAATCGAGTTGACAAATACGCTGATATCAATGTCCTGGGTGCCATCTTTTTTGTTGTAGATGCTAGGCGGCTGCATGTCACCTGTGATAAGTACGCCCGAACCCTTGTGTGCTGTCTCGTAAATCTTGCGATTGGAATCGAAGTCTTTTATTGATAGCCATAACGTGGTTCGATTGCCACTGGCATATTCGTTAACCGCTACTGTGTAATACCAGTACTGTTTACCGGAGCTGGCCGCTTCTCTAAGTTCTGGGTCTCGGCCAAGTCGACCCTCAAATACTACAATCATTGTGTGTGTTAAATTAAAATGTTATGATAAAGGTAAATATAAACAATTCTCTTCCTCATCAAGAAGCCATCCGTCGTCAATCAATGGCTTAATACCAACGAGAGTACGCTCAGGTTTCATAATGTGTTGCAAATCAATTTGATAACGCAACTCCATCTCATTCTTCATCTCAAGGGTAGTTGGGAGCCTAAGAGTAATACTTGCAGTCTTAAACTTCCTCAAGCTGTCGTAGTGGTTGACAAATGTACCTTGCGTCTTGAATGTGTTGCGCAATGTCTCTATTGTTATCATTGCTAAACAGTTTCAATTTCTCCAACAGTCGGTGCTAGAATCTGGTCTACTTTCTCCTTCAACTTGCGCCAACCGAAAGTTCGTTCGTAAAGCGACATGTTATAGAGTTCATCAAATGCCCTCTCCAACTTCTCAACACGGCCGGCCAATGCTTCACAGTCTTTGCGTAGCTTGTATGCGGCGTTGTTAGCGTCTTCTTTATCTTTAATCATCTGCTCAAATTGAGAGATTGGTATGTCAATTCTTCCTGGCATATTTTTTGAATTTCGTATCTAATATAGTCCGATTATTTTGGAAACGTGCATTTTATTTGCACATTTCCGCAATTTCGGCAACGACATCTAGTTTATTACGCATCTCAAGATTTGCTATCAATACATTAGCGAACTCTTGGAAGCGTTCCTGACTGAACACAGCCTTATATGCGCCTTCTGTTGCTTTAAGAGCTTCAACAACAGTGTCTGTTAGCTCGTTGTTCAGCATGACCTTATTCTCGTCAATCCAATCTCCGTAGACTACAATGAGGCCAAGGATTGCGGAATTTGTTTTGATGGACTGACGCAGTGCTTGTATTGAGTTTTGGCAACCGGCCTGGATGAACTTCTCGCGGACAACATCCATATTACCATCCATCTCTGCAAGCTCTTCCTCAGAAGCCCAGTCGTTTGATGTGTTGTGGTTCAATACAGTTCCATTGAATGCAGAAATCAATTTTTCCGTCTTCTCGTAGTCGCCCTCACTGGAAATCGTGTTTACAACGGTCTGGATAAACTCAACATACTCTTCTCCACTATCACTTGCGGTATACATCGCCTCAGAGAACGTGTCGAACTCATCAGGGTATTCCATGATAATCGTATAAAGGACGTTAGCTGTATTAGTGTCCATAATATCGTTGTATTTCCACTCAAAGAAGGAAAGTATCATTGCAGTGACAGGGTCTTTACGATTCAGAGCCTCAGCAATTACATTCTCTACGCCACGAATGTGTTTATTCTCATAAACCCAATCCGGATATATCTTCACCTTATCTTCTTTGCGTGCCTTCACTGTTTTTATAAAGGTGGCGATATTTTCGATAGGGATTGTAAGACGGTAACGAACTGAATCAGCATACTCGTCGTCGGCTATCAACGCATGCGTCTCAGTGTCATAATCATACAGATACTCACGGCCGGTATTGCGTTTAATCCACATGTTTAACGCGAAAATCAACCCATACCGTACAACAGTAAAGAAGCAGAACTCTGCTAGAATAAAGATTAGTAATGTCTCCATATTATTAGTCGTTAATGATAGAAGCTTTTGTTACAATTTCATAGATTTCCTTCCATGACGGGATACCAAGAATATTTTTATCGTCTATATAGAAATCTGCGAGCACCTTACGTCCATCGCGTTTAAACCTTGCGATATGTTCTGGTGTGTTGGAATTAACAAGGTCATAGTAAACACCTTCCTGTTCCAAATAGTCTATACACAATGCGAGGTTGTGTGCATCCCGGCATGTGTTGATGATGATGGTGTGACCGTCATCGTGTAATTTCTGAATATACTCCTTGGCTCCTTCTCGAAGTCCAAGAATGACAGGTTTCTCCCAACACGTCCAATCGTCAGTGTTTACGATAGTCCCGTCAAAATCAATTGCTAGTACTAATTTCTTTTTCTTCATTTTTTTTTCTTTTGAAAAAATACGTATATCGCATCATACTCGCGATGGTAAACAATCTTCCATAGAATCATACCGAAGTATTCTTCTCCAACGAAATACGGAGAGCCACCTCCATCAACATCGAACGAAACGATATCTTCCGGTGTGTTGTAAGAGAAGCTAATCGGCATGTTACTAAAGACTTGATATTGGACAACTGTTTCGCTATCCAATATCAACTCCAAGTAGTTAATCGCGCCATATGCAGACCTTAGTTTAATCATCTGCGGTGCCGGTGCGTCACTCTTCACCTGGGAATACGTGTAAGTCTCCATGTCGCTTTGCAAGAAGGTCGAATGCTGTTTGTATTGACTCAATGATATTACGTCGTTTGATTACCTCGTACTCACTACACAAATCCTCAATAGGTGTTAGTGCATATGTGAATCCTTCCAACATCTTTTCGCAGTCCGGAATAAGCATGTAGTCACGATGCCTGGTATCCTTCTCTGCCTTCAATGTTTCAATGATGACTTTCAGGCGAGGAACCATGAACTTTGCAATTGTTCGCTCAAAATCCCAAAACTCAGTATCATCAAACCCACGCGTTCTACGCTGTTCTTGATAACGCTTTAATTCCTCATCTGATGAGAAAATATCAGCTTCTGAGAAAGAGATGTTCACACCACCCTCGGCTAGACCGGCTCTGAAACCGATATTGTATATTTCGAGGGCGCTGTGCTTAATCGAATCAAACGCATTGTTGATATGGTGCATATCATGCATTATTGCTGCCATGATGTAGCTTTTCTACTTTCAAGTATTTCGATATCTCATCGTACGCAAGCTTTGCTACGTGCTGTGCATCCGGATGAGCATCGTTCGCGAGGCGCTGACGGAAGAGGTCATCCCAATCATCAACGAATCCACATTGAACCATGTCTGTTGACTTATCAAGACAAAGTACGCCGCGCGCCTCTTCGGCCTTCAGAGGTTTGCCTTCTACGTTAGCACCAAAGAATTTTGCATCGTCTTTCGCGGTTAACGCCATGTATGCCTCTTCAATGAACCTAAGCGTAAGGTAGTATACCTGCTCGCGTGTTACAGTGTCATGGATTCCATTGAAATTGTTTTCGTTAAAATACTTCACCATCCCTTTGGCATCCACGTCACGTTTCTTAGTCCACTCCGTGCATGCATAGTCGAGCTGTTGACCGAATTTCGGGGATGAGTATTTGCAATAGCGCGTTGACTGCATCAGTGTAGATACATGCGTGTGAGTCCTAAGCTCATCAGCAACTCCGCGCCCTACGTTATGATACTCTACCAGATACCGGTGGAAGTGACGCTCAGTCGGTTCGCACCAATACTTATTGAGCATGTACTCGATATTGTGTGCGTAGTGGCTACTAATTGCATCACCCCACTTCGTATCGAAGCCTTGCATAATGACGCGATAGTTGGTAGTGATATACCACGAGTTGTCAACAAGACTCCAGTCGCTTTTCGTGTACTCGTTATTCAGTAACAGTTGAAGCGCGCTCTTATACTTCGCCTTAACAGGAGACGTCTCGTGTTCCATGTCAGGGACTTTCAAGAAGCATGTTCCAAACTCCAATGCACGGCCGTGACCTGGGGTAAGAATCTGCCTCTGAATAAATTCCTTATAGGAATCGTCAGTCATTTTATCTTGCGAATGCATGCAAATACGTGCCGCGCGTTCAATGGCACGTTTCATACCGGATATACCAGGCTCTTGCTTGATATATTGTACTGTTGTTTCTTTTACATCCATTATTGTAAACTAGAATGAATAACTCCAATTAAGATTGCAATGACGTAAATGATGAACACCACCACTACAAACGCCAGCAATAAGCCAATCGGGAGGTAGAACGGCATGAGGACATACCACCAGCTCCACTGAATAACATCGCAAAGTTTCAGCACAACGAACGCAACACCAAGTAACGAAAGTGTAGGTGCCGTCAAGTTGATAGTTGTTTTTGTTTGTTCTTCACTCATATACTTTGAATTTCAATGTTAATATAGTCCTTTTTTCTTAAAAATCACCATCATTAACCTGGCAACATAGAATTCCTAACTCTCGCCACATATTTACAACTTTGTTGCGGTCGTCAAAAACAGCAAGCACGTTGTATTTGTTTTTGAGCTTTGATTCGTATATCTCACTCTTAATAATTTCGTCAGGACGCATATCTCCTGCGGGACGCATATATACAATGAAGCAATCCTCATCATTCTGGCGAAGGCCAAGCGCATTGCGTAGCCATTCGTAAGTATCTTTCCTACACTGCTCGGTACCTTCTCGTCCGGAAAGGAAATGAACGCACATTCCTTTGTTGATGAAGAATTTAATCAGTCGGATAATACGTACATCCGGCTTATCTTCTTTTACGCGTGTTAAATCATAAGGATTACGCCCCTGCATCCACGCGGTGGTACCGTCGATATCAAATACCACTGTATCGCGCAAGCCATAGTTGTAATCTACAACCTTGTAATTAACGAATTTTCCGGTCTCTTCAAGGTACTTGTCGAGATAGTAGTTCTTATAGAAGCGCTTTAGTACAGACACACCAACACTCCTACCGCCTTGCTCGCCGCGTTTCTTGTCGCGTTCAACTGCCTCAGCAAACGGGACGTAGAACTCTTTATACTCGATTGTGGCACCACATTCATCAGCTATTGTTTGCCAGCGGCCAAGATACTTTGGATTAAGATTAGTAGCGTCGATAATCGGAACCAATCCTTGCTTCAATGCAGTTCTTACTGCTGTGTCTTCGAGAACTGTTATATAGTCCTCGTGCTTCATATTGTACTCTCCGGTGCATTCGCGAAAATCATCCCGGCAAACAATCACATATTTGCTTGAGTCTTTCGCAACAAGTGATTTTGCGTACGTCGATTTCCCGGAGGCAGGAGGTCCCTGCAAGATAAGAATTTTGCCGGGACTTCCTTTCTGTTCGGTTTTCTTCTCCATTTTTATTCATTAATTTATGCTTCAGCATCCTCGCCTTCGCCATATCCTTCAAGCAGGTCACCGGTAACGATACCCTTACTGATATCATCAGCCTCCTGATGCAGGTATTTCTCAGCTTTGAGCTTGAACGCCTCGTTGAGGATATCATCTTCAATACGGATGACAACACCCTCGCGCCATACACTATTTTTACACAACGGCTCTTTTTGCTCCATACCGAAATGAACGGTGTCGTTCTTCATGGCAGCAAATAGGTTCTCGTGCCAATGATTCTCGATATCCAATTCAGGATACAAGTCGCGCAGTGTTCCGTGGTAAACGATTGGTAGCTCCATGATGTAATCCTTCAGTTCCGGATATTGCTTAACAAGCATTCGGCTAAATCCAACAACATCCTGGACATTGAACTCATATGTAGAGCCATCCATGTGTTTAGATGTAACACGGTAAAGCATCAGCTTATTCTTACCAACCTCACAGCCATAGTCGTAAACCTTACCACCACGAGTGATAATACCCGTGTTAGTGCCTGTTATGTATCCAACAATCTCACCGTAGATAGTGTAACCTGACGGGATTTTACCCTTCAACAGTTCGCCGTAGTACGGATACATGATATCAAGACCTACAGGGTAGTCTTCCTTGTTTTGAGGAAGCTCGCGCTTGAAATTATTCTTTGCCGTAAAGAACTCGTTACCGCTACGGATTTTGTTACGTGATGAATAGACATCCTCGTAGTGCTCATCCCACTTCTGCCATTTCTCCGGCAACTTGAGGTACAGTCGAATCAGCAAGTCATCAATCCACTGGATTCCAGTCTGCCATACCTGTGGCTGGCGTACCTTTAGGTTGCCCATGATAAACGACGTACCATCGCACTTAATAGAAATGTCCACGATGTCTTCTGGATTGAATACATTCATGTTGCGCTGTACCGGTGCAGTGTCGTAATGATATGCAAACTGGCCAGCCTCAATACGCTCAATTTTTGCCTCATTTTTTAGACGCCGTTTTGCGCGGCCATTACCACGACGGCCACCGTTGTTTTGGAAGCGAGGAACGTATCCCTTGATGAATAACTCATCACATATAGTGTCAAACTCCTCTCCGATGTAGTCTTCAAGGTTAATGTTAGCCAACTCAGGTTTCCAGCGTGCTGCAGTCTCCTGCGTGAAGAGGAAACCGTATGATGACACACCACCGAGACGCAACGTCTTAACCCGGCCATACTTGTTGAAGAAGCCAACCATGCGTTTTGCTTCGTCGTCCTTACCTTCGGCTTTGAGTTTGCGTACCTCTTCACAGTTGGCGTTGCGCATATACTCACCAATCTCGTAGAGACTGTTCTTTGAAAGGAACTCCGCGTTCAACTCGGACTCATTAGCAGCGTAGAACATAATGTCGCCTTCATGGCATTCGCGCTTGTTAACAATCATGGTGTAGTTATCGACAATGGTTTGACCGATAACATCTTTTCCTTCGATAGGCAGGATTTCACCCAACCTAACAATCGTACAGCAGTACTCCTGCTTAAATTTATTCGATTTTGAGAATATCTGGCTCATAGTAACCTGTTCCTTTATCTAATTTTTCGTCTTGTTCTTTACATACTTTTGCTATAAGTTCGTCATATGGTGGCTTGACGTAGTTAGCATCCATCTGCCATCCTCCACCATTTGACCACCTGCCGAGACGTATCGTTAACTCGCGAAGGATTTCGTCTATTGGTTTCTTGTGTTTCACATAGTCATCACACCAGATGAATTCCATAAGTGATTCCCAATAGAATGAGTCTTCTACCTCTCCGCGAGTATTAACCGGAGCGTGCCATATAATTTCGAACTCCCACAAGAAGAAAGTAAAGGAAATATACGGGCGCGTCTCGAATCTATATTCCCACCACTTCGTTTTCCAGCCAAGGTCATCCATTTCAAAGTGGATGTAAAACCACGACGGAAGGTCATAGGTAGGACGGAGCCATGTCATGTGTAACGTTTGTAGTACGCGCTGTACCCTGTCTTTGAACCGGTAGCCGCCACCAACACCACGTTCCCAATGATACTCGCTTCCAGGCATATGTATAACCCAGTGACTGTTACTATACTCCCTACGATGGGCGTAGAACTTTGCTTTTGGTTTTACGAATATGTCTTTTGCTGACTGATATACTCGAAGCGGAATCCTAGAAATGACATGGATTTGGAGCCACAGCAGTAGTTTTGACTTCTTTTTCTCCATATTCAGACATCTTTTTATCGTAATCGTCGTTGGCGTCTTTTATAGACTGAATCATCTCAGCATTGAGTTCGTCAATTTTACGCTTGCCTTCTCTGATTTTCTCGATTTGCTCCGGAGTGTACGGGTCTGGACACTTCTTGCAGTATGTTTCGAAATTCATGTATTTCAATTCGAGAGACGTGTACTCTGTATGTTTGTCGTACCACTCCTCGAACCATCCTACAGGAATGTTATTGTCAATATCGTACCGGATATTTTCCATGCTAACGAAGTAATCGCCAAGCATAGCAACCGTACCAGGATTGTCAGCAACCCACGGATATGGCTCAAGTGTTATTTCGTGTTTTTCAACGAACTCTTGCAGGTATTGATTACAAAGCCTGCGCCATTGTGTTTTCAGTTCGATATCCATAACACACAATCTTATTTCTCAAGAACCTTAACAAGTTCAATCTCGAAAATCAACGCTGAGAATGGAGGAATGACGTCATTTCCTGCAGCACCATATGCCAAATTGTACGGTACATAGAACGTGAACTTATCACCTTCTTTCATCAACTGCAGACCTTCAGTCCATCCTTGGATTACCTGCGCAAGCGGGAACGTAACGGTGTGGCCTTTAGCCTCTGTGTCGTTAAAAATTTCACCGCTCAAGAACTTGCCGCGATACTTAACCTCAACTTCATCAGTTGCTTTCGGGCGCTTTGCGTTTTCGTTCTCAGACTCGAAATCAACCTTGTACTGCAGACCGGATGCTGTCGTCTGGATGCCAGGCATTGATTTATTACCTTCAAGGAACCTGTCAGCAACGTCTTTGTTCATCTTGGCCATCTCTACCTCTTTCTGGTTGATGAAGTCATTCAGGATAACAGCAGCCTCTTGCATTGGCAGCTTAGGCTCTTTGTTTTTTAGCATATCCTCAATTGCTTCTGCGAGAATTTTGTAATCAGCCTCGTAGATTCCACTACGAATCATCTGTTGCGCCATGCTGATACCAAGCGCATACGAAATTTTTTCACTATTTGTCATAACTGATAAATTATTGTATCTCTTTACGTCCACTTTTTCCAAATCCGTCGCCACCACGAGAGGTGTCTCCTAACTCCTCTACGAACTCGAAGTTAAACGGTAATGTGAAACCAAGTTTGATTTGAAAGATGCGTTCTCCTGGTTCGTACTGTTTCATACCAGGAATAACCGTGTAGAACACAGCCATAATCTCACCTCGATAACCATTGTCGATTGTACCTTCACAATTGCTTAGTATCTGACCGGTCTCCCATACAGAACTTCTTGGGCGGGCATCAATGTCGATGATATACTTCTCAGCAAGTTCGCGCTCTTGTTCCGTCTCAGGAACGAGTTCCATGGCGATACCAGTGTGGTAGCGCGTAACTCCTGGTACCAACTCTTCTTTACTTACTGCATATACATCGTAGCAGAAGTCATTATCGTGTTTCTTCACCGGCATCTTTGCATCCGGGTGCAACTTCTTAATCCTTACTTTCATTATTGTTTGTTTCTTTATTTCGTTTTGGGTATGGAACCGTCTTGTTCAACGACTCGAACAGTTTCCTTAATTCACGTGTTTCGGTCTTGGTTCGGCCTTGTACGTAGGCGTATTTCCACTTTGATGGAAACTCTATTTTAACTGCCTTTTTGTACATTTCCTTAGAATAGGCACGCAGCCTCTCTTCCACATCATCCGGGATTAACTCCCAATGTACAATCTGGTCACTATTCCACTCCTTATGCCACTCAATGCCGAGGTCTTTAGCATATCGCTTGTAGAAACTTCTCGACCTGAACGTTCTATCGGTGATGAGTTTATCTGGATTATACGGATTGATGCATCTGATATTAGTTCCGGCACCTTGACCAAGACAGTAGAAGTTCAAACTCTGATAGATTTGTCCAATCTCACCGGCCTGGACATCACTGTAGCATGTGAATAACCTGTACTGTGTGTTCTTAACCATCCAGTCGATACACCATTTCAGGAATTTACTGCCAAGATTCTTTGGCGCCCATGATGCTGAGGCTCCTCTACCTATTAGGCGTTCAACCGATTTCGTGTTCTCACCAAGCAGTTTGCTGAACGCAGTTGGCATTGCCATCATAATCACACCGCCAAGTTCGCCTTTATAAGTAGCTGTGAACCAGTGTGTTACGTATGGTGCGACGGTACCAAGCCACTCATATCGTTTAATAAACGCAGTAGCCAATTCCTTGTCTTGCTTGCTTTCGATGTAGGCAAATTGGAAATCATCAAGGTTGATGTTCGCAATGAACTCGTCATCCCATCCAAGACGTTCTTTGTCCTCTTCGTATGTATCAAGACGTTTCTGGTATTGGTAACAGTGCGGCTTATTGTACTGCTTGATTTTTTCAATGAGAGCTATTTCACTCATTTCGGTTAATGTTAGTCACCTTATCAATGAATCCCTTCGCAAGTGCCTCTTCCGGAGACATGTAATTATTGATTGCACACCACTTCTCAAGGTCTTTGAAAGAATTTCCACTATGGTCTGCCATGATTTGATAGAGCTCATTACGCAGCGCGTTCATCTCTTTCAGCTCAATCTCGTGGTTGGCATAGGTATTGTATCCCATATTGCAACTTGGCTGGTGTATCATAATCCGGCTATGTGGCAGAGCACTTCTGTGGCCTTTTTCGCCACCAATCAATAGAACGGCACCCATGCTCATTGCTTTTGCCGTACAAGTAGTGTATACCGGGCAGTCGATGTTGTTCATCGTGTCGTAGATGCCAAGGCCATCATATACAGAACCTCCGGGGGTATTCAGGTAGAGGTTAATCGGTCTCTCTTTGTCAATGTTGTTCAAGAACAGAAGTTGTGCCATTACGATATTGGCAGTGTCTGCATCAATTTCGGTTCCGAGGAAAATGATTCGGTCATTCATGAGGCGGCTGAATACATCTAACTGAGTCATGTTCATCGGCCTCTCCTCGATAACCATCGGTGATTGATAGTTCTTGATTTGCTTATCGAGAGCCGCTCTGCTTACTCCTGGAATGTCTGCTGCAAACCTCAGAAAATCATTTTGTGTTGTTTTCATATATCTTAAAAAGTGTTTCTACTTGTTATTCGTTACTAATATAGTCCCATTTTCGCGATAAACAAACCATTTTTGTATTTATTGTTAGTGTATAGTGATTATTTGCACAACATAGTCGAAGAATCCATTGCCCGTGTACTTTGTGGGTTTATTCCTCGCATTATAACGCACTAGCACAACAAAAAAACATAAAACACTAACAATATGGCAAAAGCACAAACAAAAACAGTCAGCGCACCATTGAACATCCACATTTCAAGGCCTGGTGTGCATGCAAAGAAGAAAACTTCAAAGCTGAAGACTTCTAAACTCTACAAGAAACCCTACCGTGGACAGGGTCGGTAACAAAAAGAGCTAGGGAATACCTTAGCTCTTTTCTTTTAGTCACCGACTTTATACTTCGCCAACTGCGGTATATTCGATAATGTCGCGCACATACTACGGAAATAGTATCTTAAATCGTGCACCCACCTGTATCCTATCATCTCCGGACGTTCACGACCATCGCTCAATGCGAAATTCGTACTGCACTTGAATTGGAAGTCTTTTGCAATTTCCGTTGAAAGGTAGAACAGATGTAGGTCTTTTTTGGTAATATATTTGTGTACACCAAGGTCAACAAGTGATTGCTTTTGCTCATCGCTTAAAACAATGCCGGATTCCTCCTGCAACTCACGCAGAGCACATTCCATTGGCGTTTCGCCTTCCTCTATATGCCCTTTTGCAAGGTCATAGTTATGAAAGGCATCCTTGAGGCGTCCATAAGGCAGCATCGCCAAAAGGCCGTTTTCTGTATCGATTATTATCCCGCAAGAAAGTTCTTTTCGCATTTTTTCTTTTCTGTTTTAAACTCGTCGAAGTTCTCGTACGTTTCGACGCCGTTGTGGGTTAACGTTACTTCGTACTTGAGCGATGTTATTTCAGTATTGTAGGTAGGAATACAACCGGTGTAGTTCTCTGTGTTGGAGCCATACGGAGCTTCTTTTTCAAAATGTATCTGGCACGTGTTCTTCATCGTTTCCATGAAACTATTGATATGCTCGCTAGCTTCACGCTGGCTAACGTATTGTGCATGCGCCAATTGAATCACCTGTTTCTCAGTGTCGAGGTTGAAGATTGAATCCATTGAGCCAATCGGTTCAGTATACGTTCTAGCTTCAAGAAAACGATTTGTTTTTTTCTCGTGCGTCTTTTTCTCAATGACTAGATTGATGTTGACTACGTAATAATAGAATGCTTCCATAATGAAGAAAAAAAGTGCTCATCAATGAAACCACTGATGGGCGCCGATGAATGTTAGAAGAAGAAACCCGGAGAGAATACCAATCCGTAAGGCAAACGAAGGAACGGGAACGGAGTGTACTCAGTAAGAGCATTTACCAGCTTGCGAACTTGCTTTTGTTCCTCGTCAATCTTATTGGTAACTGCCTGACGAGCAACTTCATACTCATCCTTTGTTGCCGGAGAAGCGAGACGTACGAACCTAGCGCGCGGACTGTTTGTCCTGGTGATAGAGTTCTCATTATCAGAGTTCAATACCTTCTCAACATATACGCGGCCATTCAGCTCGCCCCAAACATAGTAGTATACACTGAATGTGTCGAATACCTGCTTGAAGTATTTACCTATCAGGACTTCATTCTGTTTTGCGCAGACACCTTTACCACATAAGTCTACCTTCTTAGCGTCAATCTCTTTCTTCAAGTTCAAACCACCAGTAATAGCATTGTCTGCCTTCTCGGTAATAGTACCATCACCAGTTTTGTTAAAGTCAATAGGCTTTTTCTCCAGCAGACGTGAACCGAACAGCTTAGATGCTTTATTCGGTTTTGCAGTCTCTTTCAGTACATCATCAACTACAGCCTTTTTGCGGTTATTCAGCTCAGCTACGATAGTCTCAACCAAGGTTACAACCTCAGAAGACGGGTTCTTAATAGCGCGGAGCGCTTCAAGTTGTTCTTGGAGCTCTTTCGTCTCCATTTCAGAAATACGATTTGCCATATTATTTAAATCAGTTTTGTTACAATACCATTTATCACAAATTGTGTGCCATTTTTAATCACTGCCATTTTGGCAGTTATTTTGTCACTTATCCTCGACAACGACTGCCTTTTTGTCAGTATTTTCATCCTCACCTGCCAAATAGCCGCTACGTTTCATTCCGTCAACGAAACACAACCATGCCACATGTGCTTTGCTGGAAGAACTAAGGTCTTTCATGTTCACAAACCCCATTTTCTCCAGGGCTAAGTTGAACAATTCTTCGGGCTTCTTATCATCCGGCGGAGTTACTACAGGGTCGTACTCGTTCTCGCGGTAGAAACCATGGGTTTGCAGGTATGTTTGGAAGAGCTCGAATGCTCCCCTTTCAAGTCGGTTGTTATCAGGTTCAAATACATCATCTGTTATAAGTCCTGCGTTGTAAAGTGACATAACGAAGATGCCGAACTCTGTTACACGATACGTAATATTGTTGAGATATTCCACAACGCTAAACTTCTCGTTGCAATGAGGACATACAATCACTTCGTCAACTTCATCGTCAACCGTGAGTTCTTCAATCTCAGTATCTGTCAGTTTTCGTCCGTCAGGCGTTTGGGTGATAATATCATCATCATCAAACTCAACTTCCTTGCCACACAACGGGCATGTCGTTTTCATTTTATCCATGTTAATTCAATGTTTCCACACTAATATAGTCCGATTTCCGCGATTTCTGGCACATTTTTCGGGTTTTATACGATAATTTGTGAAGTTCTCCTGTCAACAATTCAATTCCGGCCGATAAACAAAGCCAAATAATTGCGAAGAATATACCGAACCGGATTGATTGTCTATACAAGAATTCTTTTGTTGTCTCAACCATGTTACTGCAACTCAACTTCTTTTTTATTCACTGTAACAGTTGGGAATTGTTTCAACTCAATCTCCTTACGCTTGATGTCACTCACTTTGAGGAACTCTTCGAGAGTCAAGTCGCAGTACTCATCAATCCAATCAGCTACATAATACAATGCACGGACACCTTTGATAACACCGAACAGAATCGGGTCTGCCTTGCGCTGACGCTCTTTCTCCCTTTCCTCGGCAGTAGGTAAACGTTTTTGGCCTTCCGGGTCGTAGTAGAGAACAACGTAATTATCAAATACGTGCAATGTGTCGGCTTTCTTCTTCGCTGTCAGCACAGTCTTTGGTATCGGACGCGCAAAGTTAGATACATAGTCAAGTGCAACACCCTTCTCTGTCTTGTTGATGAACTTAACCATCTCTTTCTCGGTAATCTTATAGAGTACGCCGGCAGCATACAATACAGACTCGTATTTCTCACGATACGCCTCACCGAGCAATGCATCAACCAATGCCTGCTGACCCATTTCATTCGCATCGCGGAGTGTGGTAATGATAGGAGCCACGCGCTTTGCGTATGCCTGTTGTGACTTTTTTGAAGAGAGTTTGACATTAGCGAAGAATTGAATGATATCAATTTTGCGCATCTCTTCGCGTTCCCTGATGAATTCGCCAAACAAGTTTTTCATGCGGCGGAACAACGTCGGGTTATTTGACGCATCCTCCTCACGAATAGGTGTGCCGAATGAAATGCTATTCTCTGAGTATTTAGCCCAGGAATCCATCACTTTCAACAGGCGACGTTTTTCAAGGTAGATATTGAACTGGTCAACATCCATCTTGTCGATTTTCTCGACGTCAGCAATCTTATCGGACGCCAAACGAGCCGAAGCAGCCTTTGCCACCTCGTCTACAATAGCTCTGTTGTTATTAAACTCAACCGGATTGGATGCAGTCAGCATCTTGTTCTCAGCATTGGAGACATCCTCCTTCACTTCCAATTCTTTATTCACTTCCTCCTGTGCAATCTTCTCGATGCTAGACCATTTTGGAAGTGTTTTGTCAACATCAATATCTCTATTGAAGATTACCATTTGTTCTCGACTTCTGTCAAGTATTTCACGTGCCATACAATATGTTGTTTTAAAAATTCATAACTAATATAGTCCCTTTTTCAAAAAGATTAAACAAAAAATCCGGATGTTTTTACCACCCGGACTTTTTTAACCGCATTTCGACCAACCACATTCGATACAGTGGATACATCCGTTCTCTCGAATCAGCTTACCACCACATTCTGGGCAGACCTCACCAGCAACCTCTCCGTCAGCGATGTAGTGTTTCAGTGTTCGTGTAACACCACTCTTCCAGCTATTGATGGATACGTCCTTGAAATCAAGGCTCTTAATGGTCGACACAACATACTCAACCGGCATTCCGTGTCTCAACAATCCTGAGATGAGTTTGCTAACTGAATAATACTCAGTGCGGAATGCAGAGTCGATTCCTTCCATTACACAGGTATTTCCGTCAGCATCAACGTAGCGAATGTCGTAGCGCGATACTTTCTTCATCTCCTCAACACCTGTTTCGTCATTCTCCTGCAGTTTGTCGACTTTCGTCTTAACAATCTCTGCTGTGGTGACATACTCAGGGATATTGAGTTTTTCAGCGAGACCAGTGAACAACTCGTACGGTTGACCTTCGTAGAGTCCAACACATGCCACCCATTTTTGCCCGGCATTGCGGAAATATTGGATATCGCACGGAAGAACTTTCGGCCTGCGCGGTGCACTATGTGTCAATGTTCCGTTGCACTTGCAGTCGCAGTCTTTATCGTTCTTCTTTGTTGCAGTCTGTAGGATGTTGTTGCGGCAACCATCGCGATATACAGTAGTGCCCTTACATCCCTTCTCCCATGCATACATGAAGAGCTCGCTGACTTCTTCCTCAGTGGCGTTATTCGGCATATTCTCGGTTTTAGAGATACTATGCGTTGTATAGCGCTGAACAATAGCCTGGATATCGACGTGCTCGTGAGGAGTCAACTCGCTTGCAGTACTCTTGTACCACGGAGACTTCTGGAACCATTCAATCATCTTATCATCAGTAACCTGCTCGTCGAATGTCTTTGTTACGTCATAGCCCGTCAATTCAGGATGTGCGATAATCCAGCGTTTCAGCGGTTGGTGCACAACGAAGAACTCAATAAAGCGCTCGCCGTTGTTGTCGATTATAGTTGCAACCTCATCACCTACGCATTTCTTACGACGCTTATAGAAGGGAGCGAACAACGGTTCAACACCACTTGTACCCTGGCACATCATAGCACCACTACCTACAGGAGCCATTGTACTCCAAGATACGCTGCGGCGCCCATATTTCTCAAGCCCTTCAATAATATCTTCCGGAGCCAATGCTGTATCTCCAGCAATCCGGTCGAAGAACTCATTGCGGCCACGCAATACCGTCATACCCGTCTCTTTGTCCTCTTCGTAGTAGAACTCTTTATCGAAGTCGTAGCCATAGAATGTGCCGCGCTCCTTAGCAAGTTCAACTTGCGCACGCAACTCTCCGCGCATCTTTGCTTCGAACATTTTCTGGAGGAGTTCCATACCTTCCGGACTCGTGAGGCTGTAACCAACTAGTGCAATAGCATCAGCAACGCCAGTTGCGCCACATCCGGCACGGCGAGAGTGTGAACCTGTTTCGCGAATATGTTCCCAGAGCTTCAACTCATTGTACTCATCCTCTGTGTACGAACTCTTGATGTGTGCAATGATGTTATCTACGTGCTCCAGTTCAAGCTCAACGAGGTCGTCGCACAAACGCATGTTTTGGTAAGCAACTTTCTCAAGCTTTTCCAGGTTGAATACGCCATTCTCTACGAAGCTTGCCATGTTGACATGTTGGAGTCGGCAACTATCGTAAGGACCCATGAAAATTTCCCCGCATGGATTGGTAGTAACACCCTTGAACTCATCGTATTGACTATCCGGAGACAGCTCACGATGTTTATCGGAATAAAGCAAACCAGGTTCTGCTGTGTTCCATGCGCAATGCACGAATACATCCCACAGTTTACGTGCGTCAACAATCTTGTAGCACAGTTTGCCGTTCTGCAGCCAGTGTTTCTCACCAGGCTCAAGATTCATTTCACCATCGTGCGGTTCTGCATAGTAAGCCGCAACAACATCCTGCTGTTTTGTAGTAACCGGCCAGCGCAGCATGTAACGCTCATTGTTCTTAACGGCATTCATAAACTCGTCAGAGAACTGAACAGAGATGTTTGCACCGGTAATCTTCGATAGGTCTTGCTTGCTTACAATGAAATCCTCTACATCCGGGTGGTTACCATTGATACTAATCATAAGAGCACCACGGCGTCCTCCCTGTGCAACCTCCTTTGACAACTCCGAGAAACCATTCATAAACGAGACAGCTCCAGTACTGGTAACAGCAGCGTTATGAACGATAGAACCTGCAGGGCGCAGATTGGAAAGGTCAACACCGGCTCCACCACGACGTTTCTCAACTTCTACCATGAAGTCACGGTAACGCATAATAGATGCATAGCTGTCTTTCGGCGCACCGAGCACAAAACAGTTAGACAACGACTCAGCGCGATTGGTGTTCTTGCCAAGTCCGCTCATTACAGAGCCGCCTGTGATGATGTATTTGAAGTGGTCGAGCAGGTTAAAGATTGTTTCCTCGCTTAATTGATGGTCACCGCCAAACTGTTTCTCGATACGAGCATATTCCTTAGCCATGCGGTGATGCATAGCGACAGGAGTAGCTTCCGTTAATTCGCCATTGTTATTGCGCTCTGCATATTTTTGCAGGAACACATTTGCGGCCATCTCGTCTCCATCAAAGTAAGCGACAGCCTCTTTGAGTGCCTCGTCGTACGTATATACGCGTTTATTCATATTATAATACAACTCCTTACTCAATCTCAGCGTCTCCTTCTACACCGGCGATTTCTGCCAGCTTCTCTGATGTTTCTTGACTCAACTCTTCCAATGCGGCAATTGCACCCTGATAATAATCCAGTAAGGTTGAATATACAGCGTCCTGGTGGTTTTCCGGGTCATCAATTACATCATTTGCGAAATCGAGTGCTTGTTGCTTCAAATCCATCGCATCATTAGCACCGGTTGTGTAGTTCTCTTCGATAATCTCACATAACGTTTGGTCTTCCGGCGAGTCTAGCGTCTCTTTAATGTAAGCTCCCGCTAATTCTTTTAATCTTTCTTCAGTCATATATTTTCGTTGTTAAATTCATTACTAATATAGTCCAGATTTGTCATAGAATGTCATCACCAAGTTTATTTTCTTGTGCTGGAAACAGGTGATAGAATTCCATAATACCAATCATAATATATTTCACATCGTCTTTAATGTCACATCCATGAGTGTGATAATGACCGGACACCCATTGCTTCGCCTGCACAGATTCTTGAATTTTCATCAAGTACTGTTTTTCGGTTTCAATGCGCGTGTAGAACGAGTCTTCACCTTCCGCCGGGAACATTTTTAAATCCTTTGTCCAGAACTGTGTGAGCATCGTGTTAGGATGGAACTCATCATAGTAAGGGAGTGAGTGCGAAAGGACAATATCATATCTTGGAAACCGAAGAATCTCATTGTCGGAAAGCTTGAATGGTGTTTCATCACGCCACCAACTTCGGCCTTCTTCGCGATATCCACGGTCTATTGAGAATGCGCCGGGAACAATAAGTATCGAACCGTACTTTTCGCTTTGCAGGACATCATAATCCGACAATGCGTGGATATACGATTTGCCGCGTATCTCTTTCAATATATATTCGTCATTGAAGATTTCCGGATTGTCATGGTTACCTCTAAACATGTACAACAGGTTGCCTGACTCCTTGAGGATGTTGTTAATCCGCTTTGATTCGTGAGTGAACCATTTTGCGTCATAATTCAGCCCAAAGAAGCCACAGTCACCAAGAACAATAAAGATGGTATCTTTAATATTATACTTGTTAATCCATTGGTCGAGGCGGTACCGAAGAATCTGGAACTCCCCGTGAACATCTCCAATGCAAATGATATCTTTATTACCTATGTCAATTAACTCTCTCATATCAATGCGACCACGACGTGATTCGAACGTCATTACTGCTTACAATATCGTACGTCTGCTCTACCATTGCACTGAATGTGTAGTATAAGTGATGGAGCGAGCGAACTTCATCAATACCCAACACTTCGCTATTGTCGGCCATGGAACCATACTCATACGGCTTAGAAACATTTGCACCGACTTTCTTACCAATCGCATATAGGTTTTTGTCGGTGTTGAACTTCTCCAGCTTCTTATACGCCTTCTCGTTGTATGTTTCGAGTAGAGAGTCAAGTTCAGCAAGCGTATAGTGCGTGATAGAACCGTGATACCTACTACCTGTTACATAAATTTTGAGACGTTCATCCATGTCATCAGGACAACCCCTCTGTGACAGTACACCGTCGTAACCCATAAATACATCCCGGAATGTAATATCGTTTTCGTCAATTACGTATCTTGGGTAAATTTTTTGGCCGCGTACTCGGATAGGTTTATCGTAAGGAAAGACTTCATCGTCGTTCTTTTCCGTCCAAATCTCCTTGATTTTTCCTGGGAGGTCTTTCCAGGTTAGTTTGAGTATCTTGTGCCATTTCGGGAATGAACGGATGTAGTCAAAAGTCCGTTTCCAACGGCTAGGTTCATCGTGACGTTCATTATACCAACAAGGCATGGTAGAATACCACACCAATGGTTTCCACTTGCCACCTTTCTGACGGATTTCAATAACGTGACTAATTTCTACTGACATATTATTACTTTTTATTGCTAGCGTTTATGAGGATTGAATTTTCTACTATACTTTCCATTGTTATCCTCAATATACTTGTTGTATGCCGCGATTTCAACAGGAACGTAATTATGTCTCGTAATTGATACGCATGCGGAGTGTTCAGTCCACGTCTGGTATTTCTCGTCATTGTGAACATGGCCGTAGATGAAGAACAGCGGGCAGTTCTCTCCCATGTACTGCATCGGTTCGTGACTTAACACAAAGAAGTCGTGGATAATTATAGGCCATTTGCTGACATACTCGAAGCCGCACTCCCGGTAGAAGTCATCACTGCAGATATCATGGTTGCCCATTATAAGCCGTTTTCGGCCGTTTAGACGCGATATCTTGTCTTTGATGTATTCCTTATTACCAGATAGTGTAATATCGCCTAGAATCCAAACTATATCGTTTTTCGATACAACTTTGTTCCAGCGACGGATAATCTCTTCGTCCATTTCTTTAACATCAGCAAACGGACGGTTGTCGTAATCAATGACGTTAGCGTGGCCTAAGTGTAGGTCAGCAGTCCAGAACGTCCTTGGAAAACTTTTGTTACTCATTTCTTCAATCCTAATGATGTGGCACGTATAAGTGCCCTGTTTAACACGCTCAACTCAAGCAAACTGTATTTTCCCGAATGGAACTCAGTGGAGAAATACTCAATCGCTGTCTGCTGAGCCTGATTCTTCGTTAGCCGGCTACATTCGTTGTCAATCACCATCGCATCTATATCGACGTCATTGATGGAATGTTTGCTGCTGGCTGTAAGCCACTCAATATGGTGTTTATTATGTGTCCGGTGCCACCGCTGAACTCTTTTGTAGTCCTTCCAGAGCCACATCAACCATGGTTTCTCGATATCATGAAATAGATACTTAGGTTTCCATATATGTAAACACAAAGCCATCATATTGAAGGCACACCAGTGAGCAAACCAGTATTGAAACGAACTACGCTCGGCCTTCGAAAATCCATATGGTTTATTGTTCAACAGCTGCATACATCAACGATGGGGTATTTGCCTTTACGTCGTACACCTCTTTCATTCCACCTTTGCCGTTCGGAACAAACTTGGGCTGGAATAACGACTTATTGAACGGCCTGATAATTACATGCGTTCCGTTAACAGTAGGATACTGCATGATAACAATATCACGACCGCTTTTCTCTGCTTGCCCTTCTTTGATGTAAATCTCCCTTACTTCGTTAATAGCTTCGTCTACATATGCAGGGTCGTCAATATCAAGAATCCATGTACTCTCGTTTTCCAAGCAGCAACCGCACGTTGCAATAGCGCCATCAGTAATACCCATTAAGCCAGCCCTTTTCTTATCCCTAACCTGACGTTGCAAGTCCATAATCAGGTTCCAACGAACCATATCTGCATCCTTGGGATTAAGGTTGATATACGTACGTGCTTTGAAATAAGCACACAAATCCATAATTTCAGGTAGGACGTCATCGAAATGCTTAATGCTTTCAACGAGATAAGACTTCACAATGCGTGTGTCTTTCCTCATAGACTCATTACCCTTATCCTTCCTGCGCTGCATGATTTGAATTTGGATAAGAGCTTGCTTGGTGCATTTCTCAAATATACCTACCAGGTATTCTCTGATAATTTCAGTATTATTAACAATTTTAACCATATCAATCAATTTTTGTTTTACCGTTATAGAATGCTTCGCGAATCTTAACTAACAGTTCATTCGCTTTGTCAACATCAACGTGCTCCGGAAGCGTACAGGTGCCCAAAGACTCTTTCAGTTGCTCTTCGAGTGCATCTGCCTTAGTAATAACCTCTTCGTATTCAAACTTGTGATTCTTAACGTCCAAAAGGTAATCCCTATCTCCAGCAATACGCCTGTCGAGAATCATGTCTTTGTTTTGAGCCATTTCCAATGCCATCGTCAGAAGCCTGAGGCAGTGTGAAATATTCTTTGCGTCATAGTTGTGTCCGAGATTACTCTCGTAACGTACCTTATTGCGCTTCAGAACCCACTCTTGGTACTCCTTATACTGCCTGCAGTGTGATTGGAAGCCATCGTCGTTATAGGAAATCTGACAAATAGGCTTATCCCCTTCAAGAATAGAATCTTTTCGGATATCCGTTGATGTTCCATCCTCGCGCTGTATTCCGTGGTAGCCCTTCGGAATGGCGTTCTTATAGACGTTGATGAAATTAGCCTCCTCCAATTGGAAATCAAGATGACGCGGGTTTTCATCTAGAACACCACTTGTGAAAAGCCACTCGAAAAACTCTTTACTCTCGCCATTACGGTATGCATTGTGCATTTCGACACCGTCTTTCCATGTGAGGTGCAAGTGCTCTTGCCAGTCGTAGTAGCAGTTGTACATACGCACCATGTCCGGCACCTTGTTGAGTCCACAGTATTTTTGCAATAGACCTCGTTGAGCCAGCCATGAGCGAACAGGTGTGCTACCCTGCTTTCTGAATGTTGTACAGAAATCAAGCACCTCTTTGCGTTCTTTTACCTCGTTAACAATCTTCTTGTTAAGTCCACGCGCTTTGCGAATTTGGCTAGCTGCGTATTTCCAGAACGAGATAAGCGCATCCTTAGAGACGAACATTTCTTTGTTGTCGCGTAGAACCTGGAATAGCGGGTGAACATATTCAACGCAGTCGTCTGCTGCATATAGAGCCTCAAGCGCTGTCGGGTTTGATTTTGTCAACAACTCAACAAAGGAACCAATCTCGTAACGAACATCGTCGTTCTTATAACTTGCAACTTGCTTCTGATACTCTGTAGGCATTTCGTAATGTCCACGGATTCCATAGAGAGCTCGCTGCGGCGCGATGAAGCATCCACCGGTATCGATATCACTGGTTTCGGTGGCAAGGCCAAATGCATGCGAACCCCTTCGAAATTTGTAAAGGAGCAGGTTGCTGTTATCTACTTCATCAATTGTGTATGTTTTCATTTCATTCAGGTTGATTTAGGAATGCATCCATGTCTTTTTTCTGTTGTTCGAGTGCTAACTTTACCAATTCTCCTTCCGGAAGAGGTTTCGGCACACTGATATGTGTGTGCTCAATAGGTTTGTCCATAGAGTACGAGAATTTATACTCTTTCGGCATAACCTTGATTGCTTCCATTAAGAAAGTCAGGAATGTGGCTTCGCTCGAATCGTCGGTTACATAAAGTTTTGCCTTACTTTCTGCAAATTCAATCGTGAATTCTCCTGGTTTCATACAATTAAACGTTAATTTTTAAAAACTACCGCAAAGATAAGTAAAAATTTTCAATTTTGCAAATCCTTTGGTGTTATTCTTCATCTCTCTCCTCGTGAGGAAGTCTCGGAATTGGCATCCAGTGTGATATACGGTAACCAAACTCACCACAATCCCACTCGCGTGTTTTCGGGTTGTAAGACGACAACTCTATTGAGTAGAAATCTTTGTGTACCCAGTATATTGTAAGAACTAAATCATTGTCCTCCGGGAGCCTGTCTCTAACGTTAATCCACGGGTCAATCAGACTCCTAATGATATTTTTCCTTGTACGAAGCAGCTCATTAGCCTTCTTGAGTTTTACTTTAAGGTCTTTAACCTCTTTATCACGACTATGTGCGCCGGCCTCGTATGCATCTTCTGCAACAATAACCTTCATTGCACTGTCTTCCTCGAAGGGAATGTCATAACGGTCAAACGCGTAGTTCTCAGCAGCTTTTTCAATTTCTTTCTTTGTCATAGAACATGTAAATTATGGTCAAACCTAGTCTTCGGCTCATTAAAGAATGTTTCGTAAACCAAACCAGTTACATCTGGACTTGCGTCTACATCGTGGTACTCAAAACTATTTAGAAATGTCATCAACTCATGCGCATTGAGACGCTCAAGGTTAATAAACTTGAGATATCCACGCTTTTTGCCGGCTATGTGAATAACAGCCCAACTTGGTTCGTGCCTGTGATAGTCAACAGCACAGTGTGCGGTCATACCATCGAACTGTTTCAGTAGTTTTTCTGCATTTTCATAACGCCTACCCCAGTTATTCACCCAATCACACACACGTTTTTCTAATACATCAATTCGTGTGTTGATTTTTTCATCCAAGTCTTCCAGTTGCTCACTCGTTGAGGCTTCTAGTTCCTCAAACTCTCTGTTAATATGGTTGTGTAGCTTACCTTTACTTTCCAATATTTCCTCTCGCATCAAAGTAAGCACACCACCAATCGCCCACATGATTAACAGGCATAACTTCTTGCGAATCCACAACTTAATCCGTTCGCAAAGCGTGAGTTTAATTTCATTCTTAGCCATAACTGTTATTCTTCATCTTCATCATCTGGTGCACCGGATAGTAACCGGTATAAATCATCTGTTCTATCGAAGCAGCCTTCAAAGATTTGCGGCGAATGCGTCGTTACTACAACCTGTTGGTCTGTCCAGTGTTTAATCTCTTTCGAGAATATAATCTGACCAAACATATGAATGTTAGACTCAGCGTAGTCAATCAACAGCACCTTACCTTCTTCCTTTGAACGTTTCGCAGCGCGGTAGATGCATATCAACCTCTTGTAACCGGCACTATAACCACGGCTACCATCCTCAGGAATCAAACCACCGACAAATTTGTCAAGAACTTCCTTCTTTTCCTCGTAAGTAATCGGACTATCCTTCTCAGGATTCCACTCATCTGTGTCTTTAACAAGGATACATTGTGGAAGAGTCCCGGTGCGAGTAACTACTGGTTTATCACCTTCGTTTTTACATTCATATACAACTTCACCACTGTCACACGTCAATGTTACAACGTCAGCGATGTGTGTGTATTCTGTACAACGTTCATCTAGTAACTCAGAAATAAGTTTCAAGATAAGCGTCTTGCCGTATCCATTAGGACCTGTAATTGCCATTGGTTGGTCTTTTGCGAGCCCATCCTTCAGAAGTGTCAATGTAATGTTATTACCGGTTCCGAAATAATTACAAAGTGTTAGTGTGTTGATTGTTTTCATTTGAGTTTCTTTTTTAATATGGCTAATAGTGCACGATTAACGCCAGCTTCAATAGCTTGCTCGTATGTGCTAAACGGACTTATTTCCACATCACCACTACTCGGAATATTGCGTATGTTCGTAGCAAATACCCAACCACCTTCGTTTGGTGCGTAGAATGCCACAGCAAATACAAAAATATGTTTAACCTCTCTAAGCCATTTGCTAGCCATAGCAATAGATGGAGCAGATACGATATTTAACATTCCTTTATATTGCCCGTCTGGTATCAGTGAGAATTTTTCATCATCGTTCCAATTTAGATTTTGGGTGTGGTTAATGATTGAAAAATCTTCAGTCGGAGTAGGTTCGTATTCTCCTTCCCAGTCTCTATGGTAATATGTGGTTATTTCCCAGTCGAAGCCAGCTTCTTTGAGTAGCTTTGCTGTTTCTATAGATGTGTAGGTTTCGTGCTTTTCCATGTTATTTGCGTTTTGTTAGTTTTGAATAGTCTATTTTCCCATCAGGAACTTGCGTTAATAGTCCTGGCGTTACCGGAATCTGCCGCTTAGTCATCACGTCGTAGCAAATGCCATTATTCGCCGGTTCAATGAGTGATATGTAGCGCGTTCCCCATGGTTGTGTAACAAGCCACGCGTCTTTTGGTAGTTCTCCCACTTTTTCAGGATGCTTGCCATTATTAATATCTCTTTCACGACAATATGCTTCGTGTAACATACACACTTCGTTCCTGAGAAATCCATAAGACTTTGTGACGTTTTGGCACTCTATTTCCAGTTCAACTTTTTCCCGAATAAGCTTCGAGCGCTCGCGATTCCAGCTAATCATAGCTGCCACCAATAGGATTGACAGTACAGCCACAAGTATTGAAAGTGTTATTATAACCATATCATTGTTAGTTTTCAATTTGCAGTTTCGGGATTGGCATCCAATGCGTTACAGCATAGTCCATTTTATCGTTTCCTTCCACATCTACAAAACCATAGAGCAAATGCCACTCATTGTCATCAAAGTCATACCAGGCAGATGTAGCAAGACCGCGCTCTGTCAATACGAACACAACGACTGATGTGTTTGTTCGCCCGTCCCTTTCCGGGAGATGATTGTTCACACTTATCCAAGGATATCGGAGTTTTGCAATATCTTTCTCCATCTGACGCAATATGAGTGCTTGCGCCTCTAAAGCATTCGGCATTAAACCTACTTCGTCATCACGACTATGAGCTCCTGCTAGATAAGCATCTTCTGCTATGATTTTAATGAGTGAATCTATTTCTTTGTCGCGATGGGGCACTCTTCTAAACGCGTAATGTTCTGCGTTTTGTTGTATTTCATCGTTTGTCATACTTATTCAGCTTTATTTAATGGACATTGCTTAATTTTACTACACTGCCTTAACCTGCAGTTCGCGAATTTCCCGTTTTTTGGCTGACTATTATACTTGAACCATGTGCAATAGAATATGTGCAACAGTTTATCTAAGTACAGCCACCTGCAGTCTAAACATCTCATTTTGATTCCATTGCTTTTTTGTTCATCTCTGACAATTCTTCGCATTGTTCGCCAAGCGCTTTGATTGTCATGGAACGCATGTTGCGATAAGTTTTAGTTAGAAAATCGTCACTAAATTTTTCGCGAATAGGGACATCAATACTTCCGTTTTCATGGAACGTTGGCGCTCCAACTACAAACCATGTACTATGCTTAGAAACTCTATTCCGAATGATGTCAATCAGCTTGTACTCGCGGTCAGAATACCGGTACCACTGGTTATCCGTAAAGTCTTTGTCATTAGAATAAAGGTACGCACAATTGTAGAATCTACATATCTTATGGGTTTCAATGCTTTCTATTAAGTATGCACCTTTATCATCACGACCACGGTACCATCCAACATACCACTCCATTGGGTTTTTGATAGCATAAGGAATAATAACACATCCTATTGGCATTTCTTTACGCTCATGCAGAAAACCTTCCCTGAAAGTATCAATATCTCCGCACCTAATATACCTAAAGAGTAGGTGGCTCATAAAAGCGTTTTTCGCCCTATTGTATGTTTCTTGTGTTTCTTTCATGTTATTCAACGTATTTTGCACATTTTTCCTTTATTTTTTCGGGTGTGAATTTAGATTTAAAATAGAATTCCAACTCTGTCATTCCGCTTCGTCCAAATTGGCCATGTGCTTTAATATCTTCAAAGAACTGTTTTATTTCATTGTCAGTCGCAAAAGAGAATTCATTAACTCCTGGCGCAACCCCATCACAGTAACTACGAGTTTTTATTGTATTACCATTTTCATCGGTATAAGACCAATCCTCTATACAATAATATGCTCGAACGGCAAAATCAGACTCATAATCAAAATGCCCAACTACCATAACACCTTCGCCATGACTATATCGGAATTTTATTATATCCCCTTCTGATAATTTGCGTGATTCTTTGCGTTGTGTAGATAAATTTGCACGTTTATACCATGTCCTGCCATCAGCATCTACTTCTTTTGTATAGTCCTCACGAGTAGCCTCCTCTGCTTTCTTTTTCTCCTCCTGTTCTTGTCTCCATTTAAGGACTTTATCAGCATTTTTCAATGCATCTTCCCATCCCCACTCAAGAGCTAAACTAATCGCACGCTCGATTGTTAATGTAGATAAAGGATATTTCTCAGAAATGTATTTCAGGCACGCGCTTGTTCGCTGCTGCAATTCACTTTGATTCATGTTTATTAACTAATGCCGTTAAACATTTTTTGATTCCTGATTCTAATGCTTCTTCATACGAATCAAACCAATCCGTCAAGTGTACGCCGCCGGCCGCAAAACTATCGAGATATGCTGAATAAGGCCCGATGCCTGTTGTGTGTAAATAGATTTTCTTCTCTTCCCTCAACCATCTTTGAGCGACAGCAAGAGTAGGAGCAGAATATACCTCATAAGGATATTTTATTTTATCGTTATAATTGGTAGGCTTATGAAAATAAGCATAAGGTGTTTCTCCTCGTTCTGTTGTTGGTAGAAACGCGAAACGGCAAACCCAATCAAACCCGGCCTTCTTCAGTAGTTTCGCAGTTTCAAGTGAAACATACGATTCGTAGAGTATATCTGTCATAATAGATTATTTTTCTACCAGTTTTGGAATCGGCATCCACGAATGAACACCCTCTTCGATAATCATACAGTCTGATGTTTGCCAGAAACCGCTTGGGTTATACATTGCCACATGGAATTCATCGAGGTCTCCATAGTTTGAGACAACCAATACGTCTTTCAGTTCCTCCGGCATACAATCCTCAGTGCGAATCCATGGGTTGCCTGCTATGTCAACGTCAGTCTTGGTGCATTTCTCATTAAACTCAGGAATTGGCATCCAGTGCGTTACTTTAGTGTCGTAACCATACTCATCACGGATTTCTTGAATTCCACTCCAATACTTTCCTCCGTAAGAGTAATACCGAACTTTAATCATACCCCTGTCACTTATGGTTAACACCTCCTCTGAAACTGTAGTGTCACCACGCATAGCTGGCAGCCGGTCTTCTACACTTATCCACTGACCTCGCAAACGGTTAACCTCACTCATCAAAACAGCTTTGTCTTCAATGAGCTTTTGAATTAACAAACGTTGCTCTTCAATAGCAGTTTTGAAGGCCTCAATCTCCTCGTCGCAACTATGTACACCGGCCGTGTAATCCTCGATAATCATCAATTTATCAAGTTCCACGTCTTGGCTGCGTGGACTGTTCATCTCTTTGGTTTTCGCGTACGCCTCAGCATTCGCCTGTATCTCATAATCTTTCATATGTTAACCGTATTTAAAAATTGTATAATGCATTCGTCCTTCACGCAATTGCCAGCACAATGCTCTGCGCACCACTTGCGTCCTTCCTTATTATCGTGCATGTCTTCGCATATTCGCGTGTCGTCCGGAATGATAATTCGGATGAAATTGATTGCCTTCTGTAATACGTTTTTCATACAAGTCTGCTCATGAAATAATGCAATACCAACTCTCCATTTTCTACTAAAACGGTTCCGAGATAATCCATTGGTTCATCGGGAATATCTTCGCCTGTATAGAAGCAATATACCTTCCTAAGTACTTTTTCAGAGTCGCTATAGCACGTGTACCACATACACGGATAACCACGTTGTACGTCAATATGTATAATGTGTGCATCAACAGGAAGATTGACTACTTGCTGGCCGTATGTTGTGAGCTCTTGTTTATAGATTGTTTTCATTTTTTCTTCTGCAATAATATTGTTAAACATCTACGAATGGCCTTTTCTAATGCCGCTTCGTATGTTCCATGTGGTGGTGTCGGTTGCGGGTGCCATTGGTCTTCAATCATTTCGTCCAACCATATGTTTTTCCTGTAACATTGAGGAATCCACTCGACTCCACCTTCACTATCTGGTTCAACACGTATTTCTATGTAGAAATTATGCACATCGGCAAGCCACTTACGAGCAACTTCTAAAGTTGGTGCTGAATATTGATTCATGTACGCCGGGGCAGAGTTGAAATCCATGATTAGGATATCATCACTCTGTTGTGATATCTGGTAGTCGGTTAAACGACCATACTGATATCCAGCGTGGCATTGCCAGTCAAACCCAGCTCGTTTCAGTAATTTTGCTGTTTCGATTGTTGCGTATTGTTCGTGTGTTTCCATTAGTCAAAAACTATTGTCATTTTGAAGCCATACCACCAAATTCCAGCCTCAATGGTGTAATAGTGGTTACCATGTCCTGTTACGTCAAATATCGGTAGGAACCTAAAACGCCTCTGAGAATAACTTTCGCTGTTATTTTCCCATTTTGTGTAGCCTATCTTCATAAATCCATTCCGAATTGAAGGTGTTTAGCCTTGACAAATTCGTCAATCTCCTCCATCGTTTTCTTACCGGCATTGTGCATTGCAAGAATTTGGTAGCGTTGCAACCTTACAAGGTCGAGAACAGTTACAATACCTTCTGTTTCAAATACTTTGCGAGTGCGTTCAGACCATTCGTAGTCACCGATGTTTTTGCTGAGAATCTCAAGACCTTTCGCCTTATCGCGCAGGTCTGTAAGGTACTCAATCATGACGTCGACGCCTTCCTTATTGAGGAATACAAGACGTACGCGCTTTGCACCTTCACGCGCCTTAAAGGTTTCATCGTCAAACGGATTAAACGGTTGCTCTAACTCAACTAAATCGAGTTCAGTCACTTTCTTTCCGTCGACGTCCATGTACCCCTGCTGGAATTTTACGTACCGCGTACCAAGTAGAGCGCCTATATTGTCATGGTCGTCTTGAAAGAGCATGTGTGATTTCGTTTCCATATGTTTACCTTATTTATTTTTCAATTTTTGGGTTCCAATATCTCATAGTTCCCAGCCTGGCAAGATTATGAATCTCAGCCTCTGTTAGTTTATATTCTTGCCGCTTACGCTGTGTGTAGATACACAGCTGCGGTGCATGCTTTACGGTTTTGAATCGTCCGAACTCGTTATATGCAACCAATCCGACAGGGCATGTATAACCAAACAACGTGTTATTGTACGGCGCAGGCCATTCGTGACTTTCAAGATACTCAAGGCACTTATCAGCAATGAAAGCCGGAACGACGTAGTACAGACACGATACCTTGTTCTCAAAATGGTTTGTGTGTTTCTTGAAATCGTGCAGAAAATCTTGCCACGTGCGCTTAATCTCGAACTCAGTGAGGTATCCAGACTTCGTTACAGACACCAAATCAGCCTCATGGGTACTGAAGAAACCGAACGAAACACCAGGAACACATAAATTTACACGAAAACCGCCTTCGATGTATGAGTTAACCAACAATGTGGCGATTTGTCGCTCGCTATACTGTACCGTCATGACTTCGTCTCCTTACACTGTTCGATTGCTTTACGCATGCTCTCACGGTAGCGCCTGTCGTATTCCTTAACATCTTTTTCAGTAGTAAAAATCAACCCCCATAACTGTCTCAATGTAGGCGCTGGTAGCTCGATGGAATAAATCGGCGCAAATCCACCTATCCACACCAGTTTCTTATTGTGGAGACTGTAATATGTGTGTGACCACCGATTATACATTTCAAGCCTAGGCTTTGTATAAAACCCAAGCTTCTTTAGTACAATATTAAACCAGAACGATGTTCTACCTTCCTTAAAATTATACATTGTCAACAATTATTATTGATTTATCATTCAGCCAGAGCCAATCTCCGTATGAGCATGTGTTTGGTTCACCTCGCATCTCCATCAGCGCCATTTCGTAAGCATATCTCGCACGTGCAACAGCCTCTGTCATCTTGATTCGCACGTTACCGTCTGCATCAATTACCGCACCTTCATTCCTACGCGCCAAGAGGTCTTTTCCGAAATCAACCAGGTCGAGCATTTCGTCGTCAGTTAACTTCTCACCACTGGCGAATTTACAATACAGAGCACTGCCTTTTTCTGTCGTTATCATTAGTGTGTCCTCTCGTACATTTTCTTGTAGTTTGACAGCAAACAGTCAATATTCTCTTTGCCGGCCTCATTGGACGTCTGGAGTCCGTACGGCGGGATGTTGATATCTCTATCGAGACAATACTCAATAAGCCACTTTGCACAGTCGTAACCGGTTTTTTCTTCCTTCTTTAGTCGCCTTGCATCTTTCTTGCTATACCCTTTCCTCAATAATTCACTTTCGGTTTCTTTACCAAGGTCATGGTCGAAACAGATACCATCAGGAAGACCGTTATTAGTGATGAACGCAACGAACTCGTCGTATGACTTTACCCAGACAACGTACGGATACCGGCCGATTGGTGAGAATCGTCCCAACCAATCAACCTTTGTATCCATAGGGTCTCGAATATCGTCAAGCCAAAGCAGCGTCATCACTTTTTGTCTTTAACGAAGTTGATGAAGTATGTAGCAGTCATACCACACTCATCATCGAATACCATTACCTCATGCATCGGAACAATTCCAATTCCGAAGCGGTTCGTGTAATGCCATGCGTCGTTCTCACAGATGGCCGGTACGCGGTGTACCAATAAACCAGCCTCGTTGTCAATAACCTCAAGCTTATGGAGGTGACCAACGAACAAGTAACGGAACTTACTCTTTCCCCACTCAACCGGGAACTCAGCAGCAATGGAGCGATGCAGACGTTTCGGGTCTGGGTCTCCGTGGTTGAAGAACATACAGGTGTTACCAAACATGTGAGATTGGGTGAACTTGTAGTCCTCACTGAACTGCACATCATTACAGGTTCGGAACCAAGACTTCAATGACTTATAGAGTGCGAACTCTGCGCAGCGACTATGATTGCCAGCACAAAGCATGACCTCAACATACTTAAAGTGGGTACGCAACATCTCAATACCTTCCGTGTAGAGCTGCTCTCCAATATTGAACATCTTTACATAACGGGTATCCGTAGACTCCTGCGGTGTTCCTGCTGTTGTTGTTCCATTGCCTTCACTGTTGAAGAAATCTCCGCCAATTACAATGAGGCAACGGTCTGCCTGCTCTTTACCCTGAATGTTAACAATCTCGTTAAATACTTTCCTGACGCGCGCCGAACAAATCTTGTAGTCGTAGTTGACACCGGTCTCAATAGAGTGAGACAACTTACCGAGGTGCGCCTCGATAGGTGGAACTAATACCAGTTTATGTGCACCATCTTCGATAATCGGCTTCGGAACGTTAACACGCGGGTTGGCCTTGATGTATTTGTTAAACAGTTCATCGCTGGCCATTGCATACGTTTCAAGGTTGGCCTGTGCCATGTTAAGCGGCTTCAGTTTGAAACGTACAGCAGCCATTTGGCGGTTTGCACCATCACCCTTCTTTGCGCCTTCGTATAACGACACTCGCAGGTTCTCGAATTGCCACTCAAGCGGGCTGTATCCGAGGAACTGCATGAGTTTATTCCTGTCTCCGAAGATAGACTGTGCGTAGGCAACAACCTTACTTGCCTCGATTTTTCCGTCCTTTGTTACAACGTACTCTTCCTTCATGGATTTAGGGTCTGTATCATCTACAAACTCCTTCTCCTTCTTACGCATCTTTGCAACGTAATCCTCGTAGTTCTCTTTTTCGGCGCATGACTCGCAGCGCTTACGGAGGATATCACCGGTAATGTCGCCGCCAAAGAGCTCACGGAACTCCTCGGCGAGCATATTCCATGTGATGCTGGAATCGGAATCGTGGCGTTGCTTTGCTTCCGTCAGAAACTGGAAGTATTGTTTTGACAATTTAATATTAGTTTCTCTTTCCATTACTTCTTGTATTGTTTCACAATAAACACATCGGTAGTGTTAACAGCCTCCGATGCGTAATCACCAAGCGAGTTCTTGTACGTCTCTTCAACGAACGCAACTGCTGCCTTAATGTTAGTGGCCTTAACCATTACTTTACCGTTGAGCGGTTTCTCGGTCTCCGGGTCAACGCCGCGAACCTTCACCTTGAACCATGTCTTACCGTCATCGGTAGTCTCTTCGTTGGTGTCGTTCAGGATGTCAAGCAGTTTGATGGCCTGCTGGCGTTTAATCTCGAAATCATCGGCGTGAATCTCCTTTGCAAGCTCATATGCCTGCGTTTCTGCATCGGCATAGCTAGCAGCGTCGATGATATAGGTTTCCTTTACCTTGATGTCCTTGTTTGTTTCCGGGTCGGACGTCTTGTAACCCACCTTAATTTCGTAATAAGTCTGCATATACTAATATGTTGTTGTTTGTAATACGAGTTTACTTTCCGAACTTTATCTCACCATTTTCCCCTTTAACGAGCCAAGGCCAAGGACCGCCATTTGCCTTGATTCCTTGATAGTCTTCCTCGTCATGTGTAGGAATGAATTTCACGTGTAGGTCTGTCAACTGGCCATACTCATCATCTTCGCACTCAAATGTAAGTGACTCAACGGCACATAGGTTAATGCCGAAGTTGTTAGGGAATACACTCAGAAAATGACTAAGCCATTCGAAACCTTTTTTGTAAGACAGGTCAACAGCCTCTTGAATTGTAAGTGTTTTTTTCATGTTGCTAATGTTTAAAATTCTTAACTAATATAGTCCCAAGTTTTTGATTTCAGTTCGTTTTTCTCGAATAATAGGTATTTATTGTTAGAAAATAAGCTTATATCATGATATCAGACGTACGTATTGAACAAATCATCCGGGAAGAGACTGAGCGCTACATCACGGAGAAAAAGAAGAAAGCTCCGAAAAAGAAAAGCACAGAAGATTCCTCACACGCAATCTCCAAGCGTGACCAGATGAGTATTAAGAACAAGGTAACTACAGATGACGGTAAACATATTGTAAACGTATCTGCAATCGCTCGCGAGGCTGGTATTTCACAGTCACTTGCAAACCGCTATATCAATGGTGGTGTTCACAACGGAAAACAAGGTTGGGTGAAATACGATATGCCAAAGAAAGTCGCTAGGAAACTTCTAGCCGCAATGGCAAGAGAAAAGGTTTGATGCTCTCAAACCTTTTTTTATTACTATTATAACGCCATTTTCGAAAGCTTTGTCTTCATAGCTTCCAGCGCCTTCTTCTCGCGCTTTTTCACAGTCACTTCTGATGTGCCATACTTCCATGCGGCCATTTCGTAACCCATCTGCGGGCGGTCGATACCATACAGGTCGCAAATCAACTCTTTGTCTTTTTTATTCTTGATAGAACCCAATGCGAGTTTAACCAGACGTTTCTGGTCATCTGCATCAACACTTGATTCTGTATCGCTGAGACCTTCCCAATACGGACGGCCAGTAATCAGCGAGTCAACGCCGGTACATGACATATCAGAAAACTTATCCGATTTGTCGCAGAACTCACTATATCCGACAGACATAGCCAGAGTAGCAGTACTAAGAGACGCAATACGGTCACTCTCATGCACCTCTTTGTTGATTTCCTCAAGAAGTAAATCGTCAGGAACATATCCCTCATACTGTTCAGCAAGTCGGTCGTAGCACTTAGTGAATACAGTGAAATACTTCTTACCGCCAGTCTTCACAATGGGAGCGGCATATGTAGCTTTAGACATTTCATCACGAACCCAGTCAGCTGCGTACGAATAAAACTTCGAACCAGCGCCTGGTTTGTACTTCTCAATAGCCTTGATAAGACCAAATACACCCTCATTGATTAAATCAAGCTGGTCTACGTTTTCAGTGTTAGCATAGCGCTTAGAAAGGGAGATAAGCAGTTGCTGGTGTGCCATAATGATGCTATCCCGGATGTCGCGCTTCAGGTTTTCATCGTCTGTCTCGTTCATACGAGTAATGAGAGCGTCAATCTCTTCATCGCTCAGGCGGGGGTACTTCTTAATTTCCTTACTATAAGCATTGAATGCTTCAGTTCTTTCTACGGGGTTGTTGTCTTTAAAGTCGAAATAAAATGCTGCCATATGCAATACAATTAAACAGTTGTTTTCAAAAATCGATGCAAATATAAGTAAATTTTTTCAAATATGCAAATCTTTTGACGTTTTTCTTTATTTTTTCTTTCGAATTCAGTTCTTTTGTCATCTCGACTTGCAAAAATCAGTGCAAATATAATAAAAAAAATCCACATGGACAAATCCAGTGGACGTTTTTTGTATAAAAATGCTATATAAACATGAGAATTAAGTGATGCGGCGCACCATGCGCTTTGCCATTTCCCGGCGAAGCCTGTTACCGCTTTGCGTTGGAGTACGACGAATGTTATTTTGAGATGCGCTAACGGTGCGTACTCGATTCACCGAACCGCTCTTACAATTGCATGCCATGTCTTTTTGCTCTTTTGCAATAAATACACGACAGAATCATTTTCGAATACGTTCCCTAATTTTCTTTTTCAACTTGGCAGAATTTTGCTGGAGGACGATGCCACACCAAAGAATACGTTTTCCGTGGTTCTTAATAGCCATTTTCTGCAAAGTATTGTATAGACGGATGGCGTCACTTTCGCATTTCGTGGTAATCACTTCAAATTCTCCTTCGTAATCCAGTGTAATGTATTCTCCGGATATTGTGATTCGGCAGAAAGCCATGTTACCGTCCACTATTGGTTTCAAATATTCATTGTAAAGCTCCGTGGCTGTTTTCTTCTCTTGTGCGTTGGTAATAGAGAAACGTTCCTCAATGACCATAGGAGCCTTATACACCATGCGCCATTTATCTTGTTTTTTACTGTTCGTGCGCACGTAATGCGGAACCAATTCGCCATATTCGTTGCGAAGGAGTGTGTATGGTTGTGTTCCTCCATTTGTTACACGCTCAACAACAACATACTCAAAATTGGCTATACGAACACGTCTTCCGCTCTTTGTATACATAATAGGGAGCACAATGTTTTTCTCATTATGCTCCTTCATATCCTTTACAACGCTCAGCGCACGTTCCAGCGAGAATACCTGTTTAATGAACGCAATTGACTTATGATTTGCGACCTTTAAAATACGAAAGCAAGGAAAATCTCTTCTTCTTAGTTTCGGTTTTAACGGCTCTATCACTTTGAGCGTCTTCTGCTTTTTCTTGGTCATAGAAAATATGCACTATACAGTTAACAAAGTTCAATACTAACTCATCCTCCGATTGCTCGTAGCCGTTAGCTGTTTTATTCAGAGAGTAATATACCTGGAAGTCCAATTTCTCAAACTCATCCTTTGTGACAACAAGATACAGCTCAGGTTTCTTTGCCAGACCTAAACCATCCAAGTCAACATTGAGCTTTTCACCAACTTCCATTAGTTGTTTTGCTGTCATAATCCAAACACAATTTTAATGCGATGCATCAGCTTTTCTTTAAAGGTTGGTACGTGAGTCATGGCTTCGTGAATCTCGTTCTCACGCGCCAGCAACTCCTCTGCGAAAACACTCTGGCGAACTTTGATATTCTCCTCAAGCATTTTCCTTTCCCTACTAACGCTTTTCCATTCTTTTGCTAAACCTTCGTAGTCCATTGTTACTCCTGATTATTATCACCGGTATTAACGTCTATGTACAGCTGCTTATCCTCGAACCAAAGCTCAACGGCATTGATAATCCACACAATTCCTGAGGTGATGAACATGTCAAACGGGATAATCAGCCACCAATACGCGGACGGGAATATCACATTGAATGGAGTGAAAGCAACGCCGGCAAGGCACAAGTCAATAACCGATAAAATAAGGCCGACATTGGTTGACGTGCACATCATACACTCAAGCATCTTACCTAATTCATGGCTAAAACGGTTTGCAACCTTCCTGAACCACGTAAGGATACCGAAAGGACCTCTTCCGTTTACAAGAAGGTTAGTTAAACCATAAGCCAGCAAGGCATAGAGCATAAATACAAAAAAATACCCCATATCAATATCCCATTTCAGCTAATTTGTCAACATCCTCACTAGAGAGCAGCCCAGGAACACGCGGAGCTTGTTGTTGCTGTCCTGCCGGTATCTGGTGCTGAACACTCATAGTCGGCATCGCGTTAACATTCATCGGTTTCGGTGTACCAGCTTTTTTACGGCCAACCTTACTGTTTGCAGCAGCTTTGCGAAACGGACTTTGCTTGCTTGGATTAGCAGCCTCATCGGTTGTTTCGTCAAGCGGTAACATTTTCTTTGCTTCGTTAATAGAAGGAATCTTCGGTTTTTCCGTACTTACGGCCTTGTTAACCGGAACCGGTTGGTCTGCAAATGTGAATGTGAAACAACGAAGCTTCTCAAGCGGTGTCTCGCTAAAGATTCGCTTCATCTCCTCAATCTTCTGCATAAGCAAATCCATCTTCTCTTCAGCCTCGATGTTTATCTTCACAACCTGCGAAATCATCTCGTAGATGGCAGATAGTTCTACCTTATCTACATCGCCACTATAATAGCAAAGTGTTGTGTCGTTCGGGTCGCGCATGGACTCGATAACACCATCGTTGTTGGTGAACGGTTGCCATTTCTCCTTAAAGCGCACTACGACTATATATCGCCCGTCATCCTCGGAGAACCCTTTTACGTATTTCAGTAATTCTTTATCGTCTAACATGGCAGTCCTACAAATATACTACTGAATACATATGCCAGGGACAACGCAAGCACGATTCTCCTGGCGGTCGTGAATTGAATTGGTGTGGCTTTAACGAACGACCAAATAAACGAGAACAGGTCGCGCAAAATTACTACACACCCAAATACAAGCAGAAATACTGCAATGAAATGTAAAAATGTATATAACATTATCGCAATTGTTTATTCTAGCACTAATATAGTCCCAATTATCAGAATAAACAACTAAAACACAATAAAAATATACTGAAAACCTAATCCGAAGTACCATCCGGCACCAACATTCCATCCGTGGCGTATAATTCCGTCGTTGGAGAACTGTAGGCCATAGTTTACTGTTCCACCTAATCCGCTCTGGAATCCAATGGATAAATGACCGTATTTTTCTTTTTCAAACTCCTTCGGGTTAAGATGCGCACCGGTGATGCTACCAATCACCACATTAGGATTATCACTATTAACGAATATAGTCCAGTCTTCACCAAGTCCAACACGTAAATTGAGAGGCATGGTATTCTCAGTGATTACAGTATGTGACATATGCGTTAAATGGTTAACTCTTGTAAATCCCGCCAGGGCATAATATGGTGTCCTTTCGGAAAAATGGTACTGATATGTAGTTGTGTCAACGGCAACAACAGAATCTTGCTGTGTGTTTATTGTGTCGTGGCGTATCTGGCTCTCAATCTCTGCGATATACTTAATTTTCTGCCCCAATTCCTTCTGGAGACGCTTCACTTCTGACTCTTTGATTGATGTGTACTTCTCAAGGTCAGATATTTGTAGAACCAACGACTTCTTATAGGCAAGCAACTCATTGTTCTCCATGCGAACAACAGTTAGTGTATCGTTGAGTGCATCGAGGTTATGTTGAGCAAGCGAACACTGGTTATTTTTCCAATTAAACAGCAGAATGAATACAATCACGGCGATAGATAAAACAAGTATCGCGTAGTTTTTAACCTTTTCCATATATATGTTATGTTTTTAGACAAGAAGAGCCACCTATATCATAGATGGCTCCAATTTGATAGTGTTATCTTATATGATTTCGATGAAACCGTCAGAATACTCAACGAATGTTCCTTCAGATTCCAGCGCGCGTCCGAACCTATTGTAATCGAAGTATGTTTGAAGGTTGCGTTCACCAACGCCTTCCCATCCTACTTCGTTAACGATAGCCTCACCTAGTTCTTCGTCAGATGCATCCTCCGGAAGACCCCAGTATTCGTAGATGCTACCGTATTCGTCTGAGTCATAGTTACCCTCGAAACGTACATCGCGTCCGAATGCCTCATAATCGAAATAGTCCTGCAGGTTCTGAACTGCATATTCAAGACCACCGCACATTTCGATGTATTGGTCTGCAACGTCTTGCATATCCTTACAGCCAGGGAAGAGAATTACATCATCAAGTACCCTAAAGTACTCATCCTCGTCACTACAATGGTCTGCGATGGCCATCTTTGCATCGAAACTAAGGTCGTCACGTTCGTTGATGTAATCGTAAATCCTATCGCTGATATGGCTCTCTGAGATAAAGATGTCAGGGATATATTCCCAATCCTGGTACATCAATTCCGGGTCACTTTCGTCTTTGTGGATTTCATGGAATGCCTGCATGAGGTCTTCGTAGTTATCGTATTGAGTTAAGTCAACCCATTTACCAGCGATTGAACCGTTGTTATATTTACCATATGTGCCAACGTATACAGCCGGAGTCTCTTCGCTTTCTGCTATTTCTTTCAGGAGACGAATAACCCCCTCTGTTACTCGTTGTTTAAGTTGTTCGGTTGTGATACGAACAACCTGCGTGTTATCGTTTGTCATCCCTTAATTTTTTCTTATTTTTCTTCTTCATACTCAAGCCTTTTCTTCTTATAAGAGTAGTCAATACCGATGATTGCTCCTACAAACGATAAGACTTCACCAAATGCTGCAAGTACTGATGGGTGGATTTCTCCCGGAGGTGGTACTACGAAAGAACCAATTAATAATCCCAATCCAACAAGCAGTGTAACAGAGGCAATCCACATTTGCCACGTTGCCTTCTTCTCATACGTCGCGCGTTCTTCCTTTGTCATGGCGGTTGATTGAGTTACTTAGAACATATAGTACGCATTTTGCGTAACACGTCGTTCATGCCGTTGTCAGCACTTTCCCTAAGGTAGATATCACTTGTTGCATAGTCTGCGTGGCCATCGTAATTCATGAGTTTCTTCATCTTAGCGACTTGCTCATTTACTTTAGCCTCGTTATTTGCAGACAGCACATTTGCCTTACCATATGACCATTCTACCAGATAGTCGTTACCGGCGTTATCTGTCATGTAGAATTTCTTACCTTCAACCTTATAGTTATCAGGAATATGCTTGCGCATGTCATTCTCACTCAGGAATTGAGTGTGTTTGAAACGCAAGCGCATTACTTGTTGGTTCTCACCAAGAGCTGTGTGAGTGTGTTTCTCAACCTCTTTCTTGTCTTGCTTACTACCAACCAAACCCTGCGTCTTGAGCTCGTCTTTTTCTTTCTTGACAACATCAGCAATGTCCTTCATTGCTTTAACGTCGTCATCGGTGCCGAATTTCGCTGCTTTCTCATCGTCTTTGTGCAGCTTTTCAGCCTCAGTACTGTCATAGCCTTTTAACTGCGCTTTTACACGCTCCTTGAAGTTATCTGCAATTTGGTCATAGAGCAAGGATGTCATACCACGATTCTCACCGCCAGCTGCGGCTTTGTTTCCTGTAGAACCCTCATTCTCTAGGCCTTTCAGATACTCCTGAACACGTTTTGCTGCGTCAGAGTAGGCTTCCGAGTTCTGTTTCTTCTCGTCCTTCTCAACATTGGTGCCGAGAACGGGCTTGAACTCACTCTTTGCCGTTTCCTGGATTTGCTTGCGCACATCCCTTACTGTAATTTCCTTTGCCATTGTATTTTTGATTCTATATTGTCTGTAACCAAAGACCCTGCATGAGTCTTCTTTGTAGTAGTTTTGTTAGTTCTGCATCAACCACGCCGTTTGACTCTTTCACCCGTTCTGCTATTTGTGAATTGGTATCCATAACAGCTTTTCGGTAGTCTTCCGGGTTATATGCTTGAGGTTTTTCCATATTAAGCTCTTAGTGTTCTTCGCATGACATCCGTGTCATTCTTTTTCTTTTTTCTGCTCCACCCAAACGGTGCTGAGTATTGTCCACGGTCATCATCGCCTAATATACTGTTTCCGCTGTTAGAATCACCAACCGGACTTATAAATCCACCACCATCAGAAGCAGCTTGTGCACCGGCGTCACCACATGCAGCAGCCCCTCCACCTTCACCATCCTCATTGATTGGGTCTTTCTCAACAACATTCTTATAAAGCTTCATTACCTTGCTACGGAAGTTGCTTGCAGGAACTGAGTATTGCAGACTCATCCGGCTAACTCCATCCTTATCGTTGATTTTATTTTTCTCCTTGACGATATCAAGGTCAACCAACTTCTTGAGTAACTCATCTTTACTAAAACCACGCTCTTTGAAGAAACCTGGAACCTCAGGATGAATAGGATTAACCAGGAGCTCTTTCAAGAACCCCTTCACAGCCTCTTGAAACGTATCAAATACGATTTCTGCCTGCTGTTCCTCAATAGACCTCCGTAAAGCTGCCGCTTGAGATTCTGTGATTACTACCAGCCTATCCATATTACTTCTTCCAAAAGCCTTTGCGTTGCCAAAGCGTCTTAAACATATTCTCAAGGACGTCGTCACATACTTTCTTGATGTATTTTTCAGTATCCTTGCTTTCGATAGAATTATCTATCATTCGCTGTACGTCAGCTTTCGTGAGTTCTTCCTTTACTATATGTTGATTCATATCGACTATTCTTCCTTTATTATAAATACCTTATAATAACAAAAAATTACACGTTATATCACATAAAACAAAAAAGCCGCGCCGATTGGTGCGACTCTTTCTTTGGATTACTGGTTACCTTTGAGGCTATCCAGCAGTGCTGCGTTTTTAACCCAGCGGTCTTTCCAGTTCAGGAAGAGATTGTGAATCAATTGAACCTTCCTAACGTTTACGTCGGTCAGCTGGAGTTGTTGTACCCAAATATACACGCCTTGGCCGGTTGGGTCATTCAGGCGGAATTGGAAACGTAAGTTGTTCAGCTCAGGAACCTCACCGGAGAATGTCAAGTCATCTTTGTCCGGATAGAAAACAAGTGCGTTTTCACTGAAACGGACTGTCGAGTTTAGATTACTTGAAATATACTCCTTTTCAGACGTTAGGGTGTTGTCACCGAACTTGTTGTCGTTGGTGATAACGATTTCTTTTGAAGGAGCCTCAATCGATTCCCGAATGGTCTGTAACATTTTCTGTGTTACATCGCGAGATGAATCAAGTTGAGCCATTGTTCCGTCAATTAATAACCATCCGGGGAATACAGGTTAGAAATCATTTTACCAATCTCTGAAACCTCTTCCTTTTTCTCTTCCTTAGCTTCTTCTACAGCAGGTTCCGGCTCGGCAATTTCAAAAACTTGTTCAGCTTCCTCAGTAGCAGGCTCTTCGTTTTCGAAAACAGCCTCTTCTTTAACCTCTTCCTCTTCTTTAACTTCTTCTTCTTCTTTGGCTTCCTCTTTATCGTCCGGAACGAACTCAGCACCTTCTTCGATTGTGTTTACTTCCTCTTCCAGAGTCTCTTCTGCAGGAATGCCTTCGCTGATAGCAGCTGTCATTTCAACCTGCTCTACTGCAGCCGTCTCTTCGATTGCAGTGTTTTTCTTTGTAGTTTTATTACTCATCTTGTGTTAGATTTTATGCAATTTACGCGTTTCTAGACATCAATAAATATCATCAAGAGTGTATTTTCCAACAGATGCACCTCTTATCTTGTGGATTGCGCCTTCTTTAATTTTACGTGTGCGCTCGCTACTAAGCCCCATATACTCGGATATCTCATTCATTGAAAGTTTCTTTGTATTATCAAGGCCATAGTACATTGTTAATATCTCTTTTTCCCTCGGATTGAGTATTGCCATCATCTTTTTCACCATCTCTTTGTGTTCGTGAGTGCGATAGCTCTGCTCTTGTTGAATCATGCCAGGTTCATCGCTTGTGTATGTGCTAATAACATCCTGGACATCGTCTTCGTAGTCGTTTTTATGGGCATTGAGAAGCGTAACACTAATTTCTCGACCGAATGAACGGACAGACTTTTGTATGTATTGCTCAATCCAGTACACAGCATAGGTAAGAAAACAGGTTGAGTGACTGAAATCAAATTTCTTGATTGCATACATTAACCCATCAACACCACTCTGTATAAGGTCAAACAACTCAACACGGTCATTGATATATTCTCTCGCTGTGGCGGCAACGAACTTTAAATTACACTCAATCAGCTTGTTACGTGCATCTAGGTCTCCTTTTTGAGCCAGTTTAACAAGTTCAAGTTGTTCCTCAGATGATATCACCTCAATTTTTGAGATGTCTCGCATATACGCATTTGCGCTATTGTCTACCAGTTTTTTTGTTTGTTCCACAACGATTTAAGTTACTGACCCATTGCCTTTCTCAAGGCCTCACTCACAATCTTACCAACCGTAGGTGCGTTGAAACGTTGTTTTACTTCATCCAGGATTGGTTTCATGTCTTTCATCGTGAGTGTATAATCCATATCAGCACCGACGCTCATTGTTTGCACGTACCTTTCGATACATTCAATAGCATATGCACGAACATCGTCATCACTAGGCATTGCCGGTAGTAGTGATTCTATGAACGTCAACTCTTTTTGTTCTGATGACACCAAGTCGTCACGGCCTGCTTCTTTGTATTGTGCAATAGACTCCTTGCGCTGCGTCGCCATCTTTGTAAGGATACGCGTCATATCATCCTCAGTGGGAATGTATGATGCACCCTTTGATTTCTGGAATACCAACACCTCAGCCTTAATAAGGCGCAAGGTACCAGTATCCTCTGAATGATTTTGCATGGCTACCTTAATAGCCTCGTCAATTTCTTCGTATTTCATAAGTTAACGATTTTCTATGATTTTACTTACGTTATTTTTCTTGATAACAGTCAATACGCCACCATCGTGCCAGTCTTGTATCTCCTGGAGGTGACTAACCTGCAGAATCAACTCGTAGCTATCCATGATTTTGTTGTAGAGACTGTGCATATTCTCGTAGTTCTCCTTAGCAACGCGGCCAAGAATCTCGTCCAGAACAATAAATTGCGGACGCCCCATATTTGACATGTTTGCAAGCACCGTACGCAATGCAAGTGCAGATGCTGTCATCTCCAATCCGGAGCCACTATGCAAGTTTGCCTTAACACCGTCGTGCACGAGCAGGAAGTCCACTTCATTCTTGTCGTTGATAGTTACTTCCACGGTGAAATCAACCACGTCTGACAGGATGCGTGCAAGGTTTGCGTTGATGATAGGAAGCGCCTTGCGGAGCACCATCTTGCTAATACCGTTTTTACCGATAATCTCAAGATACAGCTTCCAATTGCGCAATATACGCTCATCCCTATGGATACGTTCTATCAAGTCTTTATTTGCCTTGATAGTAGCCTCGTTAGCAGCCATGCTTTGTTGATAGTACATTTTACCATTCGTTGCTGTTTGAATCTCCTGATTGTATACCTGGAGATTACCTTCACAGATAGCAATTTGACTATCAAGTTCACCGTTTTTACGAATCGCCTCTTTGTTAGCCTCGTACTCCTTGATAAGACCACGTTTTTCAAGCAATTCTGTACGCAAATTGGCAAGAGTTACCTCAAGGCTCGCCGCCTTTGCCACAAGAACACCACGTTTCTTGCTCTTCTCGGCAAGAGTAGTCATGTCTTCAATGGCTTTCTTTGTAGTACCCAACTGTTCTGTCAACGCAGCGCACTCAGCAGCCAACTTTTCATTCTCGGCCTTGATTTCGTTGATTCTTGCAGAATTGTCTACGTTCTCGTATTTACGCTTACAAACCGGACAATATTCGCTTGTTGCAAGGTCGTTAATTGTCTTTTCGTTGGTCTTTATCTGCACGTTTTTACCGGCAATCTCAGACTGAAGCTGTGTGCTGGTTTGGTGCAACTTATTGTATGCAGTACTATCGAATTCTGCGTCACCTATCTCGGCGATTTCTTTATTCGTCGTTTCGAGTTCAACTTTCTTACACTTACCAGACTCTGTAATGGTTTCCAACGCGTTCTTAACGGTTGTGATATCCATTTTAATAACAGTCGGGTCTACAGTGCTTTTTAAAGTGGCAAGTGCCTTGATTTTCTGATTTTCCTCATCAATCTTCTTCTGAGCGTCGTTGATGTTTTTATCGCAACGGGCAATATTCTCAACAAATGTTGCGTTTTCTGCCGTTTTGGTATTGATTTCATCGGTCAACGCTTCTTCGTTGTATTTACCGACAATAAGGGTGTCGCGCACGCTCTTGTTAAACAGGTCACGCGCAACTTCATCTTTCTTTTCGAGCGAACCAAGACCAATCCAACGTGATAAGATGCGACCACGCTCCGTGCTCTTTTTGTCAATAAGGTCATCCAGACTTTTTGACGATGCACACATGGTTAAATCGAAGTCATCCTCGTTTCCAATAGCCTCTTTGATAACCTTGTTGGTTTGTCCAACGCTTTCTCCGTTGAGAGATTCGTCTTTTTTGAACTCACTCAACTCTATGCGACTTTCGCCACTAACCTTATAGTATTCAATGTACGATTTCGTAGCGCTTTTAGCCGTTCTCTTAGCCAATGCAGGACGTGTCAATGTACGCTTGATGATATAATCCTCGTTATTTATACATATGCACATTTCTGCATTTACAGTGGTTGCTTCCGGAAGAAAACGGTTGAAAATGTCTTCTTGCTTATCACATTTCGTCACTTTTCCGAACAAAACGAAACGAATCAGTTCCATTGCGAAGGTTGTTTTACCAGACTGATTGGCCGGTTCGCCATTAAGCAACACCAAACCCTTGTATTTGGTAAAATCGAACTGATTACATTCACCGTAGCTCAAGAAATTATCCCACTTCAACCACTTGATTGTGTACATCTTGCCACGCTCAAATGAATCAAAGTCAATATACGAGTTAACCCTATCGTCAATGGCATAGAGCTCGTTAATATCGTAATCTTCAACACCGTTCAACTCCAAGAACTCCTTGAACAGGCCTTTCTGGAACTCCGGGTTCTGTATATCACCAATCACATCGTCCTTAATGGATATCGATTGGTTATCGTTACCGGTGGCCGTGAAGTTAGTGATGACCTTGATATGTTTTTTATCAACGCCATACTTTTTACTCAACTTGTCGATGATATCCTGCTCTTTGCTTTCGGAATAGTCATAGACGTTTGTTTTCCATTCTACCGTAATGGTTGAGTGTTTCTTTAATTCTCTCATTTCTTTTTCGTTATTGTTAAGCCGGAACGTTGCGGCGTTTGTTTAACTTCTTCTTGTTTTGGTTGATGTACTTGCTCTGTCTGAGCTGCCTCGTTTTGTTGTGTTTTTATCTCCTTTTTGGTTTCTACAGGTATTGTTTCTGTGGGTTTAGTCTCCTCTAATATTGGTTTATTCGCCGCATGGCCAACCGGTACCATGTATCCGTTTGTTATTTCCATCAAATAACCCGTTTTTAGCCATTCTGCGCACTTTTTCGATGCGTCTAAACCATTCTCCTTACAGAACTTTTTAATGACCTCAGAGAAAGTATAATCAATTTTGATTTCAATTTTCGTTTCCATCAATTCAATAGGTATATTTCTTTGAGTTTTGTTGAGCGCGACATATGTTCAATAATTCCTTTCTTTCCTTGCTCCTGGAATATTTGTGAAGGGTCTAAATCTTTCTCAACAGGTACATATCGTATCCTATCAATCAGAGAACCTGTATTGAGTTGTTTATACAGTTCTTTCGCGGCCGGATAAGCATCACCGTCAAGAAATATGTTGATATTGGCATTTGCTCGCGTAAATAAGTCGTGATAGAGCTTGAAGTCGTTACCTAATTTCTTCCCAAGCAATGGGATGCTATTTGGGAACACGAGACAATCGAAAGGTCCTTCTACCAATGTGATATCCGCATCCCAATCAATGTTAGATTCGTTGAAGATAATATCTTTTCGGTTTACATCCGGGTTTTTGTACTTTGGTCTCCATTTCCAATCGACGTAATCGCGTCCAGTCCAATAATTAAGGAATCCCCTTGAGTCAAACGATGGAAGTATGATGCGCTTACACATGAATCTATCGTCTTTATCGTAAGGAATGAATCCTATTTTGAACTTATCAATGATTGATTGTGTAATTCCACGCTTCGCAAGATACGCAAGTGCCTCATCATCTTCTCGCTGTCCCGGCTTGAATGTGCGATAACCCTTTGGAAGCGTTAGGCCTTCGTATAAAGCATCTTCATCATTTAGTATTGAAAATTCGTCACTCTTGAATGATAGAAGGTAGAGTTTATTCTCGCGTAGGTCTGAAAGTGCACGCTTATAGTCGCTCAACAGCCCTTCATTACCGTATTTGCGTATCAGGTTGAAGATAGTACCGTGCATCTTATCACCGGATGCTGAACAGCTCCAACAGTTGTAAAGGTTCTTTGATAGAGACACCTCAAGATTGAACTTATGTTCTTCATCCTCTCCCTTTTCCTGAATACACTTAGGACATGGGAATTGAAGCTGGTAACTCTCATCGAGACCAGACTTACTATCCCCAAGGAAGGACTTGAGTATGTTGTACATTTTATAAACCTCTTGTGGTATCATTCGACGTGTATTTCAATAATCGTTACTAATATAGTCCCATTAAACGAAACACAAAACCTGTGCGCACGCATTCCTTATTTTTTTCAACGCACACGCACATGATGGACCGGGCCTAAATGGACCTTAAAAATATTATTTTTAAAAATAAAATTATAAAAAAATAAGTGCCTATAAATAATTTTCAATTATTATAGGTCCTTTGTGCTAGGTCCATCCCTCAGGAAAAAAACTTATTTTCCAGATAAGAAAATTGTATGTTCAAATCTCTCTCCGGCGAAATCAACTGTGTAATCAATAGAATCCGGGTTAACTTTGTAGTTGACGATTTTTCCAACAGCGTCTGGATGATTCCGTAGTCTACGATACCCAAGTAAGCATATGAGTGCATCGCAGCTATCGTAGTTTGTCTTCTTCAACTCACCTTTTTTGTCAAGTTCCCAGGTAATGTGCTTATACGTCTCATTAACATGCTGCATCATAACCTCTTTTTTGTCAATGTCGAACTTATAATCACCAAACAGACATATCTTACTGTGTTTTGCTGCACTGATGAGTTCTTTATCTGTGTAGAGTTTGTCCTTTTTGTTAATTTTCCTGATGGATATCAACTCAGGGAATGAAAACATACGCGCGTTGTAGCTTGATATAAAAATAGGTATGATACCAAACATCGTATAGATGCTATTTGCAATCAAGGTATTAAAGCGAATAAGTGTCTCAACTGTAAAGGCATTATTGCTCGTCAGTAGCGGTTCCTCAATCACAACCTTATCAATTGTGATACCATCGATTTTCTCTTGAATAAATCGTTCAAAAACCTTACTCTTCAAGAATAATGCCTCGATGCCTTTAACACGCTTATCAATCTTCGGTTCAACATACGTCAGTGCCAAAATTTTTCCATCTGGCGTGGAATCGTTTTCAAACAGGCAGACCCCGATGCAATTTGTGGACACATCGAGCCCTAACCATACTTCATTTCCATTATTTGTCATTTTTTGTGTAAATTTACGATTAATTTTAGCGATTATGTGTACATTATTCAATAAAAAGGACTATATTAACGACGAATTTAACTGATTATGGCAATAAAACGCATTATACACATAGCTGATGTGCATATTAAGAACTATCAGCGACTGGCAGAATTCGAGGAATCCTGCGAAAACTTCTTCAATCAGGTAGAAAAAACTCTATCTGTTGATGCAAACGGTAATCCGTTAACCTATGAGCAACGCCTCATTGTTATCGCCGGAGACCTCGTAGACCAAAAGAATACCATCTCCAATGAGATGATGGTTTTCGTGTCAAAATTCCTACTTAAACTATCCGAGTTTGCGGAAGTACTTGTTATTAGTGGAAACCACGACCTTGTAGTTGACAACAACTCGCGCATGGATACGCTGACCGGTATTTTCAATACTGCGAGGTTTAATCATTGTCACTTCCTTGATGCGCTCGCAGGTAGGTATAAGTCTCAAACGGTATGGTACGGAAACCTTGAGTTCCGTCTCTACTCAATCTGGGATAATTTTGCATGGACACCAGAATCCGGAGAATATATTCTCAACCGTGACGCTGACGTTAACCAAGATAAAGGCGTAGTATTCGGTTTATTCCACGGACCTATCGTCGGTAGTAAGCTCGCTAATGGAACCAACGCGGAATCTGGTATTGACGTATCAATCTTTGAGGGTTGTAACTACGTATTGGCCGGAGATATCCATAAACGTCAAGTAATTCCGTATAAAGGAGGTGAGTTGGTGTATCCTGGTTCGCTCTTCCAAAAAGATAGAGGTGAAACGGTATCTGAGCACGGTTTCGTTGTATGGGATATTAACGGTACGACGTGCACGCATACGTTCGTAGACGTAGATACGGATTATGGTATGTATAATATGAAAATCACCTCACCGGATGATATTGATAATGACAAAGAAGTAATCACAAATGCATAATTCGTCTAAAGGATTTGCATATATGGAATTTTTTACTTATCTTTGCATCGAAATTTGAAAATCTAGTTTGTTGTTCGCATATGAAGAATCGCATCGAACTTATCAAGTACTTTGGCCGTGCACTTCAGGAAGAAAGCACGCTTGATGTTATTAACTGTAACCTCGAAGCCATTAAGCATGGATTTTTTATCAATCCAGTAGTATGTAACGAAAGCGTTATGCGCTATGTCCGTAACGCCAAAATTAATGTGAATGCTACTTTCTATGAGAAGTGGGAGGACGTGCTTTCTAAAACGCGCCTTGAGCTTGCTATAGACCAAGTATTACATTACATGACCACTTACGGCACCGGGTTCCAGGGAGAAACATATATTCCAAATCAGATGACTGCCGAGGTGCCTGATTATAGTGTTCTGAAGTATATCGATGTTATCACCGAGGAAGAGCTGTATTCGAAATGTTTGAAAGTTCTCCAAAGTGGTATCGCATTGAAGACGTGCACGATGTTCGCTCTGAGTGACTATGTAATAGACTATGTCCGTGAGACCGAAACTGCACTGAATATTGACACCATTAAGAATAAGGAGGCTTTCTGCTACATTGCATCAAAGCTGAAACTTATTCCGGTGCGTCCTATCGACATGCTGCGCGTTATCGTTTATTCTTATACGGGCTCAATGATGCTCATCAAGAACAAGGATACGTTCCAGCAGATTGCTGGCCGTAAAGGCTATATTAGCGAGAACACCATTCTCCTCTCGTGCCTCGAAGACAAACACCTGCGCACGCTTGCCTGTATCTTTTACAGGTACAAGCCACTGTTCCTTGCCATGAGACGCGCATCGAAGGCTAACGTACACCCTGTGAACGTTATTCGCCGCTATGCAAAGACTATGCACAAGCCGATGAAGCCAGGATTCTGGCAGAACATCATTGCATTCCCGGCAAGCTACGAGGATATGGAGGCACACCTTCCTTCTCTTACTGTGTACAAGGCAATTGCACTCTTGAATGAGTTGCGCGCATCTATGCACCGTGTAGAGGACGAGAATACTACGAAATCCTATCTCATTCGTAACGGTAAGTTATTTGTGGATACCAACTACCAACCGGAAGAGTTTAACGACTTGTGGTATGAAAGTCTTGAGGCCTTCTTGATAGGCTATATTAAGACAGTTCTCACTAAGAACATTGAGAAACTTCCGTCTAAGGCTTATCGCGTCAATCCACTTGTGAAGGTAGCAGCTCCTACGTCGGAGAAAAATTTCATCGGTAACTACCCGATTGGAACCAGCATTAACGGTGCCGGAGCTAACATCATCGGTATATACTGGCGCAACGAGTGGGGAGCACATGACTTTGACTTACACCTCCATGACACTAAGGGTAATCATATCGGTTGGAACGCTGGTTACTACCACAAGTATGATATGAACAATCCTGGGTATATCTATTCAGGTGATATGACTAATGCAGACCCTGAGGCTACAGAACTCATCTACTGCAATAAGGTAGAAATGCCGGATTCTGTACTTTCAGTAAGTATGTACCATGGTCGCCCGAACTCTATGTTTAGGGTGTTCTTCACGAACGAGGAAGTTGATACTCTTTCGCGCAACTATACCTGCAATCCGAACCACATCATCATCGACGCGGAGTTGACTGCGGATGAACGCACCATGAATATTGGTATTATCAAGGACAGCATCCTGTATATTACCAATATCGCATCTGGTAACACGCGCATCCCGTCGAAGTACCGTGCGGAGCTGACACTGTCGCTTGCATACCGTCTGAAACATGTCATCGACATGGAAACTTTGCTGAAGGAATGCGGAATGCACCAGGCAGAGGAAGGTGAGGATGTTGCAGTTGACTTGACAGCACCGGAGAAAGACACGCTTATTAGTTTATTCGCACAGGAGTAATATGAAAAGCCACTGTCGTATATGTCCTGATACAATGTTGGTTGGCCGCGAGCTCCAATGCTTCTGGGATAGACACGTCATCAAAGACGCATGGAACGAAGGATGCGATAGAGATTGCGGTACAGCCGAACCAATTTAATATGAAAACACTATTATTTACACACACAGACCTTGATGGTATATCGTGCGCGATTGTCGCAAAACTCTTTTACCCAAACGTAAAGGTGTTCTACTGCAACTATCACGAGGTTAACGATATCATGCGAGAGGAGTTGGCTAAACATCACCACTCCGCTCGTGTGCTGATATCTGATATATCATACTCACAGGAATGCTCTGATATTACTATTGAGCTTTTGTCAAAGCACGAGGTATTCATCGCAGACCACCATATGACGTCAACATGGATGAATGACATCTTCTTACCGTGGAAGGGTCACCACTGTAACTGCGTTGCTGATGGTGATAAGTGTGGCGCTGTTCTTCTCTTTGAAATGCTTTTGAAAAACGCACCTACCGATTACTACGAACGTCACTATGTTCATCGCCGTGTTAAATCATATTTGGATTTGGTAAACCAGTGGGATTTGTGGACATGGACGAACCCGGATAAGTACGATAGAACGTATTTGTACAAAAACAAACCGTTACTGCTTTCAAATGCAAATGGAATGCTATCTACGAGCAGATTTGAAAGTAATATTATGGCTTATCTATCCGGTTCTGAGCCGCATATGTTCTCAAAGACGGATATGAACCGTATTCGCAAATACAACGATAAACAACTCATGACTATCGTTAATGTTATTCGCGGAAAGAAAACAGGCTGGGTTGATACAGAGGCATATGGACGTTTATCCTTTATCTACTGCGAGGATGGAAACTATTACCAGTCGTTGATTGCACAGATATTGAGAGAAACGCATCCGGAAGAAGATTTCATCTTGATTTCAGAGCCTGACGGAGGTTCACTGCGTGCGATTGGTGATGAATTAGACCTATCGAAAATAGCCACTCAATTTGGACTAGGTGGGCACAAGTTGGCTGCTAAGGTTGACCTGGAGAAATATGGTTCCGCATTCCATGTTGATGGTATCGAAGTAAAACCTGTCACATTATGATAAGACGTACTGTATCAACCACGGTTGCCATCTCGGTGTTTGCATGCTTTGCGACGATTTTTGCGATTGTAGTTGGGCTTTTAACACTCAACTGTCAGCACAATCACATTTCGCGTAGAGAACAGACCGATTTGGTTAGTATGTACATTATTCATGGGAATGATACAGTGTTTAAGGCCGATAGTGTTAAGATAACCGGCGTGCGCGGTGGAACATTCCATTTACTTCGCAAAGACAGTACAGTTCAAACCGTAACGACAAATGATAGTGTGGTGATTATCTATCCAACGCGATAATGAGAAAAAGAAAGCGAGCTATTGTAGCCCGCTTTTTTTGTTTATGATGATGGTGTCCATGAAGAACCCTTTTTAAGTAGTAGTGATGTGCCAACTTTACTTACGTCCGCATCAACTGTGATGTTATTGTTACCACTATAAACAATACTTTTATTATCATCACCTCTGTATTCAACAACACGGCCATTTGTGGATACACCAAAACGACAAATTAACCAAGCATTAATATTGTCAAATGTAACACCATCAGGTGGTTCTATTTGAAATTCTTCTTGAATACTTGGGTCTGCGTCACTACGTGCAGTTGCAGTCATACCAGACATTCCATGTTCGCCACGATAATCAATTGCAGCATATACAAAATTATATTCTTGCATTAATTGCGCCCATGTTTTTCCAATAGGATAAATTGTTAAAACTTCTACCCAGTTTCCACTTCCGGTGTCATCCACATCCAGTGATAAACACAAATCATATGTGTCACCAGATGGAATTGTATCGACACCAGGAGCCAATGTCCCATTTGACCTAACTGGCCAATAATCAGCATGACTACTAGCATTTTCGTCATATCCAAACATGCCTAGTGTTGTATACGTATCTCCACTTTTTTTGATAACAAAGAAATTCAAGTCAATATCACGACTTGCAACTTTCCATGTGTATTTCAATTGTGTACACGGAGGGCTATCCACATTCATTAGATAAATTGTACTACCATTCAACGCCTTGAATGTATATTCGTTGTCTTCTTTCCTATATGTTATCGACTGCGTTGCATATTCTGCCTCTATCTCAAGATGTATACGTGTATTTTGGAAATTCGTTAAAGTATATTCTTTAGTTGCAGAGTTGTAGATATTACTTGGCGTGATTGCGCCATCATTAATTTCCATTGAAGTGATAAACGACGGTAGAACATCCACAGTTGTACCAAGTTGGTTTGTTTGTCCGATAATCTTAAACTTCAAATCTCGCGGCGCGACTAACAAATCTTCATACTTAACAAGTTGGTTTGTTTCATATGTTACACCTGTGCGAATGGAAACATTACACAAGGAAAGGATGCTTGCCACGTTTGGTAAGCATCGATTGTCTGGATAGTCTGTGGTTAACCCGGAAGGACGTTCCTCTTCCTCTGCCGCATATTTCCAGGCATCCTCAATTGTTGATATTCCACTAGAAGCTCTTGACATTACACAGTTTTATTTTCTAGTGCATTTACGCGCCCAATCAAATCTTTCAACACACTAAACGTCAACACGGTCAGGCGAGCATAATCAAGTGATTTAACACCATTTTCATCAGTCATAACAAGCTCCGGGAAGAACTTCTCTACTTCCTGTGCAATAAGACCGATTTGCTCTCGCTTTGTTATATCATCTTTGAGTGTGTATAGTACAGCATTACATCCACAAATAGCATCGTATGCCTTCTCAAGCGATATCGGTGAAATAATATCCTTTTTATTTCTATCTGACGTTTGATAGAATGCGCCGGCATACATATTACCGAATGGAGCAGTACTACTACCAATGTCTGGAGCCGTACCAGTGTCATCTGCTAGGATGGTTCCTGTCATTGTTCCACCTGACAATGGTAAATAACCACTAACATCAACAGGTGTTGCTCCAGAACTACCTATCTCATATATCTGTCGCCCACTAGAATACCATAGCTTTTTTGTCTTGTCATTATAATTAAGCCTAGAACCAGTAAATAATTCCCTAGGATATTTTCCAGTCTCAATAGACCAAGTGCCATCTGTATTTTTCCATACTTGTTCAGTATCAATATCAAGAATTAATCTATGGTCAATCAACGAAACATTATACACACGTCCATATTCTGTTGATGATTGGTGAAACGCAAAATGAGCATCATTACGAAGAATATCAAAAAATTGATGATATTCGTCGCCAACAGTAAATTCTTTCCATCCAGACAAAGAGGCTTGAATATACCGTACTTTATAATTTACCAGGTCAATTTGTACTTTTGTACCATTAATTAAGTCTGGTATTGTTGTTGGTGATGTGACAATTTGTGAAAAAGTCCATGTGATTACGCCACCTTTTTTTTCTGTTACAACGCGTACATAGGAAGGTCCGTAGTATGAGCTATGCCATGGTTGGTTAATAAGTGATGTGTTTTTAACGACGCATTTTCCATATTCTACACTAGTTCCAGATACAACTTCAGACCCAGAACTTCCAATAATTCCAAACCCGTATGGAGCAGTCCTGTCTACATATTTGCTACGTTTATCAGTCCATATTACCTTGCGTTTTCGCACACCAAATCCCATATTACATGCAGTAAACGTATTGTTTTTATATTTCGGGTCAATATTAAAGGTTAGTGTTACTGTTGGTAGCCATGGTGTTGCATCTCCCTCTCTTTGGATTGGTGTTGTGCCAAAACCAATAAAACTACACCCTATAGTATCATTTGTGCTTATATTGTCGTAAAAACCATAGAGAGCATCGTGATACATATCAGTAACACCACTTGGGTCGTGTAAAAAAGCTAACCTTGAATATGAATCATCGTTAAATTTTGCATCTAACGTGTGTTCTGTTTCATTGTAATACCAAAATGCGTTGGATGGTACTGTAATTCCACCTGGCTCTAGCATTCCTTCGCTTGAAATATCAGAAGTAGTATCGGAAATAACCTCGGTTGGCCAGGTGTCTTTAACTTCAAGGAATGAGAAATCATTTTGTCCTTTACAAAATGCTAAATCGGTTGGGTTATCAACAACAATACCTTCCTCATACATCAACTGTTTTGTTGTGTGCGTTTTATTGTCGTCAGAGTAAATCAGCTCATGTTGTACAGCAGGCAATGATGTTCCTACCTTCTCCAATTCACCAAGTGCATGTGTTGTTGGATTATAGACAGATTTAACACGCCAAATGCAGTTATTTCCCTCGTCTGAATCACCAATCACAGACAACACAAGGCCAACGACAGCACTTGCCGTTGTCGCACTATCGTTAATAAAAGCCTCTGCGTGTGCCTTGGTATCAAAGATACGGTTCGCAATAGCCGGTGCCTGGATAGTCATCCTAAACGTCTGCGCCCATGGTGTATTACCTTGGTTTTGAATGATATAACCTTCAGTAACACCACTATAAACTCCATATGAATTATCTACTGCCATAACTTGCTATTAATCTGCTTGTATTGTAATATTCTTGTATTTCGCATTATTGATTGCGATACGGTATATTCTGTATGTTGCGGTTGTTGTACCATCACCCAACTTCACTGACTTATCGCCGAAATTACGCACCTCCGAGTACTCAGTTCCAAGGTCTGCCCATACGCGCGGTTTATATTTATAACTACCATTATACGGGAAAGCAATTACCAACCAATATTTAGTTGCAGTATAAATTGCATCTTTAGTTGTAAGTAACTCACCACCTTCGTAACTACCCTTTGTTTTTGTTACGAAACCAGTATGCTCACTGAGTCCTCTTACGAATGCAGACCAGTCAGTTGCTCCAGCAAAGTCAGCATCAGATTTATAACCAATAAAGTATTTGTATGAAGCCTTGAATGTATAGTTCGCGCTTGAATCAGAGCACGAGCCGGATGCAACTGTTATTCCTGTGTTTTGCTGGCCATCAGAGTTCTTCGGATATACGGTTGATGCACCATATTGTGTCTGTGCCGAACAAAGAACAGTGGTTGCATGGTCTCCCAATGTAATGTTAACTGAAGCCGTTGTGCCTGACGTTGTATTCGTGTTTGAACCATATGTAAATGTGGTGTTTTTACGCGGGCATCCACCATCGATTGTAGTATGAGTAGACGCATTGATATATGACTTGAATTTAGCGTCAGTATACGCAATGGCCAACGTAGTATTGACAGTTGAATATGCTTCGTATGTGTCAAATGCGCTTGCACCTGCAGCTGTTGATAGTTGAATCTTCGGTGTAGATATCAGTTCTGCCTCAAACGTCTTAAACAATATGCGCTGTAAAATCTCACTCAGTGTATCACTTTCCTTAATGAGAGAGTTTCCATCGAGTACACCAACATCTGTTGCGGTGTAACCACTCATTCCGATGGTCATCTTCTGTGTAAGCGGGTAAATCTCACTACCGTTGCTATACCACAGAATTCCGGTGACATCATTGTACGCCATGTGTGAGCCAAGGAATACATCAAGCGGCTGAACGTTATCACTTTCGGTTATATTGTCATATGTTTTAGTAGAAGGGTTGTATCTCCATACTGCGTACGGCCTAGACTCCTCTTCATTACCAAGGTCAATGATAAGTCTATCCTGGAATTTAACAGCACTACTCTTGATGGCTAAATATGCTTCTGATTGAGCAAAATACATGATTTTCGTGTTCCCACTGAATGTGTCGAGCACATTGATAGTGTCATATGAGTTAGTACTTGGATTATACACATTTACGTCCATATTACCAAGTGCTACATCTTCATATTTCTCTTGTGTGTTATCATCATTTTTGCGTCCAATGAGAGTGTACTTCCTTTCAGGTAAGTTGATAGTTAATACAGACCCATTATATGGCATGTCAGTACTGTTGCTGTGTTTATCCAGGAATGAATCGTATGACTCTAGTGTACCACCACTTGTTTTTCCAGATGTAACATCACTAAATGCGACTTGTAGAACATCACCATCGAATACTACATTTGACTTAATAAATGAGTATCTAGTGCCTTTGGTAGTCTGGTCAAGGTTTGATACGTAAGGAACCATAATAGCTCCAGAATCAGAACCTGTTCTACCTGAGTTACCGTTAATAATTGCACGAGTCTGGTTTTTACTAAACGGATAATACGTATTCAGGTTCATGTCATAATACGTTCCGTCTCTTGAATCAAGAGAATATACCTGTGTAAACACATAAACAGTACCTGTACTACCATACCCACTGCCAATACTTCCCCAACTAATGTCAGTTGAGTTAACGGTCATTATATTTAATGTTGTGATATAACCACTTGGATTTACCTCCGTTCTTGTTCCTAGAGTATTTTCTGTCGGCGATACACTTTTTCTCTTTGCACTATCCTGTGTGCCAGCAGCTCTATAGATTGTAGAAGACGAATCAGGCCATGTTTCCGTTGGATATCCTTGCCCGCCTTTACTATACACTACGTAAGCTATACCGTTTTTCTCACAAACCCAAGCTGCTTCGTATGTTCCTGTATTTGCGCTAGCTGTATATCCGGATGTAATGTCATAGAGCGTATCGCGGTTATACGTATCACCTCCAGTAGTTACTACACGACGTGGTTGTGCATTGTCAGTATTGATAAGTGCACATCCTAGGAGGTCACCAGTTGTTTGTGCATACGAGCAGCCAATTACAGACTCTACTGATAAGTTTTTAACTCTTGACTCATCAATATAGCCCATGTAATCATATGAATTTACTGGATTTGTAATAATACCAGGATGTCCTGCAACTCCGCCCCATCGTCCATAACCAAATCCGTCAGACCCAGTATCTAGTGGTTTTTTACCAGTGTTGTATTCTGGAGAATATTGAGAATATGAGAACTGCCTCCATTCTTGCAGGATATCTGGCTCATCAACCTGTTCACCCTTACAATCATCGAGGTCTTTCTTTGTATTAACAACGTAAATCTTCTCGTTATTTGCATATATACCACCATCATACATGAATCCTCTTGGAACCAACTCTTTCTTAGTAACCTGTCCACCACCAGGAATCTCATGTACAACATCCTCTGTGTAAATCAACTCGTGATACTCCTTCGGAATGGTATTGTCGATGTAGTTATAAACTGCACGTGTCTCAACAAGGCAAGTTGACGCACTATTCTCATCAGTAATAGCACTTACAGAGTCAATGATGTCAGCCGACACATGTGTGTGATGTTTCGGCATGATGACAATTGGGAATATCTCCGTACCATTACTATACCACAGAGTACCGGTAATGTCGTTATATGCCATATGAGAACCGTGCATATAGTCAATAGGTCTCGGAGTCACAACTGTCTCGTACATCCACGTTTCTTCATTGAACCACGTGATATGCGGTGACGTCTCGTTGACATTCAGAATGATATTGTGAGGAATTGAACTGTTTGTCGACTTAAACACGCTGGTCTTGCAACCACGGTTCTCGTACATCACATTCACTTCTTCACCAGTCTTAAAGTCGTCCCACAGACTACCATCAGCCGGGAGCGCTTTCGTTGTTATATTTCCGTCAGTATCAACAATGCGTACACTTTCTGTGTTAAAGTCAATGGTAATGCTGGCACCGTTGTATTCAACGTTGCTGCTGTTGTTAAGTTGCGGGATAAGGTTCGCCGTCAGGTCTGTTTGTACGTCACTGAATGACAATTTCAGTACACCATTCTTGTATTCAACAAGGCTCTTTACGAGAGATGTCTGTCCGTTCGTAAATGCGTCTACATTGAACGGAACAACCGTCTTACCCTCTGTCTCATTGATGATGGTGTGTGCGAATGACATGTCCTCATTCTCATCGTCAGTTGAAACTACTGTTTGTGAACCCCTATTATCCTCTGCATCGCAATAGATACGGCCAACGAATTTCGAGTCTAAATCAAACACATGGCTCTTAACGGTAATTGTTTTTGAGTTACGCGAAATAGCGAAGTTGTCAATGTCAACCTCAATAGCACTAATCGTACCGCTAGCGCCCATGTTGAGAGATGTGTTGATATCCGTCCCTGTTATGGTACAAATCGGCGTATGCCTATCCTCATACGAACTACCACTAAACAACGAGTATGTATTACCGGACGGGAACACATCTTGATAGAAAGCGTTACTAATAGCCGTGATAGGACCACTAGTACCATGCTCGTTCACTGTATTTGTGCTGCTTTGCCCACCGTAGATAACACGAGTGATACCGCTTGCATCCGGAAGTGACGCCCACGCCTTCCATGGAGAACTAACTGTCTTGTTCTCCTTATCGTACATTGTGTTGCGGTAATAGGTAATCGTGCCGTCAGAAACACTAGCAGGTGTTGCGTCCTTCATATTGAGAACCCAGATGCCTCTAGAGTGGTCGTTTTGTATATTGGATGATGTGTTATCACTGCAACCAACGTAAGCCTCCAGTTTTAACTCAGCAAATGGAGAAGGAGACATGTAACCGTTCGTCTCAACCATTTGCCCACCGCTCATCAAGGCCTTCGTACGAGGTTCAACCGTCCAATTGCCATAACCCTGACAGTAACCAACAGGAGTATATGCATCAGCATCCCATGATACACCTCCACCGAATTCCGGCATGTTCTGAGAGTTGGAGTACGCGCGCCATTCTTTCAATATACGGTCTGTATCCGTCCTGACGCCGGCAGGTGATAAACAAGCCAGCTCATCTTCCATGTTGTCAACAACGTACACATATGGAAGCATGAACTCCTTCGCAATAAGTGTCTTGTTATCCTCACAGTAAATCAACATGTGGTCAACTGTAGGAACCTCCTGTGCACCTATTCCGTCAAGGTAGGATTGAATAGCCTGTGCTTGTACTAATTTCTCCTCATCGCCAATCTGATACGGAAGCGATGACAAAGAGTCGATGATATCAGCAGAAACGTGCTTGTGTGTGCTGTCAAGGTATGTGACCCATTTCCATGCGCTCCACACGCCATCAACGCTATTATACCAACGCGTACCGTAGCCTTTGTTATACCAAAGTAGTTGGTTTTCCATATTGTCTACAATAAAGATATACGTTGTTGTGGCGACCTCAGGAGAACCAGACAAGATACAGAAATAGATGTCGTCGTTATGATAGTCGTCAAGGTCTGTGTTGTAGTCGGCAATCACGATGGTTGGCAGGCAGCAGTCATTACGACCGATTGGCTGCAAGATACCATCTGAATCACTTGCGTTGGTTTTAACTTTCTTTACGAGGTACAGTCCATTGTTGTCTGCAGAAATATCATCGTCATAAACCGATAGAACGAGGCCACGTACGGCGGTAGCTGTATCGTCGTAGATATTCACATATGCCTGTGCCTGTGCAAGTGTCTGGAAGATTCGATTCGCAACATGAGGAGCCCGCACGGTCATTCTCACCGTTTGAGCAACATCTAATGTCGTTTGGTCACAAAATTCGTAACCGCGAAGTAATGAATATTTGCTATCAGCCATGGATTGTATTATTCTTTGTAGATATATAGATTTCTAAATGTTGCACCATTCTGCGGTGTGAAGAATAGGCGATACTGCTGTTGCAGTGAAGGATTTGATTTATCCATACCACCACCTGTATACACAGCAATTGTTCCTGCACTGTATGACATCGGTGTTTCCATACTTGCTTCGTTATCAACACTAACACCATATCCGTCAGGAACTGCCACAACAAGGTAGAACTCACTACCATCTGTTCTGGTGTACTGGCGCTCATTGAAACGTGTAACTTCAACACCATTCCTATCAATGAATCCGCTGAATGTGGTTAATGCACGAACACTATCCGAGTCGATAATCGCATCATATCCTGCCTTCGTGGTGTACCCGCCGAAATACATGAAGCGACCAACGATATTCATTGTTTGAGCAGTGCACTCAGAAGCAGGGAATACCGCAGCAGTACCTACAGTATCGTCAGAGTTTTTAGCAACACCTGTAGACGTGTCGTACTCTTGCACTGTATAAACAGGAACAATAGACTCTTGTGTGACACTGGACGGTTTAGGAACAGTAATTGGCACGCGGCATTGCATACCAGTTCCGGTTTGTAACTCACCGTCAATGTAGAATTGTGGATAATGTGTAGAAACCGAGTTAAGACTGTCTGTGTAGCCGCTTGTATAGTGATTCCACGTCAGCAATTTTCCGTCATTATAGATAGACTCAATCGTCGGTGTAAATGTTGTACCAACCTCAACATAGTATGTGTCGCCACTGGTTCCGTTAATGCTTACAACAGCAGACGGTTCGATTGCAGCCTCTGCTTGGAATACTGTATGCAATAGATGCTCTACTACATCTTGAACAGTGGTGCCGCTTGTGATGATATCACCTTGGTTATACCCACCGATATTGTACGAAACATCGAAATCATGGTCAATACGTGCGGCGATGCGGTTAATCATATCGATGATTTCCTGGTCGGCCTCATCGACGTAACTCTTTAACGCATTTAGTTCATCCGTTGTCCATGACTGAAGTGCGGCAATAACCTCTTCGTCGTTATTGTAACACTCTTTGATGAATCTGGCAAACTGTTCCTCAGTTGGTTTTAAACCGGTTAGGAAGTAGCTTTTAAGTTGTTCTATTGTATATTCGTGCTCAAACATTTGCTATAGCAATCTACTACCAATAAATACGTATTTCAACGGTTTCATACCTTATGCCAGATAAAAATCAACGATTGTGGTACAAAGTACCGTTCACCGGGACTATATTAGTAGCGAGACATGCAAATCCATGGATAATAGCCAAAAATCGTCCAAAGGATTTGCAAAATTCAAAATTTTTACATATCTTTGCACCGAAATTTGAAAGCGCATGAAAAGAATTACTGATATTTTACCGAAAATCACCCAATGGGAAACTATTCCATATTCCGCAGGATTAAACTGTAAATGTGGACGTTGCGACTTGGCATATGCGGCGTGGGATAAAGAGGGTAGATACATCAAAGCAAACATCATCGGCTGGTGTGAAACAAGTTGGGGATTGATGGCTGTGTTTGAATGCCCGGAATGCCACTACAAATTCAGATGTCACACTAGTACTGGCAGCAAGTTCGATATGGACGAGTTTGAACAAGGCTTGCGGAACTTTTGTGAGGCCAGCACAAATAACGGATTAGAAATTATTGACCAACTAGAAGAATAATAATATGGAAGTCAAGTACGGAAAAAAGAGTGGTAAGACTCTTGAGGAACTTGCAGCTCAATATGATGCTGAAATGAAAAGACGTGAGGAAGAGCGTAAGCAGGAAAAGTATGAACGCATGGAATTGTGTGGTTATTTTCACACGGCTCAAGAAATGATTGACTACGTACTCTCTGGTGGTAAAATTGAGGAGGATAGTGAAGGTGAATGGATGCAGCTCATTGGCGGCTGTGTACATCACTACCACATGCACTACAATGATATTGATTGTCCTATAGGAATGTATTCCGATATTTGGCCTATTCATAGATTCGTAGCATGGGCTCACAGGTGTGAGGAGATACAAAAGGAAGACGGGTCGCCGTTCGTAAACGAATATTTCCACAAATACACAGAAGAATGACAAAACAAGAACTTATACAACGTCTCGACTCTGTTCCGAATAACTACTCGGTTCAGATGACGATAAACGAAGAGAGTGCGCTCGTAGGTGACGTAATGGTTGATAATGACTTCGCTGTTGTAGACCTGTTTCCACCGGAAGACACTGATGACGAAGTTAAGGAAACAGATTGGACTGATATCAAGTCGTATAAGCTGCATCGAGGAGACCACGTTCTCTACATTATGAACGACTCGGCCAATTCTCCAAGATATCACTACGGAATCGTTTCAGATGTACAGGACAACACTTTGGCAGTCACCTTATATGATATACACACGCAGAAGGAAGGAGCTCGTATAGTGGTTGGGCGCATCTTTGGAACGTACGGAAATAGAAAAATTGAGCGAGTATTAAAATATAATTGGTAATGGATATAGGAAGTGGAAATAGTTATCCAAGTTCTGCTCTATCGAATTTTGCACCGCACCCGTTTGTAATAGATGGAGTCCAGTGCAATTCAATGGAAGGCTTTTTACAGTCTCTCAAGTTTGAATCGGTAGATATGCAGAAATATGTATGTACGCTTGTTGGAAAAGCCGCCAAATTTAAGGGTAAAAATAAAAAGTGGTGGAAAACACAAACTTTGTATTGGCAGGGTAAAGCGATTGCTCGTCAATCTAAAGAATATCAAGTATTACTAGATAGAGCATACAATGCATTATACGAGAATGCTGGGTTCAGGAATGCACTAGAAGCAACAAAAGGGTGTACGCTTACACACTCAATCGGAAAAAATGATAAAACAAAAACCGTACTAACGCAAACTGAGTTTTGTTCAAGATTGAAACAGCTGCGAGATTATGGAAAAATAGAAGTTAACAACTTGGAATGCTGCCCAAAGTGCGGTTCGACAAATATACACTGTTATCCTGGCATGTTTGCAGACCGGTTCGAATGTCTCGACTGTCATCACGAATGGAGGTAAATTATGAAAAAGATAATGTTCAACGATAAGTACAGACTAACAGATGCTGTACTGAAAGGAAAGAAAACAATGACGCGCCGTGTGGCTCGCTATCGTGGCAAAAAGGAAATCGGCTTCTATCGATGGCCAGCAGGAAAGGTCGTAGGCGATGGACAGTACCTGTTCATCGAAGTGCTCGACCCGGACGAGTTCTCATATGAGCCGGAGCAGTACATCCGCTCGCAGTACCATGTTGGTGAGATTGTAGCTGTTGCACAAAAGTACAAAGACGTTCCGTGTATGTGTTACAGAGAAGCTGTATGCAGTGGAGAAGGTATTCTCACAGGTTGGAACAATAAACTCTTTGCTAAGGCAAAATACATGCCACACCATATCCGCATCACAAGCATCACAGCACAAGAGTTACAAGATATCAGCGAAGAGGATGCTCTTAGGGAAGGTATTCATGAGGTAAACTACTGCGAAAACGGTTCCAAGGTCGCGTATATATTTAGCCATGGAACAATCGAAGAGTGGAAGCCGACCGCCCGCGAGGCATTTCTATTACTCATGGATAAAATCCGGAAAAAACCAAAGAAAGCGTATCGGAATCTTCCGTGCGAACCGTATAACCCAATTGTATTTGTTTACGAATTCGAACTAGTTGACTGATTATGAGAAAATTACAAAATAACTACACAACACCGGAGCAAGCGAAACGGCTCTTAGAGTTAGGCCTCCCGGAAGATACTGCTGATTGCTATTTCCACGAGAATAGGCGCAAGGAACTGTCAAGAATATTCCACTGTGGCGACCAAACCTATTCGGAACAACTCACAACAGCATTTACATATGAGATAGCGCCTAACATGCGACCTTGTTGGTCTGCCGGGCGACTCATTGAAATCTACGAAATCTGTTCTGGAAAGATTTTCACTCGACTTGACGTATATGGCGTTTTCGCAGACATCTACACGACAATGGAATCTGCATTCCTGAATCATAGACTCGACCTTTCAAAACTAGAGGAATGACCATGACAAAAGAAGAATTTGATATAGCATTGCCGTACGCACTTGAGCTTTATGCGAAGTTTTATAGTGAATTGATGACAGCTCTCGATAACATCGCTGATAACTGCAAAAATGCACAATGGAAACTGGTTCTGGAGCATTACGATAGGCACAATGAAGCAGACCAAATCTCATATTTCATGGGAAAAGAGGATGCGTACCGTGAAATAGCTGCACGTATACAAAGGGAATATGAAATGCATTTCGACCACGCAAAAAAATACGAGAATCATCCCGATTTTCAAATTGCACGTGACAAAGATGTTGAGGAAGTTTTCCCCAGTATAGCTAGGCATAACCATCGTATTCCTGGCGATTTCGTCTTCGCAGCTCAACGTAGACTTGCAAGCATGCTGGAATACTATTTCAGCATGGGATTCAGTCTCGGATGTGGCCATAAAGATGGGAAAGATATTAAACCTTACAACCAAATTGAATTTGGTGAAGCGTTGGTAACAGCTATTATCCCACCACAATATCGTGATGAAATTGAATTTAGAAGAAATTTGAAACATGAAGAAGCTACGAAGTAATTTCACAACACCAGAGCAGTCAAAACGGCTGTTGGATTTAGGCGTTCCGGCTGATAGTGCGGATTGCTATTATGACCATTACAAGAATTTAGAAGTTCGAGTATACGGTAAGTTAGAAAGTTCATTCTTTGACACATACACCAGATTTACTCCTTGTTGGTCGGTTGGCCAACTGATTGAGGTGTATGAAATCTGTACCGGACAAGTGTGGCAAAACGAAATTATTGAAAATTATTCAAAAATTGATATGCTACTCGAAGATTTTGAAGATGTGGAGAAAAAATATAGGTTTGACTTTTTAAAATTGGATGAGTGAATATGACAAACAATGAAAACAAATAAAATATGAAAAAGGAAGACAGAAAAAAGAAAGCATTGGATTATCTTAATATGTTCAAAATGCATCACATAGAAAAATCATATGGACCAGATTGTCGAGAATATACAGAATGTTCATATGTAGTTAGTCTTAGTGCTGCTGAAAGAGCAATAGAAATTGCATTAGGAAATTAAATAGCTCAATTATGACAATTAATGATATATATGATTTAAACGGAAAGACACCAAAAATTGGTGATAGAATTGTAATGTCTGATGGATGGACAACCGGTAATTCTTTTGTAATGACTGGAATTGTTAAAGAATTTATTGAAAAACCAAAGACATTAAAGATGGTAGTAACCGTTGAAAAAAGCGGATTGTATGGATACTGTGAACGTAAGCCATATATCGAAAACGAAAAAACAATTGGATTCCCATCAGACCATATTAAATTTGTAATTGTAAGTCAAAAATTATGACAAAGGAAGATTTGACCATATTATACAAAGATTTATGTGCAAGATTACCATATAAACCAACAGTGCATATTGAACATGACGTATTCTATGATGAACGTGAGCCTTATGATACTGAGTTAAACCTGAGTGTATTGTATAATCGGTGTGCAGGTATGGAAATTAAACCATATCTTCGGCCATTGTCAAGTATGACTGATGAAGAAAAAGAAGAACTTAAACAAGAGTTCTGTATAGACGTTAGAGAAGAGGATAATGGAAGACATACAGAGGAATATGGATACGTAACTGTTTACCATAACTTTAACAACGAAACATGGTACATACCATACGAAGCAATAGATTGGCTTAATGAACACCATTTTGATTACAGAGGTTTAATTGAAAAAGGACTGGCAATAGAAATATCGAGGGAGTAATTATGACAGCAAAAGAATTATATGAATTTGCGCAAAAATATAATGTAGAGAACATCCCATTATATTTCAATCATGATTATTGCGATTGTGAAGTAACTGATGCGAGATTGGATATTGCAACATGCGGAGAAGATAAAATTATGTTACTTAATCTTAAAAAACTAAAATTGGAGGAGTGAAAATGAAAAAGTTATTGGTGGTACCAATTATGCTGTGCCATTATATCCTAATGGCAATTCTGTTCCCAATCGCCATCCTGTTGATAATCATTAGCAAGACGACAGAATGGGCACATGGCTTCACAGAGGAGGTGCTAGATTATTATGACGACTACCTTATGAAACCGTCTGCCCGAATCCATGAGTATGCTATACGCATTATGAAGAGCGACGAGATTATCAAGTGGATTAACGAGGCATCCGAGAAGTTGAAGCACGGAAAACCGATTGACTAAAGAAATGGCTGATTATGACGCGCGAAGAAGAAATAAATAAAGCATACGAACAATGGAGGGATGACTTAGACTGTTCTGAACGTACTACATGGCAAGATGCGTGCAAATGGGCAGACGAGCACCCGGTTAATCCGTGGCGTGATGCAAGCAAAGAACTACCAATAAAGGATAAAGACAATATTTCGAAAGCAGTCATTGCCCTTACAAATATTGGATATTGGTTTAAGGGGCAATATGATTATAACAATAAAGATTGGTTTTTCTCTGAAGAACCAGAAACACTTGATTTTGAAGATGGAGAATTTGTAACCCACTGGATGCCGATACCCCAATTATAGAAAGGATAACTGAATTATGACACGCGAAGAAGAAATAAAACAAGTTGCAAAGGCGTACTATGGAGAAATGTACCATAAGTACCCTATGGAGTACTTTACGGAAGGTGCCAAATGGGCAGATGCTCATCCGCAGAACCCGTGGATAAGTGTAGAAGATAAACTTCCTGAAAAGGGAGACTTTGTATTTGTGCGCTTTATTGGGTTAGTTGGATATACTGCGATGCACGTTACTGACCTCAACAAAGAGAAAAGATTTCTTGGGTATTCAGGATATAAATGTACGCATTGGATGCCTATCCCAGAATTACCAAAATGATGTAAAGGATGACACCAACAGAATTGTTAGAGAATGCTGTCGATTTCATGCGTACAGCAATATAAAATACAGAGTGATATGAGTAAACATGAATCATACGTTAGTTTCGATACCGCGAAACAATTAAAAGCCGTTGGTTTTGACTGGGAATGCCCAGCGCATTACAATAAAGATGGCAAGTTTATCCTCCGTGGATATGAATCAGACTGGAACGCAAACGCAACTGCGTCTGTTAATCCGGACGTAGAATACTATTCTGCACCGACCTTGGCGGTTGCACAAAAATGGCTTCTTGAGTCTAAACACATCGCAGTGTACACATGTCCAGGATTTGAGCTGGTAGATAAAGGTGAGGATACATGGCGCATGATGTGGCAATCCGCTGCTACTGATACTGATATCGAAGCTGATGATGTACCATTAGGCGAACCAGATAAGTGGACTTTTCCTTCGTACGAAGAGGCGCTCGAAGTTGGCTTACAACAATGTTTAATATACGTAATGACGAAACAATGAAATCAATTCAAAACGGATTTACCACTATGGAACAATCACAACGTCTAGTGGATATTGGCGTACCATTATATAGTGTAGATTGTTATTATTCAGGAGTTGGTTGGGGGCGTAATAACGACACATTACAGCTCATGCCAGATGATGAACACAGACAGGTAATACTGGATTATTTTAGAACTTCTAGTTTATACACACCAGCATGGTCTGCAGGAAGACTGATTGAAATCATTAAAACATGCAGAGTTCGTAAGAGCAGAAGTTGGGATTTATTCTATAGCGATAAGCCTTTAATAGAACAGTTGATTACGATTATCGGTACGTGTGACATGGATTTTTCAAAATTGAAAGATTATGAGTAAGGGTTTTAGTTCGAAAATAACTGAGGAGTTATACAACTATGTCGTATCTCAAAGATTGAGCGGTTCACAAATATGTGAATTAGCCAATCGGCTTCACGAATACGGAAGTGATAAACAGTGGAACGAAAAACAAGCTAAAGCATGACAAAAGACGAAATGTTGCGTAAGTACGCAATTACCAACGAAAACAACTATGATATCATCCAGGAGCACATCAAAGAGGCTATGCAGAATGGAGAAAGCAATATCATAGTTGGTATAGAGGGATTCGACGGTTTCAAACCGGATTGGATATGCACATGGCAAACTAAGAACCGTTTGAAAGAAGACGGCTTCAAGGTTGAAGAATGCGACTACAACGAGTGGATGATTTCGTGGGATTAATCTGAATAACAATTGCCATATTATGACGGAAGAAGAATTTGAAAAAGTCGTAACCGCTTCTGAAGAGTATGCGGATAAAGTTTCTCCTGTTACTCAAATTGGAAACCATTTCCAACACGCTCTGAATTACCAAGCAGCCAGAGGATATGTTGATGGGTACAGAAGCAGAGATAAAGAAATCGAAGCGTTACGCACATACATTAGTGAGCTAGAGTCAAGATATAACCAACTCGCGTTAGGTAGGTGGATTTCTGTACAAGAACAAACACCGATGCTAGAGTGTACATGTAGTGACGGTAAATGTAGTGACACTGTTATTTTAGGCGATTTTCATAAACCAGATGAAGGTGAGTATAACATTGGTGATTTAAACGAAAACCATTGCTGGCACACCATACATGGTGAAGTTGATTTTGATGGGTTCACACACTGGATGCCAATACCAAGATTTACAATGAATAAGTGATAAGTTTGTAAAATTCATCTAAAGGATTTGCAAAATTGAAAAATTTTACTTACCTTTGTGTCGGATTTTAACGAACTATGTATTATGTTTAGTTTAGGAAATAACGTCTGGGCGTACGAAAAGACTGGTCTTATAATTGTTGACTACCCACCAATGGTCTGTGGAAAGCCTCCGAAACAGTTTTCAAAAGAGGAACGAGAGAAAATACAACATTTGATGGAATATGGTATAAAATTGTCAAAACAAATCGACTCGCAAACAAACTTAAAGAGAAAGGAGCACTATGAACCTCTACATCGTAACGGACAGAGCTGAAACTGGTGATGCATTTATCAAATCACTCAACATTACAAGTTTCAAAGAAGCCCACCGTATCAATGTCAATAATAGAAACACACTAGGCTCTTACGCTAGAACTACGCGCATCATCGCAGAGGGAAAAGGCGCACCATACAGAATACTCGTTGTGTTTGACTCTACAGGGCTACAAGGTGCATACCTGAACGAATACCTGTACACACTAACATACGCTTGCAACACATCACCAGCGAGTAAAGTTATGAGAGTGTTCCCATACACAAAAGAAACGCACGATGAGACAGTAAAACAAATACAAGAATTCCTTGATAAGTAAAATCAATATATTATCTTTGCTGAAGAACCATTAGGAATATGACAAAAGAAGATATTCTACGAGCATTAAAAAACGCGCCATTGTACGAAGAACATACACTCAAAGGTGAACCCGTTATGGCAACAAAACTTCTTTGCGCATACAACAACAAAGAAGCATGGTGTTTCCACGCAACAAAAGTCGGAGGTGTATACAGTTTTACCACTACACAAATGATACCTCTAATCCATACGTATTACAGTATCGAAGATGCTCCTGACTATATTGACGAACTTAATATTGATTGGTGTGATAATATCGTAGAAAATTTCGGTGGCATCAACAAAGCAATGGAAAGTTATATAAACAAAAACTAAAACACTACGAGAAAAAAAAATGGAAGAAAATAAACAATTGAAACAACTGCCATTCACTATTGAACTAGCAAAGAAGATTCAATCAGGAGAGGTTGAAGGTAGAATTGTAACAAGAAGCGGATATAACGTCAAAATACTATGTTTTGATTTTAAACACCCATTTCATCCGATAGTTGGTATTATTGTATTACCTGAAGAAAAACAGGATGTTATATATAATTTTACAAAAGATGGAAGAAATGGTTTTAATGCAGTTATTGATGAGCATCCTACTGATTTATTCATTGAACTCCCAGAAGAGCCATCAGAGCAGTTGAATGGCTTGGCAGGTTGTGACGGGCAATGTCATTCATGTACTAATGATTGCACAGAACGTAAATATGATGTATGGACACATAATTTCAAGGTTGGGGATAAAGTTACAAAAAGTGGTAGTGAGATTATATGGACTATAAAAGAAATTAAAAACGATAAAGCCTTGATATTCGCAGATGGGACATGTGGATGTTCTAAAGTAGAACTCAGAAAATTAAAACACTATAAAGAGAAATATGAGTTTAAGCCGTTTGATAAGGTGTTAGTGAGGGATAATAGTGAAGGAAAATGGGTGCCAGATATATTTCGCTATTATGACGGCAACTATCCAAAGGACTATCCATATCGTTGCTGCGCAAATGATTATAAATATTGTATTCCATACGAAGGCAATGAACGCTTGGTAGGTACAACTAATAATCCTGAATAAATTATGAACCAACACGAAACATATGTAAGTCTTGAAACATCTAAACTTCTAAAACAAGCAGGTTTTAAGTGGTTTATAGACTCAGCGTATAGAGATGGTGAGCTTGTGCACAAAACAGATGGCCTCCAGGACAATTTTAACGCAAAAAGCTACGAGGTAAATACACCTTATGAATTTTTCTCCGCGCCGACCCTCGCAGTTGCTCAGAGGTGGTTGATAGAAGTGAAGAATATTCAAATAATAGCATCACCATTATCAGGCAGTAAAAAATGGACACCTTTAATTGCTAAAGACTTTTGGCTTTTGCATGAAGACGTTGGTGGCATTGCACTTACACCTGAAAATTTTGATACTTATGAATTGGCTCTTGAAGCAGGTATCAAGAAATGTTTAACCATTTTACTTGAGAAATAAGTATGTCTTACACGTTTGTTAAAATAAAACAAAAAATTAATGGCAACAACGAATATTGGTTGTTTAAACCAAAAGATGTTGCACAGGTCGTTGAACACTGGTATAAATATCCTGCGTCGGTAATCAAAGAAGGCACGCATCACCTTGTAAGGAAAGTATTGAAAAGTGTTATCGGGCATTGTAATAACGACTTTGAACGAGCAGTTGAAGTATATATGGCTGCTACAGGCACAGATTTGCGTACAGCACTTGTTTGCGTCGAAAACGAAGCGTTTCAATCTCGAATCAAATCATGTGGCGATAAAGAAATTTACCTAACCCATGGAATGCAAGTAATGCTTTTCGATGAGAGAGTATCCGAGGTAATTGCCGAAGTGGAAAAAGAAACACTAACTTTCCCGGATGAAGAAAAACCTTCTGCTTCTGATATTAGGGTGCTTGTTTGGCCTGGTGGAGTTCATTACTATGCAAAAATAGGAAGTCTGGACGTCGTAGATAAAGATGGCAATCAAAAATGGAATACAAAAGAAGAGGCGCTCGAAGCGGCAAATTGGTATATACAGGAAAATTGGAAGGGTAAATAACTATGACAGACGAACAAATTAGACAAAACGCAGAGGAGTACGCTAACAAAGCTGCTCCTATTACGGAACAAAATAATGGTATCCCTTTAGCGATACATACGGCTGCTGAGGTCGCCTATATCAAGGGTGCTCATAGCCGCGATGAGGAAATCGCAAAGTATAGGGCTTTGGTTCAAAAACTTCAATTAAGAATTACCGAATTGGAATATTAAAATGACAACACACGAATCATATGTTAGTGAGGAAACAGCTAAACTCTTAAAAGACGCCGGATTCGATTGGAATACAAACTACTGCTATGAGTTATGGGATGAAAAAACGTTTTTAATGTCTTTTTTCCCAGATGGAAGAAATCATAATAGTAAAAAATATGGCCTATCGGCACCAACTCTTGCAGTTGCTCAACGGTGGTTAAGAGAAACATTCAAATTACACGTTTTTGTAGAACCTTTCATTGGATTCTTTCAATATATATGTGATTACATTCCGTCCAAAGAAGAAGCTGAGATTGCAAATGCTAAGAATGAATTCATTAAAGTGTTTTACCACATGGGTAGAGCAAATACATATGAAGACGCTTTGGAGGAAGGCATTCAAAAATGTTTAACGATGTTAATTGAACAAAAATAATATGGCATCAGCAATTACGTTAATCTGCACAATTTGTGCTTTATTTGTTGTACTCGTTTGCGTTGGCTTTGCTAAAGAAGACCCAAGATGTATCTTTTCAATTTTCTTGTTCTTCCTGACCATTCCGGCAATCATCGAGTTAACAGAAACGCCTAACGACACCGACGTTATCGAAGGTCGCGCCGTCTACATTGAAACGACACATATTCTCAATGGCGACACAACGCACACCTACAAACTCAAGTGGAAAGATAAGGAGGATAAGAAATGACAGATAAGGAAATAAGAGACAATGCCATCAGTTATATCGGAGTCGGATATGACAAATACGAGCTGCAGCGGCTTCTGGATGGTGAGGAACCGTTGGATGGATTCCACGAGGAACCGTTAGTAAGGGCATTTATTGCCGGAGCAAACAGTCGCAACGAAGAACTGGACGCATTGCGCAAACGTTACGAAGAGTTGAAAGATTATGCTAGCGACAGGATGATGCTTCCACGTAAATTCTTAAACAACTAATAACATGACTAAACACGAAAGTTACGTATCATTAGCAACTGCATCCCTACTGAAAGAAATTGGTTTCAACTGGGATTGTGAATATGCTTATTTCAATAACCAACCAACGCTATCGAACGAAGAGTACGACGCATGCAATCTCAACGAGGAAGACCTTCTGAAATCAGCACCAACGCTTGCTGTAGCACAACGATGGTTAAGAGAAGTTAAGGGGATTGAAGTCATTGTAAAATGGCATGTAATCCTGAGTAATGGTAAAATCGCCTCATTTGAAAACAGAGAATACGAATACAGTATACAAGGTGTAATCAATATGGCTAACTTCGCCTATTCAGAAGGTAATTTCCTTACGTATGAGTATGCACTAGAGGAAGGAATTAGGAAATGTTTAGCTCTTTTGCTTGGTTATTAAAAATAAAAACAGTTAATTATGGCATACGAAGTTATTCCTGTCACAGTGGAGAAGTACGTGATGAACAGTAAAGAGATTGCTAAGTTCCTTAACGGAAAACAACGTTGGTATTCCTACGCAGAGCGCGTTCCACTCCCCGGAGAAATGATACGCAAAAACAACGGCGAAACAAGCGTCATCTCTGATGGCGATTCAAGATATATTCGCGATGAGTATTTTGATTCGTCTAAGAAACATTGGCGGTACACCGTCTTAACAAGGCGCAATAGGTATCGCATGATATATAAAGTAATTTGGGTGAATTTTTAAATAAAACACTATGAGTTTACCAAGTAAAAAATACCAAAACCAACTGCTACCAATTAAGCAGCGCCTTATGCGTAATATCGCAGAGTATTTCGAGAATGGTAAGTTTGAACTGACTGGTGAAACGATAATACACTACCTCCAGCCGTTCGGAACGTTTAACGCTTGTTTTGACATAATCAGTGGTAACGAATTCGGACTCAAGCTTTATCTCAAAGCGCAAGACTACAGGACAGTCATTGGATTTGAAGCGAACGAGTTAACAGATGTAGAAAACGAAATCCCATTCCTTATAAGGCTCCTTGACTACATTGACATGGACTACCGCGAGACACATAACGGAAAACGGCCTAACCAAAAGAAGCATTGAACAATATGGATACGGACGAATTAACAGGGGAAAAATACCTCAACCACGGCGACGTCGTTATTATTAATGATAAGAAATATCTGTGTGAGGAGCAGAATCCAGATTACTCGCACTGCCGACACTGTGCTTTTGCTGGATATAACGGTTGCCGACTACCCAAGGAGCTGCATTATGAGTGCGCTGCAAACAATGTTGCGTTAATATCAATTGAGAAAGTCATTGAACGCGAGGAGAAGGTGCTTGATGAGCAGCAACGATACGTTAATTACCTAAAAGAACTATGGCAGAAGAACAAATTAAACAAAATGCATTAGAGTACGCAATAGATAATTATGGTGAGTATGATAAACACGATTATACTGACCATTCTGGCAGTAACATGTGTCATGCTGTTAGTGAAAAGGCCTTTATTGCAGGAGCACACAGTCGTGATGCAGAAATCAAAAGGCTCCAAGATATGTGTGAAAAACTATCCGTTGCAAACAGACGTTTGGAAGATTCCGTGGCACTGCGCGATAAGCGAATAGCTGCCTACTCAACAGCTGTAGATATGGCGTCAGTTGAAAATGCTATACTGCGCGACAGATGGATTAGTGTAGATGACCGTCTTCCGGAAATAGATGATAGTCATAAAACATTATTATCAAAAACAGTTTTCGTAAAGACATACAAAGGTGACGGAACATCAGCCAGGTATGACCATGCGACAAAGACTTGGTGTCCTGCGAAGATATTGCAAGGTTTAATCACTCACTGGATGCCAATCCAATAAAACTAACATTATGAAAAAAGAAGATATTGAATTCCTGAAGGATTTACAGCACGAACTCAACACTCAGACGAATGACGGTAACGCATCACCTGTATACTGGGGAGTTCTTGAAACAAAAACAGTCGGCGTTCCGGAAGGCTGCGGAGATGACGAAATGGTCGTCTGCGACGATAGAACATACACATGTGACGAGTTTGTAGAACACGTGGACGAGTACGTTGACGGTCAAGAAGAGGGGATTGCTTGGTGTGATGTTGATAAATCAGATATTGAGAGTGTTATCGATTTCTATAACGACATGTGTGGCGTAGACGAGGCACGGCTCATCTCAACTCGCCAAGAGGATTTCATTAGCATGAACACCGGTGCTTTCCTCACAAAACGCGCTTGCAAAGAATACATCGAGCGATTTGGTTACAACCACTCCAATCCTCGCACCTACGCAATGACGGCTTACCGAAACTTCGAGCTGGAACGACTGTTACACATTATATCTGAGTTGGACTTCTCTAAAATCACTGAAGACAATGACGCTTGAAACAATTGGATGCGTTGTCGCAGCACTTATCATATATGGCATCGCTGGATTTGCATTCTGGTGTCTCGGCGGACTATTTGGGTGGTTTGCGGATGACAGGAATGATGAAATATCAATGGCAAAAGTGCTCTTCTGGCCTGTAACTATTGCCGCATATGTGGTAGCAATGACTATCTGTTTGTTGATATCATTGCTGAAAGTAATATGGCGGTCTCTCAAAGGACTTGTTCAATTCTTCCGTTATAACATATGGGAACTAATCAAATACGGAATATGAATCCTGAAATAACATCAAAAATCACAGAACTGCCTGACGGAGCATATTATGGCGAGCACTCAGGTTACGTCTTCACACGCTACCTTGACGGAAAACACTACTCAACAAAACAAGGCATCCGTGGCATCGCAAGAAACGTAATCATTACGGTTGAATGTGGAAAAGAAATATCATACGACTACGGTCACTAACTAAAACAACAATAACAACAATGGAAAACAATTCATCATTTATCGTCGCAATCATCGCGGCAATCATTCTCGGCCTAGGAGTTCTCTTTGGCGCAACGGCCGGCATCATGTACTTCTCGTACAACAACACAGAAGTATCACTGCGCAATCAAGCAGAGGCACAACGTGGTAAAATCGAAACCAACTTCGACGCAATGTGGAAAATCATCAACCAGGAAGCACAGGTTGCTGACGAGTACAAGAACGCCTTCAAAGAAATCTATCCGGCTATTATCGAAGGTCGCTACTCTCAAGGAGATGGTTCTCTCATGAAGTGGATTCAAGAGCAAAACCCAAACTTCGACACGTCGCTTTACAAACACTTGATGCAGAGCATTGAGGCACAGCGTCTCTCATTTGCTAATGCACAGTATCGCATGCTGGACATCATTAGGCAACACACAACACTCTGTGAATCTATGCCGGCGAAGTGGTTCATTCAGAACAAGGAACCGATTGAATACACAGTCATCTCATCAACAAAAACAAAATCCACCATCACAACAGGAATCGACGACTCGGTTGAACTGTTTAATCACTAAAAGCTATGATAGCACTTGTCTTCCTCATACCTATTCTTGCGTGTGCGCTCCTTCTCGTTTTCTTTCGGGAATGGGTACGCCCGCTTGAATATCTATTGGTATTGATACCAGGTATATTAGTTCCGGTGATTGTGTATATCTCAATCAAATCGTACGTATCATCAGATACTGAGTATCTTGGCTACTACACAACACAGGTTGCCTACTACGAGCCTTGGAATGAGTATATCCATAAGACCTGCACAAGGGAGGTGTATGACGGAAGAGATGAAGATGGAAATGCAAAGTATCACACCGAGACCTATGACTGTTCATATGTAAAGGAGCACCGTGAGTACTGGGAGATGATACTTAGCAACGGCAGGACATTGGAAATATCACAGCGCGAATATGATGAGATTGTGTGCAGGTTCGGAACACCAAAGGTCTTCGTTGATATGCACCGGCATTACTACACCAAGGATGGCGACAAATACACGTGCTCATTCAACGGTGACAGGAACCATATGTACACAGTCACACTGACGCACAGGTATAAGAACAAGGTTAAGAACAGTATGTCTATCTTCAATTTCTCAGAGGTTGGAGAGGATAAAGCTGATTCACTCGGATTATACGATTACCCGCCGGTTGTGCGCGACCAGAACCCAATCGTTGGCTATAATCCTGGTGAAAGCGTAATTGACTCATTCAAATATGTTAATGCCTATTACGGTGCGCCATATCAGTTCAGGTGTTTTGTCTTTGTATACAGGAATAAACCAATGAGTATTGTGGAGGAACAAAAGAACTTCCTTATCGGTGGCAACAAGAATGAGTTGATTGTATGTATATCAATCGACGAAACTGATAACGTGCAATGGGTCAACTCTTTTAGTTGGGAGGATACACCGTACATGAGTGTTGGGTGTAATCACATCTACGAAGAAGGTGAGACGCTGGATTTAATGGTATTGGAGCGATATCTGCTTGAGAACGTTCCGAAACAATGGAAACGCAAGGAGTTTGCAGACTTCGACTACATCGAGACACCAGTCACATCAACAGGATGGTTTTTTGTCGTCCTATCTTCCATTATAACGTGCATCATTATGAGTGTGGTTGTTGTATTAAACGAGATATAATATGAGGCAAACAATATTTAAAGGTTGTCACTATTCAACCTTCATTCCGTGGTTCAAAAGACCAAGTTCATACTTCTATATGGAGCGCACTATTGCATTCGATGAGTCATGCAAATATAGTATTGACGAGCCGAGCTGTGTGAATAAACTATTTGGATTCTGTTTTGGTTTCGGTGTGCATAAGAACTCGATACGATTCGGATGGACGTACAATGAGTATATGAATAGTATCTATATTTGGAGCTACATATACAAAAATGGAGTACTCACAAAGAACAAAATTGCTTCTTTAAATGTTGGTGAACAGCATACGTATAGAATCGAAGTAAATCGCATAAGTGAAGTTCTTGGAGACTATACATTTAGATTTCTGATTGACGGAAATGAGGTATCTTTGTTCTCTGATATGAGGTCTAGCGCATGTTTCCTAACAACGCTTGGCTTCTACTTCGGTGGTAAATCTCGCGCGCCACATAAAATGTTTATTAATGTCAACTAAAAAGAAAACCGATGTCCGTGAATGGCATCGGTTTTTTGTTTATTACGGAGTTATTGGATGTTCTTCTAGATAATCCGCAACTATTCCGTCAACTGTGTCTCCATTAATAGCCTCCAAGATTTCGTTTAGGTCTCCTATTAAATCAATGACATCTTCTAGTTTATCTCCCCAGTCTACCTCAATGGTAAACTCATCACTCTCCTCTACAAAAGTAAAGGCGCTGGCTATGCCAAGCTTTAATCCAACCTCGTCAACAACACCACTTTGTATAATAATGGCATGTGTAAAATCTCCGCCAGTGACACCAGACTCCAGCGTTGCATTACCCTTCTGCATCGAGCTAACAAGAGGTAAGGTTTTCGATTCGTCAATAACCAGTCGGATGCCCTCAATGGTGGCATCTTCCGGAGCTTTAATCAACAACCGAACGCTATCTTCCGTCTTGTTGACATCATATGTGTTTATTCTATACCTCATGTTACATCGCAGCGTAAATCATTAGTTCCATCGCACTTAGCTTATGCGCACTCCATGTCTTATTTGTACTTCGCGAGTTATCATCGATAATATTCTCCGCTTCCCATTCTCGCCAGTACCCGACCGGAGCAACGAATTCGCTATATGGTTGGAATCGGTAGGTTTTCTTCGTTTCTTTACAATAAGCAAGGTGGCCTTCATCCATAATGGTCACACCACTCATGTCTTCAAGCGTTGCATATTGGTCGCGCGTGAAGTTCGGCTCGTAGGCTGTGTATGTAAAATTGGCACCTATCTTTGGCATATCTCAACTGTGTTTATGAGAATGTATATTTCATCTGATATTGGTCAGCCGGACTATTCATGGTATATACCTTGTAATCACCAACCGTTGTCTTGGTAAAGTTAACCGGCCAGTACTGCTGTCCGCTTGCATCCTTGATTGAGGTAACGTCCTTAATCGTCTTAGCGTATGCAAAACATACCTTCTTAATACCACTATCCAGGATTTCAATTGTCTGTGGCAAAGTCTTAGCTTCCAGCCTATGCAATGCGGTAATACCAGATTCTGCAGTCGGTGCGTTATCAACGATACCGTAGTACATCGTCTTAGTATTAAGAGTAACAGCTGTAGATGATACCAAAGAGTCCACCCAGCCACTCTTAACGCACATCGCCTTAACCGTACATGATGAATAGACAACGAATCCACCGCTTGGGTATACAGAGCTTCCACTGGTCGGGTCTGTGCCGTCTGTTGTGTAGTAGATTTTGTCTGCTGAGTCACTACTGGTTAAGGTACACGTACGCGCAGAGCTATACTCATTACCGTTAAAACTAATACCAGGAGCATCTAAGCGCCTAAGTATCGTATACGTACCAGTCGTTGCACTATCCGACAATTCACCGTTCAACTCAGCAATAGCCTTAACAGTGTATGTTTTGCCGGAAACATTCTTATCCTGGCTTAACGTAACACCAGCGCTTGTATATTTCGTGCTTGCAGTGGTAGGTGTAGAACCGTCCGTTGTGTAGTAGATGTTATATCCGGCAGGCGAACTGGACATATAAACCAATTGGTTGTAAACGCTGTCTGTTGTGCCACTTGGTGAGAATACAGGGTCTGCAGGGGTAATGGACTCATGAACATTGGAGATAATATACGTTTTTCCCCTGTTTTTTATCTTCATGCGGTCACCAACAACCCACAAAGCACCATTCCAGAAGTCACGGAAATTCTGTTTTTGTACGAGAGTCTCACCGGAGGTCATCTCGTCGCTAGCACCGAGAATCTCTTCTACGTCACCATCAAGCCATCGCTTAACACCATTATCAGGGCAACCGGCGATAACATCAAAATACCTACCATCGTAGATATATACCTCGGAAGTACCAACAACCTTGTAGAACTTATCCTGCTCTATCGCAACTTCAACCCATTGCCAAACACCGTCAACAATATCCCATTGATAGAGTCTGTCGCGTGCACCGCCAACACCAAGAGCAATATACATGTCACCCTCAACCGGATTCTCCGGAGGGGTACCAAAAGACGTAATCATAGCGATAGGGTCAATCCCATCGTTATAACATTCGTTTAATAGGGTTAAGAAATCTTCCTCATTCGGTTTATCTCCGTTTCGGAACAACTCCCACAAGTCTTCTTTTGATACGCGTGCCATGTACAGTTCTTTCTACCAATAAATAGCCAAGTTTTTAATTCTTGGCAGTTCTCAAACAAGAATTAGGAATTTATCCAAATTAAGCCTGTGCACCGACGTTATTCAATGCATCTTTGCCATAAAGAGGACGCTTGTCTGCGGCTTTCAATGCACGCATCAAGTTGTTGTGAGCGCTACGCTTAATCTTTTGGTTGAAGTCCTCGATATCCTGTTGCATACGGTTGGAGTCTGTGTCTCCAAGATACGGGTTACCACTGTAGTAGGATTGCTGGTGAGGGTTCGGCATGTTAACGGATTTGTTTACATAACCATTAGCGGCAATGCGGCTGTCCTTTGCGAAAAGATTCTCAGGTCCGTATTCCTCAAGGTTTGCCTTTTTCTTACCACATGCTTCATCCAGGAGACCGAATACAATTGTATCAATAGCTTCCTGCAGTTGCTCCTCCATCGAGTGCTTCTGACTTGCAATTTCCTCCTTGAGCATGCGACTGACAGTCATACGTGTAATCTCATTCAGCTGAGCCTCCGTTACGCGTACAGCTTTATTTTTCTCATTCAACTTCGTCATGTTATAATATATTATCTGACAATAAATACTAAAATAATCAAGTATTCGTTACAAGAATCGGATTATCCGGACTATATTAGATACGAAATTCACAAAACACACTAAATTAAATTATGAGTACTGGATTAATTATTGCACTTGTAGTGCTTGGACTGGCGATGCTATTCTTCGCAGTCTGCTATGTGAAAGTTGGACCAAACAAAGCGTTGGTTGTATCTGGTTGGCCGTTGAAAAAGCCGAGGTATTTAACTGGTACCGGTGGATTCCGTATCCCTGGATTGCATCGTGTTGATACCCTCTATCTCGGACAATTGTCTGTTGACATCAAAACAGGTACACCCGTTCCGACATCCGACTTTATCAATGTTGACGTCGACGCAGTTGCCAAAGTAAGTATTGACCGTGACTGTATTGACATTGCCGCTGCAAACTTCCTTAATAAGTCGCGTGAGGAAATCGCAGAGGAAATTCGTGACTCCTTGCAAGGTAACATGCGTGAGATTATCGGTACGCAAGACCTACGCTCGTTGAACACTGACCGTGACGGATTCTCTAACCAGATTCAGGCAAAGGCAGCTCCGGACATGACAGAACTGGGTATCAAGATTATCTCTTGCAACATTCAAACCATTAAGGACAACGACGGTCTCATCTACGCCCTCGGTGCTGACAACACATGCAGGATTACAAAAGATGCATCCATCAACAAGGCTAACGCAGAGCGCGACGTTGCTATTGCAAAAGCACTTGCACAGAAAGAGGCTAACGATGCACGCGTTGAGGCAGAGACGCAGATTGCCGAGAAGAACACTGAACTGTCCATCAAACAGTCTGAGTTGAAAAGCAAGGCCGATAAACAAAAGGCTATCGCTGACGCAGCTTATGAGATTCAGAAACAAGAGCAAGCAAAGGACATTAACGTCAAGACGGTTGAGGCTTCTACCGCAAAGGAGATTCGTATTCAGGAGCAGCAACTCCTTATTAACCGCAAGGCCGTTGAGGCAGAGGTTGAGAAGGCAAAACAACAGCAACAGCTCAAAGAGCAAGAGATTGCCATCCAGGAGAAGACCCTCGCTGCAAAGGTTAACAAGCAAGCCGATGCTGAGAAGTATCAGAAAGAGCAAGCCGCAGCAGCTGAACTGGAGCAACGCAAGCGTAAAGCCGAGGCCGAAGCATACGAGGCAGAGCAACAAGCACGCGCCATCAAGGCAAAGGCAGAGGCAGACCTCTTCGCTCAACAACAGAAAGCAGCCGGTATCGAGGCTGTCGGTAAGGCAGAAGCCGCAGCCATCAAGGCTAAAGGTGAGGCAGAAGCAGCCGCAATGGACAAGAAGGCTGAGGCATTCAAGAAATACGGTCCTGCAGCACTTGCAGAGATGATGGTACACGTTCTTCCTGAGGTTGCCGAGAAGGTTGCAAGCCCGCTGAGTCAGATTGGTGATGTACGTGTCTATGGAACAACCGGTAATGAGGTTTCCGGACTTTCTGGGAACGTCCCAGTGCTGATGAAACAGACCATGGACGTCGTTAAAGAAGCTACCGGCGTTGACCTGAGTCGAATCATGCAAGACAACTCTACTGTTGCAACGGCAAGTGTTGACCTGGGACAACAGGGTAAGTAATCACTACTATCATTGGTGGAGGAATGTATGCTGACGGAATGTCCTGGCTACATTCCTCCTATTTTTTAACACACGCATGAAAACATATATTACTAAAGACGCACGCATATTCAAGAAACTGATGCGCAAATACGGTAAAGGCAACAAGGTTATCCTGCGTATTGAGCAACCGTATCTTCGCGGAGAGTATATCACTGAGCGCAGGCTCTTCTACCAGATGGAACTGGCATACGCACAAGGTTTATTCATCAACGACAACAAGTACCTTCCGGCAGGAGCGCAAGAGTGGATTGACACCGTCATAAATGAAGCAGACACACGTCGCGACTACCTACTTCCGGATGGTGAGTACGGAGATATACGTGGTTTCGAGACGGATGGCTACTCATTCGCGTTCATCATCTATAAGCCAAACGGAGAGCGCGTTGAACTACAGGCACCGACGTACCTAGTTCCTGTCACTGAGTTGGACGGATTTAAGCTGACTGACAATATAGCAGTTCGAAAGGGTATCTATAAGGGAATCCAACGCTGTGATGGCAACTGTCCGTGCAAACACCCGGAGAATGACGGAGATTTACATTGTCCATGTGAGGGATATCGTACAAAGAACCGTTGTTGTTGCAAATTGTACGTAGAAAAGAGTCAAGATTCCTAAAAAAGGACTATATTAGTATTGAGTTTAAGAAAATACACGTTGTATGAATTATAATTTCAATCGAAAAGAAACATGTGAATCACTCAAGAGGTTCCTGATTACATGGTACGAGGCCAACGCAAAAGGTTGTAAACTCGTCATCGGTATCTCTGGTGGCAAGGATTCAAGTATCATGGCCGCGTTGTGCTGTGCTGCTATCGGTAAGGAGAATGTTCTCGGTGTTCTCATTCCGAATGGTGTACAATCTGACATTAACGTATCGCAAGACCTGTGTAAAACGCTTGGAATACAGAACGTAACGGTTAATATACGTTGCGCATACGACGCCATCCTCGCAGGAATTGATGACGCAGGCATCTCTATCACTGACCAGACAAAGTGGAACTTGCCTCCGAGATTGCGTATGTCTGTACTATATGCAGTGGCTCAGTCTTGCAATGGCCGCGTTGTGAACACCAGTAACTACTCTGAGGATTGGGTTGGATGGATGACCCGTTGGGGAGACTCCGTTGGTGACGTAATGCCGTTCGCACTCCTAACAGCAAGTGAGGTGAAGGAAATCGGCTATGAACTCGGCCTTGATAAGCGCTTTATCGAGAAAGCTCCAGCTGATGGACTCGTTGGCGCTACGGATGAAGAGAAGTTCGGTTTTACCTACGCAACACTTGATAAGTATATCCGTACAGGCGAATGCGCATCGCAGACAGACCTTGAAAATATCACCAATCGTCACAACAAGAACCTGTTCAAGCTGATGCCTGTTCCAATGTTCCAACCGGCTCCCGGACTCTTGTATGACATGGATAACACTGTATTTGAAACAGAGGATACGCCGACTTTATGTGACGGTCGTTACCTTTTCTCTGTAAATGATTCATTGGTACCAGAACTGGCTCCTTCGTATAACATCGGATAACACAGCACGCATATGTCTAAATCAAAACATTTACTGGTTGTCGTTGACATGCAAAACGACTTCTGTTCACAGACCGGAACACTCGCAAATAAGGATACGGTTGCCATTGTAGAGAAGATGGCTGATTTCCTGGAACGCACACACAAGGACTACGAGATGACCGTTTTCACTCTCGATACGCACGAGAAAAACTATCTTGAGACGTTGGAAGGTATAAACCTGCCGGTTGAGCACTGCATCAAGGGTTCGTGGGGTCATGCGTTAAATCATCAGATTAACGAGGTAGCAGATAAGTTCAGCGAACTGTCATGCCGTCGTATTGAGAAAAACACCTTCGGCAACATACACTGGATGTATGACCTGCTCGACATTATCCCTATCAGGAAAAACAATGATGATTTCGCCGGAGAAGGATACGTGATTGATATAATGGGTGTATGTACCGATATTTGTGTTGTAAGCAATGCACTTATCCTGCGCGCAACCTATCCTGACGCTGTTATTCGTGTCATTGAAGACCTGAGTGCTGGAACAACACCGGAGAAACACGCAGAGGCGCTGGACGTGATGAAAAGTTGCCAGATTAAAGTCATTAAATCAGATGCTGTATGACTGTAAAGATTGTCTTTATTGTAGCCATTGTTATCATGTTGATATTCATGGCACGTGAGTTAATTGCACTCTACAAGCAGGGTAAGCTCGTTCAGAAATTCTGTGAGGCAGTTGTGCCTGGTACGGTATTCCACACCAACAAGTTCCAAAACGGCGCGTGCATGCGCTTGTTCGATAAGGTTCTTGAAGTGGAGCACGATGTAGAAAACGATATCTATAAACTCAAGATTGAAACAATCACTGAGGTGAACGGTATCGACATTCCAACGGCTACTGTTTCTACGGTAGAGGCTGAATATTTCGTTGAATATATCATCGGAAACGAAGATGCGAAGAAGCTCGTCAAGATTGGTGGCCACGCATACAAAGAAGAAAACGAGGCTTACTTGGTTGCATTCGGACTCAATAAACAATACGCCGGAACTGTAAACAGATTTGTATTCACACGTTCGTTCCGTCCGGATGAGGAAATTAATTGTATTGCAAGCTTCCACGAAGCACACCTTGGCCACATCTTCATCGGACACCCGTTGAAAGAAGGTGACGATAAGTGCATGGCCGGCGAGGCAGGATTCATGTACATGGCTGACAAGTACGCTATCTACCCTATCACTCAAGAAGAGTTCGACAAATGGAAAGCAGCTTACATCGAGTTCAACGAAGACTTCAAAAAGGCAGAGAAATACAAAGAGCCTGTAAGCGAACCAAATTCGTTACAACCTAACACAATGTACACAACACAAACAGTATGATAACACTTTATAATGGAGAATTAGTTGTCGGCAACGAACACTTTGCCGACGGAACACTGAAGATGTTCAACGTTGCAGTGCGCTACCATGGTGTTCAGGATATTCACTGGACGTACGAAAACGAAGGTGAACTAATCACAATCATCTATCTCGTTAAACACATCCGTGACACGTTTAAAAACATGGATAAGCGCTGCCCGCAAATCACGCTTACAGTGCCGTACATGCCGAACGCACGACTCGACCGTGTTGAGGATGAGAAGCAGGTATTTACACTGAAGCATTTCGCTGATGTCATTAACTCACTACATTTCACCAAGGTTTATTTCCTTGACCCTCACTCTGCAAAGGCATGCGAGTTGATTAACAACGTTCAGGTCATGTCGCCTGACACATACATCCGCAAGGTAATTGAAGGTATTAAGACCTACATCAATCGAGACGTCGTACTCTGTTTCCCGGATATGGGTGCCATGGAGCGCTACAAGGATATCGCAAATGATACTGAGTTGGCATCTACGGTATTCTACGGTAAGAAACTGCGAAACTTCGATACCAGGGAGATTGTTGAGTTCGGGTTACACCAGCATCGTGGCACAGAAGGTATCACAACGCCGGAGTACTTCGCAAACAAGGTAGCTCTCATCATCGATGATATTATCTCTACGGGAGAAACAGTTGTGCTGAGCGCATCGGAACTGCGTGAGTGTGGTTTCAAGAATATCTTCGCATACTGCACACACCTTGAGAACAGCTACATAGACAAAGATGCACACCCAGAGAACACAAAACTTCTCGACGCTCTGTTGGTTGGTGAACTGTCCGGTATCTACACAACGGATAGCATCTACACAGGTAAGAATCCGAAGGTACATGTAATCGCAAATGTATAAACAATAAAGGATATGAACTTTAGATTAGCGCTGGCCGCAGCATATAGTGGCAAAAAGATTAAGCTCCCAGAGTGGGAAGGCTGGTGGTTCGTAGGCGATGATAATCTGTTCTACGTACGCACAAAAGAAGGTACCATTGATAACAGCCCGTGGTTTGACAAGTTCGTTAACCGCGAGGATTGGCAGGTAATTGACGATTAACAAATGAGAACACATGGCAATTAAAAGTGTAAACGGTAACACCATGGAGACGTTGGACGATGTTCAACAGTTATCCCAAGAGGCGCTGGAGCGTTTCAAGAAAGAACACAACGGAATGACGCCGGAAGAGTATAGTCATTACTATACCAAGATGACGCTTACCTACAGTTTCCGCAAAGAAGTTTCTCTTCTTGTTGAACGAATTATGAATTCCAAGAGCTCTCTCGAACAAGAGGTTGCTGCATGTGAGAACAAGACCAGCACGCTCAGTTCTGCAGTACGCGGATTCATTACATTCCTCAACGGAACGGATGAAGGCAAGGTCTTCCTGCGTGAGATTGTTGACGAGCAAATTCAGAACTTCAAGGACTTCGCTGCAAAGCGCAAAGAGCGAATTGAGAAAGCAGAGGAGCAGAAGAAAAAACAGGAGGAAGCCGACGAGAAGGCTCGTGCAGAAAAGCGCGAGAAGAAACAAGCCTACCTCAAAACTCGTCGCGAAGCAAAAGAGAAAGAGCGCGCAGAACGTAAGGCAGCACAGCTGGCGAAGATTGCCGAAAAGAAGGCAAAACGCGCCGCAGCTGCTGCAGAGTAATGAAAATTCGTCCACAGGATTTGTATATATCAAAAATTTTACATATCTTTGTGGGCGAATTTGAAAAACTATTACAACTATGGCAAACAAAAACGATTCACTCGGCGATAGAATGAAGAAGTACGAGGCGGTCAGCAAGACGTCTCTTGTTCCTCGTATGCCGGTTATTCTGCGTCTCGACGGGTGTCACTTCCACACGACAACCCGTGGCTTTATCAAACCGTTTGACCCGGTCATGATGAAAACCATGCAGGATACCATGAAGTATCTCTGTGAGCATATACAAGGTTGTGTATTCGGCTATACACAGTCGGATGAGATAACGCTTATCCTTGTAGACTACAAGAAACTCAACTCATCTGCATGGTTCGATAATGAAGTACAGAAAATGTGCTCCGTTGCTGCATCCATGGCAACCAAGGCCTTTAACTCGTACTTCGTAGCAAATATGGCCATCTGTTCCAAAGAAGTGGTTGACCTGACCGTTACTACGGATAATTTCCGCAAGGTATATAACGCATATGACCGTGTAACACTGGATGGTGCCATCTTCGACTGTCGCGCGTTCAATGTTCCGAAAGAGGATGTAACCAATAATATCCTCTGGCGCCAGCAAGATGCAACACGCAACTCTATTCAGGCATTGGCACAGGCACATTTCTCACACAAGGAGATGTTCGGCTTGAACTGCAATAAGCTGCAAGATAAGCTCTTCACGGAGAAAGGTATTAACTGGAATGACCTACCAATTCCGCAGAAGCGTGGTTCTGCATGCATCAAGAGGGGTGTATCGTTTACTAACCAGCACGGTGAGGAGACTGTCCGCACGCAATGGTATGTAGATACTGAAATGCCTATCCTTACCGGTGCTGGCCGTGCCTTTGTTGATTCATTAATCATTTGTAACGATGACTGATAAAGAAAAACGCATTATCGTTATCCAGATTTACATCGGTGGCGTTAACCGTGGCGACGTTCCTGAGTTTGTAGAACATGTCATCAAGCATATATCTTCTGAGTTTGATGATACCGTTAAAGTGCTCTACATGCCAGTTGACGAAGTGATTGGTGACCGTCAGGTATACGATATATCCGGATACAGCGATGAACGCATTGCACGTCTCGAAAAGGAGATTGCAGAATATAACGAAAACTTTAAACAACTTTATTTACATGATTCAAAGCCTTCTTGATAATGACTTGTATAAGTTTAGCATGGGCTACGCTTATATGAAACTCTTCCCTAATGTGGTGGGTGAGTTTGTGTTTAACGACCGCAATAATACTGAGTACGACGCCGCTACGGTTGCACGCATTAAAATGGCGATGTTCGACCTGGAAAAGGTTTCCATGTCCCCGGATATGAAGGAATGGGCAATCGAGAAAATGCCGTACATCCCTGCTTTCTACTGGGAGTGGCTATCCGGATTCCGTTTCGAGTCAGATAAAATCGACCTGTGGGTTGACGAGCAGCGCCATCTTCATATCTCCGTTACAGACCTCATGTACAAGGCCACGCTGTACGAAGTTCCCATCCTCGCAATCGTTTCTGAGGCATGCAACCATCACAACAAGCTTGACAAGCAAGAAGTGATGAGCCGCCTGGAGGCAAAGGTTATGCTCTCCAATACCAACAACCTCCTCTTCTCTGAGTTTGGAACACGCCGTCGCTTCAGTTACGAGGTACAGGATATGGTGGTTGAGTACTTGAAAGACTACGCAGCCTATTGTGTTGGTACATCAAATGTACATCTGGCATGGAAATATGATATGAAGCCAATCGGTACTGTTGCTCACGAATGGATAATGATGCACGGTGCACTGTACGGCTATCGCAACGCCAACTTCGAGGCATACGAGAACTGGGTACGCACCTATGACGGTGACCTTGGCATCGCACTGACCGATACGTGGGGATTGGATGCTTTCCTGAATAACTTCACGCTGAAGCAGGCAAAGCTGTTCGACGGTGTGCGCCAGGATAGCGGTGACGAGTATGAATTCGTTGATAAGGTTGTTGCCTTCTACAAGAGCTATGGCATTGACCCGACAACGAAGACGATTGTTTTCTCGAATGCGCTGGATTTCCCAAAGTACAAGGAGATTGCTGAGTACTGCAGTGGAAAAATCATGTGTAGCGCCGGCATCGGAACAAATTTAACAAACGATACCGGTTACAAGCCTATGAACATCGTTATGAAGTTAAATCGCTGCCAGTTCAGAGGTTGGAAGTGGAACTATTGTGTGAAGATTTCCGACGATAAGGGAAAGATGATGGGTCTTCCTGAGGAGTTGGAGGTTGCGATGAAAGAATTAGATATTAAGCAATAGTATGGGTGAGAGAATAATGAAAAATTTCCCGTTCGAAGTGGACGGGCAGACATACTGGCGTAGTCGTTCAGTAGCAGTTGTAGGATTCGTTTTCTGTCGTGACAAAGATGGTACATGGTGCGTGCTTGCTAATCAGCGTGGTGCCGGTTGTCCCGATGAGAACTTCAAGTGGAACGCACCGTGCGGATTCCTGGACTTCGATGAGAATGGCAACGAGGCAGTTGTTCGCGAAATCTTCGAGGAGACAGGCGTTGGGTTGAAGCCAGAACAGATGGTATTTGACTCGATATCCTTCAGTAAGAAGAAAGACCAGAATGTCACACTGCGTTATGTAACCGTTATCAACGATAAGGTAACAAGTGATTTCACCTTCAACGACACGAACTCTGAGGTGGACGAGATTGCAGGCATTAAATGGGTTCCGTTCGGTGATAGAGATTCATACGACTGGGCTTTCGGCCACGAAGAGTTGATTCCGGAGATGTTCTACAAACATGTTCCGTTCATGGCACGCCAACTACATATTGACTAACTATGTTGGAAGTTGACGGCTTAATGCATCCAGGTGTGGATAGGTGTACGAAAATCGCCATATACGGTGGTTCATTCAATCCTATCCATGCTGGGCACGTACAGACGGTAATGGCATTGCTTGGGGATGGGCAACGTGAGAATCCTGTCCTTGTGCAAAAGGTTTATGTCCTCCCTTCTCCGTGTAGTCCGTTCAAGACAGGTAACTCAGAAACTGTTGATGCATACCACCGGTGCAAGTTGTGTGACATTGCACTAAAACAAATGACATTAAATCCGGAGTACCCTCAGTTCATTCGTGACTGGTTCAAGGATAAAATTGTTATAAGTCCTTACGAGATTGTTCACTTCGGCACCGCGCAATGTGCATATACTGTTGATACATTGAAGCGCATCGTCTGTGAGAACGTCTTCAATGAGAACCAGTATTACTTTGTGATGGGTGTTGATAGCTTTAATAGTATAGAAAAGTTCAAGGACTACAACTGGTTATTGAACTCCGGCATTGTTAAGATAATCATCATCCCACGCAAAGGATACGAGGTTGATAGGCGCTTGCTGAATGACAACTGCATCTACGCTGAGAATATCAACATCCAGGAGATATCGTCAACAGAACTGAGGAGATGTATCGGAAGCATTCCTAACGCAAGCATACAGTTTGATGTAAATAAGAAAAATTTACAACAGTGGTTGCCAAACTACAAGGAGTCGCTCAGGTACATGCATGAACATAAACTCTATGGACTATGAAAACCAGTTATTTTGCAAAGTTAAAACAAATCAAATATCCCGTCTCTATCGCAGCGAAAGCACCTGTGTGGTACACAGCACTAGGAAAACCTGAATATAAGAAGCTAGCACCGACATATAGCATCTTGAATGCTTACAAAAATGGTGGAGTTGAAAAAGGAGACACGGAACTGTATACACGCAGGTTTAACAATGAGGTGTTATCGAAATTGGATATACTCAACGTCCTGTTCGATTTGAATGAATTCTACGGTTCCGATGGCGTAGCGCTTGATGAATTAACGCTCTTGTGCTACGAGAAACCAGGCGACTTCTGTCATAGGCATCTCGTTGCTGACTGGATTAGGAAACAGGGATACAACTGCGAAGAGGTTGTGTACTAACAACAAGAAAACCGGCATCTCGATTGAGGTACCGGTTTTTATTATTCCGAATCATTTCGATTCCATTCTGCTACTAGCGTTCCGCCTATGAATTTAATAACAAGGCCGTTTCTATAATACTCACACCTCAAATTCGAGGTATTCAGGATATCCTGTTGTGTAGCCATAGTTTTCGACGTCATCAATATTTACTAAAGCTAACACATTGGCTTTATGTAATTCCGTTTGGTTATAACATAAGCCAGCGTATACCTCAAGCTCATACAACATATTGAGCGCTGTTTCAATATCTAACTCGATTGGTGTTCCATTAAACCAAAGTGTTGTGCGAGTGTGTTCTGTTTTCTTTTGCGATTCCAGAAGGTTCACTAATCCAACACGAGTCTGTTTATCCAGCCACGCTTCAATACCGTTGATATAGAATTTGTTTACGGCACTAGAAGAATCATATGCGACAATCTCGTCTATTACCATATTTTTCATTCCGGCAAGATAAGCTGCATACAACTCATCCTTTTCTTCTTGTGTTGGTTGGTGGTCAACTAATTCGGTGTAGCAAACACACAAATCACCAGGCAGGTCTTTTTTGAACATGCGTAAGTAATAGAATTGCTTATTACCAACCTTAAAAGCCTTTGACAACTCCTCCCAGTCGTTTATTGCTAATGTTTCTTTTATCATGTTTATATTGACTTTTTAGCTTAGTTTTCTCTTTGTACACATCCCTTACACGCATTAAACCCATGCGTTTTGTTAAGTATACAAACTTTTTTGTTTCTTCATCTACATTATTCCATAGATTCCATCGGATTGCGTATGTTTTACGATGTATTAGATATCCCATATAAGAATTGTATCGCTGTGCAAATTTTTCAACGCAACTCTCCTTATCTAACCTACACGCAAACTCTTTCGTTATATTAAATGCATTTGTAACTGTATGATTTCCTGCATATAAACGCCCATTCTTAATTACGCTCCCTAAAAACGAAACGCCATGCCTGACTGGTTGTATGTATATTTTCTTTTTATGTAGTTCTAAATCAAGCTCAACGCTTAATCGCTCACGCAGTTTGGGGAGTATAGATAGTAATAAATTTTTATCGTCAGATACTAAAATTGCATCATCAACATACCTTCCATATTCTACACCATCAATACTTGCTAGCCATTTATCTATTTGCGACATGTAGAAATTCGCAAATATCTGGCTTGTAAGGTTGCCAATTGCAAGGCCGTGATTTCCGTCGCTGCGAAATAAAGATTTTCCTTTTTGTAATTGATTCCATAAGCTTAAATCACCTTTCCTTATACAAAGCAATTCAGGGCGATGCATGACAATCATTTCTACCAAAGATAAAATCTCGTCTTTGTCATCCCTACTATAATTATCGCAAATAAATGTTTTCAGCATTGAGTTTAACAAAGTTTTGTTAATACTCATGAAAAAACAACTTATATCATACTTTAATATCCAACCATTTGGGTGGTTTTTAGTAAAATTCAATACACGATTAATTCCGTAATCCGTACCCTTCCCTTTTCGGCAATTATACGTATCTTCAATAAAATGTTGTTCAAATATAGGCAACAATCGCATAATCACCAAATGGTGAACTATACGGTCGCGAAACCTAGCAGCGAATACTTCCCTAACTTTTGGCCGTGTAACACAAAATGCGTCACTTAAACCAATTTTATAGGTATGATTATTCAAATCAAGCCATAATTCATACAAATTTATTGCTTCGTTAGCAGCAAATTCTGCGTATGAACTAGACCTTGTTTTGTGCTTTTTACAGTCAAGATAGGCAGCATATACTTCTTCTATTGTACACCACTCACTCATATTTAGGCTCGAACAAAACCAACACAGAGTTACTGTTGTTCTTGTTGTTGTTGTTGAAGGAGCCACTATTCAGTTTGACTCCATTAGTCGAACTGTTCTGACAAGACGTCCACCAGTTGCCGTATGTCGCTATCATTATCTTATTCTTAACTTCCCATTTCTGGAGAAAGTAGATAGCCACCCTAAATTTTACGCGCTCTCTGTATTATCCATACAGACTCCGGCTTCTTTGTTTGCGGATACTAACCAACCTTTAGCTTGTTTATATGCGTTTCCTAAAGGTTTAATCATCTCAACATAATAGTTCTTATTATTGTTCATTAGATAACCCTTTATTTCACACATTTTAAGAATTGTTGCCAAGTTGTTATACTTCGAAATATACAACTTTAATTGTTCAACTTTTCTTTCTGGAAAATCGTATGCTACCGCCACGCAATCCAGCATATCCAAAACAAGGAGAAGCATGTGTTGTCCAAGAGTATGCTTCCTATCTTTCTGTAAAAAATTAATCAAATTATCAACGTCATAAAGCAATGTTTCCGTTGCTTTATATAGAGGTATCTCCCTACCGTCTGTGTATTTATCTACAATTTTTCCCATTGCTGTTTATGCGCTGGACAGGAATGTCCTAGCGCTTTTAATTATTCAAAAGGGTCGAACAAAACCAACACAGAGCTACCGTAGTACTTGTTGCCGATGTCGAAGGAGCCACTAAGCAGTAAGACTCCATAAGTCGAACTGGCCTGACAAGACGTCCACCAGTAGCCGTTACGGATGTTGTGAGACGTCGCGTTGCTGGAAGCAGATGTAATCTTAGTCTCAATGCCTAAAGCTTTGTAGAGTCTGTACGCCGTATAAGCACCTGGATTGGTTGTGTTATTAGCCCAGTTGTCTGCCATTCCTTTCATCTGTGCGTATGAACCCGTAAAACCATTCTTTGTTGCGGCAGAGTTCAAAACATCAGCAGTAAATGCGATATCGCTACTATCTTCATCAGTTGCGCCTTGCGCAGTGCTATAGAAAGTCACGCCTGTTACACCGTTAAGGTTTGTAATAGAATCATGAGTATAAACAATAACAGGGGTCTCTGTTACAGATTTCCATTGATTGTCACTATATTCTACTTGGCGATATACAATATCGTTATATACAGCATAAAGTTTTTGTGCTCTTATAGTTCGCGCGGTACAGTCTTTAATGATTGAAGCATAGCTATTACTTGTTGCGTAGTCTGAGATTAGCAACGTATAATATTTTCCAGCACAGCGCGATTTATCAAGGTGATATCCTTCTGAGCTATTCAATGGTACGCCATTAACAGTGCTTCCATTCGGGTTCATCCAGGAACCTTGCATTTTATTATCCCACACACTCCATACAACAGCATTACCTATACCTGAACCATCACCACGTGTTGACTGAGATAGCCTTGAATCATTGTAATATCCTGCTATAATGTCGGAAGCAACTATCGTTCCGTTTGTGATGCCAGATTCAATTTCTTCTAGACTTAATAGGTTTCCGTACCTGTCAACACCATGAATACCAATGATACCCTCATAATAGGTAACATTAAGCATCCTTGATGGTTCTCCGGCGGTAAACTGTTCATTATTGCGGTCATGATGAAATGGAATAGACCCGTCACTACTAATTACATCCGGGTATTGAATTGTGTATGTTTTACCATATGGGATATTGGTAATAGTACACATTCCACTAGCATTAAACATACCTGAATAAGATGTTCCATCGGTGCACAGCGCTGTAACAGTCATATTTTCCAATAACGCAACAGTACCTCCTGCAGATGCAAAGGATGCAAGTATTGTTACTTGTTCGAATTTCTCACCTTCAGCTGTGTATTCATGAATAAGTTGTCTCATTGCTGATGTTGCTGAGAATCGCTGGTTAATTGGAGATACGTATCCCGTAATTGTCGGTAATTGCACTTCGTATATAACGCCCATTGGCATATTGAAAGCACATACACCGACGGTTGTTGCACCAGATGCCTCAGATGTTAAATTGAGAGTCTGGGAACCAGTTTGTGATATATTTTGTACTACTACGGAATATTGTGTCCAATCCACACTGGAAGGTGCAGACAATAATACAGAAACCTTTTCTTGAGTACCAACAGTTCCAATAAAGAACTCTTCACCGGTTATTGCTGATTTTAATCTAGTAGCTATTTTTGTAGGTGTTGACATATATTGTATTAAATGTTTATTGTGATTGCTTCGCCGGTTTCACTAACTATGGCTGTTAACGGCATTACCATTGTATACGTATCCTCACCATCTTCGTTTTGTTCAAAGTGTGCCGCATACATATTTTTCATTACTTCAGGCAGTCCTGAAACTGCATTACTTATGGCTGATAGGCCACTTGTTTCGTCGGTAAGAATATCAACAACAGTATTTCCACTATCATCGCTCAAAGCGTTTAGAATTGCACTATTAGTTGCACCACTATTCTCCCCTCTCTGTGCGTAGTCTTTTGGTAGCGCATTGATAACACTCCCGGCCGCTGCCGTAACGGCGCTCGTTGTTCCACTCTCTGTTGCCAACCCGGTCTTATCAAACTCAATCTGCCCAACAGCAGTTCCAAGGTCTGCAATCTGGTCTTGTATTGTACCATTACCTGCATTGAAGTCACCCAGCACATCCATTATAGGTCCAATCTGTGTCACTGGCTTATTCGTGATAGCAGTTACAATGGTATTGGTTGATGTGCTAAGGTCTGTCTTTGTAGCACCATTCTGCGTGGCTGTAGAAACGTCACTCTTCGTAGCAACGTTGCTTGTAAGCCAGGCGTAGATATTACTCAGGAATGTAGATATCCCTGTTAGACTGAGTATGGTCTTGTTAAACAATTGGCTAATAGACTCTGGCATGGTTATTCATTATTACTAATCGTAAAGTGCAGTGGCTCCGGATAACCTGTTGTGTAGTCGTAGTTCTCAACGCCAGCTATTGTTGTAGTTGCAAGAACTGCTGCCTTATGTTCCTCTGTCTTGTTGTAGCATTGACCTGCGTAAATCTCAAGTTGTCTGAGAAGGTCTATTGCATGGTCAATCTCGATAACAAAGCTGACACCAGCTAACCACAAGGTCGTTTCTGTAGCACCGGCCTCCTTTTGTTTCTTAATGAGGTTGTCCAGACCGACGCGAGTATCTTTGTCAAGCCATGTTGCGTGCTCATCAATGTAGAAGATATTGACGTTATCCGACACATCATAGCGCCGTATGCATGACAGTTTCTCCTGTTGCACATCTCCTATGTAGCTTGCTACCTGTGCATCATAATCTGCTTGTGCCGGACTATGGTCAATGATACTTTCGACGCAGCGAACAGACTCACTTTCCGGCAAGTCTTCAATTTTTGTGCGTATGATGTACCTATTTCCAATCTTTTCTGACGTACGGAAATCGTCCGACGCATATCTCTCAATTATATATTCCATATAACATGTTTTTGTCTTACAATAAATACAGCAAAGAGGTATTCTCGACCTTCCTAAACGAGCCGTCTCCGGCACGCCAATGTAATTAAATCTGCTATTAGCATTTCATTCCTAGCTCGAACACGGCCACCGCCGAGTAACTGTTGTTCTTGTTGTTGTTGTTCAACGCCCCAGACGTATTCAAGTACCACGCGTTGTTAGCATTATACTGTGAGGACGACCAGGTGTTACCGGCGTTGCCGTTATACGCCTACTCTATCGATATAACTTATCCTGCAAGCAGGGGGAAAGTGGTAGGCCACCTATGATTAATGCGCGCTGCCTAACCCGTAAGTATCAGCATGCTGGCTTACATTGCGTCGAGAATTTAACCTCTTGCTGTATATGTCAATGTTCACTTATGTATTATATAGCGCATTGTGTCTGCAATGACCCAATGCTGTAACTTGCGAACCTAAATTTATAGGTCGAACACGGCCACCGCCGAGTAACTGTAGCTCTTGTTGTGGCTGAGCAACGCCCCAGACGTATTCAAGCACCACGCGATGCTAGCATTAAACTGTGAGGACGACCAGGTGTTACCGGCGCTGCCGGAACCCCACGACGCCGTACCGATGGTAAACGCTTCAGCATAGGCTGCGTCGACGCCGATTGTCTTGAGATGCTGTTGAATTTGGCTTCTGTTTCCACTAAGGCTGAGAACCATACCGGCAGTAGGTAAGTTTCCGTAATACGTTGACTCTCCAATGGTTAGCGATTTACCACGTGCCCACACTGCAGCGCACGCAGTTAATGATTGAAGGTTAAAGCTGGCAAATGCCTGCCACATCTCAACAAGTTGTTGCGTTGCATCAAAGGCATCCCAGTCATTCGTCAGTGTTGCATTGTTAGAACTTAACGTATGTCCACCAACCGCAGGACTCAATCCATAGTCATAACGAGCCGTGATAACTGCTTGATACGCTGTTTTATCCTCAGAAGAAAGTCCGCTGACAATTAAGTCACCGTCGGTATCGGTAACGTCGTTGCCTTGATACCAAGTGTCTGCCTGTGCCTTTGTAATGATGCACGTTGCAACACCACCACTCTTTTGATAGGTTAGCTCTGTTCCAATGCGGAAATACCGGTCAATAACCAATGCTTCCATGTTTGCCGCAGTAGTGGTAGAGAACTCAATATTTAGAGAAGAGAATTGAACACCTGTTGTTCTATAGTCTTTCCAGTTTTTCGGCAGGAAGTAGTGACCAAGAGGTCCGTAGAACTTAATACCTATTGATGCATCATTATCAGCCTGGTTCCACTCTGACATTGGAACTTCTTCGATGCTTACACTTGATGTGTTGTTAACCGTTGTAGTTACAGTCTTAACACCAAACCAACCACTTTGACGATAGTGATATGTAGCTGTGATACTACGCGTTGACATATTAGCGTTATAGTAGGCAGCAGACGGAGTATTGTAACCATTAATCGGGCTATAAATGATGCCATATTCCGTACCACGCGGTACTGAGAACTCACATAGGCCTGCCTTAAAGGAATAAAAGTGGTTGGTCTCGTTATAGACAACATTCAATGCCTCTCCTTCCGGAACCGGTATAAGTGAGCCATCCTGGAACATATATCCTGTAACACGCACCGTCTCAACAGACAAAGCACCAACCTTCATGTTTTGAATCTCACCCCACACAGATGTATCCGTCCATAGGTCATCATTCCACGCCGTTCCTGCAGCAATTTCGTTGTTGGCACGGAAGATATGGTCACTGGACACGCCCCCAGAAACAACCGTCTTACGAACAATGTCATTCTTTGCATAGGCATCGGACTGGTTCCACAAAGGAACATTCTCAAGTCCAAGCATATGGTATGTCATAGCCGCAGCGTACGAAGCCGTGTTGGCAGCATACTCGGCGTTATTCTGTGCGGTAGCAGCACTTGCTACTGCTTCATCCAATCCGGGAGCAAACAGGTCGTATATAACGTTACCCTTCTGAAATTTTGTAATTTTATTCGCGCTCATGTTATAATGTAAGTATTCCGTCGTTAATCGATGCTGTCTGGTCAAGTATTACTGTATATCCTTGATTTCCTGTTCCGACATCGTCACTATTCTCTACAATGCTACACCCATTGAACAGGTATCGCACCATTGCTTCTATTGTATCAACTTTTTCGTGTACAGTCACGCCGCTATTGTCAACACCAACCGAGCCACTAACAGCAGTAATAGCGCTAAGAATCTCAGTTTTGGCACTTGTAACCGTTGTGTCGCGAACGTAATCCGATGGAATATTAATATCCATCGTTCCGCCGTTAATTGTGTCGATTACCTCCTGTACGTCACCAATCTTATTGTCTACTACTGTGAGATTAACATCCTCTGAAGACCCACTTCCTTGGTAAGCATATCCGGTAATACCAGAAACACTTTCCAAAACGGCATTCAACTCACCAGGTAGCCCACTGACATCTCCGATAATTTCATTAGCCTGCGCATCAGTAGCGAGTCCATTCTTATCGAATACAATATTGCCGATTTGGTCTTGAATAGTACCTTTGCTGGAGTTATAGCTACCCAAGACCTGTGTAACCGGTGTTAGGTCAGTAGCCGGTGTAACAGGTTTGCTGTTGATTGCACCAATAATAGCGGATTGTGCATCCGTCACATTCTGCTTGGTGGCCTTGTTGGTAAGCTCCTGTTGAACAGACTCCTTTGTGGCAACACTCTCGTGTGACCAGTTATAGAGCTCTTTGAGGACTTGAGAAATCCCGGAGAGACTCATGATTGCTTTTCTAAATAACTCTGTTATTGTCATAATTGTATCTACATCTAACAATAAATATCAAATTGCTGCGTTTGTCCACGGACATAGACAAAGAAAGCGAGAACAACGCATCGTGTTCTCGCCCAAATCCAGTCAGTTAGAGTGCTGCCAGTGTGAACTCCAGTTGCTCCGGATAGCCATCCGTTATGTCATATGCTACAATGTCACTAACGGAATCAAGTGCTTGTATATTCTTCTTGTGTATCGCCGTGCGCAAGAAACACTGTCCGGCGTACACCTCCAATTGTTGCATCATCTCAAGCCCTCTACTGATTGTTAGTTCATATAGCTTATCGTTGATGTCTATAGTTGTGAATGTCTCACCGGTCTTTTGTTGACATTCTAACAAATTGATAATTCCCATGCGCGTCGTCTTATCAAACCAAGCATGCTCGCCATTTATAATGAAACCGTTCACATTATCTGACTTATCGTATGTATCCACGTCGTCAATCTTATGACGCTTAACACCATCGGTATAGCTATTCAGTAAGCCGGCAAAATCTTCTTCTGTTGGTTCGTGCGTTACGACGGCCTCAATTGCTTGTGTAAAACCACTACCGTCTTCGCCTAATTTTACGCGGATAAAATATAGGTTATCGGCTATTTTTTTTGACTGAGCGAAGTTTTCGCTTTCTATGTTTATGATTCCGTATTGCATTTGCTCTTAGGTTTATTCGGTTGAATCTGTCCTTGATATGGACGGCTTTGTAATCTTTATCAATATATATCAATTCCTTTATTTTTGCATCAAGCATCTCCCATATTCGCTTGCGTATATTATACGAACACGTGTATAGCAAGAAACCCATAAATGAGTTATATCTCTGTATGTATCGCTCTATACCAGGCAATCCTGGATGCATGTTCCATTCTCTAACCATCATAATAGCATTGTTTACAGTCCGGTTGCTTGTGTAGATGCGATTCATCTTCCAGACGTACCCTGTGAACTTCACACCCTTCGTGTAGTGCTGCAGGTAGAACTTCTTCGGGTGTAGTTGGAGTTCAAGATTATCCTTGAGGTATGCTCTAATTTCGTGTATTAGAGATAACAACTCCTCTTTTGTCTTTGCTAATACGATGAAGTCGTCCACATATCTTCCGTACCCAAGTCCTGGTTTGCTGATTATCCACTTATCGAAATACGAGAGGTAGAAGTTTGCAAATATCTGACTGGTCAGGTTGCCTATTGCAAGACCTTTGTACGGTAGACTGTTAAACAGACTTTTCCCTGTGTCAAGCGCATCCCATAAGTCATTCGTACCGTGCCTGATACATTTCAATTCCGGACGATGCATTACAATCTGCTTTGTCAGGCTAATTACAAATGCTTTATCGTCTCCTTGGTAGTTTTCAATCAAGAACTTTTCGAGCATTCTCCAAAGGATATTCTTGTTGATGCTCATAAAAAAATTCTTGATATCACACTTCAGAATCCAACAATCAGTTGTGAAGTTATTGGAAATCTGGCGTATCTGTTCGTCTATGCGTTTAATTGCGTATGTCGTGCCCTTTCCTTTACGACAATTGTAGCTGTCTTCAATAAAGTGGGCTTCAAACAGGTTTATTGTCCTATTGATTATATAGTGGTGCGCAATCCTATCCCTAAAATCAGCCGCAAACACCTCTCGCAATTTAGGCCTTGTTACAACAAACGCTGTGCTATAACCTATCTCATACGTTCCGTCGTTTAGTTCCTTCCAAAGCTTAGCCACATTGGCGGCTTCGTTTATCATAAATTCATCACACGCAGTGCTACTCCTTTTTCTCTTGGCACAGTCTTGTTCTGCCAGCCAAAGTTCTTCAATATCCACTACGTTATTTTCCATGAATAAAGCTCGTAAAACGGCACCGCAACGTTGTTCGTGTTAGTCTTGTTGTTGTTGTTCAGACTACCATTGTTGATGTACCAAGCTTGTTCGTTATTGTACTGCTCGCTGGACCACCAGTTGCCACTGTCGTTTTTGCAACAATTATCGATATAACTCTTCCATTGCTGGGGGTGAGTATGTTGCCACCTTTATTTAGGGCACTCTCCGTCGACCAGTAAGTCTTCGGACTCTGACCCGGATGCCTTCGTTCGTTTAATCCAGCTATTACATTGTGTTTCAATATCATCTATCATAAGAGATATTTTCGCCATGTGTGTAACTGAAATCCAGTGGAAATCCGAACATAGTTTCAAAACATAGCTCAGAATATCCAAACTGTTCTTAAACGACTTCAGGGCATCCAACCTCCGTTTCTGGTCTCCTTTGCTTTCGTACGCGTCTTTCAAAAACGGAATCAGCTCGTATAGCACGATATGTGATATCCGTTCCTTATATTCGCGTCCTGCGCCTTTCGGAAACTGGTCTTTTGTACGTTCTAGGTACTTTAATAGGCCAAGAACGGAGTTAAAAATCTGAACTTTAGTTATCCGCGCCACTGCGTGTGATGTTTTTATGAATTGTCTTTTTTTGTATTTCTTTGTATAGCTGTGCGGCGGCATTACAATATGCCTTGCAAGCAGCTTTAAACTAAAAATTAAAGGTCGTAAAACGGCACCGCAACGTTGTTCGTGTTAGTCTTGTTGTGGTTGCTCAGACTACCATGGTAGATGTACCAAGCTTGCTCGTTATTGTACTGCTCGCTGGACCACCAGGTGCCACTGCGAAGAAACAGTGGCGTACCACCAAGCCACGTCAGGTATTCGTTCATGGTGTTATAGAACTCAGTACGCTCCGCACTACCATTAGTAAACAGGTTGAGCATAGCAAGCAGCGGCAAGCATCCATGATATGTTTCACCTCCGATTTCTACTGTAGCGTTATGGCAGAACGTAGCAGCTTGAACACCTTGTGTACCTTTATTATCAAGAATCGCCTTTGTGTTGAAAGCGAGACGGCTATAAACTTCACCACCTGCCGGATACTCAACATCTGCAAGGTAGGCATCTGTCATGAACGTGGCAGAGTTAGTACTTGCATAGTATAAGCTCGGAATATTAATTTCTACGTTTCCTGGATTAGACCATGCGCCCTGTTGAGTTGCGCGTCCTTTAATCTTAATAGCAAACCTAAACTGACTATTTTGATAACCAAGTAACTCTGCCTGGTCGTTGTTTGATGTATCCCAGTCTGCGATATCAATGTGTTCAACACTACTCTTTGTAATCACATACCATCCCGTCATTTGCAACCTATAGAAAAGCGTTACGTTTCGGTGGTACATGTTCGCAGATTGAACAGACTTCGGCCGTGGGTCTGCATAACCAGATACGGCTTCAGTTTCTGTGAAAATTGTATACTGAGTTCCCCAAGGGATGTTTGAGAAAGTATATTCTGCATTCTCATCTGTTACTCCGGAATAAGTCGAGCCTTCATCACCGACTCCTGTTTTTAAGAATACAGTGATACCAGAAAGCGCAGGTGCTCCACCAAGAGACTCTTTAACCATGTCCGGTTTTAGTTTAACAGTTACACTCTCAATATTTATATCGTGGCCACGCATATCCATTATCTCACCGTAGCAAGATGTCTGAACGAAAGAAGCATCCGTTGAACCAACCCAAGGCCCTGGAGCTCTCTCTGCAATACACCTGAACACATGACCATCGTCGTTATTACGATGGAATACTAAATTACCAACATGATAAGTTACTGTAGCGTCGAAGCTAGGAACATATTCACCACCGACAAGCTCGTGTGTTGATGTCACGGCCTGTTGAGCAGCAACGGCAGCAACTGTAGCTTGATTTGCAGCAGCCTCAGCACGTTCTACTTGTGTTGCAACACCTTGTACAGAAATATTGTACGTTGTATTACCTTTTTGTATTTTTGTTACATCCATATCTTAGACTATACGTTTAGTGTGTTATTGTTAATCGACGCACTCCTATCTAGAATAAGCGTCCATGTATCGGTTCCATCGTTGTTTCTTACAAATGTGCATTCCCCCGTTGAGTCGACGAGCCAATCTAGTTTTTCATGCACTGTAACCTGGTCTGTGTCTGTACCTATTTCGCGACTTACGCCACTAACTTCATTTAGGATTGAATCGCGAGCATTAACAAGTGTTGTTTCGAGAGCGTAGTTACCTGGTATTGTACAATCAATCTCACCACCAGTAATCGCACTTACAATTTCTGCAATGTCTCCTATTTTGTCATCTACAACAGTGAGGTTCACATCTTCAGGAGTACCACTACCCTGTATGGCATAACCAGTTATACCGGACACGGTTTCCAATACTGTGTGTAATTCACTTGGTAGGCCACTGACGTCGCTAATTATTTCATTGGCTTGAATATCTGTAGCTAATCCCGACTTATCAAATTCAATTGCACCAATAGCCTCCAAAATGGCAGTGTTTGTAGCGCCACTATCTTCGCCTTGAAGGTACTCGATAATAGAGGCGGCACTTTCATAAACTGTATTATTTATCTCTTCGATTGATGTGTATATTGTGGTACCAGATGGCATATCACCAAGCGCATTAGCGAGCTTTTTCAGCCTATCACTAATTTGCTTGAGTGACAAAATCGTTCCACGTAGTGTATCCGCTATTGTATCCATTTCTAACGTTTATCAATAAATACTTTCACAACATAATTAGCGCACCAAGAAATCGTCCTCATGTATAGGAACAATGTACGGTACCATCATACATCCGATACCACAATCACGGTAACGACCGAAACGTATCGACGCAATAATAGTTGACGGGAGCAACTGTTGAATATAGTGTACCAATGCAACATCATAGTACTTCACCAATTCTATGTCAGCACTGTCGTTGTGGAACTCAATATCAACATACTTCGTGTTGATGATACGGTTCGGGTTAGAATCTGTGTCGTCGTCATACAGTTTCGGGAACGGAGTGTCTCCGTACGCTGCGATATCAGTTAACTGGTTACCAACATCACCCCACTTTAATACGGAACCGTCACTCAGTTTAACATTTGCAAAGGCATGGCACTTTGTGTCGTAGATGCCGTTGATATAAACCTTCTCCTGTTCCTCGAAATTCCACGTATCACTACTCTTGGCATAGCGATAGAATGCACCTTTGATATATTTAGGTTCTTGCGTACGCGTCTCGCCGATATAGCGCACAAGTTTCCCGTCATCATCCGGAGTTGCGCCGGACATGTCCTCGTAACGATATTCTGCAATCGGAGTCGGATTGATGTACGTTGAGTACTTATCAGTAAAGATATTCTCAAATCCATACATGTATATCTCATCATACGCCGCCTCTACATCCTGGAAACAACGCTCATCGAAGTCACGATGCATGTACGGGTATTTAAACAGTTTCACGAAGCGATATAAGTACTCGGAACCATCATCATAAGGAATACGTGCACTGTGTGGGTTATTACCTGTTATGATGGTCTTAATCGAGTTAAGCGTCAATGCGCGCGGGTCGTTTTCCTTGAGTCTAGTCCAACCTATTTGGTAGTATGGGTTATTAGACATGGCGAAAGACTGGTAGTTGTCAACGTCGTCCAGTACCCAGTAGTTTGAATAGTTTTGTCCTGGTTCCAAGTATTCGCTAACAGCGTACATGAGAACAGACGGGTCATCGCCGCCCATATCCGTATCCATCTCGATATCCACGTGAATCATATCAGCAGTAACGCCGGATTCAAGGTTGTAAATGTCAACAGGGTATTTCTCACCATCCTTTGTGTAATATAGGTATATCTTCTTCGTTGTCGGGCGCTCACTAGGCAGGTCGTAGAGGTCAATAATCTCCTCGAAGTCTTCGAAGCAAGGATTGGATATTTTTACATCACCGCTATATGTTACGTTACCAACAGTGAATCCGTCAAAGTACATCGGTACCTCAACATAAGACAATATGGTACGTTCATTCAGGATGCCACCGTTATTGACAAATTTCACACTCTCAGTCTTCACCGGAAGCAACTCACCGCTAATATTCATGTAAGGAATGCTGTTATCCCGTACCTCACAAACGAATCCATCGTACAAGGAGTTATAGCGCAGTCCTTTCAATGCTTCTATATTGTCAACTAAGTGAATGTTGCGCAGTGTCTCAGTGAATGTCTCACCGCAAAGAATCAAGTTCTTATCACCGAAACAGTACGGAGTCTTCTTTAACCACCCACCGTACATCTGGTAGTACATACCACCGTCGTATTCTGCTGTGTTGTCAAAATACGGATATACCATACGGAACGCCTCCTTGCGCTTTGTGTTCTTGTAGTCGTATGCGTTGGTTGTGTAGGCTTCGCCGCTTACGTCCGTCGGGTCGATGTAGTATTGTACATACGTAACCGGCAATCCACGATATGCATCGTAGATATTCATTCTTGCGTTTGGAGTGTCGTATGTGTATGTTTTGATATAGTTATACCAATCCATCGTCGGAAGCTCTCTGGTAGGCTCGTACGTGTCTTTAATGGCATCTGTATAGATGGATGTCTCGCGTATGCTGTAGTCAGAAACAAGGTCGGTGTTAGAACTATTGCTAACGAACCTATCCGATTTCATTCCCCACAGAGCAAGCAACGACTCAATTGCGTTTGCCGTACCTTTCTTGCGTAAAATGGCGCGAGAGTTGAGCTTCAACCTTTTCTGGAACTCGTAGTTTATCTCACTGGCCGTCCAAGTCTTATTGTCGAAATAACTCGTTACAGTGTGCAGGATGCGTTTCTCGCTTTGAACTGGAATAGTCTCACCGCGCAACTCAATACATCCGTTTACAATAGGATGTGTTACAACCTCACCATTAACAAGTTCACGCAGTTCATCGTTGCAGTCAAGGATGTACTTCTTTCCATTGTAGTGGATAAACTTCACAATCTCAGTCATGAGTTGTTGCCCGTTAGCCGGAACTTCTCCACCACAGCAAGTCAGGAACTTCGCATCACTCTCATTGCCATACGGCTTATATTCTGCGTCAACCTCAGAAAACTCACGGTATAGTGTATGTGTTTCACCCTTGCTGTCAACAATAAGGTTGGTACATACATCAAAAGGCTCCTTATCAGTGTAAACCTTTTCACCGGCAGCATACGGAACACTCTCCTCCCATAAGAACATGGTGATATTGAAGACGTACCTAGTAATAGGCGTGTCAACAATCATGTCTTGTGTGATACCGAACTTGAACTCGTCGATTGTATCGGCATTCATCAACTCAGTACCGTTGCTCATGGTGAGGCGCCACTTTCCACTGCTTCTTTTCAATGTAAGCGGCAGATATTGTTTCCAAGCAGGAGTAAGTTTAGACAAACATGTACGCAATGTCTTCATGATTCCACCGTCAACAAAGTCGATAGAACCACTACGCGTGTTTGTTATTTGAATACGTGATGTATCCTGTGTGCACCTATAGAACTTACCGTGTTCAAACTGGTGATTGTCTGCACCGATGTAGTAAATTATCTTATCAATGAAATCTGTGTCATTGATAGGCATCGTGCTTTCCTCAGTGAACGTTTCTCCGGTATGTTCGTAGTAGTTTTTCTTTTGTAACGCAACAACGCTTGCGATATCCCAACCGTCATTCTCCAACTCGTCAGAAAGAGAATAGTCACTGGTTCCGGCCGCATTAGAGTAAGAGATGGTGTGAACATTCTCAATACCGTCAATATAGACCTTTATCTCGTCGAAGCACCTACCAAGGACACGGATAACTTTCTTCATTTTCTCCACACCAAGTGTGTACTCTGTCTCACTGTTTTCGTCAATCTTTGTGAAGTCCATGTTGCTGATGGCCTCATGTGTCATTGAACGATACAGGTTGTCAGAGTATAACTCATCGTACAGAACACCAAGATTAGCGAGCGAACCGGCATATACGTCGTATTGGTTGCCGGTGATATCCAAGTTGTAACCGCTAATGTCTGTCGGGAAAATGAAATATTCGAGGCCACGCTCGTATCCTGTCGAAGTCTCGTAGATAACCTCGAACGTTGCCTTATACATCGGCAGTGTCTCTCTATTTAAAAGATATTGTTCAAATATAGACAGTTTTGAGTAGGCTTCGTTGATGCACGCGTCATTCGGACGGATGTGGTAGCCAAGGTATTTCTCATTGGTAAAAATACCATAGCCGCTATCTGTCTTGATAATAAGCACACGCATGAAGTTGCCATCCTGGTGACCCAAGCCAACCTCGAAATCCTTATTGATTTCCATTGTGCTGATACCCAAGTCGTTAACGGCTGCGCCTATTTCAACTTCACATACAATATCTCCAGGAATGAAACAGTCTTTGTCGCTGCGGTTGATAACGTTCCATTCTTCAATAGCATATTTGCTACCATCCGGCCTTATCACATTATAATTGCGGCATCCTCCGTTGGCAAAGTATTTGAGTTTATTACTTAACGTCAAGTCCTTGCTAACCGAAGTTGCGAATATATCAATGTTGAATGGATTACTGCACATACAGTCGGCAACAAGACCATCCGAAGTGGTACCACTCAACGGAGTACCGTTTGCCGTTGAATCTCTATGAGGGATACCAATGCCGCTACCTGATGGAAACGCCTCAACGAAAATTTCACCCGGAAATGCCTCTACAATGTGGTTCAGAGACGCACGGAACAACTCCATGCATGAACCGTAATATGCAAATGACTGTAACTTATTATAGTCACGCTTGAGAATCTGTGTCGCAGAGCAACTATTTGCGTCAACCGGAAGCTCATTAAGTATCTCTCCGTTCCATATTGTGCCACCATGCTGGTTTTCTAGGTATCCGGCCGTCTTGTGTGAGCGCTGGTAGTGTTGTTCGTTTGATTTTGTAATGACAATATTACCGCTAGAGTACACAGGAACACTGTCATTCTCTACACTCGACATGTCCTGCAATGTGGTCAGGTCTGTTTCGAAAATGACAGATTTACCAGCAACTTGGTGTTTCGTCCGTTTGCTATATTGTGTATAACTCTTTGTAGCCATTACATATCAATTGTCTCTCTTGTATCGATGTTGCCACCCATATTGACACGCTGACGCTTAACGGGTTGACCGGTGTACTCATCCTTGATTGTAACAGTGCGATACTGTGTAAACGGTTCACCATTATCTGTGAAGATGGTTGTGAGACCATTCTCCATATTGAGAACTTGGTCACCCTTGATGAGAGTTGTCAGAGTATCTGCGTCATTCTCAACAATGTGTATATCGAAGTGTATCGGCGTGAACTTTGTGTTGATGAATAAAACCTCCTGGTCTTTAACACCAATGTACGGGACAATATTCGCTGCCGAATACGACGTTGTCATAGACGGAGTAAGTGTAATGAATGTAAGCGTGGACGATGAGTTGTAAACGTACATACGTGAACGGTCAGAGCTGTTCCTGGCTTGCTTAATAACTGGTTCACATTTTGTGTTACTAGTTACAAGCCTTACATAATCCTGCCTTGTTCCGGTTGATGTGTCAAGATAGCACACGCGGTACCCAACAAGTCCATCATTTGTGTTGAAAAGCGAACGGAACTCACCATCTACGGCTTCTGCGTTGACAACGATTCCACGTACATCCGGGAAATCACGCAATGCAGATACGTCAACAATTGTTGCACGAATCTCGCGCGGTTTAATGTAGACACTGTAGAATCCAGGCTTATTAAACACGCTTGCCGGAAGGTTAATTTTATACATACCCTCAAGGAACTCATCCGGCGCACCGTTGCTTACATCTCGTGTCTGTTGACGCAAAATATTCGAATCAAGCTGTTTCCATATACCCGATTCGCTACTAACAGTATTATGGTTTTCACTGTACGTGTACCATATCTCAACATCTCTGGATGTTATGTTCGCCGGAATTGTCTGTCCGTAAAGTCCGTTTGCCATTACTTGTCACTCAATATATTATAAAATCCATTACCGTACTGCACCAAATCGTCCAATGATGCCACTTCGCCAAGCTTCAATTGTTTCTCATACAGAGTATGAAGCCCTCTATCTATATAAATATCAACGTCTCGTTTTTCCTGGTTGCTAATACCTAAATAAACCTCGTTTCTTACAGTAGGGATAAATATCACCCCACCGTAGTGATTGTCCGGGCTCATAAACGTTGAATGCATATAAAATATGCAATTTGACGATGAATCACCTGTTAACTTGTAGTAGTAAATAGGATAACTCATACCACCAGCAAGGTTATAAACCCACTTCGACAACGACACACCAAATGTATCTACATACAATGTATTGTGAATTGGTAAATTTTCAATACTAACTGTGTTATTTGCATTATAAACTACATCAGGGCTATAATATCCGCCATTATCATAGCGCAATATGCGTGCGTTTTTAAGGTAGTAGATTTGACATTGCAGCGAATTGCCGGTCATGTAACTACTGAACGACTCAATATCGAAGAATGAGTTATCAGGAGTTGTTGCTGCGCTGACTACAACAGTACCATCCGAAGCAACCACTTCAAAAAGCATGCCTACGATGATATGCCCCGTGTAAAGCGTTTTACCACTGTCCGAAACGGGTAGACCGGAGTTCTTAAAATTGTCCCCTGTAAGGACACATAGTTCATCCAAGCAAGCCACATTGCCTGCATGGTACGTGATATCAAGTGTGTCATATGAACCTGGGTTGATAAAACCGTTAAAAGTACCGTCTGGATTCAATCTCTTCTTGAGAGACCCAGGCAGTTGCTGTCCTCTATCGTCAGTTGGGAAAATAGGGTCCTCCAACATGCTTGATGAGCTATCGCATACACCGCTGACAAAAATATCTTGGTCATAAGCATATCCCTCAAGGTCTGTAGCATCTTCCCATTGTTTCTTACTATCTGGTAATTCCTCGTATTTGCGTTCTACATCGTTGTAGTTCGTTGCATCCAAATTACCAAAGATACGTTCCCTGTATATTTCGCTATAATTGAAACCTCCGTTCGTTTTACCGAGTGCAGACAATGCATAACTCATCCCTTGGAAAAGAACAAGTCTACCAGTACTCTTCACTCCGTCCGCATTGACATTATAAACCTCGTTTGCATCCCATTCCTTCGCAAACATTGATAGGCTACCTAGATTCTCTGTGCGAACTGGTAGCAGGAACGGTATGGTAATCTCAGCCTCCTTTGTTTCGATATCGTGTGTAGGTTCCGGAAGGTTAATCATCCACAAATAGGTATCATATCCACCTTTTCGAAGATACGCCTGGCATACACAGCAATCATCGCTGGCTATACATTCATCAATGGTTGTAACACCACTGAATTTCTTATTGTATTTCTCGAACCAGTCAATCTCTGCGGATATCTCGGAGTAGTACATATACGTTGGATAATTTGTACCGTCAGGCATGCGATACATCTTGAAACACTTCTCGCACATCCACTCAAAGAAGTCGCGACCGCCACGTATCTCACACAGGTCGTCCATCCTGTTCATAAAAACATAGGTGTAATCACGTGTCAACTCCGGGTATTCCTCGCGCAGCGTCGCAAAAGAATCGTATTTTTTGCGCGTTCCGTCCTTACAGATTTCAACGTCGAGCATTTTGTAGTACTCAAGAAAGAATTGATACCACTTACGCAATGTATAGTAACGTAGATATTTGTGTATTTGTTCACCGGAACCGCTTTCTTTGCTGAAAATGTGCATTTGCTGAACGGTAACATCACCACTTCCTCCGTCTTCCAGAACACTTGCAGGATAAAGCACATCAACAGCCTTCGTGTAATAAACAATCTGGTCATCTTTGTGTTCTTCCATGTATTCCGGTGTGTACGGCTGAATACTATAGTACTTACCATCTTCATCAGGATTAGGAAGAAGGATATCTATATCTGTAAAGTCTCGTATGATGTCGACGAACTCCTCCGGAATCTCAATATCGCTGATTATCTTATTGTAATTGCCGGATTTTGCCACAGTTGTAGCGCATAACGTACCAATCGCGTCCTCCTGGCCTATATACCAAAGAGAACCTGGAACCCTTGATTTAAGCGGTTCTAAAGATATTTTCTTGACAATTCTATCTTCCATTGATTTACGTTTTTACTCTTAATTGTATTTTGTCTGAGAAATACGTTTCTTCCTCTTCAAATGTGGCGTAATACGAATATGATACGTCAAATGTACGTTCCGTCTGTCCTGATTTCAGGGTTGTTACGAATAAGTCTCTTGTGCCTGGAAGCAGGAATAATGTCACTTCTTGTTTCGATGTATCTAGCGTGTAGTCAACACAATGAACATCACTTGTTGATGAGAATGTGTCATCGCTTGAGCGTACTCGCTGTGAGTGGATATTCGTTACGTGTCTATTGGCTAGGTTAAGTGTAACACCTGACGTACCTAAATAATCCAACGTACACAAGTGTTGTGCTTCCGGAATTGTAACCTCAAACTCTGCGCTTGTTATTACATCCATGTCACTCGTATGACGCTTAAACTGAATTTCTGCCTCACCAACTACCTCGTACCCTACAAAGTTCTCCATGGCTTCAACAGTAACTTTTACCTCACCGTTAGCTGGAACCTTTACTGATGTTTTAGTTCCAGATGTTCCACCATACATTGTAGTTAATCCACAATCATCCATGCATTCCAACTCAAGGTAATACCCGACAGGTGCCGCATGCATTGTATATGTTTGTTTACCTCCACGAGACGTAAATATGATGTCATCAAGAGCAGGGTCAATTGACAAGTATCTCCTGTTCGGTTGCATCAGTTTAATCGTCTCGTACGTTGTCTCGTTCTCTTCGTCAAGTGTATTATACAGAGTGTATGTAACGTTCCTATATCCTGATGTAATTTTGAATGTGTTGCCACCTGCGAATACAGTCTGTTCTCCAGTCTTTTCCAATACATTCGTCTCAGGGAACCGTGCATTGAATTGGCCAGCGCACACCATAAAACAGCATGAAGTAAACAAATCTCCACTATATGCAGCATGATACAAACCACTCGTTGTATCCTTAGTCATTGGTACATATTCGTATTCAAGACCGTCATAGAAACGTGCAACATAGAATGCTCCATATACATCAGCCCACTCTCCAGGTTTGAGATAAACGTCTTTGCCAATTGCACCACCAGTAGTGATATGTTCCCATATACCGTGCGCAGGACGTAACTCGTGGCTAAATGGAAGCGGCTCAACGTGAATTATGGCTTCTAATCGATAGTTGCCATTACCCATTTGTGTAGTCCGAACATCTATGCTAATACCGTCTACATTTCTATCAGTAGTAATACCAACTGTATCAAACGACGTAAGAGCAGTCAATGTAATCCAATACTCATCATCAAGCGGTAATGTAATATCCGCACCTCGTCCTAACGTATGAAGTGTGACATTTTCAAACTCATGTTTGGATGTGTCCTGGCGTGTCAGTGCCTCATCAACAAAGAACTCAGGTGTTGTATAGTCCATGTCAAACCTCGGTTCACGGAACCCATCTTGAACGACATTGTATTTCACCTCTTTGCTGTTAACAATGAACGTCAACGTGCCGGTACGTCCATCAATGTCGTGAACGCCGTCTCCGTTATCCGTATATGAAATTGCCATGTCGTATTCATAGATTGTGTCATCAACCTGGCCAGGCTGCGTTACATCTGTGTAGCTTGAGATAGTACCCCAGTTAACACCAGTGACCAACGTAGGCCGCGCAACAGGAGTTGATGACGAGATGTGATACGTACTCGTTCCAGCTCTATTACCAAATCTGAATGCGTTAGGACCGTCTGGTTCAATATGGAATAAGTTTGTTTGTGCTTCCTGTACAAGCGTTACCGTCGCCTGATTATGTACCCCTGAACGCCCGATACTGAATGCATATGTTGTTTGCCGCTTAACGCCGTAGTTCGGATTACACGTGACTGTAATCGGTTTCGATACACCATTCGGCACAACAGTAAAGTTTCCTGAGTCTCCTGATTGTGTACTCTTAGTGAAAGTCGTCGCATCGGTTAATACATCCATGAAATAATCACGGATTCCAGAGTTAAGTGTGAACGATGTAGTTCCTGGTTCGTATATTTTAACACCATTCTCTTTATGATACGGCCGGCTAACAAATATGTAGTTGGTAAGTGTCTGCGTTACATTGAATTCACACGTACAGTCGCTATACTTACTGTCGACCTCTCCGATTGTTACAGTTCCAGTGCGGCTAAGCTTTAACGTTTCATCGTCCGCCCACTTGTTAAAGCCAGTCATTGCATCAAACGATACAGTGAAACGGCTATTACTATTTTTCGTTACATGTAGCCATGAAGAATCAGTTGTTCCGGTTACTCCCTGTGTGCCTTGTATACCACTTACGTTAACAGTTACATTACCGCCAGCCTCCGTTGTACTGTGGCCATAACTATCCAATTCAAGACCACAATCACCACCGGAAACCTTCACGCTTTTATACTTAACCTCAAACAGGTTGAAATTCAGTACGTTACTATGGTTGTTTTTGTAATACCAAACATATTTACCGAGTTTTGTGTCATAAACAACACTAACCGGTATGTACATGTTCTTATAACTGTCGTATATCTCGTAGCCGGACTTGATGTCATCCGTTATCTGAGACATCTTTGTGAGTTCATTACCTGTTGTCGGGTCTGTAAGTATCATAAATGGAATTGTCTCACCGTACCCAGCGTGGTTAAACTCAACCTTCATAAATAAATCCTTAACATGCAGCTTTTCACCATAGTCTTTGAATAGGTACATATAGAAACCGTCAGACGATTGGTCGATAACCGAGTTGTGTGTTGTTAAGAATTGACTACTTAGGCGGTTTTCTTTATCGAGTGTTGGATAGTAGTAACGCTTTCCACTTTCAGTGATATACTCACACGGCTCTGAGAATACACCGCAGCTGTTGTTGTACAGGTAGTCATTATTCGGGTCAGTAACGTCCGTTTCCCTATATACGTACACAGTGGTTCCCGCAGCAATAGTTTCTGCATGGCCGGTAAACTTGATTGTGCGCTCGCCATAGTCGATATCAGACTCTGAATTGAGTGTGAATCCATATCCATTAATAGCACTACTACTTGATGCTGTGCGGATATAGATTGAATCACCTGCTGTGTATAGAGGGATTGTTTTTGAATTATACTTGACTGTAATATACGAAGATGTACAGCTAACAACAGAAGCAGTTATCCGTTTATCGTAAAAATATGTCTTGTTATTGCGATATGCTATGTAGCCTTCGCCACCTTCCTCGGCGTCGGTAAACATATTTTTGCCCTCATTATTCCGCATGAACGCACCGTTTAACTTATTGATGTTCACAAAGATAGTTGTACTATACATCAACGTCTGATTCGCAGGGTTTGCGGAATCGTAGAACATGAGACGGATGAATGATTTAGACAGCTTTTTACGCCTGTTCTTCACATCACCAGTCTCGAAGCCAAGGAACCCCAATAGGTCGGAAGACTTATACAGTTTTTCGTCAAGACTGTTGTATAAATTTGTATGCTGGCTACCATTATCCTTGAGCATTATCATTTTCTGTGCGTCGTAGTAGTCAGTAACGAACCAGTTACAGTTACCGATTGTACCAGGTGTTTTATCATCAACGATTACACGCCAGTCATCCAATGTCCTTGTTCTGAAGTGGAGGTTGAAACGAATCTCAGTCACAGGAGAAAATCCACTGTCTGAGTGCTCTCCGTACGCCTGACCTGACGGCTTATATGCAGGAATGTAGAAATCGCGCTCCATATCAATAATACGGTTCGCCGGCTTATTCAATTCCTCCTCAATAGCAAGGTCTTCATATTGATGCTTTATGAAGTCTGCCTGGCACAAGTTGTGCTCCGGATGTTGGTTAAACAACACTGGAATACTATATCCACCGAGTGTGTGACGAATAGACAGAGTTGCCTCCACGGCAGCCGTCACATTATCAAACATATCCTCGTTACCAAAGATACGTTCACTCTTCTTAAACACAATTATATCCTGGTTGGTGACGATGAATGAACACAAAGCACGCGCAACATCCTTTTTGTCACCGTGTGTGTATTCTTCGTAGTGGTTTTCATCAATGAATAACGCAAGTTCTGCAGAATAGTCACTCTCTCGATTCAAAACAATGAACGCACCAACGAGTCTGTTGTACATTTCTACAGCATCATCCTTGATTAGATAGGTCATTCCACCAATCTCAAACCCAGAATATCCGCTTACAGGATACGTGTTAACTGATATAACGCCGGCGTTGTCAACAACATACTCTTTCGCTTCTGAAAGGTCGTCGTTGAGATGGTATGTTATAGAATCGTCACCGCGCACAGACCAAATGTCATCATGGTCGTGGAAGATTTCAATTTCTTCGTTGTTGCGAACGACAAAATGACTAATATCCTCAATAACATTGTATGTGCGACCAAGCACATTGACTGCTGCGCCACCCATTTCTATCTCAACCGGAACCTTATGCTGTCCGTAGATATACGCATATATGACATCTCCCTCGTTATAACCAAGCATACCGCCTCGGCTTGTTACGTGAAGCGTGTCTCCGAATAAACCACTCTCGTGGCGTATCACTACGTCGTAGTTATAGTTGTTGATAGTAACATACGAGCCAGCTTCTGCGTCTACTTGGATATCAAAATGGATTATCTCATCATCTACCTCAATATAAGGCCTTGTGTCAATATCAAGCTCACGTACATCAAACCTTGTTGAACCACTATCAATGATTTCATATAGTTTACCTTCGTTATAGGCGACATATGCAACATCGCGATACGCAGCAACATCTAATGTCTGTTCGGAATGTATTTTTCCTACATTGACAATGAACCCACCACCCCTGAGATAGAGCTGGCAATTGGTTGATAACCCCATACAGCGCACCTCTACAGGTTCTCCATTATAAAAAGACTGTGCATTGGTACAAACACCACTGACAGTTGTATAGTTGTCGTATACTCTACATGAACCTGCAGCAATACAGCCGTTAGCCACTGAAAGCTCTTCGGTGGTTGTTACGGCCGGTGCCTGCTTTATTTCTATTGTGTTAATCTCCATTTTCTGTTGCACAACTTACTAGGTCTCCATCTGCGAACCAATCAAGGTTGAATGACCAGGTTTCTGCATTAGGAATTGTATATACAGTCTCAAATGATGCACTATTGATAACAATTGAGTTCGGTGTGTATTCTTCAACAATACCGTACGGGTCTTGCCTGCGAAGGTAGAATGTAAACTCAGGAGTTGCGTAGAATCGCCCATTGGCGAACTTGATAACGTTCGTATTCTGTGATTCACCTGTTCCATTCTTAACGAAGTGCCTCCAGACAAACCGATAAGAACCGTCGTTTACAAATGCAGCATAAGACGGTATAGTTACATCCGGCTTTAATACGGCAATATTACTTGTACTCATCACTTCACTCATGTCACCATCTATAACAGAATAGGTGAAACTCGTGTATGACGTACCAAGCAATGATTCGACGCGAGCAGTGGCATATCTCATATTGTCAAGGTTGTAGAACATGAATTTGTCACCAACCTGGAGATAGTTCAGTTCCGTTGTTGTACACTGCTTAACCTTTGTTGTGTAGATGACGTTAACAGTGTTGAAAATCTTCGGTTGTTGCTCTTCAAGTTCCTCTGACATTCCATGAATAGGAATTCTCATATGTGCCTTGTAGATGTAACCTTCGCGCGTCTTATCCCTCTTGTTTGCAAGAATGTTTAAATCGTCTGCGCTGGGTGTAATAGAATCGTCTTTGAGCGTGTAACCGTTATATTTCATACTATGGCCATCACTTGCAGCGCTTGGATATTCTTCAATCTCATCGAAGTATGTCATAAACACGTTACTACGGTCTACTGCCTCACGTTGTGCGGTGTTGAAACGCATGTAGTAGTCAAGTAACACCTCTTCTGTGAATTTTGCCTTATCGAAACAACATAAATCTCCATAGAAATTACACTGTGTCTCGTCCAGAACCTCATCTGTTTCTTCGCCACCGTTTATATCACTTGTTAGGATACCTGGAATATCGTAGGAGTTCTTTAACACATTCGGAATGGAATCCTCTTGTAATGAAAGCCTCGAATTGATAAACCCACCTGTAACACGGCCGAAACAGTGTGAGAATTCAATCTCACTACTGGTGAAATTATAGTTTTCGTACCATTCATCGTGACCTTTATTCGCCTTTACTATTGTCAAGTATAGGTCTGTTAGCGGCCGGCCGAGATTATCTTTAAGATGAGCAAGGTCGATATCCTCCAGGAATACAATTTGGGCTTTCAGGTCATTAAAAATATTTCTTGAAAACGCAAGTTTCGTATTTTCACTACTGAATTGCTCAATATTATACTTTGAGTTTCCGCCTACGTATTTTTTAATAACGTTGAAATCATTAGCAGTCTCGTCAGTAATAGCTTCTTTCGCGAATTTGAAGTTTGGAAGTTTTGTGAAAATACGTACATAGTATTCACACTCGGCACCGTCGGAAACCTTTTTGAATGAAATCGTATTCGTAAGAGGTTCTCCTGTCGTGTCATCAATATTGATTGGGAACCTGTCACCATCTATTACGAAACTATCATCGCCGAACGGCTCTTTGCCAGTTTTCGGATTGATAAACGACACTCGTGTGCGGTTGGTGTGAATTCTATATCGAGTGCTGTCGTATTCATAGTATGTACTAACAGAATCTGTGTTTTCTGTCGAATCTGAGATAATTCCCCAATCCTCAGTAACACGAATTCCGTTATTAGCAAAAGCAAATACGAAATCATCACTACCTTCTGTACCATTACCAAGCGCAAGAACCTTTGCGAACGGATATTCCAAGTCTCCATTGACATACACGTTGACAGTGTCGCCAACTTTTAAACCGTGTTTCGCAATTGAATAGACAAGTGTTGAACTCGTCCTGGCAAGGTCATCGTAAGCCGTTGCAAGAAGGCCTTTTGTGGTTTTGTCAATGAAATATACGTCTTGTGTCGACGTTCTCGGATAGGTTATATAGTACTTCCAGTTTTTTTCAGCTCTGTTTCGTGCGTAGTTATACTTTGGAACGAATGAGTACAGGCTTGAATCCGGGTACATCTCAATAAAATCATTTGCACTACGGTTATTTATCACTCGGTGCAAGACATATCCCTGGTCGTATAGTTCGTTGACCATGATGTGGTTCTTGTTATAGAAACCAAACCACCCGTTATGTTCTGACAGGTTATTTGCTATACTGGAAGGAAACGTAAATACGTCATCAGATGTGTAAAGACGTGTTGAACCAGTTGCCGGTGTGAGCTTATTCACAAATCCTGGAGCGTTCGGGTCATTGTCATAGACATTGATAATAGCATTTCCTTTACCATCGCGACCGGTGTCGTCAATGGTGTTGAAATCTTTGTGCGTTGTAGTGCCATACGTTGGCATTTTGTTTACACTGCAGAAATATTTCGAACGCAAGATGTGATTATTGAATATATCGTACCCGCAGTGATACGTAAACCCACACTTCTCATTACTGAGCTGTGTGTCACGTACGCCTTCGTAGGCATCCCACTTAAAATTGCTAGGTTTTCCGTATGTTCCAGGTATGCTTTGGATGTGATTGTATCCACTCGCAGGGTTATAGTTGAGAACTTTACAGCTGTTACTACCCTCTTGTTTGACAATCTCAGTGCATCTGTTGAAAATCGGGTTGGAGCACATCGGTGTGATAACGCAAGTAAGGCGCACAAGGTCTGATGCCTCGCGCTCCTTACTATACAACTCACTCAGATTCAACGTTGTGTCCAGTGTGGTTGCAGGAAACAGTTTGCTGTGTCTCTCACACGGAACACGTAGTTCCATATCTTTGTTTATTTGACTCTTACTTCTAGCACTATTAAGCGTAATATCCATCACTATAAGCCGAACGCATATGTTATACCGCTTTTAGTTATGATATGTAACTCGTGTTGGTTAGAAGATGATGTATTATCCCACATCAAGGATACATCGTAAACCCTATCCGTACCGGAGTCGTCACTGTCGTAGGATGATTGTCCAAAGTCAAGCGGCAAATATGCCTTTTTAAGTTTATCATATATCCTGAAGCTCTTCAAATCAACATCTAGAAGCACATTGTATGTATCCGTGTTGTTTGTTTTGAGGATAAATGACAACGAACCAACATTGCTATCGACAGCTCTACTTATATTACTTAGCGTTGCGTTCTCTAACCTATAAATATCGCTTAAACGAATTACTCTTGCTCTTTGTAGCAAGTGATTGTCTTTTGCGTTGACATATAGTCTCTCGTCAGCAATCATAACGTACGGTTTAGTCGACGGCGTTAGCCTTATAGGCGAGCAAGTAGGTGTAGTGAAATTACTGCCTGCGGCCACGTTACCAATGAGGTCTCCGGATGTCTTAGCCTCATCACACGCAGTGAATCCTACAATGTTATAGGTTGTATCAGACGGTGCTGTAGCAATCATTGTTTCACTCATCGCCTTGCCTCCGTTATTGTACCTGATACCAAGAGAGTTAACTGTGACGGAAGAGCTAACTTCGCTTAACCATTCATCATACGAACCTGTCTTACGCATTGCAGTAGCATTCATCTGGATAAGCAACGGTTCCTTGATATGTATGCTATGTGCACTCCTATTCAACGTGTTCACCTTATCGCGATAAATGATTTCGCGTACCGCTTTCGGAGTAAATGTAGTACCAGAACCGCTTGTGCTAACCTGGTTCATCTCCACAATAAACCGGCTGAGGTTGTTTACGTAGAACATTTCGTCGTTCTCAATATTGTCAGACAGCTGGCTGTAATCGAAATAAGACAAATAGTCCACGGTGAAACTCTGCTCATCACACGGCTTGATAATAGCCTTCATCACGTTAGAGTTGTCCTTACTAAGTTCATAGGTATCGTATGAACAGCTTGCCATGTTAATGGTATAGGATTTATCCGTTGCAGGCAGATTCGTACAAGCAATACCGCGTTTAACCGGATATACACTATTTACACCATCATATTTGTAGTTCGTTGTCGTCTCTGTACCCATAGCTGTATGCAACGCAGTAGTAGGAATCAAATAATTCCTTGTTAGAGACGGTGTAAGGTCATTCTTGAACAAGCACTCACGCAGGTCGTATGATGTAGCACCGTTGGTAAAATCAAGCGTGTAAAGCCGTTTGTGCGGATTCTGTTCGTTGTCTAGCCATACCATATCTTCACCATCGCGCGCAACTTCGTACTCATAATAGATACCGGTTTCGTTGCTGCTACTTGATGTGACACGACACAAGAAACTTTGTTCGAAGTCTACATAGACATCACTCTTATCAATAGCAACCCAATGCAGGTCACCGCAAGAGTCGCTCACAGCAAGGTAGAACGTGTTGTGCTTGAATACACTTCCGGTAGTGCCAACATAGAGCATGTAGATGCCAGCCTCGATTGCAGGCTCACTCTGACTCTCAGATGTGTAGATTACAATGTGGCGTTGCAAGTAGTCATAGACACTTTGCGTGGTTCCAACAACAGTGTTGCCAGCAACAGCTGCTATGGTGGCCGGTGTAACACTCTCAGTCCACAATGCTGTATATGTCTTATCGCCTCGTGTGTATATAATATACTTATAAGGTGTGTTCCAGCTATTGATAAAGTCGTCAATAAACTTCGCGTTGAAATCTATTGTGATATTAAGTGTCTCTGTTTCAGTACTTGTGGTGCTCGTGTATTTTGTTGTGCCGATAATGTTATGATTTGAGTCATAGTTCATCTCGATACCGTTAATAAACGTACCTGCCACATATCCACGATACATCATCGTCTTTCCAGTATCTGTATCATTCAACAGATTTGAACCAGGAAGGCATAACTCCAAGTCGTAGTCTATACGCCTATCGATAAACATATACTTGAAGTACGGAGTCACTTTCTCAGAGCCTTTATACAAGAACGAATAGTCTGCAGTGGTTGTGTCATTTTCTTCATCCTCAACAAACTGTCCACCATCGGAGTATATCGTTGCTTTAGGAGTAAACACCACAGTACGTTTAACGGAAGTTCCGCCAGCCGTCTGTGTAGAGTCTTCAAACCTTCCTGATATTGCCATATAGCCACCCTTATCACTGTCATCGACGTTATCAGCAAACAGTGGGCTGAAGAACGGAGTTGTCGCTGACGCTCTGTAATGTTCGGGGAGCGAATATGTCACAGTTCCTTCTGAGTAAACCTTATTCGACGTAAAGTTGCTACCTACGATATATGGCTTATTCTCCTCGCATTCAAGTTCACCATAGCCACCGTCTTTAGAATCGTATTCAAAGTCAGGCACATCTGGGTTGTCTGATGGCCTTGCCCAGGCATATAGTAATCCATTTGTTGCATTGTAACGAGGATTGGTACTGTATAGTGCGATATTTGCAGTGTCACTAGACGGATAGTATGTACTCTTCGACATGTTAAGTATGTAATAGAGTTTCTGCATCATAGCAGTATACTTCTCTCCATCAAGCAATGCACTACCATACTGTAAAATATCACCAATGTTAGCAGCATTATTACCAATCATACCAGACCAATACTCGCGCGCATCAACGTCACCTAGACCATTGAACAAGTAAACCTTGCCAGTATCATTAAACATCTCTTTATGAACGTTGAAATAGTATTTCAAACCGTCCATTGTATGATGTTGATGTTGTGCATTATAGAAATTACCTATATTTCCCTTACCAGAATAATATACAGCAAGTTGATAATTTTTACCAAGCAAACAATATGCAGGAATACTATTGATGTACGCCTCTATGGTTTCTCCGTTGTTCACAGTTAACAAATAGCTGTCGATAGGATTCTCTTCTTCATCAGTATACAACTCCATATCAACGCTAACTCGGCACGGCTTATATACGTAGAAAATAAGAACGTTATCAACAACATTATAATACTTCGCTGAACCCTGGTCAATGAAGACGTCAGACATATTGAAAGATGCGTTACCGTTGATTTTGGTAATTGTCATCTTAACTGTTACACCATCAGTTTCGTCCTCGGTAAGCGGGTTGGTTTTGATTATGAATGAACGCTCGGTTCCGGTTGCTTTCTTTACACTCTTAATTGTGTACCTGTCGTAACCAATGGTGATGTAATTGAAGCGTATCGTACCATACAAATCGTTAGCAATGATATTTTCCTTAATAACATCAGCCTCCCCATCTTTAGGTGTAATATATTTCTCTAAAAGGTCTGTAGTTGCGAATGTGTAATCCACACCACTGCGTGCTGTTGGCGGCTCATCAGGGACAATACCACCACCGCCATCACCTGTGGTATCTGCATCGCCACGAGCAACAACAACAAAACGTTTTCCGGAGTTACCGTTTGTGTCAATCACAGTAACAATATATGTACCATCCAGAATTTTTGCTGCTAAACTATCCTCTGCCGGAGTTGTTACGTCAAAGTTTCCTCTATTTCCGGAAAAATATCCGTTAAATGTCAGGACTTTTGTGTGACTGCGTGTCATTTCACATTCAAAGACAACCTCTTTTGTGAGCTGACTCTTGATGATAACAGTATATGGTTCATCAACATGTTTCATCTCTACTCGGATAGTTGCCGTGTTAAACAACGTTTTTCCACCTGACACATAGTACATGCCGGCACCTGGCTTTACATACGTTACAGTAGCATCAAATTCGATAGCTTCGCGCACAACATGAGGGCACTCGGCGAAATATGTATTATTGAAATCGTCAAGTGCTGTTTTACCAGGCTTTAATCCGAAGTAGAAGTAGTACGAGTTAGCGTAGAACGGCAATTGTGGCGCACTAGAGCTAAAGTCGTAGAATCGGGTTCCACCGTATTGTCCATTACGGAATGCCATATACTCTGTATCATAGAAATCAATGTCGTGATACAAAGCAGTATTGTTATATAGCTCACTAAGCGTACCAGGAGTGGTTGTCTGCTTATCTTTTGCTGCAACGTCGGTTCCATTGAAAGCATACGGTGCTATATATGTGTATTGTGGATTGTAATATCCAGTTTTAACGTCGAATGTCTTCTTGGTAAGGTTACCATAGTTCATGGTTGCGAACATACGGCGAGCCTCATGGTCGAGGATATCAAACTGTGATACAAATCCATCAGAATAACGTATGCTTTCTTGTCCACTATCGGTTGGTTTTGGTACCTCATCGGAATATGTCTCCTTAACAGTATCTTTAGTTGTTGTGCTGTCATTACCAACACCAAGCTCGCAGAGCCTACGTGTATTTGAACAAGTCTTAGATACTGTGTAGGCATTGAAACATGTCACATTTGCAAACAAGCCATTACCATACTTCGCGTAGTATGTTTTTCCACCAAACATACCAGCACCGTCATACGGAGACTTGTTTGAAAAGTCCATACCGGACGCATCTACGACAGGTTTTTTGAACATTGACGTACCACCACTTGCCTCAGAATCATCTTCGTAATACACGGTAGTAATAGGAGGAACGTTACATGATGTAGGTTCCAACCTTGGGAATAACTGAGGAATACCATGCATGTCATTCTCGTCAAGACTACCAAGCAAAATTATATCCGTCGCAAACAAAGGTGCAAGTTTACTCTGACCGCCACCAGAACTAATATCGTTTCCTAACGAATAGTAATAGAGGTTGTAGCCATCGTTGTTCTTTGTGTTGTAAATTACACCACCTTTAATCTTGATATATTTAGTTATACGCCGATACAGTGCAGATTTGGCGTCGTTGAGTGACGATTCATACGAAAGGTTTGGTTCTGTTGTCGCGTTTCCATTTACAGCGTTCATATGTGTCGCACATGTACTAAACACCTTCACACGAGATGTGTTTCTTGTGCAACTGCAGAATATGTCACGCCCGGCAATTGTAAATAAACCAAGAAAATTACGTTTTCTTAACCTACGCATCTCCCATACAGGGAAATATAACCCACCGTTTAACCAGTCGTTTGCGAAATTCAACTTGATAACCTCATTGTCCTCTGCAACAGACGACTCTATTTTGTCGAGAAGTGAGTCAAGTTTGAACACATTACTGTTACGCTGAGACCATGCGTAGCGACGCCACTTTTTACTCGTCATCAACTCACCAGCCCAGTAGTGAGTGATTCTATCGAATGACATGATATCCGCATCTTCATTAACCTGCATTTTGATGGTGAAAGTATATGAATACGGATTAGAAGATTTACCTTCAGTTTCTGCTACAAATGATATAGCAGGCAATAACTCTGCTAAAGGTGATAAATAACTATCCCATAGCGTGTTGAAATCAATGCCATATACATCATCAAATATTTTAGCCCAGCTTGGGTTAGTACGGATACCGTAGTCTGTAATGTGTGAGTTATATTGACTGCTTGTAAGCGCCTTACTAATTTTTTCCCACTTGAAGAATCGACGAACAGAGCTTTTTGAAACACTTGTGTCGTTCTCATATTTAGCTTTAAAACGGTTAAAGAATGCAAGGATGATAACTTCATCAATATAGATGGAGTCGTTATACCACAAATCACCGTCTACACCATCAATAAACGAAACGTCATCGTCTTCCGAGTAGGCGATATTAGGAAGTATTGCTGCATCTGCATCATCATTCGGGTCAAGTTCACCGTCTTTCGTCATTGCCCTATTACATATACGCGCAGCCCACCATCCTGAGAACACCTCCATACCATCAAATAGTCCTGACGCTGCTGCATACTTATCGTCTTTGACATACATGTAGGTATACTTATTATCCTTGATACCGAACGAGTCAGTACCAATACCACTATCGTTACGGAACGTTTTCAGAGTTGCTACCCAACGAGATGAATTGTTTGTTTTATCCCAGCTACGCCTAGGACGACACCCAGGAACATACACAGTATCGCTTTCATCGCCTAACTGGAATGGGATACACGTCTTAACGCTCGTTGACTCATCATCCGAATTCTCACGTGCTTTAAAAATACAAGCAATCCAGTTAATCAATGTAATTGCGTACAGTACCACCTTTGAGATAATACACAACAGCACGAACATCATACTGATATCCACTCGGATTGTGTTATACGGTAACGGAGAGTTGTTTCCTGGTCTATTCACTGTCTTAATAGACAGGTAGTGCTTTGTATTCGGAAGCAAACTCTTCTGTATACGAGGAATGTAGTTCTTAACAGAATACACCTTGTTCATATACAAGTCCTTGAAATCGTCATCATTAGATGCAGAACCGAACTTGTAATAAGATTCAAGCGTACGGCCACTATCAAGCGTAATATCATGCGTGTTATTACCCTCAACCAGCGTGGGATTGTTAGGAACAAGATACTTCGCGCAGTGGCTTGTGTTATACTCACCGTCATTCTCCTCCAAAGAGAAACGGAAACGTACACGCGTCCTCGTTGCTATACCCTTATTTGGTTCGTCAGTTGGAACCATCTCACCTTCCTCGTTCGTCATCATGTAATCCAAGTTCATCGGAATCTGATAACAGAACACACCATCACCGTTGATAAGCTGATTACCTTGTATCGGGAATTCCTCTGTGTAGCCGTCCGGTGTCTTACGAATCATCTCGATAATACCGGAATTCGTAATGAGGTCTCCGTTGTTACCCATACCGTTAGAGAAGCCACACCACTTACTAATGAATCTCGTCTTATCATCTGTAAAGGTACTTCCCATAAACACACATGTAGGCTCGAAACGATATGAGATATTGATGTCGCAACGAGTAATAGCAATGTTGTTCTTGGTCTGGTCTCCCCAGAACGGATAAACAGTTACACTGTGGTTTTGTGTATATATCTGAGCCAGCTCATCGAGGTTATCGCTAGTTTTAAACTGGCTACCGTTGTTGAACTGGTTGATGTTATAACCTTTGTAGATAAGGTCTGACGGACGCTGTGAAAGGATGCCGATATCCGAAAGGTCGATATCAACGTGCAGAATCTGCTGGCCAGTCGGAACACCATAGAGCATGTAGTCTCCGGATTGGTTGGTTACTGTCGTTAGTTTGAAATAACGTTCGTATACCTCAAGCATAACATCATCATCAAGAATCAATCGCTTTGACGGGAAATCACCAACCGGTTGGAAACAGTCTTTATTGGTGTTGTTCTTCTCCGGAAGCAGGTTATAACGTCTCTGCGTTGTATCTTTGCTAATTGCGTCACGATAGCTGTAGAATGACCTGATTCGACTATCAACGTCGTCAGACATGTCGGCCTCGATGAAGATAGAAACCTTTGCATTTGGAATACCGAAACCACCGTTCGCTATAACACGACCAACGATGACACCTGTATCGGATGCCATCGTATTGTAGTTGTGGTCGCTTCTTAGTTTGAACGATAATATCTCAAGGAAATCCACATCATTCGTAGCTTTCACGTCAAGCACTGTATCGGTACCGACGTTTGTTTTTATCCTAATGCTGCGGTTCGTGTCCATCTTCTTCTTTGGTCTCTTCTTTTTTATCTTCTTTCAGGAGGTTAACAAGCTGCTTCTCGTGCTTCTTGAATACACGCGGCACGCTTGCATATGGCCTACCTGTTCTCTTGTAGTTGTGATATACGTTCAACAAGACAATTGGGATAGCAAATACAGCCATTATCCAAAGCAGTGCTACACCAATGAAATTGATTACGCTACTGAATGCAAAATGTAATATACTTTCATCGTCCTCGCGGCCACGCATCTCCGGATTCAAAAATGCCTTGATGCGCTTTGCGTCTTTGGTTGCCTTGCAGTTACAGTCGTCCTTTTTATGTATGTTGTGTTGTTGTGCTTTCCGCATTACTTCAGTATTGGTTTCATAGTAATGTCATTATCCGGGAACTTAATCTCAAACATGCTGTCGTCATCAGCGAATAGAACCTGGTCTGTCTTTGAAAGGTCAATTTTGAATGATTTCGAACCGTTCTTTGTTGATGTAAACGGAAGCTCCTCCGGATTCTCACATGTCTTCTGTACAATCTCACGCTCCAGCGGACAGATATCCTCGCTATACTCACCGTCGTACAGGTTGTAAACAGATAAGTCTATCACGCTGATTACACCGTCAACATCCATAATAGCGCGCGTCAAGTCTCCAACGAAGATATCCTCACCCATTTTGTGGTTCTTAACATCCATGTAGTCCTTAATCACGTCTTTTACATTGCGCAATACAGTAGGTGCGTTATAGGCCTTACCAATGAACAACTCAACGTTGATTCCAAGGTTGTAAATCTTACCTGAGCGTACAGCAACGTAGTCGCCAAGGTGCTTATACAGGCTAGTAAAGTTAACGATATTCTCAAGCATTGTGCTCGGAAGTGATGAATCAAGAGTACCGTCAGCGTGAACATTCAACAGACTAACAATAACTTTGTTGTTTTCCTCCTTAACTGAAGTCCTGAACGGGCAACCGTACTTAGCCGGCATTTGTGAGATGATATACTTGTAGTCGTCAATAACCGTAGCGCGACGCATGGCGCCAACACTGTAGCGAATCAGGTTCTTAATCTCCTCTACGCTTGGGAAATCACGACCACCGATGATATCAGATGTGTTAGACACCTTAATAGACGAAACAACAGCACTTCTATTCTGTTGAAGCGTAGCAGTCTCTGGTAGGCTAACAGCTAGATTGTTAATAGCGTTGATGGCGCCTTTACCGAGGTTTGCTACCTGACCGTTGGTTGTGTTGTAGAGAATAAACATCGTCCACCCGGCTTTCGGTAGTATACCAAGCATGTCGTTATTGACGATGCGATTCATAATCTTCTCACCAGGAGTACTTGTATCCGGAAGTTCGTCATAGTTACTACCGGCGCCGAATGTAATCTTTAGATATCCGTTGTCAGTATATTCCGTGATGAACTTCTGTTGAACACCCTTCCATGCACCTTTATACACGCGCTGTACCGGTTCGCCATCCTCATAGTAGTCTGTGTACATCTCACCGTCTGTGCCATCAACAGAACCAAATACATATTGGTCAACCAATGCGTCGACCTCAAAGAAACGGCGCGTGTGGATTGATTCGTTAGGAAGCTTGAATACTTCACTATTGTAGTAGAATTCTTCACGAGACGGCTCGCCGGAATAAGAAGATGACTCCTTGAAAATGATAGACTCGATTCCACATACGTTCTGGTCAGGCAAGATAATCTCCATGAACGGATAAACCTCACCTGATACGAGCGTTTTCTTGTAGATATGTGACTCGATATTGCTTACGAGCGCAGTCTTGGACACTTCGTAGCCACTCAGGTTTCCGTTATTACCGATGATTGGTTTATATTTCCTATTGCTGTAGCCAAGGTTATTGAACTGCTCTGCAAAGTCAACGTTATCAAGAGTCTCAAACACATAATTACCGGAAGACACCTGCGTGCCACGCTTGATGAGCGGAGCGTATTTCCAGTTCGGACCTGCACTACCGTTCGTTATAAGCACAGGGAGTGTACACGTAAACTCAACTTCACACATACCGGCCTTTTTGCCTGGTACTTTCAGTCCTGCAGCGCGCGCCATGTTCATCACAGCGTTCATTGAGTTGGTGCTATCCAGGTTTGTGTTCTGATATACCCTATCAATGTGATATGACAAATCGTCACCGACGGCAGCATAAAGCTCCATCAGCCACTTGCCTACGCTGGCATCGTTGAAACTGTCGCTTAGTTCCGGATAATACTGTTTGGTAAACTCTAACAGTTGTTGTACAAAGTCATCGTAAGACCTTGTGAGGTAATTTATATGTTTTGTGCTCATCTTCTAATTATACTTTATAAATCGCGGTATCAGAAACCGTTTTGTATCCAAGGTCAACTTCGAATGTGGTAACTACAAAAACATCAGTTGGGTTGTCTTCTCCACGCCTAACAGAGATATTCTTGATTGTAATACCATTTAGCCACTTTTTTGCTGCGTCACGTATCTCAGCCTTAACATCTTCCCATGACAATTCGTCATTCATATCGAAAATAAACTTAATGAGATTGGTACCGAAATCAGGTTTTCTGATACGTTGACCCTTTGGTGTAAGAATGAGGTGCATGACTTCGCTTTTCGCCCTCTCGATTGGATTGGTCGCAAGGTCGAACATATACCCATTGGTGCTTTCATCTACGAATGGATATTTTACGTTATAAAATTGTTTACGTGTAGCGCTCATTTGTTATGCTATATCACCAATAAATAGGTCGTAAATAGGTTTCAAGGATAATTTACAAATTATCAACCATAAAATCAACAACAAAAACGACCGACTGGAATTACCCAATCGGCCGTTGACTAACGTTCACGAATCTAGAATGGTTCGTCGATGTTCATTTTGCGCCTTTCCTTGTGTGCCATAAAGATAGCCTTCGCAAGTTCGGACTGGTCTTCTTCGCGTTTTGCGTTGTACTTCAGTATATCACTGAATGTTTGAGCGTTGTCCGTGTTGATTGTACACGTTCCGTTGTCGAAATAGACATTATCCAATGTTGCACCGGCCTGGCCAGCACGGTTTTTCAAGATGGATATCTTGGCGCGATTGTTTGCCACGTCTTCCATCGAACGCGTAATCGAAATATCAATGTGGGCGATTTGCAGTTTCTTGAAGGAACCACCACCTTTATCCATTGTAACGATATCAGCATTCAATGAATCCTTCGTTCCTTGAATCGGAACCCAGGTCGCGACATTAAATTCTTTCGTTACGGTTTCCAGTTTACGCATAGTAACACCTTCTGCATCCCACTTATCTCCGTCCATACCCCTGAGGAGTTTAAGACATTCGAAGTAGTCGATAATCAGTAGGTCTACCTTGAAACCGTTGTTTTCACACTCTTTGAGGATGTTTCGGATGTCAACCGGAGACAACTCACCACTTGGGTAACTTCCGATTAACAGGTTCTCCTGCAACATCTGGCACCTCTCATTCTTGATGTCGGTCGCTTCCCTTACTTTGAAGATTTCCTCATCATAAGAAAGTTTGCGCGCCTCGACTTCACTGAGCCTACTAAAGTGCTTACGTCTCAGCTGCTTAACTGTATCCTCAAATACAATCTGAAGGACTTTAAATCCTCTGTTGTTGTTGTAGTCGCACTTGTATGTTGCAGCGTATGAAGCAAGCGCTGTTGTCATAGAAGTGTTGTGTGTTACAATAAAGTCACGTGTCAGGTAGAGTGCGTCCTCGGCATCAACGGTAATACATTGTGCGTGGTCATCGCGAAGATAGTTCACAGACTCAATGAGTCGATGATACGTTTCTCCGGTGCGATAGGTCACGCCATTCTGCTTACTGTCTTGGCCGAATAAACGGATACTCTTATCGTACAGTGTGATGTGTACGTAGTATGTGGTATCGTAATCCGTGACTTCTCCATTCTTTTTCTCATAAGAACGTGCAGAGCCTGTCTTAATAGATGCTTTACATCCAAGTGACAATGCTAGTTCATACACGTCTTGAGCCATTCTAGAAGAACGGGTCTTAAACACGCCTTCTTTGCCGAATGAGCCGGAGCTGTCCATAAGGCCACAAAGCAAATCAACACGAACGCGCTCACTGTTGACTTTATAGTCGTTCGGAATGAACGAATTCAGCTTTGTAAACCATTCCTGGAAATAGGATTGGAACATCATCCGGAATCCATCCCCAAATCGGAGTGTAATGTTGCGTTTTCCGTTGTCAATCTTGGTAAAGTCAAAATTGGACTTACGCAAGATATTTACAACTTCGTCAGAGTCTTCTCTTGGTACGGAGATGGTGTTTGTTGCCATGTCTCCATTACCAAGGAAGTAACCAAACAGGTATGGGGTGCAAAGAACCTTCTTTGCGTTATACTGTACCTTATCGGCCGTCGGAATCATGTATTTGCATACTTTCTTCTGTTGGCCAAAGTACAGCCCGCTTTCAATAACCTCTCGCAGCGTCATTGCCTTATATGTGAAAGACTTGGCGCGGCGATTGCCTACATTGCATACACTCCAGAGGTGTTCAAGGTCACATTCGCAACTGGAACCGTCTGTGAATGTTACTTTGTAAATAGGTCTGATTCCTTGAGGATATACACCAACGACTTTGCATGGTTTACCGTTACGTCCCAGTACATAGTCTCCATTATGTATATCTCCCATTCGCACCCATCCGTTTGGTGTTGCTACGAGTTCGTTGACAGAGAGAGCCTTACCATAGCCTGATGCACCCACAATAGTAGCGAGCTCACCCTTTCCAAGACCACCTTCGAGAGCTTCATCCAGCTTACCGATACCTGTTGGGATTGGGCAGCGGTAGTCTTTAGACAGAGTCTCCTCATAGTCATCAAACAACCGGAACAAGTGGTTATCATGTTTACCGGCGTTCAAGGCCTTATGGAGAATGTCTTCAATTTGGCTATATTTAGAAGTATCACCGTCTGCGGCAATCTTCAAAATCATATTCGCAGCCTTGACGATATTCTGTTGCTTGAAGAATACATCTGCTTTCTCCTTAATCATGTCAGGAGATTCCACAGACATATTCCTCAGCTTATCGACTGCTGCGAGGTTACTCTCGCGTTCGTAAGTGGTGTGAGCTTGGTCGGCCAGGTAGATTTTGATTGTATCATAACCAGGGACGGAACCGTGTTTCGCATAGTGGTCACGCATAATGGTGACAACACTCTTAAGAATAGGCTCCGTAAAGGAATTTTGGTCAAGGATTGATGACAGGTCTTTGAAATATTCCTTATCTTCAATCAATTCCTTCACAAGGTTATATTGATAATGCGCCCCAAGATATCCGAGGCAGCTTTTATCATCCTGAACAGCCATTCTACCAACTATTTCTTGTTACCGTAAAATTGTTTTCTCCACTTACGATTTTTCTCCGACACACCCTTCGTTTTCAGCAACTCACTTGTAAGTTGTTTCTGGCGCGTGATGCGTCCATACTCGTAGCGACGAACGGTATTGTCGCTGTCATTGGTGAAGTCTTCTCCCAGGTCGTAGTCAAGAGTGGTTGCATAGCGACCTTGTTTCTCAACTACACGGCCTTTCTCGTCACGGATAAGCTTCTCCGGGCGGCATACGTCGCAGATTTTACGGATAATCTCCGAAAGCACATTGGTCTTGCCAAGCGACATGGCACGATACATGCTGAATTTCAGAGAGATAGACTCCGTCGGGTCATCGCTCTCGTAGCGACGCGGGTCATTAATGAGGTCGATGTGCTCGCGTACAATGGGTTGGTAGTAGGAACCGTCCCAGATTTCCGAGAACATCTCTCGTCCTTCATGTTTGATAACAAACTTGAAGATGTACGACATGGGCTCTACCGGTGTCTCATAGTCACTTTGAGCCGGGTAAGTGTGCTCTTTCGAGATGTAGTTAAGCGCTTGCGTAGCGTACTCATTCTCGTTGACTTTGACAGGCCACTCAACGAGTTCGTCTTTGTGTGCGTCCAGATAGTCCTGGCGCAGTTTCAGGAGTTCACCTTCTTTGTAATCGGGCGAGTTGTAGAACCAAGATGCGACACGGCTCTTTGAAGCGAGGTCATCCTTAATAAGTTTCACGCATTTGCGAGCAACTACCAGGAAGTCTCTAGAGTTCATACTCTCCCAATTGAAGAAGCTGATGTTAAAGTTGTTTGCAAGAACTACAGTGTCATTCACTTGCAGTTCAATGTCAAATGGATACTTCTTTTCTTCCATTCTTCTTTCTTTGGGTTAAAGGATTAAACAATTAAATTATAAATTATGTGGTTTTTCAAACTCCAATACTAATATAGTCCGAAGTTTTTTAATTTAGTGACATTTTGTAACGTTTTTTTTCTAAATCCATCGTTTTTGTGAAATCAGAGAAAAATCTACCGAATGTTTCGTCGTTGAGCCAGTCTGTAAAACGATACTCATAGGTCAACTGTTTGATGTTCTTTAAGTCTCTATCTTCCGGGTCTATAGGCTTGTACATTGTATCTACAAAATACTGTTTTGCCTCTTCGGTGAGCATTGGCTCTTTGAGACTAACAAGTTTATTGTTGATATCAATAACATCACCATCGTACTCACCGGTCGTTCTGTGATTGATAAGGTTCTCTAAGAACTTACTTGGTTTCTTTGCATGTAACTCTCGCGCACGATGTTCTATATAGGCGTAGTCGTGTTCTTCTGTAATGAGTTCAGGGAAAAACTTGAACAATGTCTTATGTCCAATTCCACCAAAACCAGTTATGCCGAAGATGTTATCAGATTTATCACCACATATAGTTTTAATGAGCGCGGCGTTCTTGTGTGTGAATCCAAGCTTTTCGATAGAGTTTGTTGAGTTTATGAAGAACTTCGGCTTATGCTCATCTGAGTTGAGACAGTACATAATAACTGTGTCAGAGATAAGCTGAGCTAAGTCCATGTCACCGCTCATGATTACAACTCTATCCTGCGGCTTCTTGTTCTTTACGTAATACGCAATAAGGTCATCGCCCTCAACCATGTCAAACATGGCACTGTGGATGAATAACTCTTCCATAATCATACCGAGGATGCCACGCTGCCTCCGGAAATTCTCGTCTGCGTCGTCTTCAGCACTCGCACGCTCCGTTAGGGCTGCTTTCTGTGCGTGATAATCTAGAGTACGTTTGCAATATGCATTGAACGCTTTATCGTGCGCTGACTGATTCTCCGAGAATGTGTCGTAGTGTTTATCACGGTTTGCCTTGTAGGCATGGTAGAGTTTGTATCTCAAATACCCACTCTGGTCTCCGTCGAAAAAAGCATACACATAGTCGAAGTTATACTTCCGCAAAACAGCCTTTACCTGCATCAGGAATTGGAATATTCCTCCCCACTCCCAACCTTTTTGGCTGACACGCTTATCTATACTGATGCATCGCTTCAGGAGACTGTTGCCGTCAATTACCAGGTGTGTTTCAGGCTTCTCTGCCGGTTTGCGTTGTGATATGTTCGGGCGTATACCTTGTTGCATAAATTACTGCCTGTAAAGTCCTGCAATATAATCCACTATCTCTTCAATATCTATATTGTACTTCGTGCCGGTGGTGTATTTTACAAGCACACCGCGTACAAAAGCCTTTTGTTCTGCAGCTTCTTCAGATAACGTGTTGTCATCATCGTCGTCCCAGATTGGCTCAATCGTGCCGATTTTACCTACTGGAGCATTAGCTTCTTTTTGGCCGCCATTTTCTGTTTGGATGGAGCCAATAGTAGACGTCATCGTCCATCCCTTTGTTTCTTCCATATACATAACTGTTCCTTGAAAATCACAAAATAGTGTGAATTTGATACCAAAATCACATAATAGCCATACAAAAATAGCGAAAAATCACAAAATCTTGTGAAAATCGCTTATCTCTAATAATGTATCACGCGAAATGAGAACATTCACAGGCTTCTCAACAAGCTTATCGGAAAACACAAACTTGCAGCCATTTGTTTCTATCGAGCCGAGATTCTCGTGATACTGCTCACGTATGCGCCTTGCCTTACGCAGTAGCTTTCGTTTATCCCATCCGAAATGCTGTAGGTAGGCAAGAATTGCTTCGCGCCGTACAAGTGCAATCTCCATCTCCAGAATATCACTTTCATCCTGTGGCGTATCGCTCTTTGCCCTGTCTATCCAGCATAGCAAGAAAGAGTTGTTAATGTCTTTTTCTGACAGTAACCACCCATCTGTTGTCTCTCCGCTTTTGCGCAAAAAGCTTAACTCAAACGAGAAGGTTCGCAGGTTCTTGTTGATATACCTAACTGAAGCCTTCTCGTCGCATGTATATTCGTGTCCTTGAAATGTGAAAATGGTATCGATACCTTGAACCTGGCGCTCGGTGTCATTTACACGTTCGAACTGTGTTGTGTGCACGGCGTAGAAATGTTTATCCAGGAAATCCGATATAACATTAGAACGACGCACATCTTCTTTTCGAAGTTCACTGTGAATCATATATTCCTACTTTCGTTTGATTTCAACACTAATATAGTCCGTTTTTTCGAAAATAGGTTACTTTTTTATTCCATTTCTACAATTCCACTATCTTTTGTGATTGGAATAACACGTGTAAACGCGTCTGTTGCATCTCCTCCTTCTGTATCCTCGTCGATGAGTCCATGTTCACAATTTTCTTCCAATCCTTTGCCTTTAGGAAAGAATGACTGGTTTGCTATTAGTTTGTTAATAGCATCCTCAGACCAGTTCGGAAACTGCTTTTTTATTGCAGCGCGCAACTCGTCTTCTGTGACGTTTTCGATAGTGAATACGCGGCCGTTATTCAGTCTCATTGTGAATACAGGAATCTTTTTCTCTTTTGGTTCCATTGTTCCTGTTGTTATTTCGTTGTTGTCGTCCTGCTTGTCTTGTTTAATAACGGAGTGAGTGCGGCCGGCCACAGTTCCTACGTATTCAAGACTATATTTCTCAATGATGCCCTCTGGGTCATTGGTTAAATACCACCGGCGCTCCTTACTGGTTGGTGCCTTGACACCTTCTTCTGTATGAGACACATACTCGTCAACGTATTTGACTTCACCACGTGCAACGCAATCTTTAAATTTTACAAGGTAGTCATCCCGGCGAGTTCCAACCTTACAATAACCGTAGTGGTACATGACATTACCCGTCCTAGTGAGAATGTATGGATGCGCGTAGTGGATGATGAAGAAAGTTACACCTGTACGTTTCTTTTTATCTAGTTTCATTTGATTGTCGGCACTAAGCGTGCTTGACTCAATTTCGTCCTGCGTCACATGTGCGTCAATTCCCCACCCGTCCTTATTAAGACGAGCAGCCTCAGGCAAAAAGAAAATAGGTCCGTGTGCGTCGTACCTGCGGCGCTTGTATTTTCCAGTCCACCTGTCACGTACTAGGAAGTGTTCCGGGTGGAATGTGTAGTCTGCTATATGAATCATCTCGTGAAGAAGCGTGTTAATCTTCACCTTCTCCGGAGAGTCATGATAGTTAGACATTTTAATCTCTGTAGGTGTAATAGTACCGCGCGACAGACTGTAGTGATACGAAGCAGTACCCCCATCGACTATTGGTGTTATTGACTTTAAATTGTATATTTGGTAGTTTTCCTTCGAAATAGCGAGCGTTGAACTCATCGTATTTCTCCTTCATCCATTTGGTTGTAACAATCATCGCTTAAAATCTTAACTACCAATAAATACAAAAACAAAAATAAATGGTGCAACCGAAGCCACACCATCTATCAGTTTACTCTTCAACCTCACGCTCAGCGAAGTCAATGTTATCACTGTCGACTGTACCCTCTCCGTAAGCACTTAGTTGTTGGTTAAGTCCATCGATGATTTCCTTCAAGTGCTCTTTCTTATAGCTTTCCAGCTCACTGCACTTGATGATACCCTTCGAAGTACATACGAATTTTCCCTCTCCGGTTACGTTGAACGGCGAAGGCAGGTGAGACTTTGTGATTTTAATCTTCGTCTCGGTAGCGTAATCAATTTGTGCACCCTTGCTAACAGCAGACAGAACCTTTGTTCCGGCTCCACCTACACCACCAAGGAACAACTCAAGACGAGCGCTGTAATGCAATTGCAAACCGCCTTTACCCTTTGCAGACTTGAGTCCGGTAGGAGTTGTCTCGACGCTTAACTTCTGAATCATCACAAATGTATTACTGTAAGTAGACATAGCCTTTTTACTGCCAGGAATACGATTATCCAGAATATCACGCATAGATGTTGCGATAGCCGCAGCTTGCCACATGTTATTCGCCTTCTTACCGGACGCATACTCTTGCCACGAACCGATGGAACCAATTGAATCCCATACGAACAGGAGTGGTGCATCAAGCTGTCCAGATTCCTGTGCATCAAGGACATCGTTAATACACTGTGCAACGTCTTCAATCACAGCACATGTACGTGGAGTAGCGACTTTTTTTCCGGTACTGTAATCAATGTCACCGTATTGTGCGGCGAGGATTGCATTATTGTAATAAAGGAAATCTCCATCATACATTACAATCTTTCCATCATCGTCGCGCACTGGAGTTGCTACAAACCCCATCGATATTGCGTAGTTGAAATCAAATGCATTCTCAGTGTCGATAATAACAGGGATACATCCTTGCTTTTGTGCCTGCGCAATAATGTGACAGATGAGTGTCGTCTTTCCAGTGTTGGAGTGTCCGAGGATTGCTGTTACGTAACCCATCGGGATACCAACCAAACGCGTTGCTTCCTGGAACGCAGGTGGCATTTGAATCCATTCGAGCGGCTTATCTGCGTTGTTATACGAGAAAGCGTGCGATTTTTTGAAGCTAGCCAACCCACCTAGCGGATTACTTTTTTTCTTTACTGCTTGTGTTGCCATATAATTGTTGTTGTTTGTTTTTTAGTGAGAACGTTCTTTCCAACACTTACGACACATAGGAACGTAGCATTCGTCACCGCCGATTAGAACTTGTTCACCGTCATTCAATACATTCCCATCTCCGTCAACACGGGCGTTGATAATTGCCTTTCCGCCACACTTGCAATATGTTTTCTTCTCAGTGATGGTATCTGCAAGTTCGAAAAGCCTTGCTGCGCCTGGAAAAAGATGTGATTGGAAATCAGTACGAAGTCCAAAGCAGAATACGTTGACATCAAAATCATCTACGATAGCGGCCAGTTCATCAACCTGCCGTGGCGTTAAGAATTGACATTCATCAACAAACACCCACACTCTCTTGTTGGTTTGCTTACGTATCTCCTCAACATACTGCTTAATAGGCTCGTATATATCTTGGTCATCGTTAATGATGATACAGTCTCTTTGCAAACCGGCACGCGATTTGATGATAGCATTATCACCCTCACGCGTGTCGATTGAAGATTTCAAACTCAGAACGGCGTCACCATTTTTCTCAAGCGTATAAGCCAAAGAGAGTAGCTCTAACGTTTTTGCTGACGACATCGTTCCGTATGTGTAGTAAAGTTTTCCTTCCATATTAGAACGGTAGGTCTTGTACAGCCTTATTGAGTTCAGGGTCAAATTTCGTAACAGGCTCTTTAGGTTCGTTTACAGGAATTGCATTGGTAATCTCTTGCTCAGCAGCCTTCTCTTCCGGAGTGTTTATACCTTCCTTTACAGCTTCGTCGTTTACGCCAGGAGCTGCAATGTTCACGAACTTTTTCAAGTTCTTATCGAACTCAGGCACACCACCCTCTGCAATGATTGACATATAGTCGTAAGGTTTAACCTTATAGACATCAGTCCACAGAACAGGGTCATTAATCCATTTCATAGCCTGCTCATAGTTAGTAGAGATAGGCGTACGTTGGTCGCCGGCCACAATGGTGATTGACTTCTGCATCTTACCGTTGGTCATTGTACCCTTGATAGTAAGGAATAAGTCCTTACCGTTGCGGAGGCTGTAGATGGTGTAGTTCGGGTCTTGCTTGCGTGCAATCTTCTCGATTGAATCAAGCTTATCGATGATACCATCATTCTTGCGCTCCTGGTGCGGGAACATCCACCACTTAACACCCTCGTCCTCGTGGTCGCGGTCAATACAACGGCAAAGCCACATCGGTTTAGCCTTATACTGGAAGGCAAGGCTGTTGAGGTTCTTGTAGGCTTCACTGTCCTTTACCTCTTTCTTCATGGCAGCAAGCGTGTCGCGCTCTATAACACAGAACGGGCACTTGTCGATACTGTCCTCGAAGCCATTCTTGACCGGACAGATGAAACGTTTCCAACCGTTTTTAGAAACTGTTTTAGGTACTTTTAGGTAATGCGCATGTACAAGAAGGAAAGGTGTCTGCGCGTCTTTGGTAATCGGGAGAAGACGAATTTGCATGGTGCGCTCCGTCTGCCCATCTTCCAAATTTGTTTGAAGGTAATGCTTGGGGTCGAATTCTACCTTAGTTTTCTCTACTTTCTCTTGTTGAGGTTTCGACTCTGTGATTTGTGCTTGCACAGCTGCCGGGGAAATCTCAGTCCCATAATTCATTGTTTCTTCCATTAAATGTAAAAATAAATATAAAAATCAAAGCGGCTCTATAGCCATTGTTTTTCACTACTAATATAGTCCTTTTAGACGAAACTTTAAACTAATTACAGACAAAATAGGAGGATTTTTTGCTCCCCCTATTCATTGTCACAAGTGTTTTTAGGCCAGAACAGCAAAGCCGTTACTGTCCAGTGTCTCACCATTTGTCAAGTACAGGCTAGCCTTCGGTGCGCGAGGTGCATGATGTATAAGTGAGTGAACGTCAGCAATCTCAACACCACGACTACCGTCTACATCGACAAAGATGAAGTTTCCTGAGCTAATCCGGCTAACAGAGTCAACACGGATGCCGGTCGTTCCACTTCCGTTTGAGAAGTGATAAACAATCATTTTACCAATAGCGCTCTTCGCTTGGAGATACTCTTCCTTTTGTGCAGGACTCTCAGGGTCACCGTTACTATTCCATTCAAGAATCCTTGCCATGTCATAGTGGTATGCTTCATCAAACTCCTCGTCGAAAGACTTTGCAATTGTCGGGTCGTCGACGGCGTCTTCGATATCAGATTGATGTATCTCGTATTGTTGTTTCTCCTCTTCCTGTTCGTCCTTTCCGTTGTCTTTGTTGTCAAAGTACGTATCCGGATTCACATTGAATGGATAAGAGTCTTTGTAACGCAGCTGCAGTTTCTCTGTTTCTGTCGGGTTGCGTTTCTCGAACTCACTGCGAAGGTTCTCAATGTCACTATTGTTAGATTCGAGCTTATTAAGAACGTCGTCAATAGCAGTGGCCAATTTGTTAATCTTGTCACTTACATCAACAACATCCGTGCCGATGGCGTTCGCCTTATTATTGATTTTCTCTTGAGCCTTTGTCAGGTCATCAACATCAATAACTGTATCACCAGGCTGCTCGGTTGTAGTATCGTCATCCAATGACGGAACATCCTCTGCATTGAGCTCAGGAATACCATTGGCATCCACTGGTTCCTCTACCGGTTGCTCCATTGCACCCTGTCCCATATCATCACCTGGTTGCGGAGGTGCAGGTGTAGCCTCATCACCTTGTGTAGCGGCAGCATCACCCGGAGCGGGCAATGTGTCATTCTTACCTTGATTGTCTGCTGGATTAACCGGTTGGTTCTCGTCCTCTCCAGCTTCACCAATCACTGCAGGTGCTGATTCTTTCTTATAGGAAACAGGATAGCCATACTCACAGAGATGCCTAAACTGTGCAAGTTCGGCAGCCATCCTATCTTGTTCAGTCAATATAGCCATTTCGTAAATATTAGTCTACTAATAGTTGTTTGTTGTCCTCCGTAAGCACGGTAACAGAAGATTCAGTACGTTCAATCAAACCTCTGTCCATCTTCAAACGTCTAACGGGAGCCTCGCCGTTGATATTCAACGTCTCTTCCATTGTTTCTAATAAAGTATTGTCCATAGTATGGAGTTTTATCTAACTATAAATACAAGAATACCTGGAAAAATGTTATTTACGCATGGTTTTTGAATAGAAAAAGCACTTGAAACGCTCCTTTATGAGGCCGTTTGCTATCTCGTTGACAGCGCTTTTGGATTCTTTGTTCACATACGACACGCTTTTAGCACACCGCATGACATCTCCCATTGTCTCCTTGAGGCCGCAGTAGTCGACGATTTCCTTCGAAACACCATATACAGTATCTCCGGACAACACATAGTCCATGTTCCAGGAATCCCACACTGTCAAATCAGGCTTGCTAGCTTGTAACTTGGCCTTGAGTGAGTCTATCTCCTTTTGATGCATCTTCGTTACATTGACATAAGCATATTTACACTTCTCTGTAATAGACGACACAACATATTCGTAGAACTCTTTCAATCCTTTCTCATACTCACCACGGTGTTCAGTCTTGCTGAGAATCCACCTGACGCGCCCGTTTTCGTATACACGTTCAAGAGGCGTGAATCCACTGATGTTACTCTTTGCGTTTTCGTACCCGACTATAAGTAAAGGCAATGACGCATCAGCCAGTGACACGTCATTTATTACCTCTATGTATCCAGGTACGTCCCGTACCTTCGATGTTGCTAGTATGTATCCTAATGTTACCATATCGTACGTTCTCTAGCGCTAATATAGTCCCATTTTAAGAATAATAGGTACTCCAATTGTTAAAGAAAGTTGTTGCGTAGTTCAAACGAGTCTGTAGTTTCATCTCGTGTTCACCCGGACGTTCGTATACGCGACAGAATGATTCAACTTCTTTCATTAACAGTGATTGCGTAGATAACGACAGTTGATTTTCAAGATGTGACAATATAGATGCTGGAGCAACTCCACTTTTTGTTTGCAAACCAAGCATATATCTGCGTAGTGCATTATTAGACCCTCGCAGCATATCCCCAAGGAATGTCAGCTCTTTACTAAGACCTTTATCTGCCAGCGGTGTAACTGCAGCCTTTAAATCATTACCAAGTGCACCGTCTTTGCTTGCTGTTTTGGTTTGCCCGGTAAGATGCTTGTATAGTTTTTCTTGATAACTGGCAGAAAGCCATTGTGCTATACCGAACGCGCCAAGACTGTTTTTGATATCGGGTTTAATACCACTCTCTTGCATAAGGTTTCCGACAAGTGCGCAAGTTGCATATCTACGCATAGTAGTATCACCTTCATTAAACACATTATCGTATAGATATTTCACACATTTTGCAGCGCGTGATTGTGTGTCTGCCTGAAGTGTGACATTTTGGCCTTCTGTTGATTTTGTGACATATTGGTTTGAGCCGTCAGTTAAAGGAACATATGCTACAACAAAAGTATTTTTAGCTTTATGGACACCATTGCCCATACAAACAGGGTCACCGGCTTTCCTGTTTGGTTTTACACCGTTCTTGCAGTATTTTGCAAATCGTGTTTCGTTTCTCGGATTTCCATAATCGTAGAACCTGTCTTTTTCGTAGTCTGCAACGATAGTGGCATGATGTTCCCCACCACCATGCATAATGATGATTGTTCCCTGCGGGAATGTCATCGAAGACAATCCGGATGTGTATTTTTTGAAATTTGGTATGTTTGGTTTACTTGCGTGATATGAAGCAGTTGTTAGAGCAAGGCCACCAATTTGTTTTCTTGCTGTTCCAGGACCTAAATATTCCTGTAGACAAGCACCGACAAAGCCTGAGCAATCCGCACGGCAGTATGTAGCAGCCTGGATACCTGCAGCTCTAATACGAGTTATGTCCTGCACTGCAGTTGCTCCCCACGTATTACCACCATTGAATAGTCCACCAGCGCTTGAGTCTTTTGTATAACCCATCCATACACGTTTAACCGCAGCCATCCACCCACTGTTATTACCTTCCGGCATCGTACTTGGAAGAACCTCTGCACAGTCGCTGATATGAACGTCATTAAACAACTTATTGAATGCGGCCTTCTTATCGTCCCCTAACTCTCCTGTTACAACGGTTATAAAATTGGAACAGTCTGTGAAATACACATTTTTACCATTCTTTTTGAAGTAATCGTATGGTGTGGCAAACTTATCCAACATATATTTCTTCTTTAGAGCAGCAATGAATCCTTCTGGATATGTTGAATCGAAACCAAGCATCTGTCGGTTTGCATTCATGCAATATACTTTCCTAGCCTCTCGATTATTACCTTTCTGGTCGCATGCTGTGACAACAAGACGTTGATTAGACTCACCGCCGTACATCCAAATCAGTGCTGAAAAATAATCATAGTATGTACTTAAAATTATATCAAATAGGGTTTTGTACGCATCAGTTTTGTCTGATGTAATCGTGAACTGGTTCTTATTTGTACTGTTTGCATCTAGGACACCTATCGTAAGTTTGCAGTCTTTGATTACGCCTGTAATATTTTTTGTTCCGTCAATAGCATTGAACAACTGAACAGCCAAATCGGTAAGACCGTTCGGATTTTCTTGCTGTGTCTGTGTTGTTTTAGTGAACATCGATTCAGTTCCAACCTCGACATATAAAGACCCGACTTTAATGCCAGACCTACCATACTCTCCATTGAATCGGAAATTGCGTATTTTTGTTAGTTGTGATTCTTTTAACTTATTCGGCATAGCGCTGTTAACTACTATAATCTGAATCGTATTCCTTACCCTTTAGTGAAAGAGGTGACGATGTAAATATTTCTTTAACCCATTTCACTTGGTTCTTGTACGTTGTCTCATTAATCTTGTTGCGTTTCCAGTTGATTGGTTCGTTCGAGGCGAAAAGTTTATCAATACCACCAATTTCGAGGTCATTACTCTTAATACGGCAGTACACAACAGACGCTATCAACTTAACGGCTGTCTCATTGTTATGGCAGTTGTTGTCCTTGGCCGTGTTGATAACACCAGATAAAATAGCATCGTACATACTCATTGTGTCATCATTGGTGGTTCCGGACGGAACTTTGTGTGCTTTGAGTACGTCTATAACAACAGAGTGATTTAGCGAGTCGTCTTCATTTGTGTTTGTATTCACATTGCAATACTCATAACCACAATCATTATTGTAATTTGCGACTGATGATTTGGCTGAATAATCAAGAGAACCTGCCATGCCGGTCATGTTAGTCGCATCCATAAAGTAATCAGTGATAAACCGGTTACCTATCTTCGCCTGGCGCACACCAATAATATGTGTGGTCATATTACCAGGAGTTATCTGATGCGTAACCTTCTTGATTTGGTACGAGCCATGATACATTGGTATGTTATTTAACTGGAAGTACATCAATGGTTGTATCCATGCACTACCAAGCATTGTTAACTCACACTTATAAGAGTTCACTGAGTAAATACTATATAAGTCCTGACCAATCGGGCTAACTATTTCGTTCGTATCAGTGTTCGCGTTAGCGTTTGCTATCAGGAACGTCGCCTTGATTGATTGTTCCGTTGCCATTGAGCTGTCCATACCAACATGGATGTCCTTGAAGAAATGTTGATACATCGAACCATAGTTAACAGCGAATGCTGGTATTTTACATTCTCGACGGTTCGGAATACATAGGTTGCTCATTATAGCATCATCTGATACATCAAAACTGTCGTCTGAGTATTCGTAATCACCATCACCACTGATATCTAGATTCTGCGACGGTTGGTTTGCATATAAGAAGACAAAATCAGGTATAGTCGTCAATGTGTCCATCCCGGCCTGCGAATACGGTATCGCCTTAAACGCGTCAACAATTGGATTATGCTTTGCATCTGTACTTCCGAAGTCTGAGAAATTTTGAACACACAGGAATTGGACATTGTTTTTGGTACAAATTCCAGTAATAAACTCAAGCAAAGACATTGTATCGTTGCTTAGGCTATACTCTATCTGTTCCATAATGTGCCCAATATTAACAACAAGCAAATCACCTACCTTGTTATAGTAGGTATCAATAAATTTGAAGTGCTTCGTGTAGAAATTATCATAGCCGTACAACTTATCATACGACATTAAACTTCCGCCACCATCGCGGCCGGTATTTCCACAAAGCCATCTGTCGTATAATGTTTTTATGTACGTATACAAACCGACATGAACATCGTCATTTGCGAAGATGTTGCGGTTAATATCCATGCTAACTTGCTCACTAGCCGCTTCACGTTCGAGCTCGTGTTGAGTTGCCGTAATTTGGCTAAAAGTTTTTTTATACCCATCCTGGATATTATCTAGATAGTCTTTTGACGGTTTGCTGTTGTTGATATCATTAAAATTAGAATAGCATCCATGTAGGTCAAAAATAATACAAGGCGTAAGGAAGAATTTACTTATCTTTTGATGGGCAGGATTTGGGTTATTGTAAAAAATAATACAATTATTATCACCAGCAGTAGAGTATTCAACGTAGGACGTGTATGTTTTATCACCAAGGCCAAATAAATTATTTGAAATTGTAATATTATCCGGTCTGGATGCAACAATGCTTTCTACATTGACCAAAAAATCGTTAGTTTTTTGAGCGCTACTGATGTAGTCAAATAATTTTTTCGCCATTTCCTCTGTGTAAACTTGCCCAGTTTCGTCTTTCAACTCGTACCGGTTCATAATGTATTTAAAGCCAACTTCTGGCATATCTAACCACTCTTCATATTTTTCTAGTAGATATTTCTGTTTTTGGCTATAATTTTTATAATTAGCAACTGGCGTATTCTCTCTTTCTGCTTTAAGAGCAAGTTGTGCACCTTGCAATAAAAAGCCTGCCGTGTTTTGAATATAACAAGCACCAAGTGTGCTACCATCATTTAGAATTATGTTTTGGCTCGGATTGCCACCATAAAATTTCGTTTCCCTACCAATGAAAATAGATGACAAAAACCTAACAGCTTTCTCATGAATACTCGTTAATCCATAATATGATGGTTTTGAAAATGTTGTTTCAAAATACATTATGCTCATTTTATCAAGCATCGCATCATCAAATGGTAAAATATCCTCTTCGTATGGACCTTGAACACCATCAGTCACCTGTCCTGTTGTCGTGTCTATATTTTTTAAATCACCGCCTGTCCACCAATTTGACTCGTAAAACGGTATTTTTGTCACATCGCCAACATTAACAAATCGTGCAAATCTTCCCTTATATATATGAGTTCCTAGCGTATTTGAGCAAAAACTATCCTCGTCATAGTAGTAATGGTAAATACCATGCATGCCTTCCACATTGTCTGTATGTGCTTGGTACCCATCTAATTGATTATTATAAAGTGCATGATTGCCTGACAATATCTCGCGAGCTTCAGGTGGCATTGCCCCAAGTTTCGCAGTTAACATTGTTTTAAACTCGTTATAATTATAAGCTTTGAATAATTGTTTATTCGCAACTGCAAATTTTAAATCGTTCTGAAGATTATAGCGCACGTAATATTGCGGATAGTTAGAACTATACGAATTAAGTGACTTATAAGCTTTTTCTTTTGATGTATCGTCTAGCTTATAATTCATAAAAGGCATTGCTTTGCGCTTTGTCTCGCTTTCAGATGAAATTTTATATGATGGTTCTGCAGAAGATAGTTTTGATAGGAACGAATCATTTGCGATATTACCAATATTATTGCCATAATAATATGCGTAATTTACACCATCAATAATACCCTTTTGTTTTTCTGAAAGACCAACGCTAAAATTACTATAGTAACGACACATAAGCCCATTAATCGCTTGATTTGGGTCTGTTTGTTTAGTATAATCATACGGGTCAACACCAAATGGTGTTAAAACTTCGTCATTTTTCCTATCATCGATAGTACAAATAAAATCATTTGGAAACAGCGGACACGGAATGTCTATATCATTGCTAAACAACGCCGGGGTTTTTTCCTGCTCAATTTCTGTAATTAATTGGTCTTGAGCGTTAGAAAAAGCATCGCTTAGTTCTGATATACCATTCAAAAATCCATTAATAAGGTGGATTTCCGGCATGTACGCACGACTATTTTCCGGAAGACTTCCAGGCCAACTCCTAACAAGTCGTCCATCTTTATTCTCTGTTACCATCGGGAATGGAGGCAAATGTTTGGATGCATTTGCAATGTCTGTCATGTTATTTAACAATGACATCACACGTTTCGTCCAAATTTCATCAGAATAAATAGAATCTTCACACGCCTTAATACAATGCAAAAATGTCTCTATGTGTGCGCATATGATTGCTGCTATATTACCAATACTAGGTTTAAACCCTAATTTTGTCTCATATAGATTAGCAAGCCGCTCGTGTGCACGAGTTGTATCTCTTTGATAGTCTGTATAGTGAGCATATATATCACCTATAGTGTTATATGCTTCAGTTGTATCGATAACATAAACATAATAATCAGTACCATCTGCATAGTTCCAACTAGACATTGGTGTTGCACTAGGGAATTGTAAAATAGAAGCATCATATGGTGTTGCAGCAGAAGATACAACAAGCGGAATATCTTCGTTACTGGTTTCTACAACATCATCACTCACCTGGTTAACATTAAACATGTGTTCCCCTTCGGTACCATTGCTAATTATATTCCAAGATTGTAATTTCTCAAATGTATTTTTAGTGGTGTGATATAAGCCACCGCCAGTTATCGTATATGTTAACTTACCTGTATATTTTACATATTTAGACGGTGTTGTTAGTTGTTCGATGATATCTTCAGGTAATGCAGTTCCATCTCCGTTAGATGCTGCCAATGTCTGATACTCTTGTACAATTGCACGTAGTTGTTTTATTTCATCACCAGCAGAACGAAAATCAGCATTATCATAGCCAGGTAGAACTCTGTTTTCGTTAATATACGTTTCAAGAGCTTTTAGTGTCGGACTGCCATTGTCAACAACACTAGCAACATCCGCACCGAAAAACGTAACGCTTTCGTCTTTGTCAATATATGGGTTTACTTGCCACTTCCTGGTTTCAAAAAATGACTGTAAATAACCTTTAATCTTGCGAAGATGCGTTTGCATCATTGCCAAAGTCTCCATCAGTTGAGAAACCTTGGAGCGGTCTTCATCTATCTCAGTGCGGACATGTTCAATCTCGTTCTGAGCTAGTGTAATGTTAACAAGGATGTCGCTAAACTTTTTGAAGTTACCATGACCATAAGGAAGCGGGCGACCTTCAAAAGTCGCATTCCAATAGTCTGCACCCCACGAACCAGTATCGTGTTTCTCGTTCGGAGCCGCAATCAGCGCGTTAAGCGTGATATCATTAAGCAGAGAGTAAGCGTAACCAACCATGTTGGCTGTTACGTTATAGTTGCCGGTAGATGAATCGAAGTCACTTGTACACTTCAAGCACATCAACTCATATGAAACAGGTTTGCCGTAGATGCCTTTTACCTTTAGCCTGAATGTCGGATACGGGAAGCGGAAGAAACACTCAAAGAATGAGCGAACAACGTCTGTACTTCCATTCTCATTACCAATAGAACTGCCTTGCCCCTGGTGTGCTGCCTCCTCTATACTAAATAGCGATGCGCCGCGCACATCGGCAAACTCGATTGTGATGTTCGGCACGAAAAATGTAGAGTAGTCGATAAAGATTGACTTGATACCAAACATCTCATCGTTCTTTTCGTCTCCGTACACGTACTCAATGCCATTGTTTGTAAGGTAACGCAGCTTAGTGCTTGTTTTAGCGTCCGTAAACTGGCTACCGCCCAAAAACGACACAGTACTCTGACCGTCCACCTTTTCAGTTGTGTAGAACTGCAAGATGAACTTACCATTATCAGTGATTGCCTTGTTGTTACGCCTAGGGCATTCCACTTCCAGGTCGACCGCAACACTCATGTCCTCCAACGCTGGAGTAACAGCAACCAATCCTCTGTCTGACTGTGCTGTGTAAAGTTGAGCCGGGTCAATGTATGTACTGTATTCTGCCATTAATTACTACCGTAGTATAATTTGTGTTTGTCGATATCTTTCTCGTATCCAGCAATGACCTCTTCAAGCGGGAACGGAATCCTCACCTCAACGGAACCGTCTATCTCAAATTCGCAACTGCGTAATTCCGGGTTTGCCTGTAGAATAAGCCAACCGTAGGACGCGTCTCCATAGAACTCATTAGAGAGAACATCGAGGCGTGTCCTGTTATGTTCATACTCAGTGTACATATCAGTGGCTCTGTGTCGAATAGGAATAAACGGCACGATTTCCACATTATTTCCACTGATAAACTTACTATATCTGTTATATGACATATTACGATTGTTTTGCTGTTAATATCCTATTCGCCTTAAACGAAGTCGGTTTACCATTCTCATCATATACCTGACTCTCCGCATATTCACTAACCATACCCATATTCGCATAGTAGTTATATGAAAGTGCATCCTGCAGACGTGCAATAGGTCCTTGAATGTCGGAACCACCGAGGAACTTAAATGCGATTGACACCTTAACGTACATTGGTTGTACACCATTTCCTTCTGGGTTCATATCCCACGTTGTATCATCAAAGTTCAACTGGATGTTCTCGATGATTATCTTTGTGTAGTAGAAGTCACCCAATCGAAGTACACATACCGGAGGCCGGCCGAATGCAAGGTTATCTGCTTTCCTTCCGCCATGTCGTGTGGCACTCTGACGACAGCACTGTTGCAAGAATGTTAAACGTTCTGTGAAACCTTCGGGTGATATGCTGTGGTATGCTGGGTCAAAATGCTTTATCTTATCAATAAGCTTTTTAAACACAAACGGGTCTTCGTGCTTTAGTTCTTTGAAAAACGTATACTCATCACCATATCCACCAGCGTCAGTACTTTCAACAAGGTTGTTCGGGTCAGTTAACAATATAACTGTATATCCCTGAGATTCTTTTTGACGTTTGAACTCTTCCCACTCTTCATCACTACCTTCAAACTCTTGTTCATTCCCATCAACTGATATTAAATCATGATATATCTGAGCATTCTCTTCGCTAATGAACGAAATCGTACTCTCTGCACTACGTTGTATTTTTGCATTCGCTAGATTTACATCAGGAGAATTTTCTGTTAGAGTGTATCCTCCGGTCACAACATTAAAGTTTACAGCGTCACATTCTTTAGCAAAAGATATTTTATCTGCTAACTTTGTTTTTAGCCAATTCAGCACAGTACCAGCACGTCTACCTGACAAACTACTATTTCTGTCATTACCGGCTTCGTTATGACCATGTCTACTTGCGTGTCCGACTACGTTGATTGCACTGATGATGTATTTTTTATCGGTTGTATTATTCAGCACTGCATCAAGCAATTCGCACGTTGATTGGTTTGTATATCGCGATGTAGTTGTTTTCATCCATTGCTGGTCTGTATTTACCACACTGGCAATATCAGCAAGCGAACAAACAATAGTGTCAACACCATCAGCTTTTGCTTCTGCTATACGTGTTTTGTATACGGAACTAACAGCATTAAGGCCATCTGTTGTATTAAAACCAAACGAGTTGCTATCGCAATAATTTTCCCACTTTACGCGTTCACCTTTATTTTCACCTGATACACGATAGTAATTATCTACACGGTGGAATACATTACGTTTTGTCCCGCCTTTCTCTTCTTGCATTGATGCAAATATAAATGGTGCATCCATGGTATCACCTGAGTCGGTGTCAACAAGGAGCATACCGGTGCAATAACCTAATGGTTTTTTATCATTAATTGGTTCGCCGTTAACATATAGAGTGGATATTTTACAATCTTTATTTTTTTGCTCACCTTTTTTCCGCCCATATGTCCCAGCATCACCTTGGATTTTTGCTGAACTAGGTTGTTTAATCCTACTTAAACCCTTAGTATCAGAGCTCTGTTCAAGAATCATACAGGTTTCATAACCGGAATAATCCCAGTTTCCGTTGTCAAAAATCTCGCTAAAATCCGCAGTTTCATATAAATCCCTATCTGGAGAAGTTACATTCTTGGTAATAAAATATGTAAGTGGAACTGTTGCACCACTTGTTTGAGCCATTGGATTTAAGGTATACAAAGTATCATCATCTTTTGATGTAACGTATACGTCTTGTGTCCCTGCGCCGAACAATAGGTAATTGATTGGGAAATCAACATCCTTCGAGAGGTCTACCTGTGATGTAACATAACTACCATCAACATATGTTAATAGGTTGGTAACATTCTTGCTCTCCTGGCCGCTATAGTTATTCGGATAGAACGCAAAGAAAACAACCTTCTTTGTCGGTTTAAGAAGCTCGCGTATCTTCTCTTTTTTGAGTTTAAGTTTATACTTGCGTTTTTTCGGTTTTGGAATATCCGTACTCGGTACAAAACAGCCGGCGTAGTAACGCAGTATCGGTTGGTCGCTATCGACATTGTCGAGCGGTCCTTGCTGAATTTTAGCAGCTTCCTCACTCCAGTGGTCAACAATAGTCGGGTGGTCAATCAATAACGTAAAGTCTATATTTCCACCACGTTCAGAGTTGACATATGTGTATATCTTCTCTCCACGCCCAATGAACTCATTCGGATTCCATTGAACCTGTGTGTTTTCGTTAAACGACAGGCCATACGGAGGGAACCACATGATACGCCCACCTAAAGGACCGCGCTGTTCTTTATGTAGATATGTTGTGTTATCCTTCCAGGCCAAATTCTCAATAGAGAACATACAACGCTTCACAGCGTCTTTTACCATCTCACCAGAATCATTGTACATAGGAGCAATACGTAACGTATTACTCTCCCTGTGTAATACGGTATTTTCATCAAGGATTTTACCGGAGCCCTTTACGCGGAAACTATCCCATCGATAAGTTGTTTCCAGCATCTCTGCAGTCACAACGTCACCGTCATCTGTAAATGGACGAATTGCTTTATCATAACTACTGTATTGATGGTGGTGAGTCCAAACACGACAATACGGGTCTTCGTAACCATTGTATATTGCTGGTTTCGCTGCCAACAGATTGCGGCCATGCGAAAGACCATACTGTTCAGTACCTGCAGTTTGTATCTCTGTAGACTCTGTGTCTTTATTGTAGAAACGAGATATCATTGTGCGATACTGACTCGTCATTGTACCCTTATCAATCGTGTTGAAAAGTTTATTCGTTTTGGAAACAATATTATCATTTCCGGTAAACTCCTCAGTTAAGCCTACATATGAGCCGGTACGACCCAAATGTACTTCTGACTCAGAATCATCCCTTTCTCTATCTGCACCATCAGCCTCTTTGTAAACGTATGTTGTTACAATTGGGTTGATTGTAACATTCTCAAGGTATAAACTCTGTGTAAAAGCATAGTCATAGCGCCTATCGGCAAGGTACTTATTACCAATGCCACTGTCAGCAAGTACGTTTTCACCATAGTGCAAGTTAGAACGCAACGCATCAACTGTATTCTGAGCGAGTTCGTCACCAACAGTCAACGTGTACGTACTATATCCTTGGTCTATATTGAAATAGGCAGAAATATCCTCATAGTCGGAACGGTTTCCGGATGTGTATTCAGAACCCCTGTAAACCTCATATAGATAATCGAACGATGCAGCACGTCCAGTATGTGGGTCAATGGTCATATCGAATCCATTGAGATGCCCAACAAGGCCAAGCAAATCGTTTACACCGTAAGAAATACCTTTACCACGATAGATTTGCCGAAGCATCTTAGTCGTGTTGTAGGTATTGTAGAGTGTGTCTTTACCTTTCTCACGCCCATACAGACCGGTTTGAGTGTCCGGAGTTACTGAACCGAAGTAGTAATCTAATTGATGAATCGGTTCGCTGAAAGGATGAACGACGCTAGGAGACGGCTCATATTTGAAATACGTGTCGTTTACATAGTTAAGATAATTGCTATACTTACTACGTACAGCATCGTTATAGAACCACCCTAAATTATCATCAATAGCACCAAGACCATTAACCGAGTACCTGTTTTGTGATAGGGAGTGGCCTATCTTCTTACTAAGCACTTGTTCAATGGTCGGTAAATTATATTTGTATACTCCTCCTGTCTGAACGCTCATAATCTATGTTCACTATATTCCTTGTTGCAACTGCATATCTGGATTACCCATGTTAACAGATGTTCCGGATGCAGTTCTCTTTCTAAGTTCACGCTGCACAATATCTGTAATCTGACTACGTACAGCCGGGTCGTTGATTGCACGCATCATATCGCTGCTTGCTCCGTTTGGTGCAATAAGTTTAACAGAACCACTAACAACAAGGTTGATGCTACCGTTAATACCCGCACCTGCACTTTCGTTATTCAATGCTTGTGCACGAATCTCTGCAGCTTGCTGTGATTTGTTTTTGGCTCCAAACAATCCACCCGCAATCGCGCCAATAGCTGCACCAATACCGGTACCAATACCAGGTATAATACTACCAATCATAGCACCAGTTGCTGCACCGCTCAATGCACCTCCTGCAGCGCCCATTGCGATATCTGCTCCGCCTCCACGTTCTATTTTTCCGCTTTCAACGAGTTTATCGCTTGCTATATCGATACCAGTACCTAACAAACCAGCGGCCATGCCCAATCCAACACCCTTAGGCATTCTACCGCCTAATTTAGCAACGGACATTGCACGGTTTGCCGATGCTGCGCCACGAACACCTGTAACACCAGTACCACCCATACTACGGAGACCCCTAGAATGTAGGCTGCGGACGTTATTAAATCCAGCGTCACCAGGCATATATGTACGTCCCTTATATTGGTAACCACCACTACGTAGCTGACGCACGCCATTACTATAACCGTTATAATGTGGAGCCGCTCCAGCACGATTGTTTGGCATTGCTACAGGCATACTACCACCACCTCCTCCATATCCACCAGCATGAGCTACGCCACCACCGCCTCCGACACCACCTGGAGCTTTCCTTATCCTATCAGTGTATTTCTTAACTTTCCATGCCGCATATGCACTTCCGAGTCCTATTAGAGTTGGTTTTAATACATTATATAATCCACCACCCCATTGTACTAAATCACTATCACCCCACGCGCGAACACCATCATGCGCTAAATTCATAGCACCATTTGCACCCTGTGCAATTGTCGCTTGAATACCAGTTTTCATACCTTCATAGTTCTCATTGAACGATTGGCTCTCACGAGCACGCTTTAGGTATTCTTCACGCAATAATCGATATATATTGGCAACGTTATCTTCCATTTTGTCGGATATGACATTACTTTGAATCGCGTCTACCATATCCTTAGTAACATTTGCTAATGCAGAAGTAACCTCTCCTTCTGCTGTCATATAACTAATCTCAAACTGCCCAGTCTTAGCGTTATATTGAGACATATTAGCTAGAGCTTCGCGAGTCTCTTTGTCGATAGTTAAATCTTGTATTTCAGAAACAGCAGCTCTGTTAGTAGCGCTACGCCTTGCCATACGAGACAATTCATCAAAGCTTACACCTGTTGCGTTTGCCATTTCTCGCATAAATGCCAAATCAACTGGATTTATATCTGCGTTGCCTGTTTTTCGGTTAAAATTAGCTTTGCCAGCAACTGTATTGATAATGCGGTTAGTAAATGCCTCTGCATCATTCAATGCTTCGTATAACACCTGTCCTGGGTTACTAAACTGCAAAGCATATGTACCTCCAAGCATCTGCATGCGAGAAGCCATATCAATTGCACCTTCCCAGCTTGATGCTTTATCAATAGCCGCACTTGCTGCCTCAATATTAAAACGAAGAGCTTGTGACTGCAATACCATACGTTGAAGCCCACTTATACCGTTCTTGAAGCTATACCGGTTAGCCATTTGGAATGATTTAGCCAGAGCTTCAGCCGATTGCTTGCTACTCAAGCCAAATTTCATTGCCATATTCTGCATCTGCATCCCCCATGCACTAGCAGCAGACATGGAACCACCAAGTTTATCAAACTCGTCAACAAGCTTCATGGCTGACTCTTCACCCATCAATGTGCTCATTCCAGCAACAGTTTCCTGGTCTGTTGTATTAAGAAGCACATTCCTTTGTGTTAAAGATGTATATTGTTTTTGGAATTTAGCTAATGAGTCCTGAGCAAGGCCGTATGCCATTGCTAACTCACGAGTATTCTTTATTGTTGTAATTTGGTAGCCGCGCAATTGCTCGAACGACATACCCATTTCACGCCCAGCCTTGAATGCAGCATCATTAAAATTCCTCCAAGCTTTAGTTGCTTCGTTAATACTATTCTTAACACCGCCAAGAACCTGTCTGATATATCCTAAAACAGTTCTCGTGTTATTCAGACTAGTTAACGATTTCTCAGCAGAAATCTGTGCTTGAACGCTTGAGTCGCTAATATCTTGAACCTGCGCATTGATTTGGTTAAGCGCATCCTGGTGCTTTGCAAGAAGGTCGAGCTGTGAGCGCATCCTAGCAGACATCGGGTCAAGCTTACCTGGTTTTGTAAACTTATTATATTCCCCGTTTAAATCCGTGAATTTCTTAATTACAACCTCAGTTTCACTACTAACGCCGGACATATCCATTGTAAGTCCAGCCTTGTTGTACTCTATGGCCTTTTTGATGAGAGCGGCATTCTTTGCGATAATTTCGCCGTCTTGCGCACCGAACTCTTGAATGAATTTCAGTGAGTCAAGTTGATATTGCTTCTGCTGTTCTGCAAGAGCAATTTGCTGGCGTAGAATTCGTTCCTCAGTCTGTGTCAACTCTTTTCCCCTATCAACACAGTCCTGCCAATACGAAGCGTATTGCTCCATACGTTGCAATTCGTCCTGTGAGAGAATCGTATGGTTTTGACTGAAATTCATCAAGTCATTATACGTCTCTATACCCTTCTTCAGGAGCTCTCTGTCGACATTATTTAACTCGTTCTTCGCCATGGTGACTATTACTAAACAATAAATACCTTTTTTGTGTTATTTTAAGGAAATCGTCCAAAGGATTTGTAAATTTGAAAAATTTCACTTATCTTTGTATCGAAAATTAAAAACAACACGCGTATGAAACTATTTTTTGGATATGATTCGTTAGCCGCAAAGGGCTATATGGTTGACTTAGACAGTATCGAAACAAAAACAAGTGATTCTGTATGGGTACCAATTTTATTGGCTATCCTCGCTCTGTCTCCACTGTTAATATTTATCCCCTGGGATAAACTATTTTAACGCAAAAGAGGTAGCACTCAATGGCCACCTCTCGTTGTCGTTATACTCCAGCATATTTATTAACTTCCTCTCCTGTTATCGTACGACTATGGGAGCCGGCGTTACCGTTGCGTTTCTCCATTTCCTCGTTGTGTAGTTTGATGTAGTACTTCCGGTCACGGATTGGCATCTTATAGAGAGTTGTTATTGGAATATGTAGGTGTGTTGCGCATGCAAATAATTCCGTCTTTAACTCACGCTCGTACTCAGGAGATATGGTAGAAAATAGTGTCGTCCCACGGAAGAAAGGTTTTAAAGGAGCCACCTCCCAGACTCTCAGGGCGTTCTACTTCAATCTCGAAATCCATAGAAGGCTCATTCATAAGAACGTAACGCCTAAAGTCAAGCGCTTGGCGCGTCGGCATATTTGCAACGTACTTGCGGATGAACTCCCTATCAGTCTCACCGTTAACAGAGACAATCTGCATCTCCATCCTGTTGGTGATAACCTTCGAGATACCAGTCGTAATACCCTTTGATGCCTTAGTTGCCCAGTCGGTGACCTTACTAACGATTTCACTACGCTCCGTGTTGGTCATACCATCAATGGATTCACCATCCTGCAGAAGACTAAGGATTTCGTTGAGGTTGCGCACAATGACAATCTTACGTGTACTCTCATTCTCATAGTCATCCATCTTACGAAGCTTGCGCTCGTCGCGCCTAGTCAAGAACCTGAACTTGATAAGGTCACCAGGCGTACCATCTTCTTTGGTTATTTGGTAATCGAAGTAACCATTCTCGTCTGCCTTGAGGTTGAACGGTTTCTCCTTAACGTTCATTAAGTCGATTGTGCAGTCAAACTCCTCACCGCTCTTCGGGTCTTTAATGGTTACAGGGAATTCGTTACCATAAGCAGTGACACGCAGCCACAACGTGATTGCATCAGCATCGCCGGCACACAGGTCATCTGCATCAAATCCTTCCTCAACAATCTTATTCTTCAGAAGGTAATCAATCAGCAATCCGTCCTTATAAAGATTCGGAGACGTAATAAGGTTCTCATCAGCGGCTGTCATAAATGCCACTGCTATGCTTTTCTTCTTGCCCTTATACGGTTCACCGTGACTAGGAAGGTCAATCACATCGTATTGAACATCAAAGTCAACAGGATTGGCAATCTTCGGTATCGTAACGTCGAAATCCGGAGCAACCATATCTGAAACAGTTACAGGAGTCGCAACAAGCGGTTGAATGCTTGCTGCTTCATCAATGCGAGTCATTTGCTTCTCTGTCACTGAACGTGTCGTAGCAGAACGCAATCTCTGTAACTCGTTATCATCAACACCAAGTTTGGCTAACTTTGCGCGTGTGTCGCTGATAGCCTCTTTAATTTTCTCCTCGGCGTCATCTTTCGGCCTCTTATGCTTTGTCGTGTCATGCAATGTCGCTAGCGTGTGCTCGTGCATGTCGAGTTCGTTAATACACTGCTTAATTAGCCGTTGGCGCTCTTTCTCTTTCTTTTCTGTATCGTTTGCCATTGTTGTAGAATATTCTTTCTCCAATATATACAATCAAAATATTTTTTTCAACAAAAAGGGGAGGCCTCACGGTCTCCCACCTTCGCAAACAACAACAACATGCACTAAAAAGTGCACCTTATTTCTTTTCGAACGTAGCCCACTCTACACAGTCACACGCTAACCCGAATACCGGATGTGAGCTAAAATTCGTCTCGTCACTAGCGTCAACCAAATGGCTGAATCCATTTTCGTCCATCCACCGGTCAACTAGCTTGGCATCCTCGTCTTCAAGGCCGTCCGCTTCTCCATATGCAGCATAGTGAATTGCCCACACGGGGAAATTGGAAACCTGTTCTGCCATTCCGCCGGCAATCTCTCCACCAAGGTCTATATCGCTGACGGCATCCCTATCTTCATCGAGTGCAGCGCGTTTTAGAAGTTCTGTTGTGGCTTCGACAACGATTGCCTTAATATCGTTTTCTGTGATGTATAAAATCTTATCTTCCATGTTTAGATGAATGTCTAACAATAAATACTCAATTAGTGCCGTTTCCGCTTATCGTCAAACAATTCAATTTCACTTCTGTAGGCCTTTAATTCCTCTTTTAGCATCGACATAACCTCGCTTGGTCGTTCGTTGATATCCTTTTCCCACACATAGATGACGCGAATACCATTTTTGCTACACCACTTCCTCTTTACTTCATCAATGATGATATCTCGCTTCTGCGTCCTATTTAGGTCTTCTACATCATACACACGCGGGTCAGCATGCCAGTACGTGCCTTGAATCTCTATAATAGGTCCCATGTGTTTGGCGCCGCCTTCATACTCATGGTATATCCGGAAGTCGAAGTACCGTCCGATGTTTGTGGCCTCGTATTGATAAACATACTTTACTCCTAGTTTATCAAGGAACTGATGTGCGAACTTCTCCTCCAGTTTCGATGTACCGAATTTTTGTCTGTGCGGACGCGATGAGTAGATACCGCGCCTGCGGGACGCGCTATGTTTCTTCGGTTTTGTCTTACCTCTATCTGTATGTTTGGTTCCTTGCTGCATTGACAGGTGCAAAAAGAATCAAGTACAAGCATAACTCATACTTGATTCAATTCGAATAACTAAATGTATATCAGTTGATTAATATACAAGGATAGCGTAGTCAATCCTGAGGTCACAGGTAATACCAGCAAGCTCATCCTGTTTGTAATCCAGGTCGCCAAAGTTACTACTTGTCAACCATGCATTCTTCAGAATCCACTTCTCTACACCAACACCGGTCGGGTCAAGAAGTTCAAGCTCGGCATCACGCTTATAACCACTTGCATAACCCATACGGCCGGATACGGACTCCGCACAGAGACGGTTCCATTCCATGATTGCTTGTGCAGCAGAAGGACCAATCGGGTCATTCAGTGTGAAATTGACAGGCTCCCAACTATAACGGCCGGCTACCCAGGTAGACGTGTTGAGGAATGGAACTTCCACATCGTTAATCTTCAGGTGAGGACGTTGACATGACTGCAACCACCACTCCTGGATTCCGAGGTCTGCAGGGAATCGGAGAAGCCATCTGTTCTTTTTCTTAGGCTCGTAATCAAGAGGAATTTTAATAAGTAGGCTCATGTTCGTGTGTTTTTATTCTTTATTTCCCGCTGTGCCTTCATCCGCTGGTTTTGCGATTGAGTCCAGGAGGTTCCAAATCTTTTTCATTACGTTGTACTTCGTTGAAGTTACATCGTCGCAGCATTGCTCCATTGTTTTGAAGACAAGTTTACGAATTGCAGTAACATCAGCGTCTGCGCTACTAAACTCACCCTTGTCAATGAAATCTACACTGTTGTCAACTGGATTTTCAGGTTCCTGAGCTACCGGTTCTTGTGCAGGCGCCTCGTCCTCATGAAACACATATCCCTCGCGCAGGATACGCAGGCCTTCGTTGATTTGTTTCTCGGCCTTGTATGCCTGATAATCTAGGTTATTTAATTTCTTGCTCATCTTACTATGTTTTTACTATAAATATAGTTAAATAAAGTTTTTAGACGGTGAGTAGAAATTTCTACCCACCATCTGTAACTTTTTAGATGTCTGAGAACGATACGCCTTCCGGTGTCAGTACGAAGTCGAAGTTGATGTACTCAAGTGCCATGTACGGTTTGATGTAGATAACACCGTTCAACTCCATCATATCTGCAACACTCTTCGCATCGGAGAGAATCTTAACCTTCTTATCCGATATACCACGATTCTCTTTAACCTGTGACAGGATAGAATCTACGGCACTGTAAACCTGGTTAACCATAGTCGGGTCGTTCGGGTCGAAGATAAGCTGGTTACATGCAATCGCAACGAGTTTGCGTACATAAAGCAGCATCCTACGAACTGCGATACGTGACAGCATTGTGTCGTCTGCGCCCGGCTCTTGACGAACCATAGTCTTTTGACCCCAGATTCTATGACCTTCACCGCTGAACGACTTAACGAAGTTAATAGAGTTAGCATACAGGATGTCTTCCTCACTCAACTTCAGAGTCTTACGCGGCTTGATAGCGTCCAGTCTACCACGCTTGTAACCTACAGGAGCAAACCAAGGTTGTGCAACGTTGTCGGTGTAAGCCATGTCACGTACGATATCCTTTGTTTGCGGCAAGTAGATGTAGCGGTTATTCTCAGTATCCTCGAACTTAACCCAAGGATATGATGTGCAGCAGTAGTTGCTACTAATATCGCTATCTACGTAGTTGTCAGCAGCCTCTTGTGCGGTATACATAGATGCTTTGTCGTCAGATGCGCCTGCAGGTTTATCCGGCGTTGTGATAACGTAGATGGAATCTGCACGCTCTTCCTCAATCATGTCAATAACCTCTTTAACCAAGTCTCCGTTGTTAACGTAGTCGATACCAGGTGTTGCGAAGATGTTGATGTCGATAGCCGACGGGTTACAGTATTGACGATAGCCGGACAGATATGCGTAGTAGTCAGAAGTAATACCCGGACTCTCAAGTTCAAGAGCCTCTGCGTCCTGAATTGCTTCGAACGTACGGCCTTCACCGTTGGTAGTACTGATGATACCTTTGTATTTCTTGATACTGAAATCGTCAGTATTGGTACGCTGGTCGCGGTATACATCCCATCCATCGAATGCACCGTAGAAGAACAATGTGAACTTACGGATTGCAACGTCACTGTACAGGTTGTCCTCCATAGTAGTCTCGTTAGTGAGAACAGGAGCGCCTTCGTGGCCTTCTGTATGCTCGCTTACACCTACAGTAGAGAATACGTAACCAGCCTTACCGTCAACAAGAATCTCAGCAGGCTCAACGCCAGTCATGTAACTGTCGCTGCCAAGACGGCAATCCAAGTGGAAACCGTTACCAAGATATGTTGCATCCTCTGTATAAACGTTGCGTCCCTTGAAGGTAAATAAGTCGATGTCGTAACCAGTCAAGTCGGAGATACCGAAGTACTGTTTCCTTGCACGGAGGTCTTCGTCGTACATTGTGTTGTAAACGATGTCCGGAGAAACAATAGCCTCGCTGTTCGTCTTACCGCTTGCGATGATACCAGAATAGATATTAGTCGGGTAACCCAAGAAACCGCAAGGTACTGCAGTTGTTACAGCGTCACCTTCTGCAATTTCAACAGTTACATATGCAGACTTCTGCTCGAACTCACCGTCGAATGTACCAATCTTGTAACCAAGGAAGCGCGGGTCGCCAGGAAGCAATGAACACTTGGTGTAGCGCTCAAGAATCTTCGGAGAACCATCACTATCGTTGATATCACGAATGTATACATCGAACAATGCTTGGTCAGGAAGAATGTTTGCAATAGACACCTTGATGTCCTTGTTTGCCTCTTTACCGTCATTGATTGTATGGAAGCGGAACAACTTAACAAGGTTGATAGTCTTCGTGTCACCCTTAACCTGACTAACAAGCCACGGAGTGATAGCGTGACGATACTGAGACTTATAGTTGTTCATATCCATCGTTACACGAGCAATCTTGCCATCCTTGATACGATAGTAGTATCCGTCAGCAAACAATGCCAATGCACGCTTGTTCTCGTTATCGTTGAACTGATAGTCAATAGCGCGAGGTTGGTCTGTATCAATCAGCTTATCCATGATAGGAACGATATCTACCTTGTAACCTTGACCGACGCCAAGACTCAATTCGCTACGAACGATGTTCTCCGGATAGTATGCGTATACATAATTACGCTTACCATCTTTATCGGTAAACATCTTAACGGTATAGATTTGACCAAGCTCACAACCTTGAATGAATACAAGGCCGTTACTCAGTTTTGCCTTAACAGTGCAGCATGTGCTGCCGCAGACACCAAGAGATGTCAATGCAGGAGTAGAAGTGTAATCCTTGAACTCCTCGTAGTACGGACTACCAGAATCCAGTGCGTCGATTACCGTACCGCTTTCGTCGAAGAGCAGTGTGTTACCATCGATTTCGGTTGCATACAGGTCATCTGCGATACCACTTGTCTCTGTACCCTTGATTTGAGTACATACAAACGGTTTGTTTGTGTTATAGTCGTACGGATGTACAGTTACAACATTACCATCGTCGATAGTAGTCGGGTCTGCAAGGAAGCGCATACCAACCATACCCTTCGTCAGCATCTCCTCGCCACGGTTAAGCAGGCTATGTACCGGCTTAGTACCGCAGAACTCCGGAGTGTACTCAACGTCGATGAACGTCAGTTCGCTATCAATACGAGTTACGCGGCCGCTTTGTACGTCACCAAGAAGGTTGACGTCATACAGAGCCTCAACCCACAACGGAGCATCGCCCTCTTCAGGAGTTGTTCCGAATACGTTCAGGATGTATTGGTTGTTATCAGCTGCGTTCAGAGATACAGGATAGCTGAAAGTACCACCGGTTGACAAACGACCCTTGATTGTAAATTGACCAAGGTTGTTGACATTGATGTTAAATCCGCTTCCTTCACCACTGATGTTGTATCCTTCACACTCGTTACCGTAGTTGTCCAAAGAGAAGTACTCCTCGATGGAAACTGCTGTACCGTCATAGTGCGTTACGCCGTGGCAGTCTTCAACACCCTCCATTCTTTCACCTACGCGATAAATGAGTGTATCATATGCAGTATATTGACATGCACAAGTCTCTGCTGTGTTCGCGTTTTTGTTGAACATAACAGATTTCTTGTAGTCGCCTCGTGCACGAAGAACAGCAACGACTCTTTTCTTCAGATTTCCTTTTTCGTCCGTGTCGGTTCCACTTGCAGTAATGAGCCATGCAGGACCAGCATTATAACCGCTGAGACCAAGCACACGGCAAACACTCAGTGAATTCGATTCCTCCAAGTATGTCTTAGCAATGTATGGCAACTCGTACTTCGGATACTGATTGCCTTTGAACTTGCTAGCATCTAAGCCACCGAACTCCTTTTGGAATGCTGTCCAGTCTTGAACAGACACCGGTTCGAATGCACGTCCGCGTTGAGTCTCACCAACCAGTGCTAGTTTGGTGCGACCAAGGCTCTTGACTGCATACGGAATTTCTACCTCTCGACTATACACACCTGGAGAAACGTGTGTTTGACGAGCCTTTGTCTTAGTGTTATTAGCCATTGTTCGTTATTTGATTATTCTAATTTAATAATATCTCTGCGTACATAGTACAGTTCTATCAATAAATACTACGTCTAATCGCAAAAAGCGTTAGGATGACTATTTTTTGAAGTCATTCACTATCTTTGTATAGAACCTGTTAGGGTTATTGTGTTTGGTGATTCGTTAAAGTCCTTCGCAAATTGGATGGCTATCCTGTCGCCGGGCTGGATAACTAAGCCTTTTTCTTCTAGGTTCTCTACAATCTCACCGTTCACCTGAATCCAGCCGATATCATCAACGTTCTGAAGCTCTATATTCGTAATATCCAGATTGTTTGCGCCTTCGTACGTAAGCGTCGTTACCTGTTCGTCGTTCGTGCAATCTATAATTACTCGCCTGCCTTCATCAGTATCAATGTACATAACATTGGTTTTCTTGCGTTTATGGTGCTTTGCCTGACTTGTTGTTGTGTACAGATTCATGCGATTTGGCAAATGCGTAATAGTAAAGTCCTCTTTCCTTATAATATACGCGCGCACCGTTATGGAGTATGTCTGGGAATAGAACTTACGGTTGTTGATGTTGTATTCAGACTCGTCGGTGATATCACCAAGTATCATGGACATCGCGTGGCCGTTCGGGAAAATATAAGCCTGCTTAGCCTTAAACTCTCCTACAACCATCATGTTAAACTGGTTAAGCAGCTCATACTTATTCGTGATGATAGAAATCTTATATTGAAGGTCAACGGCGAAAGGTTGCGTCATGCTGTAGGCGTCGTACCCTACAAGGCCATTCTCCTGCATAACCTCTTTAATACCGATGAGATACTTCCGGTTTCCAGGGATGTTTGCCTTCTCTCCGTAGATTGTCCCGGACTTCGGGTTATTCTCGCGTGTAACCGTTTTGAAGTTCATTAAGAAGTTATTCGTCTCGTCCAGGTATTGCCAGCTCTGCGTGTATTCACTAATACGCTGATTACTGTAAAGAGTAAACGTTGGTAACTCTTTGCCGTCGAATTGTATCGACAGAACAGTGCTAGTCCAATCCTTGAAAGAATTGTCTATATCCTCATATTCAACAGGCTTTGGTAACGACAAATCGCCGTCAAGAATTCGATAGACGTTTTCAAGGCGCCGTTTTAAACCACCAGTCCTACGCTTCCATGCTATGTTATGTTTTACAAGAGTCGCCATCTACTATAAATACGTTTTTAAACAAAAAGAGGCGGCAAAAAGCCACCTCCAATCTGCATTACCTGTTAATCGTTCAGAACTTGTTTCGTTTTTTTCGTCAGGTAGCCCTTTTCACCAATGATATGGCCAATGCAAAAACCAATTGCAAGGCCGCCTGTTGCATATGCAAACGGAGGAACTGTGAAATACAAGACTACAGCGACGATGAGGACTACTGCAAGTACAATCCACATCCAAAGTTTTTTCTTATCCATGTTATTATGTATTAATTTCATACCAATATATATCCATAGAATCGAAAAATCAATATCCACTGAAAACAAAAAAGGTTGGTGAAACCACCAACCGATTCAGTCTTTCTTCAAAAGATGCCTGCGTAGTATGTTCTCGCCTGTACCTGACATGACAAGCTCGTCACGAACAAATGCAATGTCGGCAATTGAAGCATTTGTCATAGCAGTATCACGCTCGGAATCCGTTTTGAAGCCTCCTACTGTCTTGGTAATCTTTTTGTTTTTATTGCGTGGCGCGTCAAACATGTGATACACTGTAACTCGCTTTGGACTTATTTTACGTTCGTCCATCAGGTAGTCTTGCGCCATGATGTCTACACCGTAGTAGTCACCAATAACGAAATGGCATCCTTTGTCGTTTTCAAGAACATAGTCGATTAATGCGCAATAGTTGTCTCGAAACTCTTTCTCTGTGATGTTCCGATGCCCGGAAATGAAATATGTATTCATGTTAGTCAACAAATTCTACGTTAATAGGATATATTCCACCGGCCTTGTGAAACGCAAAAGCACCAAGCTTTAGAGGTTTGTTTGTATGGCGTCTCTGAATCTTTACTGTTGTTAAATTCGAGCACCTACTGAATGCGTAATCACCAATTCGCTCTATTGTATTTGGTATATATAAGCTTCGGATAGCCTGGTTGTTAGCAAATAAACCTTCTGTAACCACACATCCTCGCGCAAGCTTGACATCTGTTGCAACTGCAGCATGGAAAATAATACCACCCTCACACAACTTTCCGTGGTTCACACGCAATAGCGCTGTTCCCTGAAAGACTCCATATCCTGCGTTTTCGATATGTTCCGGAAACTCAACACGTGTCAACATGCGGCAATCCCTGAACGCGCCGCTACCAATTGTCAAATGATTGTGCCTTGGTAGGTTGACAAACACAAGATGCGCACATCCCCTAAATGCATCTTGGTCAATTGTTGTAACTGACTCCGGAATATCTATATAAACAAGATTCTGGTTTCCAGAAAAGGCATCTACGCCTATGCGCGTATATCCTTCTAATTTATCGCGCGTGATGCTTTCGAGTTTGTCCAACCCGTATTTTTGTACATCACATATTCTTAAAACTTTCTCCATGTATAATTTTATAGTGTTAAACGTTGGCCATCAAACTTAGACAGAAACTCACTTTTCGTCATGCGCTTATGGTGTTGTATCTTAATGCTGTCCTCGCTAACATCAATGATTTGCTTTGAGCACCATTTGTCGCCTCTTTGAACTTGTATCGAGCGGCCGGCACGTAGCGTACGCCACATCTGCTCACGTTTGTCGTAGCGAATGAACAATATACAAGCAATTCCGAATATAAGAGATAGAATTAAATATACCATACTTAACTATTCGCGTTTTGAGTAACAGGCATCATAAATGATATCTTTCCAATTGGAGGAGTCATTCCTTGAACAGAAATATCTTTGGCATGCACTGGTCTGTGTTTACTATAGTAATCACGACAGTTTATTCCATCTGTCCATGGTTTACCGGTAAAAGTTTGGTTGATTAAATCAAACTCACTATAAAGATACACGTGTTTTTCGTCTTGTGCATCATCGTTCCATTCTACTAGATATCTCCGCCGGTTGTGTTCGTATAGCTCTACATTGTCATACTGGCTAAATGGCACAGCAAAATGATATGAAACATGATAGTCGGTGCCGATTAACGATTCAAGATAGTTCCGTTTTGTGGATGCAAGTACATCAAATATCTTATCGTTATGAATTTCCGTGTATCTAGCTTCGTACTTTACCGGAATCGCTTTAAGCGCTTCGTCTATCGCTTTCTGGCATTCCGAACAATAATCCCTGCTGCATCCGTCCTCGTTCCCGTACGTGCAATACACATACTCCTTGTGACAGTGTTTGCATCGCAATATTAAATGTTCCATGTTTACTCAGTTATATAATGTGATATTCAATTATTTCTGCTTTTAGCATATCGTCCAATATCTCTGATAGATTAGGATGGTTGACAAGCCTGTCGTCTATCTCAATTATGCGAGTCTCAAATGGTTGCTTATAGCCGAAACTTGCTGTTACGCCTACCTTTTTCATACAGTTCGTTCTAATTCTCGCAATATGCTTACATGGCCTTTTCCGCATTGAAACTTGTAAGTTAGACCATGTATATCGTCAACGTATTCAGAAACAAGCTTCGAGTCGCGCCCGCATGTATGGCATTTAATCTTTTGCATCGCTTTTAAGATAAATTTGTTCTTGTATCCACTGTGCTCCGTAGATGAAACCATTCAAACAGGCCTTCAGCTCGTCGTCTTTGTCAGTGTATTCCGGGAACCTGTCAAGAATCACCTTTGTGGCGATATTAAGTATTTCGGTTACCTTCTGTTTCGTTTCTTCTGTCATGCTTTTTCATGGGTTAATTTACTAAAGTCAAAACCACCTCGCTCAAAGCCTCTTTCATATATCTTAACGATATACTCGACTAGACTGTCTGCATATTCAAGCATTTCGCCTGTTTTTGGCCATTCATCCCAACCATCTTCACCTTCGTAACACTGGTCGAAAATTTCCATAAGTCTTCCAAAAGACCAAGCGGGTGTATAATACTGGTGACCCATTTCATCAACATATTCTTTCAAGAATGTGTCGAATCCGACATTGTGCGGGTTTACCTTGATATCACCACCTTGCCACATTGCGCAGTCTGCTGTAGATGCAGGTAGGCCAACAGCAATCAAGCGGTTGCTTTGGCCTTTGTTTGTGAAATTACAATGTAACGTTCCCATAGATTAACAGTATTGAGTTGGTAATTCATTTTTTACTCTGGTCGTAGTCAAACTGGCGCTTGCTAGCCCAGGTGTGTGTTGCGGTCATTCGGATAATATCTTCGATTGTGACATGTCCGGGCTCCTCACGGAACCAGCGTTTATTGGTGTGATACTCATTGATGAGAAAATCGATGGTGCGCTGCATCGCTGCTTCTTCTTTCAGAAACTTCTCACCGTTCTCAATCATTCGCTTTGTATCTGCAGCAAAGGCTTTCAATTCTTCTTCTGACATAATTGTTCTTCTTTGTGTTTTTGAATAATAACTTTTAAGTCTTGTAGTTGAGTTGTACCGTAATATTTGCTCAACTCATCCTCTTTTGCTTTATCGCCACCGGCCAACTGCCGAATGATGCGTTTGCGTAAACTTTTACTCATACTACAATCTCCTTCTCAATACCAAGTACCTTGAGCCAATGTTGCAGCTCGTGTACGTACTTAATCTCTTTGATGACATTATCTTTATCGTCTTTGATTATGGAAAACCTCGGCAAGTGAGGATAACGATATGCATCACGGACTGCGAAGAATTTAGTAGCAAAGTTGTGCTCGTCGTATTCTCCTTCCCACATCATAAAGACGTCATACCATCCAAGTCCGGAGCCATGCCAGTTCTTTTCAAGTATTTCCGCTGTAAGCGGCATCGGTTTTACATCTACACCACAACTCAATGTTGCAAGCGTTACGTGTATCGGTTTTCCACCTGCGAGAACGATGTCGCCAATCATTAAATCTGTTACATTCATAATCAATCCATTATTTTGGAAAAGTCCAACAAATTATCGCTAGCAGCTTTTTGGAAAGCATCTAGTACGTAGTTTACATATGGAACTCCTGAAAGTTTTGTGATAGCACACCAAGAGCTTCTACTTTCCGGATACTTGAAGCACGTATCGTATATTTCCATCAGGCGTCCTACAGACCAACACGGAAGATATGTAAATACGTACGGATGAAGGTTTGTACTCTTTGAATAACATTCCCATATGACTTTAGGCAATTCGAAATCATCGTGCTTCATGCGTGCATAATACATATCAGCACTATCCAATGGTATCCCTAACTCAATCAGAATCTGACTTTGTTCCGGTGTTGTGTAATTCCTTTGTAGTTCTTTCATAATATTATTTGTTAAAAAATAATTGAAATATACTCGTCCTAAAATATGGAGTTCTTTCTTCTGGGTGACAAGTAAGATAGAACTCCTCAATCACTCCAAGTAAAAGCAATACTATAAACGTTAAAATGTTTATAATAGGCAGTCTCACCCATAATTTAGCTCGTCCTTCCCAAAAGAAGAAGAGTTTGAATGAGAATAAGAGAATAATAATTGCTATTATATACCATAATGAGCCATTATCTATAAACATATGTTTTAGTAAAGCAACATGTTCTTGGTTTATAATTGATTCGTTCATATCAGTCCTCATTTAATTCTTTTGACATAATAATCATACCCTCATCATATCCGTCTGCAATTACATCATAGCCTTCTCTCTCATACCACTCTTTTTTCCAAGAGTTATTTTCGACTTGCAAAGAGACGCGATTACAACATTTTCTTTTTGCTATCAACTCCGCTGCGCGAAGTAATTGCTTACCTATTCCATGCTGGCGACTTGATTCGTTTACGATGAGTGTGCTTACGAAACATACATCTGGACATTTTCTATCGAAAGTAAGTCTGCAAATTCCGTGTTCGATATACACAAACACTTCCTCTCCTGCAAGTGTGTAAAAGTATATGGCATCCATAATTAGTCCTTCAATTTTGAAAAATCCCATATATCATCCATAATAGCAGTTTCGATTTCATCTACCATACCTTGAGGAGTTGCTGTCAAATCACAATCCGCACTATAACAATTACAGATATTAAATATCTCTATCAACCGTCCGACGGACCAGCATGGTATATCTGTTCTTTTGAGTTCACATACAGTTCCGTTTGAATCAATATGCCTTACGCTTGGTTCGTGACAGTAAAATGTTTTACCTTTTGGCACATCATCATATCCGGTATATATTACTGCTTCTACGAATAAGCCATAATACATATCAGCGCTATTAGCAGGTACTCCAAGCTCCAATAGTCGTTTCGACTGCTCCTGTGTCGTGAAGTTGTTTTGTAGTCTTTTCATCACTCATACTCCTTTCCTAGCAAAATTTCATTATATTCGTCGTTAATGTCAATTAACTCGTCGGTTAAATAAACATATTCATAACTATACTCTCGGCATCTTGGAATATAGCGTTGTATTCCAACGCGTACATCAGAGTCAGGATGCTTCAATAGTATATCCGCTAAGTCTTTTGCTTTCATTTCGTACCTTCGATGAAGATGTGACCATTTTTATAATCATCTAATTGATGTATCATAATAATGTCAATATCGTATATTTCTTTTGTACTACGAAGAATGTCTATTGCGTTCTTGTAGCTTGATGCTATTATAAGGAATGGATAATCGCTTCGTTTTGTTCTGATTTCAAATGCTCTCATTTCTTTTCATTTAATATTATTGTTAAACATTTCTTTATACCTTCTTCAAAAGACTCTTCGTAAGTGTCATACATCGCCGTACTTGGCTGGCCTGGAACCCACAAAGTGCCTTTCGGGCATTTGATACCGTATTGGTATACATTTTCGCGCTTGATATTGGTAGTTGGGAATACATACACATCATGCGTTTTCGTATCTCTCAGCCACTTCTGCGCAACAGAAAGTGTCGGAGCTGAATAGTTATTATCACAGCTATTCCAATTACACGGGCAATGGGAGTTGTCGATAATCGCCGGGTCGTCATTACAGTATACCATTTCACAATACCAATCAAACCCAGCTTCTTTTAACAGTTTAGCAGTTTCTATACTTACATAAGATTCATGTGTGTTCATAATTTATTTTCCAATTTTGAAAAGTCCATTTTGTCCTCGGACATTATCTCAATAACCTCCTCGATAAGCCTATCTTTATCAAAAGCCATAAGATGTAAACTTGGTGTCTCTGTGTAAAAATCATCATAAGGATGATATTCTAAAGCACATGTAAGATACACCTCAATCAGTCTGCCAACAGACCAACAGGGGAGAAGTTCTCTTTTAAATCTATCTTTTAGAATAGTAAAAGTATCATCTCCATTGAATACTGCTACAAATTTATATGGATGTGGTTCCATTTCCATACCGTACCAATCATAGTAACAATCCGCGCTATCCGCAGGCACTCCTAACTCCAACAGTCTCTTTGACTGCTCCGGAGTTGTAAAATTGTTTTGTAACTTTTTCATACTCATTCCTCCTTATTTTTGAGTAGTTCCTTAATCTCGTCCAGCTTTTCTAGCTTCTCTTTGTTTTGAAAAAAGAAGCAGCTGGCAACAGTAAGGAAAGAGTTAAAAAACCATATCAAAGATTGCCACATCCTTCCGTTCGCTATGTCATATACTGCGACAAAGACAAAAACAAAAGTGCATATAATGTTCCAAATGTAATTTGCTTTATACTTCATAATCAGTCCTCCTTTGGTTTACCGGTCGTACCAACAAGATGTTCGTTGCCCTCATAAGGGATACAATAAATCCAATCTTCTCCATACATACAGTAATAAGTAACCTTATTACCCTGTCTCCCGTAATGAGAAAATAAATTTATAAACCATCTGTTAGTAGGTAGGTCCCTCACCAGCACCTTATCAAATGGCTTGAACTGCGGTTCATTGTCGGCAACTTCGAGAACGAGGTCGTAATCAGTACCTCCGTTATTCTTTCCGTCTATGTACCTACCGTCTTTGGTATAAGGGTAGCACCAACGGAAATAACTTGCTTCTGTTTTTCTTTCAACAAAGAAGTCAGTACCGTCACAGTACGATACTATTTTGCACGTTAGACCGTTCTTTGTCTTAATACTACCTGTGATATATCCTGCTTGGATTTTCTTTGCTGTCTCCAAGTCGAACGGAATAATCTTTGTTTTCATGTTATTCACAGATTTTAATTGTTAATTCAACTTTTGTAGGTTCGGCATCTTCCCATTTGACTTCAGGAAACTTCTTCATATCCATTTCTATCCCAACACCACCGATTTCATCACCTTTAAGATACCACGCATCGCAAGATTTTCCTTTTGTAGGCTTTCGCGTGTATATAAATAGGATTCCGGATTTATCCCTTGCTGCCCAAGCGGTAATTTTCTCTTCCATAATTATATTGTATTATCCAAGATATCCCCTAATATATTTACTCAACGAGCCATATTGGTCTATATCCGAAGTGCGTATTAATTGTTTGCTTTGTTCTACTGCTTTACTAACTTCATTTTTCATATCGTTTATATAGATAAATTTATCAGATGCAGTCTGTCCTTTATCCATTTCAATACATTCTTTTTCAAGAAACTCCAACATTCCATGAAGACGACAAACAGCCTCTCCGACTATTTTCACATCTTCATAGAAATCTCCAGTCATTTTTAAATCATTCATAGTTATTCAATACTAATCGACTGCGTCGCATAGTTTATAATTCCACATTTCCTACCATCCTCCCATCTATAATCTTTCAGTAGATTATCAAACGAAACGAACTCAAATCCGTCTATTCCTTTAATATAAATTCCTCCGTCATACACCTCAACAGGAAATTTATATAGATTATATCCTTTCAATGATTTCAGGGCGTAGTTATATTTCTTACCGTATTCTATGAATTCTTTTGCGCTTTCATAGCACCTGATATCCCATATTCCCCAAGAATAATGCTGATAGTTTTTCAAATAATACATCAAATTCTCATACGTCAATATAGCACTTTCCCCATATCCTGATGCTTGACATACAACTTTATATGGATTACTGAATGAGTCTATCACTTCCTGCTTTGTCAAGATATATCTCTTATAACCATATCGGTTATCTTCTCTCATATTACTTACCAATTTTAATTGTTAATTCAACTTCTGTTGGTTCATCATCTTCCCATTTTACTTGAGGAAAATCATTTTTATCTAATTCTAAATAAGAATTATCGTATGATTGTGGTACCCATGTAGCACTTGCTTTGAAAGGTGCATCAGTCATAAACAATGTTATTTCCCCATCTTCATCTCTTGCTGCCCAAGCAGTAATTTTCTTTTCCATAATGATTTATAAACTAAACATTTCTCTTAATGCAAACTTATCTGCTTGCTTGATTGTTGATACCTTCACTCTTTTTCCATTCACGCAAATACATCCATCATAATTCCACAACTTACAATAACGAAGTATAGACTCTAACTGTGCATTTGTAATATCTGGTGTGTATCGTTCATAGTCACCAAATCCTGCTTGAAAATGTGCAAGATAACGAATGTCAAACTTATGTACCTTAACGAAACCCGCCTTTTCCAAACCGTAGTCAATGCTCATCCCGTCACCATATAGTAATATTCTGTCTAATTTATCTCCATATATCTTGAGCATCAATGGAGCAAGTTCGATATGAGCAAGTCCGCATTCAGATGACTCCATAAGATAAAACTTACCATCTGGTGCAATATAACCAACCGGGTTGATAAACTTTTCTGGTTCATCACTACCGCATCCAGACACCATGACATCAGCAGGTCCTGTGAAATATAATTGGCCATAATCAAGTAACCGTTCAATTTCACGTTCTACCTTGCATTCATCGTCCAAATCTTCTGGAATTTCAAGATAGATTGTTGCCTTTGCATAACGCTTCTTGTGTGTATTTGGTAAGTATTCTTCTTCTGTCATAATCTTATTCCTCTTCCTCTAAAATTATTTCAAGTACTTTCTTGATACCTGCTTCAAGTGCTTCTTCAAAAGTATCAAAACCTTCTTCAATGCGTTCATTATTATACTTTCCCTCAAATACAGAATAACTATACTTTTTAACATTATTTATATAAACACAAAGAGTATTAACTTCAATTTCTTTTACTTCTCTCAACCATCTTTGTGCTACATCAAGTGTCGGACATAGTAACATATGAGGTTTCTTTCCTTCCATTAGTTCGGAACATTCAAGATAGTTATACTCTAATACATCACCTTCTTTAAGATTAGGATAGTGCGTACAATCACAACAAATAGCATGATTACACGGCCAATCAAATCCTGCTTGTTTTAATAGTTTTGCTACTTCTAAAGATACATAGCATTCGTGATTTATCATTTCCATATTTAATCCTCCAATTTTGATAGCCGTAAACTACCCGCTTTCTTTGCGTATGAAATTCCTAATATAAGTGAACCCATCATATCCTCGTTATCAACAAGGAAGCCGCTATGACCCATGCACTTGCAGTAGATGTCAATCAGACGTCCGGCAGACCAGCATGGAAGTATATCCAAATCTCCATCCTCATCATCCATGTACTGCGGTAGTTTGGAAAAAGAGATTCCGTCAGGCAAAATCGCGCGTATCGGACGGTAGCTCATTTCGTAGTAGCAATCTGCAGTATCTTCCGGGAGGCCTAATTCAAGCAGTACTTCACTCTTCCTTAGTGTAGTGAAATTGTCATTCAACTTTTTCATGCTTCCTCCAGTTTTTAGGAACAACCATTCCACCAACAAGTGTAAATCCTGCAGCGTTCAGGTATGCTAAATATGAATTGTCTGTCATTGCTTTTGGCGTGTTTGTGGATAAGTTTCTACAATACCAACTATTCGTTTGTGTGTTTGCCAGAAATGGTTCCGTTTTCCCATAACGTACACCTTATACGTCTTTCCTACTTTCAATTGACTGTATACATCAGAGTCGTCCACTTCAAAACTTTGGTACTTGCTGATGATAAGATAGGAACCATACCTTCCGGGTTCGACTGTCTTCTCCTTAACAGTGATTGTTTCGTAGTGCTTGTCAGCGAAATTAAGCGGCAAGTAGAACGCAAAGAAAAGTCCTAATATCACCACAAGAGACCATATGTGGAACTTTAATTCGTCGTAATAGTACATATTTACTCCTCTTTTAAGTGTTCAACACAATTTTTGATTGTCCTTGCAAATAGTTTGATTGCCGCAACGTTATGCATAAAGTTACCGGTTGTCATCCTATCGCAATTATTGATGATGTCTTCGCAAGCATACAGTGCCTGCTCTTTATAGCTGTCGTAATTCATAACTTACTCATCCTCGATGAAATCGTTTGTCGGTTCGTGAATAAGCGCAGACAATTCCTGCCACATGATGTTTACCATTGCAAGGCCACCTTCACCCCATGCTTGTATTTCGTACGGACGATAGATTCCATCATATTCAATCATATCATAACCCTTCTCATCCTTCTCACCGGTCGCGCGATGTCCTTGTGAAAGCTCAACAGCAGCAAAGTCATTGTTGTTGCGGAAATCGATTCGCGGGTTTCTGAAACGGCTCCGGAACTCGACACGAACGCCTTTATTTTTACCGTCTGTCCATTTTAACTCCCGGCTACCGAAATCTGCCCAGAATGTACTCTTTTTCTCTTCTACGTTAAACAATCCGTAGTTGTGAGCAAGTTGCTCTGCGTAATTAAGCATTTTGTCGAATGCTTCTTCTTTGTTGGTTTTCATATTAATCATTCAGTTTTGAGAAGTCAATAACATCGTTATACTCTTTGAATACCTGGCAAAGATTCCTCGTAATAAAGATGCTATCTTTTATTAGTTCAAAGGTAATAAACAGCGCTTCTTTGTCTGTTAAACAAATTTTCAATATTTCTATTAAGCGACCAACCGACCAGGAAGGAAGATATGGCGCAACTTCTTGACATCCGTACACCTCGTTTATCCACTTGGTGTAGGTGTAGCCACCGTGCATAACTGTGATACTATTGTCGTAACTAGCGGTATGTACAGCACAATCAGCAGTATCGATTGGTAATCCGGAATCAATCAGCATTTTAGACTCCGTAGGATTGGTGTAATTTGTTTCAAACCGTTTCATGCCTTTAAAGCGTAATGTTGTTTGTAATAAGCGCTATACAATTCCTCTCTGTACACACAGTTTTCTGTACCGTACGGTTTTCCGTAAATGTACATCTTGTTGAAGTTGCACAGCATTTTATGAGCAGTCGTAAGTTGCTGGAGTGTTTTTGCACTCTCGATTGTCTTCAAACATTTATTAAATGCTGTTAATACATTATCATTCTTGGTTGAAGCCTTACCTTCTGTGTCGATTATTTTCAGCGACCAAGGAATGATTGCTTTACACCATACCCAGATAACAAATGCGTACAATGGGCAATCAAGACATAGGAACCAAGTCAAACTAAACGGTTGTGCGAGATAGTGCGCCGCGATGGCGAAAAATATACCAGCTAGCGCTAGCCCTTGAATAATGCCAAGGAATAACAACTTAGGATGATTCTCAATGAAGCCTTTCATCAGTCATTCAGTTTTGAAAAGTTAAACTTATTCTTTTGCAGAACACGGATAAGCCAATCTATCTGCGGCTGCGTTTTGTCACTAATCGGAAGTACGATAATACTATCACACATGATGATTATCTCCATTAACCGGCCTACTGACCAGCATGGAAGATAAGACATTGTACTACCAACCTCTTTGTAATGATTAATTATCTTGGAATATGTTCCTTCGTGCAGCAAAATCTCTTTTTCATACATCGAGTTTGGTGTTGGTGCAAAAAGTGCACAGTCTGCACTATCCTCAGGTAACCCTAACTTCAGCAAAAGCTTGCTCTGTTCCGGGGTAGTGTAGTTGTTTTGAAACGTTTTCATATTTTATTGTTGTGGTTTATATAGATACACACCTTTGTTTGTATTTCCATTAGATTGGATTGTTAATCTAGCCCCTTCAACTGACGAATGGTTGTTAGAGTCAATAGGAATCCAAATCGTTGCATCTTCAAAGCCATGCTTTTTAGCGAAGTCGTACAATTCTTGTACTGTCATTAAATGTTCATTCATGTTTAATACTCCAATTTTGAAAAGTCAACCTCATTATATTGTAATGTCAACAGAATAAACGAAATTAAATCATCTTGATGATAATATAATTTTGTGTAAAATTTATCACGTTTGTCTATATCATACATGCATATATTAACCAGCTCAAGTAACCGGCCAATCGACCAACAAGGTGTGTATCGTGCGTTGTTCCTTTCAGTCCACCAACGTTTTAAACCATATTCACCCATACCATAAGGCACAAGATTTGGCGTATCACAAATGTTTCTACCGTTAACTTCTTTGATATAAAAATAGCAATCGGCGGTTAATACAGGTACTCCTAACTCCAGCAATTTCTGAGATTGCTCAGGGGTTGTGTAGTTGTTTTGTAATTGTTTCATGCGTCGTGTGATTTAAAATTCGATGCAAAGATAAGTAAAATTTTTGAAAAAAGCAAATCCTTTAGACGAATTTTTAAAAATTTGCTGGTGCGGACTAAATTATCCGCACCAACTTGATTACTACTCATCAGACTCTTCGTCTTCGTCGTTTTCGCTAGGTTCTACTATATCGTCGAATACATATCCCCCGGTACTCGGAACCATATCCGGAAGGTCATTGAAGCGCAAGTGCATATCAACGTCCATGTGAACTATATCACCGATTCGTTTCGGAAGTATTGCAGTCTGATAGAACTCTTCAATCTCCTTTGACTTGAGTTTCTCAAGTGCAATGAGGTATTGTTCGTTGAGAGTCTTAAATATCGTCTCCTGCTCACGCTTCTTGATTTCTTCGTGCTCTTTAACGATAGCATCCCAATCCATTCCAATTTCATCTACGAACGGTGGGCGCTTATTAACGCGAGTCCAGAAATCAACTTCGCGCTTATCCATTGTCATCAACTCTTCGTATGTATCCTGGTCGCTCGGATTAAACGGTTCGCCACTAACAAGCACACATTCTTCATCTGTGAAGTAGCTGCGGTTATTTGGGTCTGTTACCAGAATCTTATCACGCATGTTACGCGAGAAGCATACAAGAAGCGGTTTGATGCGGTTGTTGAACTGGTCAACATACTTCGAAGCGTTGTATTCGGTGTTGTCGTCGCAGAACGTATCGTCGTCCGCATCAACAACAGATGTCGGAATCATCTGACAGTTCATAATCAACTCATCTTCGTCGTGGATGTCCGTAAATCCTGCATCTGTTGCGTAATGGCTTTTCGAGAACTCCATGAGACTAAACTGCTTATTCTCCTTGAACGCTGCAGGATTAGCCTTGTACTCCTTCTTGTACTTCTCCCAGGCCTTGTTGAGAGGTTTGGTAATCTCTTCCTTACTCTCACCACTTCCGGAGTAGTAGTGAACAACGCGTTTTACGTCGCCATCACCCTTCTTAGTACCTGTATTGATGTAATATACAGTGTCTCCAATATCAACGTGAATTCCATCGCGCAGAACCAGCTCATACCATGCCTGCCTGGACTTCTTCGTACCACTTGCAGTCAGTTCGTTTCGACTTGCCTGATATTCATCAAGTGTCGTTTTGATTTGGCCGCGAGAAGCGATATCGCGAAGCGGAATACGGTAATTATATATCTTACCGAGATACTCGTAGTAGTACTCAATAAAGGCTTTTCCGTTACCGTGAATGAGATATCCGATAGCCTTATCTAGGAACTTCTCGATATAAACCGGCATCTTTTTACTCTTCAGGGTGTTGCCAACTAGTTTAAGCTTATCAGTTCCATCCTTCTTCGTTCCGAAGTAGTCGATGTAGTTCTTGCGAGAGATATTACAGCTGATTGGAATATTTTCCTCACAGTCAAGACCTTGTTTGCCACGCAGGTATAGGTCGTTGAACTCCGCAGTGTCACCATAAGGACCTATGTATGCCTTTCCTTTCTCCACATTTCGATTCAAGCCTTGACCAATGTACGGATGTTCCTCTGTGTACCTAAACTCTGCAGGTGCCGACAGGTTGAAACCATCAGTATCACCAACGATAGCAGTGTAACCGCGTTGTGTAAAGAAGTGAATCATGTGTCGCAGCAGTTGTCGACCACGGCATGTTGTCTCTTCTGCACAATCAATATCGCCCCATGGATATAGAGCCGGGTTACCATATGCACCGAAGAAACTGTTACAGAATATCTTAATAGGTAACTGCTTTTTGTCGTTTTTGTTTTTGATACCCTTCTGTTTGAGTATCTCGGCCTTCATGACTGCAAGCTTCTCCTTATCATTAACACTCTTAATCTCTTCCTCCATTGAGTCAACAATCGCACCGGCTGCATTCTTGAGGTTTTTGTATTTCTCACGCTCGCTAAGCATATGCTCAAGCATGAGAATCATACCATCACTGATATCCAGCACTGTCTTGATATTGTTTGTGATGATTTCCGATGGATATAGAGAGTTATAGTCTTCTTTCCAACAGTCTGTAACACGGCCGACACGTAACAGCCGAGAAAGACCACCTGTGTAACGTGTCTTAATACCGAATGCCGGGATTGCAAGGTCGTTCTCATATGACCATGCCATCATAATCAGTTTCCATAGTCCTGCAGTTCCCATTGTACATACGCGACTGAACTGCGTAGGAAGGAACTTTGAAAGCAAGAAGTTACACTCGTTATAGCGGCATTCGATTTTATCAGTTTCCCATAAGTCATCCATCAAATATCTTTGAACAATATACCTTCCGGTAACAAGTTCGTAGCCAGGAGCTACAAAGCCATAGTGGCGAATGCGGAATTTGTCGCCTTCTAAGCCTTTACGGAACAATCCTTGCTGTTCGAGCGCTTCTAGCTTGTATTCATTCAATAGAGACTCAGCAGTCGTTCCTTCTGGATATTGATTGTGTGAGTTATTCCATTCTGTCTTAAATGTTTCGTACGCTTGCTTGATTTTAGCGCGCATTTCCGCGTCAGCACTTCGCTTTGCGTCATCGTATAGAGATGAATACGTTTTAAACAAGACATCACCGGACAAACCTTCTTTGTTTTCAAAGAAAGTAAGGCCAACTAGATAGTTAATGAAATCTGTTTTTGTAGCTACCTGTTTATCGGCAGCTAATACACCCTCGAAATAGTGAATATCTTTGTCGAGGTGAACTTCGCCTATTTCACGCGTAGGGTCATAGATATACCAATCTCCATCAGTATCGTTGAATGCGTACTGATTATCTACATCATCCCAAGTAGCTTGAATTTTGTTACCAGGAACGTAAACGCGGTTTGGTTTTGCTATACCGGAATACTGAGTAACATACTTCAAGTTTACGCTTTTCATGTTACTGTCAGTGGCACGAGCGCGGCGTACAGCGTGAATTGAGTCAACAATACTAATGCCGAAAGCCCTTGTTCGATAGTAATACTCTGTCTCACCACCGAGTTTCAGTACGGACTGTTTCTTCTCTTTGTACATTCCTCCGCGCATGTGCTTGCTTGACTCTATTTTCATAGATGTCCCAGCTTTTTGCAGACGCACATCTTGGAATGGAATATCGAAGTTCTCTATATTGTGTCCTGTGATGATATCCGGCTTTTCGCTTTCGATTGCTTCGTATAATCCGTTGATAACCGCTACCTCACTGATTTGACGTGCTTTTCCTTCGCCTTCTACTGAATATAGTTTTTGAAAACCCTTGTTGGTACGAACACCCATCTGCGTGATACCACATGTCTCCGGGTTAAGACCCTGAGACTCGATATCGAAGATAAGACGAACAAGGTCATCGTAGTTTTCGTATCCTTTGAATAAACGTTGCCCCGTACGCATCATGTGCTGTTCTACGGGAGATACTGATAAGAACTCTTTACCGTCAAATCCCTTATTTTGCATCGCCTTTGTGAGGTACTTGACATAGATGGGAGTACCGGCATCTGTAAAAAAGGATTGAAAATCAGAAAACGACATTGGTTCTTTTGCGTAGAACATAATGCGATATCCGTTTTCCATTCGGTCTATAGTTTCCCCGTTTCTGTTCTTTGTCTCCAGTCCCTTACATCCAATATGCCTCCTTGCCATTTCCTTTGATAGCATTACCTTTGATGAGCTACCGAAACGGCTAAACATTTCACGTGCAATACTTGCTTTACACCAAACAAACGGGTAGAATGGTTCTTTCTTTATGCGCTTGATGCCATCCTCATCTCTGTAAATTATACTGACGGTATCATCGTTATAACCGCACTCGATATTTACAATACGCTCCATTGGGTCACGACCGTTTAAAAACTTGTCTATAACCTCAGTTGTAACTTCTTTAATCATTATTGGTTACTGTGTTTAAGTACCACAAGGGCACATCAATTATTAAACTCATTGCTAATATAGTCCGATTCTGCGAATATTGGTTACGTCTATTAACGTTTTTTCTTAAATTCTTTACTTCGCGCGCATGCACGCAAAAGGTCCTTGAACTGAGTATTATGTAGCCATGTGGACCGAATAAACTATAATAAAATTAATAAAAATATATATCATAATATATATTAAGATATAATAATTAAACTAAAAGAAAAATTTATAAAAAGAAAAAAGCGATGCAATCTGCACCGCCTTCGTTTAACCTCCGTAAGTAAACCTTGTTGGCCTTCCATCAGGTTTGACCTTATCAGGATTACTCAACTTGTGGAAATTCGTGAAATATTCCTGGTCTTTATCGTTGAATTTAACGTCTTTGCCAAGATTCATGTCGATTGTTCCGTCAGCTTTGTAGTATACAACGTCACCATCTGGTATCTTTGCCAAAACGCATTCTTGACCATATTTACCGCAGAGTTGAATTGCGAATTGTTTCAATGACTCAAAATCAAACTGAGCACCGGTTGTTGTGAACGGGAAAATCATAAACGATTCCTCTTGGGTCTGCTGACCTGTACCAAAGTCATTTACGTAGCCACCATATACCTTTTTGAAGGATAAATTGTTGGATTGAATCTCACTTGCCAACTTGTTTGTGTTAGCTTTGTTTTCTTCCGGAGTTGCATCTTTCCTCTCGGCACTAACGATTACATAGCCTGTATCCTCATGCCTGTTGAGAGTACGTTCAGCATTTGCTTTCTCTTCGAGTTTACGACGTACAATCTCCTCGATAGTGGTCTTCTTAGGTTGTTCAACCGACAATTTACGCAATGCCTTCTCTACCATAAACTCAACGTGTGCCTCTTCAATACTTTTTGGCGCACGTGCTTTGTTATTTTCCGCAACAAGCTCTTTTGTGCGTTGTTCAATCATTTCATTCAGCTCCTTAGCTGTGATTTTTCGTTTCTCGTTATCCATTTTAGTCGATGTTGATTACAATTTTTTCCTTGATTGGTGCTATGAGTTTTCCGACAGGATACTCAACACCATCTCCATTTGTTATATTGCCGTGGAAGTTAATAGTGAATACACCAATGTATGCACCTTTCTCTCGCGTATCGCGCTCTTTCCACTTGTAAACGATGCAGTAGTTCTCGTTGCAGGTTTTATCGCTTATACGTCGTATTTCACAAGTGGCCTTTGCTACTCGCACATTACCGTTATCCAATCGTGACATGTCGAAGGTAATTGTCGCGTCTTGGATGCATTCGTTAAAGCGCCCAAAATCATACCGGCCATCATCGATGAGTGCGACGATGAGGTAAGGTAGTGTGCTATTTTGATTGATATGGAATGTCTGCATATTACTTCAAATAGAAACCCATTGGTTTCGCTGTTTGTATTTTAATCATATTCTCTGTCATCTCGGCCTGTTTGCGCATAATGACATCCGGAGACATATCTTCAAGCCATGTTTTGAGTTCTTCCAATGCATTATCACGCTCCTTCTCCGCGCTATTCATGAACATGTTATAGTCCATGTTAGCTTCTGCCTCCATGATGGAAACTTTACCGCTATACGTACCCCTTACAAATGCCAAAGTACGCATACACTCTGCTAGGAATAACTGTCTGACTGTTTGCTTTGCCGGGTCATTTAGCAGTTCAAACTTCATTTGCTCCAGCGGAACCTGGTCTGGACTAATTATAATGTTCTTATTGAGGCGACGGCACTCATCAACGTTATCAGCATTTACATCATAGTATGAATACCACACATACGAATCAATAAGTTTACCCCATCCGTACCTATCGTCTAGCGATATTCCTCCGAATGTCTTGTGACTGCCAGGGGTACTTAATAGGTGAACAATATGTGTTCCGTCGGGTCCTGCCGTTATTTTGTAACACAAGTCACCGCGCAGCATTTGGTTTTTCATCTTCAAGTCCATGGACATCATAACTGAATCAGCCATGCTACCGATATAGAAACCGGTTAAACCCATTCCCATACCCATGTTACCAAACTGTCCGAGACCATATGCAAAACCACCATCAAGGCCACCTAAGTTACCCATTAGGGCAACATTAGACGTTGTAGGCGTTACGTACATAAGACGGTTGATTTCACGGCCTGCAGGAATGACATAGTTCTGTTTACCAGCTTCTACCTTGAAGAAGTCTTTTTTGAGCTCCCAATAACCCTTACCACGTTGCTGCAATCCAATCTCTTTAGAGAACCAGAATGCATAATCATCAGCCATATCCAACGTTCTTGCCGTCAGAAGATATGTGATATCGTTCGCTGTGAGGTCTTTTCCGTAAAGATTCATCCATTGAGACTTAACAACCCAACTGTTTACAGCTTTTGAGTAAAGGCCAATAGCATTCTTGAGCAAATCACACATCTGCTCTTCCGTTAGTTGTATCTTGCGGATAGGCGCTCCTAGCGTAGATAGCGTCTGTTGAAATAAAGCTTGTACTTCTTCTGAAATCATTGAGATTCGTGTTTTTAGTTTACATTAGTCGCTTGTGCCGGAGTATATCCCATTGCAAGAAGCTCCTCTTTTGAATAACGTTTTCCGTTAACGCGCGGCATCTTCCAGTATGGAATATCACCACTGTCGCTTGTATACTCTCGCGGGTTGTTGTTGATTTTCCTACCTGTCTCTTTTGAGAGTTTGTCGTAGTATTCTTGATTGGTCGAATCTACCGTGTCATCATCCAGGATTTCAACGATGCGCATTTTGTCGACAATGTACCATGACTGGTCGTCTGTTGCGTTGGAATTAGTTTTGAACTTATAGAACTCGTCGTTTCCGATTCGCTCAAGGTATTGGTCGGCTTGTTTAGTTGAGCCAGCCTGTTTAGCGCGTTCAAGCGTACGTTCTGTTGCGTCTACATCAACACATATCTCAACCTTAGCCCACACTTCTGAATCCCATGTGTTTTGGTAGTTGTTACCTGTACCTTCTTTTCCGCCGGTCACTTTATTGGCTCCTCGCTGGTTACCAAATGGCGTATTGGTTGTATGCCACCCGGAACGCATTGCCAATAAGTCAATCTTTTGTCCGTCAGTACCGTATCCGTTACCGCGAGTGTAGAGCTTGCCATTCTTAGTGTTAAGCCAGCACTCACCAGCACCGGATTTGTACCATTTGCCAACCTGCAGGCCTTGATTAGTACCTGTTCCATCCGTATTCACATACAACGGGAATACATAGCCAGGAGCCAGGTTTTTACCCGTTTTTTTGTCAAGGCGCATCTTAAATTGCTTATACACAATAATCGGCTTCACCTTCGGGGTAAAGTTTTGAACCTCACTATGAGGAACGGCAGGCTGTTGGTATGTATATTGAACACCACCCTTGACAAAGTCTTTTTCGTGCTCTATCAAGTAAGTGTTAATACTCTCTGATATTATTGATGATATATTAATCATTGTGTATGTGTTACTAACAATAAATACAGCTTCCGTGCGTATTGGTGCGCATGTGTACCAAAATTGGGTTTGTTAACGAACTTATTGAAACGTATTCTGTGTCCGAATACATTATGGAAAAACCTTATTCTTATGCAGAAAAAAGACAATAAGACCGAGCAACCAGTTAGCAAGTGTAAGCTTCGTAAGCTCCCAGTAGGATGGATTCCTGAACTCAAAAATGAAGTATCTGCTTTCGATGCATGCAAGAAAGCAAAAGCAAAAGCATCACATAAAGACCAGGAGAAACCGATTTGTCCAATTGGAAAAGGCGAGCCCGTTCCGGAGCGGTCTGTTGCAATGGAAATGTTGATTAACAAATACAACGAATTGGTTGAAAATCACTTCGATAGCAATACCATCCCACTCGAAGACGTAGCAAGTCTATTGTGGTCATTGAAGAGTAGTGATTTTGCCGGCCGCACTAACAATGAGCTTGATTTCTATTCGCTTGTTCTTAGCACGATTGTGAAGTCCTTCTCTATTGACGAGCAAAAGGCAGTGTTTGCCGCTCCGATGGGTAGGATTAACTCTTTCCTTGCTGGCTCATATCAAAGCAATTTCGCACAGCAAGAGGCAAAAGAACACATCTCAAATGAAGATGCGATTGCAATCAACGTAATGAAAACATTCACAGAGCTTTACAAAAAGAAAAGCGAACTGGATGGACTTGTTACAGCAGCCTATGACGCATTAAATAACGTAGTTGTATGTAACAAACAGCTCACATCTTTGTTCAAACAGCTAGAAATTTATTTGCATTAAAATGGATGAACAACTATTCTTAGGTTTCGTACGATATGTTGGCCAGGAGGCTGATAAACGATACGTATACGAGTTATTCTTCACCCACGATAAAGATAACGTATGGGGTGATGATTTTGGCGAGTTACCCGCATCGTGCGCAGCCGAATTGGTTCCGTATGATGATACATACGATTGCATCAAGCGCCTCAAAACAGATTTTAGGATGATAACAATCCCGGAGAGCACACAGTTCTCTGTTCAAGATGCTATTGACCACTGTACTTGTTTGGCGTATGAGGATGTTGCAGATAAAAAATATCCTGAGTTGCGATTGATTTTCCAATACGGCGAACCTATAGAAGAAGTTGAACATGATTTAGTACAAAAAGGATTTTCGTTCGAAGAATGAAACTTATCGAAAGAATAGGACAGAATGGGATGTCGAACACAAATTACCTATTATTTGGGAAATATGTGTTGCGTATCCCATTTGCTCAATATAACGGTATAGTAGACCGGCAAAGCGAACGCATCGCTAAGCTGCTTGCTAAAGAATGCCCTATCGCTAAATTCCAAAAAGTCATGCTTCCAAACGGAGTCGCGTTAAGACGCTATTTTGACTGTACGCCACTTGACACCGTTGAAAGTATAACAGATTGGCAGATTATGTCCGTCGGAATGTGCATGGAAATGCTGCATTCAGTTTCACATGACGTCGTAAAAAAACTCGTCCATAATAAACACATGGACGTATTTGCGAGGATAGAGCGGATAATCAATTCTGTTCAGAAGAAAAACTATGCTTACCATTGGCATATTGACACCTTCAACAAAATAAAAGAGAAAATAGAAGAAGCCGGAACATCTGAATACGTACTATGCCATGGTGACATGATGCCTTCTAATATTTTATATGGCGAGTATGGAACTATTGCTTTTATTGATTTTGAATTTGCTTGCATTTGCGACCCAATTTATGATATCGCTTGTTTTGGCAATATCAACGATAATGATGGTCTGCGCCTATTAGATGACAGATATCGCTATGCGCAAGGTACGAAAGAGTACAAAGGTTTTCTTGCTAGGTACTACATGTGGCGCTTTGTTCAGGTGTATCAATGGTTTAACGTAGCATCGTATAAAGCTAACCAATCAAATAACGAAGAGCAGAGAAAGTTCTTTGAATCATACGCAAACACATGCGTTACAAAACTTTCTGACTATTTCAATAAACTAAAAGAAATGGAGGTCGTCTAACCTCCATTTATTATTTTCCGTCGAATTCGTTTTTATCAACCTCAGCAGCTAGAATTGTGCGGTAGTACGGCTTCAACCCATACATTGAATGCCTGTTGTCGTTATTAACACGACCGTCATCAACAACTGAGAACATTTTGATTTGGTGTTCAGACACGATAACGCCGATGTAATCACCCCTTTTAATGTCGGCGTTGAGTTCTTCAATCGTCTTATTCATTACATTCACTCGCAATATACCAGTCTGGCTATAAAGACCAAGATTCTTGTGTTGGTCATATGCTTTTAAGTCAGGTGGGTCTATTTTATACAGACACGGTACCTCCACAGGCTGCTTAAACACAATTCCTCCGTCTCTTGATTCATTGTATGTTTTGTTGATGTTGCTACGCTCCATGTCGACGGCATACCATATCACACTTTGATGGATGTCTTCCATTAGGTATTCCATTGCGATATCTTCCTCCACCTCAAACGATTCGTCTGAGAAGAAGAGACTGTTCCGTACGATAGGAAATTTATACGTATTTTCGTTCGTATGCTTCATTATGCGCACTTATATATCAATAAATAGTTGAATATCGAGTTTGTAACCGCTAAATTAACGCAGAAAGCGTTAAGTTTTGAGAGTAAAAGCAGCAGATATTGTCAAGGCGTTGAGACTGTTATCAGAGTATAACGGTAAAGACCCGTATTTTTGGATATTAAAGAAGAAATCTAAGACAAGCGAACCGTTAACTTCGCTTGATTATGAGTATATCCTGACTAACTACAATCGCACACCTGAAACTTTAAACAAGTTGGTTAAGATTCAAGAGTGGGTTGCAAAGCAAAAACAAGATAAGTGGCAGATAGATTTCCTCCCGGAGAAGATTGTTGTTGCAACGTTATATGGCGAAACTGCAGATAGTTTTGTCTGCGACGTCGTCTACTCAAAATATCAAGAAAAACCAGTGTTAACTTTCTTACCTAAAACAGGCTTCATTACGCCGTTGAAAGTTGAGGATTTTGACGCGATGAAAATCGATTTTACTCCATTCAATAACAAACTAAAGCAAATTAACCCGGCATTCTCGCTAATGCCGCATCAAGAGCGCGCAGTCAAGTTCCTTCTTACTCGAAAGAAGTGTATTCTAGCGTTAGACCAAGGAACAGGAAAGACGATGACATCAATTGTCGCATCTGAGATTCTAAAAGATAAACGAGTCCTTATTATTTGTCCTGAGTCAATTAAGACAAACTGGCAAAGAGAGCTTATACAGTTTGTTCCGGAAGATGAAGTATCACTTATACGCGGTATAGATGAAATGAGCCGTTCCGAGCTGATTGAGTTTTTGGAATTGAAAGATGCATCCGGTCTCAATGTCAACGACCTAAAAAAATACGCAAGGGCACACGGTAAATGGAAGCTTGGTAAGAAGTACACAATTATCAATTTCGATATTATAGGCGATTTCCATCAACTTCCTGCTTCTAGAAGTATTGTTGACCGCGAGGCAAGCAATGCTGCAAGTCAGCTATTACAATCAAAATTTGATATTATCATTATAGACGAGGCACACAACCTGTCAAATAAGAAGTCCAATCGCTCTGCGATAGTTTACGATTATCTCCGGCAGGCGCACAATGAGTACGTTTGGTTGTTAACTGGTACGATGGTCACCAATAATCCTGTTAACTTATATAGTGTACTCCGGTTGATTGAAAGTGATATCACAGGCGATTATACACGATATATGGAACGCTATGCCGGCGCAAGAAAAACTCTCCGAAAGGGCGAATGGGATAGACTATGGCAAGAATGGTCTGCTAAACATAAAGACTTGTTCGGTAAGCCAATGTATACAGATTACAGGTCAATGACCGATGAGGAAAAACAGGTGTTTAAAGACTATGTAGATAAGTACGGTAAGCACGCCATGGTGATGAATGAATCAACCAACCTAGCAGAACTTGCTGAACGCATCCAACACTTGTATTTCCGCGTAACAAAGGACGAGCTGCCACACATGGTGCAAAAAGAGGTTATACCAATAGCTTATACGTTGACTCCAGACCAGCGATTTGAATACATGCGTCTTTGGAAAGAATATGAAGCTCAGAAGCTTGCCGAAGGTATTGACTTATCAGATGTGAAACAACTGATTGAGGTGAGTGTGTACAGGCAATATATCTCTCGCATCATGACTGAGAAAACCAAATATGCTGTGTCTAAGTTGATTTCACAAGGCAAAAAGGTGTTTGTCGTTTGCGCATTCGATGAGGAGATATACGCACTGAAGGATTATTTTGGTGACAAGAGTGTGCTGTTTAACGGAAAAATAACAGCAAAGCAAAAAGATTTTGCTGTCAATGCGTTCAACAACGACCCGAATGTAATGGTATTCCTCGGTAATATCAACGCTGCTTCAACCGGTATAAACCTGCATAAGTCATGTCACATTGCCCTGTTCCAAAGCCCAAACTTCTCGTATGCTGACTTCGCTCAGGTATGCGACAGAATACACAGAATAGGCTCCACGACAGACGTGAAGATATACGTGCAGTACTTCAAGGATACAATATACGAACATATCCTCGATATCATCAAGAGCAAGCAAGAAGTGTTTGACGGCGTGATACGAACAGAAACAGAAAAGACCTCTAACTGAGGTCTTTTTCAAACATATCCTTAACAGCCATTACATTGGAGTATTCTCCATCACCGCTAGTAATTCCAAATCGTTTTATCTGGCCTATGAATGTACCAGCAAAGTTTCTTTCTAGCGGCAATCGGTAAGCAGGCGTGTCTGTGTAGTTGTCGTATATAGCAGCGCCTAATCCAAGTGTGCCACCTCCGAGAGAAATGACGAATGGAACACCCTCCTGTTTTTCGTAGATATCGTTGAGCTGGCGTAAATTGAGGATTGGCAGAATCTTTGATACATATACGAGGTTATTGTCGACGTAAATGTATACCTGCATGTACATTGTAGATATCCTGTTTAGAGAATAGTAAACGAAGTGCCATTGGTCATCTATAAGACCAGGCTTCGAATATTCTTCGTGGGACTCCAATACTGATTTTTCGTTATCGCAAGCGTGGATTAGATACCTAAATCCAATCCTACCATCTTCTGTGATACGAAATGCTAGCGCGTTGCTATACAAATCGCCAATAACATTATAATCATTACTATTACCCCCATTTTTTACCTCGTCTTCGTGCTGTAATAATTTTTCTACTGTATATCCTGATGGCGTTCTATTCATCATTAGATATAAGTTCTCGTTATACTCGCGTCCGTCGTACCAGAATGTCGTTACTTCATCAACGTTCCCATCCTGTGCTGTTAATCCGGAGCGCGTTCGGTTGTATGTTAGGTATTTGTTATTAGAATCAAATTTAACAACAGAACTATTCTTTAACGGATAACCTTCATTTGTCTCGAATGTGTACCCAGATAGTCCGCTTGATTCGTCGTGTAGTTTTTCAATGTCCCCGCGTTCATAAAGAGTTTCGTCAATCGAGTAGTATTTCCACCATTTATTCTCTGCCATTGTACCTATGTAGAAAAATATACCTGAGTTGTTCGGATATTTCTCATTTAGGTATGTCATTCCGCTTGTTTCACCGGAGGCTCCGGAAAATTCTGTTAGTCCGGATTTTAATTCAAATGCAAAACCAAGTTTTTTAGATAGGTCAATCGGTAGTATTTGGTAAACGCCACACTCCGTCATAAAGAATCCCTGGTAGAATCCGCCGTTGAATTCGAATGTGCCGCTATCTGTGTTTACGGCGACATCCATTACATATTCCTGTGTATTAGCGCTAACAGGACACAAATGTAACACAGCCTCATCAGACACCTCCAGGGCGGAGCCAGACACAACAGACAAAAATTCATCGTCTGTTATATCGTTTTTATCAAATTCAATAAGACCGTTATCAGTCATAGTCCTACCGACGTTGTATAGTGTGTAAGCAGATGTTGTTACAGCTTTCTCCCAGGTATACTCAGGGACGCCTGCTATGCATACTTCAGAAGCAGTGCTTGCACTGTCAGTTGCATCAATAAGTGCTATTAAATTTGTGTCTTTACCCGTGTCTCCACATGGAATATTGGTATTGAGAAGATTAAAGTCCCAATACTCGTTGTTATATAGAATTAACGTAGGTTCAATATACCCATGTGTATTCAAATGTGCCATGTATAGTCTTTTACAACTATAAATACCTCGTTTTCGCTGTTACAAAGTATTTATTGCTAGATATACGATATAAAATGGAAATTACGGTACTTATCACAGAATCGCAATATAATAGGATGCTTGATACTTTGCGTGCCGAGTCTATTGAACTGGATGGCGACCAAAAGGAGTATCCTGGAAATGCTGACGTTCGAACCACTCAACAAACAACCGGTAAAGATGGCAATGCTGAGATAGAGGCAGGTCCTACCACGGATGATATTGCTAAGAACATGGTTCCGCAACCGTTTGATTTTATGAGAGGTAGAAACTTTAGAGGTACAGTTAAGTAATGCTGATTATTGAAAACCAACTGTTAAACGGCCTGGTGGTGTTTTTGCCAACGGAACTTGTGAAACACCTTTCCCAGGTGCTGCTTTCTTATGACCAATACAAAACATCGGATGGTTATAAGAGGATTAAACATATCCTATACCCGGAGTATAACAACATCAATAATCAGAAAGAAATCGGCAGGCCTTGTGTCAAATACAATGAGTTGAAGCGCATCAAAAACTTTTTTGACACATATACCGGAAAACAAAATGATATTGAATTTATCTTGAACGGCGGCCTTCCGATGAAGAATTGGGTTGATACGACACTTGCTACAATGCGTAGTAGCGTGCATGACGAACTCAATAAAATTAAAACTGACACACGTGTAAAAAATAACGGTGTCCATGTAAGCAAATCACCGTCTCGCGTTGTCGGTGTAAACGGAAAACAGATTAACACAGAATCATTGCGCGCATTAAACAATATTATGAGTGAAGGCACTGCTGGATATAAGCCAATGGATAGCGACGGAGCCTTTGACTTAAAATATGAACTGGTTACAGAGCTATTACGTGCACTGTGCAATAGGATTTCCGGAGAAGACCCTTCTAATGTGTACTATGCAATCGGCAATTTGATTTTATTTGTCGAAAATTTAAAAGAAGAATTATTCACCAATTCAAGCCTTGCAGACTCAGCTGTTGGTTTAGCGCGAGACAGAATTGCATGGTTGCTCAGACAGGAGGATTGGATTGACGGTTGGAAAGAGCCTGATAGGATTAGAGAAGAACTACACAATGTGCAGGATAAGTTATCGTTGATAACAAAGCAGTACTGCGAGAAACAATAAGAATAAACATAGTCAAATTATGCAAACATACCTAGAACAAGAGGCCATTGTAAGGCGTGATGAACTCGAAAAGAAAAACGACTACATTGATGATGTCAAAGAGTACAGCGGAGAAAAAACTCCGATTGGAAAAGGCACCGGTAATGGTGGTCATACACATTTCTTGCCAGACCACTCGCTAGACAAGCATATCATTAACTATTCAAACTTTGATACAACTCAAGGTGGTAGCAGTGACGATATTAACGGACGTGGCAATCACCCCGGACGTATCGGCCAAGTAAATCGTACCATCTATAACGAGAATTATCGTTACGGTTTGGATATTATTGATATGAGTGCAAACATTGGTCAATATAGCACAGATACTATTTAGTGTTTGACGAGTTACAACATAAGTTAAACGAAGTCTTTCTGTTTGAGGCTATCGGAGCCGATAAGATAGAGCGCGCAATGGATTTGAAAAAGCGCGTTGTAATTCGTTATCAAGGTGAAGATGGGATACCTACAAGGAGGCAGATTGAAATTTTCGCATATGGATTGTCTAAAGCAGGCAATCCTGTAATTCGTGCGTTCCAAATCTCGAATTCTCCTACCGCTCACCCAACCAGAAGTGGAGAGTGGAAAATGTTTAGGTTAGACAGGATAACTGATTTGAAGCTGACGCCGTACGACGTCACTGAAATGTTCCCATACCTCAAAAAGAAATTGCGCAACAGAAGTGGAGATAGGAGTATGTCGCAGGTATTTCGTGTGCTCCGTCCGGACTATGAGATTCCTGATGATGAGGCAAAGTCAATAGCCGCACAGAAGCAAGCGTTAGGACATGGTCCTGAATACCAAAATAATGGCGTCATTGGTAAGTATACCATGAAAAATGGTGAGGTTCTGAATATCATCGGCCTCATTAACACCAAAGGCGGTAGAACGATTGCACGTACAGATACCGGTGGCCACCTGTTTATCAACTACAATAACCTTGATACGTCAGGAATCAAGCCTACACCACAGCAAACCAAAGCTCCGGAGACTAATCAAGAAAAAGACGCCGAGAGCGCAGACTGGGAGGCTAGATTCAAACAAGGAATGGAAGACGAATTCCGCGAAAAAGTTGCCAAAGAAGCAAATGACAGTCTTGATGCCATTAGTGTAGAACCGGAAAAAGGTCCTATCAAAGATGATGAATCTGATGACAACAAGGATTATAATAACGAAAACGAAAAACAATGACAGACCAAGAAGCTAAAAAGTTTAGTTCTATCTTCAGTAGGGCTAAAGGCGTAATGGATAAAGTCGAAAGTAAACCACGCAGTGTAAGTCAACCGCGCGTTAACGCACAGCCGATGGGAATGCCGGAGAATAATACATATGCGTCACAAAATAACACACAGCCGGACTTGGATTACCCGGTTGTTACAGAACATACCGACATGGCCGGACGTCCTATTAATGTTCAATTTGAAATTCCACAAGAAGCATATCTGAATGAGGAAGCTTACGTGCCACAAAGGCCGGCCCCGATGCCAGGAGGAATGCAAGCTGGTGGCGGTGGGTATGTTGGTTATAACGGAGATGTGAATATTACACAAGCAGATATTGCTGCAGCTCGCGGCAACTCAGTTCTAGGTCCTATTATCGAAGAGATGGCACGCAACCCGTTGAATCCGAGCAATTCTGCTTATGATGCACATATGGGTGTGTCTGTATTTGATAGGATGGGTGGTGTTCCTGAAGAATTGCAGCGTAAAATGCATGAGGACGCTGCACGCCTCGGTTACAGAACTACACAACAACCGCAAGCACAGCCGGCAATGTACCAACAACCAGCAGCCGGATATGGCGTACAGATTGATTACGAGCAAATCAAACGCATCGTAGATGAACAACTGAAACGCTATGCTACAGCCCTCAAGAAATCAATCATTGAGGAAACAAAACTACCGATTGGTTTACCGAATGAAATCGAGTACCTAACTATTGGTAAGGGTTCACAAAATATCAAGGTTGTTACTACCGAAGGTAAGATATACGAGGTGTCATGGAAGCACGTTGGTAACATTAAAAAATAACTTTCAACTTGAAATAACCGATTAAGCACTGCATCTGCGGTGCTTTTTTGTTGATTATATATTTCGTCTGACATACATTACATAATAAATTGCTAAAAATTTGAATAGGCCTATTAACATTTTAGTATTAGTTCGCGATAGAGTTGGCGGTGTTGGGTATTACCGCTCTCTAAAACCGCACACATACATTGCTGACAAATATGGCAATGAATTCAATATTGACATAGACTATGTCATTCCAAACACGAATCTGTCATCGTATTACGCAAAATACGATATCATTCATTTCCACAAAGTTATCGACCCGGAAGGTGTTACCCTAAAGCTTTTGAAAGATATGGGTAAGATTACTGTGTGTGATATCGACGATTATTGGATGCTCGGTAGCCACCACCCGATGGGATTGGTGAATGCACGCGATAAGGCTTTCCAACCGATAATTGACCATATCTCAAAGGCAGACTATGTAACTACTACAACTCCTATTTTCGCAGATAGAATTAGACAGTTCAACAAGAATGTCGTTGTAATACCAAATGCAATTGATATCACTGAGGAACAGTTTATTCCCAATCCAGTACAGCATGATAAACTGCGCATTGGTTTGATATGTGGTAGTACGCATGGTGATGATGTGGATTTACTTAGTAGTATTTCATATCAAATCAAGCCGGAGGTGCGCGAGAAGATTCAGTTTGTGTTGTGTGGATTCGACACGAATGGTAGAAATACACTACTCAATAAGAAAACAGGTGAACGTAAGGTGGTTGAGATAGACCCGAAAGATGGCGTGTGGGCACGTTACGAGCGCGTGATTACTAATGATTATAAATTATGTTCTCCTGAGTACGCGCGTTACCTGAAACAATACATCAATGTACCATATCAAGGCGATGAGAATAAGGAGTATTATTTGCGCCGGTGGACAAAACCTATTGATAAGTATGCAACGCACTACAACGATATAGACGTGTTGCTGGCACCGCTTGTAGAATGTGACTTCGCTAAGTATAAGTCACAACTGAAAGCAATCGAGGCCGGTGTATTCAATAAAGTCCTAATTGCTCAGAATTTTGGTCCTTACACCGTTGACTTAAAGAACGCTGATGCTGGTAATGGCGTTATTGACTATACAGCTAATGCGCTTCTGGTTGACAGTAGAAAGAATAACAAGAATTGGAGTAAATACATCACGTGGGTTGTTCAAAACGAAGAACTACGTAACGCATTGCGAACTAACTTACATAATACCGTGATGGAGAAATATACTCTCGATAAGGTGACAGAGACACGTATTGATTTTTATAAACGTATTTGTGATGGAAGAGAAAGTTTTAATAGCAATATCTACGCGCAAGAATGATACTGAGCTGGATGCTATTTTCAAGAATATCAAAATGACGCACGGCCACGTTGATTTCGAAGTTGCATTTGCTAGAAATAACAGTGTACCATTGACTAAGGTTTATAATGATTTCTTGAAACAATACCCGAACGTTAGATATGTTGTCTTTGTACATGATGACGTATCATTCCTTACGTTGAATTGGTGTGACAAATTGGTTGATATCTTCAAACAAAATGAAGAATATGGAATTCTTGGCGTTGCCGGTTCCAAGACAATGGATGCACCATATCGCTGGTGGATGATGAAAGGCGACTTATCCGGAGAGGTTGTTCATCATCTTGGAGACAATAAGAAATTCATGACTCTTATGACTCCGGAGCCGAAACATCTTGCTGAGGTATGCTGTATCGACGGTCTCTTTATCGCTATCGATAGAAGTAGGTGTAAGCAGATGTTTGACGATGTTCATTTCGATGGATTTCACTTCTACGACGTCTCATATTCGTTCAACGCCTTTGTTACGAAAGAATGTAAGGTTGGCGTTACAAATGATATCCGCGTCGTACACCAGAGCGCCGGTGATTCAGCCTGTCCTGAATATCAAAAATATTGCGACATTTTTGTAGATATGTACAAAGAATATCTACCTGTTAAATTACTGAAAACAGCAAATGAAAAAGAATCTAAGGACTAAAGTAAAAGAAGTTCTTATTGGTGCCGTATTCGGCATGCAAAGGGCTAATGAGGAAATGATGGGTCAATCCGCTTCATCAGGAAGTGGAGACTCTGGGATTACACAGAAACAGCATGCGCAGAACCTTGGAGAGGCTCTGATGCAAGGCGAAGTTACTCAAGAAGTTGAGGAACTTCGTTGGCGTACATATGCCGTTGATGAAGAGGCGAAGAAACGCGACTATATAGCAAAAACAGGCCACGCAAAGAAAACAAATGTACCTGTTATCGTTCAGGAGAACATTCCAATTGTAGGAACTGTTTTGGAAGCCCTGGAGACAAACATGATTAAAGAGGACTGGCATGTAAAAGTTGGTTATAAGTCATTCGCACGATATAAGATAGAACGTTTCCTGAAATTCGTTCGTATCGACAAACGCGAGAAAACGATTACATTTATTTTCAACGCGCAGCCGGATGCAAACTACACTTCAAGTGCGTCGTTCATGACTGCGCTCAAAAAAGTGCAGACAATCAACAATGAATATGACGCATCAAGGAATGATATCGTATCTTCCATTAGCAGTATCTCGTTTATTACATATAAGTGTATCGGAATGGACGACTATGTACAAGTTGAGGCATCAGGAATCCACTACGAAGATGGTAAGCTGAACTATCGTGACGACGGTGCGCGCATTAAGTTTACTCTTGCATTTGATAACTACCACGAGGAAAACACCATGCAAGAATTCACTGCCCCAACTATTGAGGAGAAATACAAGAACAAAGAGCGCCGCGAGACAACAATCGACATGGGTACCGTTCAATATAATAAGGACAAAACCGAAATTGTTGTTAAGTGTGAGAAGTGTGGAAAAGATGTAGACGACTATACTGCTTCAATCGTACACTACGAATTAGGACGATGTCTGTGTATGGAATGCTATGCGAAGGAAAAAGGAATCGACCTTGAAAAGATAAAGAAAGACCAAAATGTAATACACGGCGCAGAACGTGTAGAGATTAAAACGCAAAAACAGTTGGAAAATGAAAATAGGCATTGACATCAACCATGTACTGCGCGATGTAAACTCAAGTTTCTTGAGGCAGTACGATAAAGAATATGGCATTAAGAAGACATTCCGTGCGAAAAAAGCGCGTAAGCTCATTGCTAATCTTGATGTATGGCATAACAAACAGTATGTACCGTTCGACAATAATGAGGCGATGAACGAGTTTAGGTTTATTGACCATGCTTACGAGATTTACGGTACCGCCGGCCAGCAACAAAGGAATCTTTCCGGACAGTTGCTCACGTGGAAATATAACCTTGTTGTTGAAAAGGCGACAGAACCTGTTGAACTTATCGCAGTTAGTCCTGATGAAGATGAAATTGCTGCGATGTCAACACTTTTCTTCCTGGCAAAAGGATTCCGTATCGGCCATGTCCTGATTGATACCAAGAAAAGAATTTGGGATGAATGTGATGTAATCATTACTGCAAACCCGAAGCTTATTAAGAAGAAGCCGGAAGGTAAGATTGTTGTGAAAATCAAGCGCGAGTTTAATAAGAATGCTCAAGCCGACTTGGAGTACGAGTCATTGTCAAAACTTATGAACGACCAAGAATTTTTCGATAAACTGAATACAATAAAGAACCATGAATAACGAACAAGAAACTAAACTTGCATACTTCAAATCAGAAGTGGAGAAAATTGCAAAGAATGAGAACAAGTACATGTTCTACGTTGTTGACACAAAGGGTGTTCCTAGTGGAATGCTTGAGTATATCTATACAATAGCACTCGCGCTGGAAAACGCTGGTAAGAATGTGTTGATGATGCACGACGAGAAAGAGGAGTCGTTTGTTGGTGTTAAAGATTGGCTTGGCGAGAAATATGCGAAGCTCAAACATTATTCAACAACAAAGCAAGACCTCAAGGTAGGCGCAGCTGACATCTTGTTCATCCCGGAGATTTTCGTCAACGTAATGGAAGGTACGCAGGAAATGCCGTGCAAGCGCGTCATTATTTCTCAGAATCCTTTCTTTATGTGTCAATTGATGCCGCTTGGAAAACAAATAGGCGACTATCGTCTTATGGATGTACTTACGAATACGCAACAAAACGCAGACCTGCTCAAGAAATGGTTTGGATATGCGAAAATCAAAACGCTTGTTCCTACCATAAAGGAGTGTTTTGTGCCTATCGACCAACCAAAGAAGATACTCATCAATATCGTGGCACCGGAGGATGACGCAAAGAAAATCATTAAGACGTTCTACTGGGCATATCCGGAGTTTAAATGGGTTACATTCAGGAACATTGGTGGTATTCTACAAGAGGATTTCGCAAATGCGCTGAAAGAGGCTGCAATTACCATTTGGTGTGACGAGTACACAAGGTTTGGCTATACCGCACTGGAGGCCATGGCCTGTGGCAGCGTTGTTATTGGAAAGGTAACTGAAGATGCGCCTGTTTGGGTACAGAAAGATAAGGGTGATGGTATAATCTGGTTCCGTACGTACAGCGAACTGTGTGACGTTGTTATGAATGTTGTTCGCGGCTGGACGCACGATTCATTGCCGGAGGAACTATTCGACAATATGAAAGAAACAGTTCAACCATATCTTCCGGCATCTGCAGGTGGACGTGACTTTGATGCTGAGGCTGTTGCTGTTTGCACGAAGTATGTTGATGATAGAAGGACAGATTTATCGAACGCTATTAACCAAATGGAGAAAAATGGATAAGCAACGTTTATTTAGATTTACAAAGGATTGCGTCGTTGATGGTGTAACATACCATGAAGGTACGTATATTGAATACTTCCGTGGCTTTGTGTCAATGAACGGTGGTATATTGCTTGAGGCATACCAGAAGCCGCTTAAAAACCTTATTGAGCGCGAGCTGGTTAAGCCGGAATATTTGAGAGAAGAAGAACCTTGGTTTTAATATGGATAAGAAAGAAAAGAAAATTACCGTCATACTTCCTGTACACATGTATGATGAGGAGATTGATGCGATGATTAAGAGTGCGCTAGCTAGCGTTGAACTTCCGTTTGTGAAACTCATCATCGCAACTACACCAGCACTTGAAAATGAGGAGTTTTGTAAGGTTGCCGATAAAGTAGTTACCAACGAGAACTCAGAGTTTGCAGCATTGGTTAACAAGGCTGTGGATGCTGTCGATACCGAATTTTTCTCCATCATGGAGTTTGATGATGTCTATAAGTTAGGAAACGAACGCCGTGACGGTTGGATGCGAAATATTGCATTTAGGTCGGCTTTGGAGTTTGCTAATGCCCGTCCGGATGTATCGCTGTTTATCCCGATGGAAGATATCGCAGAGCGTAAAGGTAAAGAAGCTAAGTTCATCGCTTTTGCTAACGAGGCACCGCTCGCTGAAGGATTTACAGAGGAGTTGGGTGTTGTGTCTATGGAGTCTTTGGAACATTTCTTTAACTACACACTGACCGGTGCTGTATTCAAAACAGAAGATTTCAAGGCTGTTGGTAAACTGAAAGAGTCCATCAAGTTGACATTCTGGCTTGAGTATATGCGTCGTGCCATGCAGAACAACCAAAAACTCATGGTGCTTCCGAAGAATGGTTATATCCATTTCATCAATCGAGAAGGCTCGTTATTCGATATCTACTCACACACCATGAAAGAGGGTGAAGTAAACTACTGGTACAAAATTGCTAAAACCGCCTATAAGGAAAAGGCAGACGCCGGATATCAATATACAGAATAACTCATACGTAATGCCTAAGAAGAAAAGCAAAGAAAATGGGTATTTTCACACAGCCGAAGAAGAGGCATTCGTGAAATACTTAAATACAACCGGCAAGGAAAGGGAGGATATTTTTAACAAAATCCTCTACCCTGCCTTTGTCAAGTTGGTATCTTCTGTAATTAGGACGTATGAGTTGTATATTCCAGGTGAGGACTTTGAGTTTACTTTCAATGATGCGATGACCTTTATTATATCCAAAGCCGACAAGTTTAAGCCTGAATTGGGTAATAAAGCATATTCGTATTTTGGAAATATGTGTAAAAACTACCTTCTCGGTAGGATTAACGCGTATAATAAAAGCCAAATGAGGTATGTCTGGTACGATGGCATGGGAGAGAACGAGTTCGGTGAGAATGAGTTTACAGACATGGCATCCGATGAGACAGATGGTGCAACGCACAAAAGGCAACTTGATAGGTTGATGACTGAACTTTATAATGGTGTCAAGAACATTGTCGACCACCGTGAAGAGCTTGGTCTCACTGAAGTTGAGTATGTTACAGGTAATGCGTTGCTGAGTTTCCTGGAGAACTGGGAAACATTACTTTCCGGTGAGGAGAGTAATAAGTTCAACCGCCAGACATTCCTATATTATATACGCGAGTACACGCTCCTGACTACACCCAAAATTCACAAGGGGATGAAGCGCTACAACGCCCTATATGAACAGTTGCGGGAAAACATTTTAACCTGATATTTATAGAAAAAGAGTATCATGGCAAAGACAACGATTGTTCTGAATTCTTCAGAAAAACTGACGGCCATTCTGCAGGAGTCTTACGACCTTGCGAATGCGCAAATTAAGAATGCAAACGACGAGATTTCGAAGCTTGCGACGTCTACTATTTTGAAGGATATCACGATGGATGAGAAAGCCAAATATTACAAGGCAATGAACGATTTGCTAGTTATTAAAGATAAAGCAATCGGTCGTAAATTGGATATTTGCAAAGTTCTACAGGATGTGATTGAGTTCAATGGTGATGTATCAAAGGCTATCAATGGTGAGCATTCACAAAATGCAAGCAGCATCGATTTCACGGCGATTAGAGATGCTATCGACAACGGAGGAAACGACGGTAGTAAAAAGGAAGTATACAGTATAACGTAAAATGGCAGTAGCCGGTTTTAGTGAAATAGAAGCGTTAAGGAGGCAAGTTAGTGGCTCAATTGAAGGTATAAAAAAAGCAATTGAGCTTCTTCCTTTTTGGGATGATATCAATAACCTACAATTGGAGTTGGTAACACCCCTTGGATACCTATTGGCTCTCGTTGACGCTCTTGGTCTACTTGATGACTTAAAAGAGTGGCTGGCAAAATACCTAACCTATGCAATGCCAGCGCTTGAAATAGGTGTAAAAGGCGTATTGCTATCTAACTTGATGTCTTGTATCTCGTGTAGCACTAATCCATTCATACCGGATGACTTGCGCGAACTATTCTATATTGAAACGTTCAAGCTTGGTACACCTACAATGAAGGTTAATGGTAAGTTCTTCGAGGGAGACGACGAAAAGGATACAGACGACAAAGAAAAGAAAACTAAAGTAGAGTTACAGTGGGGTGAATTTTCGTTCGAGTCAGAACCTCGCCACGGAGCCGGCCTGCGTATACCTGTTTCATCAATCGATTATAGCAACTTACTGAATCATAGTCCATTTGAAGAATGGAACCAGCTTCTAAACTTCGTTGACTATAGTAAGATGTATTTCGGTGTCGATAAAGAAACAACGTCACCGTATGAACTTGCCCGCGCAACGGACTTCAACGCATATTTGTGGTTCGTTAAGAACCGTGGATATTTGAAAGATTGTATTGTTGCCGACAGGATTGAAGATATTACAACACAACGTGACGCACACCTTCTTGAATATATAAAGGTATCTAGTGGTGTAGGCAGCAAGGTATTAGGCGTCAGCGATGGAACAGGAGTCCGTTATAATGACACATGCGCACTCTCTGTAATCTGTGGCACAGAGCGTAACAAATCAGGGCAATTAACTGCATTCAAAGTAATCCCTGCTAGTAGTAACGGTAGTGCTCAATACAAACCGGCATTCAACTGGTACTTCAACATAAAAGATGCTTTCTCGAATAACCTAATAGCGCTAAAAAACGCCGAGAGGCATTACGAGAAGGATAAGCCAATTCTGTCACTTTCGTTTGACAATGGTGAGTATGTCTTTAAGATTCTCCCGAAGCCGCAGTTCCACTATCCAATCTTGATTCCAAAGAAAGGCAAGATTCAGTGCATGGATGGTTCCGAGGTTACGCTTGATAAGGCATACCATGAGAAACTAACACACGTAAAGCGCATTCTTTTCAACGCAGCCGGAGAGCCTACTAAGATGCTCAAAGGTGGTCGATTCACCGTATACCCGCGTGTTGTGAATGGAAGGGTTCAAAAGTTCCTAGAAAATAGCTCAGACCACGACAATTACGTTTATGAGTTATATCGTACAAAAGAGGTATATGGAAGTCCAGAATCAACGGCTCCTGAGGATAGGCTAGTGTTGAAATACAACGCTAAAACAGCTGAGTATAAACTAGCACGCTATCAAGGCGCACGAGAGGTATCAAATATCCCTGACGAGATGCTTGTAGCGTATATGTTCGAATGCTACGCCGGCATGACTGTATATCAGTTTAATTTCGACTATATCATGGGTATGCGTCTATTTGACGCAAATGTGGTGATTGCCAAAATTATGGAGTCACTTTTCAACCTGAATGTCGATTTGAAATTGACTGCAGAGCAGGCTGAGATGGAAGCGGAGATACGCCAGGTCGTTCGTAAGATTATTGACACTCCGGACACTACTTCTGACGATTGCTACTTCTCATTCTCCAATGATGAGATTAAACACTTAACAGAAGAGGCTGAGAATAAACGTCGTGGTGGTTCAGAGTTCTTATCGGGAGGTTTCCTCGCTGATGACGACCGCGCGCTTCTACAAGAGGCGATGCAGAACGTTGCTTCGTCGTCTAACAAGATTGTTCAACAAGAGCAGATTACCAACCTGCTTGAGACTGCGCCGTCTGTTGCCATTAAGTATTCAGATGCAGAGACTACGTATGGTCTGCAGAGTGGATTCTTCGAGCAATTCTGTATTGAACTACTCCTGCAAATCGTCATGAACTCCATTATGACGCCGAAAGTTGCTATGCTTTGGCAGGTTAACCAATACTTCACCGGAGGAAGCAATTTTATAAGTGTCGACGGAAAGGTTAACTACAACGACCTATCAAATCTAAGAATTAGCGTAAACTACAAGGCTATGCTCAAGAGTATCTTTATGCTTCTGTTCAGTATGGCTAAAGAGATTATCGTGTTGTTCTTAGAGGAGTTGTTCCAGTTGATTATGGCTAAGCTTGGTACTATATTCGCAATGTTCTCGCTTGGAATCATTGCTGAGTATCTTGCTGTATTTACTGAGTTGATTAAAGAGATTATTGAACAGTGTGGATTCAGAATTGGTATGAGTAAGAACGGTCAAATCGACAAAGTTGATTACGCTGATATTGATGCTCTTCCTGAGTCATCTGAGGAAACACAACCGTCAAATAATAATTGTTAATATGTCGCTAGAAACCATATTAAATAGTTTGAAGAACGCCATGTCGCAGCTCAGACCGCCTGCGAACTTAATACCAGGATTATTCATGGTATGTTCGCTTATTAAGCGGCCTGGACTGTCAGTGATGGTGTCTACGGCTAATATCATCAAGTTCCTTGGAGAGAAGGGTATAGAGACTCGTGCTAACCCTGATGGGTCTGACAATAGGACAAACATACTTGTTGCCGGTATTGTGAACGAGCTCTATCGGGCATTGCGGTTTGATTCAAATGTACAGGTTGCTTTCGGGCCTGGTTCAATGGCTATTACGGCAAGTGGCGCCAACGCTGGAGGACCTGTAGTTGTTACCGGTACCAATATTAATATACCAAATGGAGTAGCGCAGATACAATAATGGAAAAGGTGGATTATAAGTCAATGAATAACGCCTCCTTGATGCAGGAGATGAAGAATCTCGAAGAGAGGCACGCAGCTATCAAAGATGAGATGTTAAAACTCTATTCCGAGATGGAAGATATTGATACTGCATACAATATGATTACATTAGAGTTGAAAAAACGACACGTTTATAAGGCATGATGGCAAACGATTATGTAATACGAATCGGGTATGTTGTATCCATTGATGACGATGAGGATGCAGGCCGCATTAAAGTACGTCTACACTCTGACACAAGGCATACCAATACAAGCAAAGCATTAGATTGTTTTCCTCTTCTACCAAAGGTATTTCAATCCATACCGAAAGTAGGTGAGGCTGTGATTGTTATCAACTCTAAAATTTCTGATACCGACTCAAATAGGTGGTATGTAGGCCCAATCATTTCTCAACCACAAAACTTCTACAAAGATGACTATGCAGATGCTACTGGCATTCCAAATACAGGCAGTGCTACATCAGCGCTCAAATCTCATGGGTCTTCGGAACCGCTCAAAGATGGCGTATTAACGAAGCATCGAGAACTGACAAACGGCGCGTTCCCAGGAAAAGACGCTCAAGCCATTGTCGGCCGAAAAGGTGAAGACGTTCTTGTGCACGATGATGAGGTTATGCTTCGTTGCGGTATTCGTATTAAAGACCAGAATGGTAATGTGCCTGGTAACGTCACATTGAACAGAGCTACTCCGGCTATTGATTTCTTGAAGTACGCTGCAGACGGAATGGTGGTAAGTCTTTCTAAGCCGCTTCCTTCGTCTGAGGAAGATGCGTATAACGTAACGAGTATCAATAGTTTAGCTGGCACGCGCGCTGAAAAAATTGTACTGTTCTCGAATGAAAAAGCAAACATCTACACACAGAACGGTACGTCGCAATTCCCGGAGTTCATGTCGAAAGACGAGATTAACGAATTGTTCAAATCGCTACACCAACTTCCTTACGGTGATAAACTGGTTCGATTCTTGGATAGCTTCCGCAAGGCATATTTTAGTCACGAGCACTCATGGGCACAGGAGCCTGTCAGTGTGGTTGGTAAAAAGGAACAGGAAGACCTTCAAGCATTCGACCTGAACACACTAGTAACAAACGATATTTGGATTAGCTAAATAAAAAAGCCCCGCCTAACAACTAGACGGGGATTTTTCTTGTTTGCATGTAACCAAATCTTACAGTGCGGCAATTTTCATACCTTTTGCTTTGTATGTTGCTGCTGTTGCATAGTTGCTACACGGAATAGCCTCTCCTGTTTCCATGTTGTATGCAATGAAGTGTGGCCAGATGTTTTGTTTTGCAAACTCGCGGCATTTTGTGCGGATAAACTCTTTCTCTGCCGGGTCTTCATTCTTCGGCGCACCGCCACCGGTCATAATGCCAGGATTGCTAGGTTCTGAAGGAGCAGCTGCTACCTCTTCGGTTTTAACCTCAGGTGTTGTTTCACTGCCTTCTGCAGCAGGAGTGTCTTTTTTCTCTGTACGGTGCCAGTTGGCGTTGTCATCTTGGTAGATGTATCCACCGTTCTCAAGTGCCCAGACAGCCTCTGAATCGCAGGCTTCGAACATACTTGTGTCTTCCTGGAACATCTTGCGCACAACGTCATCGCTGTTGTTAAGGTGGAAGATGTATTGGTTCCAGTCTACATATACGTCATTGTCACGGATGCTGATATCCATCCATACCTTAAACGGATGTGCTTCGTCCTTATTGCTCAATTGAACAGAGAACCACTCATCGCCTACCTCAATTTTCGTTGCTTCCGGCTCGAAAGATTGAATGAGCTCGTCAGCCTCAGCACGACACTCTTGCTCGAATTGGTCGTTTGCCTCAGCGAGTTTGTAACGTTTGATACCCTCTCTCACAATATTTTTCAACTGCGAGTGCGTGAGCTCGTACTTTTTTTCTTCTTGTTTTGTTGTTTTAGACATGTCTTATATGGATTTATTTGTTATATTGTTTTCGATGCTAAAGTGAACCAAGTCGTGATGGATGATTGTGCATCCGTCCGTTGTAACTTTGACATCGATGTAGTATTTCTCCGGCACCAATTCGTTTGTGTCGATGGTATAGTAATTCTCAGCAAAGGCCTTGTTAATACGGTCGTATGGAATGACATCAAACTCTTGCAGGCCATCTTTAACGTACAGGCGCAGCTCCATATTATCAATAAGCGCGAACTGATTCCGTGTAAATGGAACACGTGCAACAAAGTTCAGTTTGCGCACGTCGCCACGTTTGATTATCTCACTGTCTTTGATACCGTATAGCTCCGGGACGTATTTCTCGCGGTGCGTAATCTCATTACCTAAATTGAAGAAATTTTTATACGGCTTTACAACAAAGTCCATTTCCACATCATCCAAATCAGCACCATTGAATTTCAGATTAGACCACGTGTCGTAAAACATAACACCTGCGGCCAGTTCCTTTGATGTTTTACCGTCAACCTCAATGAAATAAACCCCTTTCGTTGTTTGCTTCGTTTCAAACTCACCTACACCGTCAATGGAACACGTGGGCATCTCGTCAAGATTACTCAACTCACCACCGATGTTGCAATAGAGATAAAGTCTGTTTGTCTTCCCCTGGTAGAAATCGTTGCGGTCGTCGTTGATAACATCATCATAGCGTGACTCCAGGTACGGTTCAAAAAACGTGTGTGTCTCGTGAGTGAAGAAAGATATGTAGCGCGTAGTATCATCTAGCTCCATCCACTCAAGTGTTGGCGTAAATGCAATTCCTATTCCGTTATTCTCCTCCTCACCGGCTAACAATGCGTTTACATAATCTGTGATATCAACGTCTAGTATCTCATTACCAACCGTGAAGTCCTGTGTGGCGATGATGATACTCTTTTCTCCGTCGATGAACTTATCTAACTCTCTGCTCAGATAGTCTGTGGTGTACACGCCGTTACCGCTAATCCACTTTTTACCAGTTGAAGCATTATACCAGTTTGCTCCGTTCGTTGCTAATGCGGATATGCCTGCGATGGGCTTTTTGTAGTCGTAACCATTACCACTCTCGAACGGCTCCGGAAGTTTAAACAATATCATTGAGCAATTACCGGCTCTCAACATTGTTCCTGCGTCTGAGACGTTATTGATATACTCTGTATTCCACTTCCCGTTATATTCAATCGCCCCTGAGGTGTATATTTTGAGTCTGTGCGTTAGTTTTGATGTATCTGGTACAACTTTACCATTAACCAAATTCGTGAGCTTAGATAGGCTAAAATGCACCAATGCGCGGGATATACCGCCACCATAGTACATAAACTCAACCGGAGACAAGCCTACACTGACCTCCGAGTCACTCATTATAGTATTGAATTTGTCCAGATATGTCTTATATACCATTTTCGTAAATATCCTCTATAATAAATACCTAAAGAAACGGAATAACAACACTATCAGACGCGTTAATCACTGCTTTTACTCCATACGTAACGGATAAGGCCACAATCCCAGATACGGTCGTAACCTAGATTACGAGCCATTTCTAGTTTACTTAACCCAGATGTTTTCCATCCATGCTTTAATAATATGTTACGCACAGTTCGCTCGTGCCAGCGTTTATATCTGTCCTGTTTTTGATTGTAATACCTATACAGAGGCTTTGTGTATCCAGAGAATGTAAACCCTGTTGCTGTATACATGTTATGTGCGGCCGTAGTCCATCTTCTATCGGCGTATGATATGATTCGATTTGGGTTGTATCGCTCTTTGAAATAACTTAATAGTTTACCACACGCACCAACGAGCCTATAATTGTCGTTAGTTGCGAATCTGCTTAGCTGCCATTCGTTTTCACCAGTGATTCTTAGTGACATAACTGCTAAAAGGTTGTTGTCACTAAACATGCCAAAATGAACGTTTGCATACGAGAAACCACTCATATCATAAGCATCTAAGAAAGTTTTTGCCTCTTCAATAGATATTTCTCGCACAGTGCACTTCCTAGCGTATATTGATGGTTGCATGCTGAATCCAAGAATATGCGCGATTCTCCGTTTGACCATTTCTTGATGCAGGTGCCATTCGTCTTCGAAAACATGAATAAGTCGCACGCCGGAATACTCACAAATTTCAGTTTTGGCCAAATGGTATACTGTTGATTTACCACCAAATTGTTCAGTATGCCACATGCATCCATTAAACTCAATTGCAATATGTTTAGATGGAATGAAAATATCTAATTCCTGACCATTTAATAGAGTTCTATCCTTTCTCGCGTCTGGGCAAAACCGTTTTACATACTCCAAGAGTTCGTTCTCATCAACAGACGAGAAATTGTGTTGAACTAACAAGTTGCTTTCAACACCAGATTCATGTAAACGCATGCGTAGGCTATTTGAAATAGTTTTCTCGCCATATAACGCCTTGTATTCATCTACCGTAATTCCATGATTTTGAAGGTGTTTCCAGTCGATGCGCGCAAGTTTCTTTCCACATATAGCACACGTTACGAACTTGCTTTCGTCCGTTTCCATTTCTCTATCCTTCGTCTTATTTACCAAGCGGAAATAGTCACGCCACTCCGGATGCTCGTGAAGAAACTCCATTTTAGTTATTCCGTGCACCTTTTTGATGTGTGTTTCAAACATTCCTGATTTATTATCCACGTCCTCACTCGTCCAGTCGCAATATGGACACTTGATGGTTGAATTGTCATCAACCAATTCGATATCGTAATACTGCTCGTGCCAGTAGTTTCCGGTTAGTTTGTAATACTCGTTGCGTTTCCACAAAGTTGGTACCTCGATTCCACACTCCTTTTCCAGGTGAGACGTCAGGAATCCTCCTTTATTCATGTAGTCGTTCGTTTTGAACCCATCAAGCTTGCATGTGCAGACATAGTGTTTGCCTGGTACATCCGGATATTTCTTAATGGATGCGTCCTTGACAACGTACTGTTTTGGTACACGTAGATGCTTAGCCTGCTGTTTGACACCAAGCTCATCTAACACGGCTTTAACTTTGAGTTTACCAACGTGGAACTCTGTAGCGATTGCTTCGAGTCCTGTACCCGCGTTGTACGCGTTCACAATTCCTTGTTTTTCGTCTATGGATAGTTCTTTCCGCATAATAAATCAAATTATGACACAAAGATAAGTAATTTTTTTCAAATATGCAAATCCTTTGGACGATTTTACAATAAAAAAAGCAACCCGCTAGTTGCGAGTTGCCAATTTTATGAGATTAATCCTTTCGGATTAACGGAACGATTGAGTTCCGTGACCGTAGATACGGAGACCGTCTACACGTACGTGTCCGAAGTAACGGTTGTTTACGCACTTCTTCGCATACCTTGTCATAATGCCCTTAACCGGAGCGAAGTTCTCTGGATTATACATTGTCGGGGTCAGAGCCATAGGTACGTACGGAGCGTAGATATAACCTGTGTCGAGCAATGATTTACCCTTGTGACCTACGATGATAGACCAGTGAGGTGCATACGGGTCAACATATACCTGATAACGTCCCTGGAGTGAACCGATACGCTCGATACCCATGTTGTACTGGTCTTGCTCAGCGCTAGCGTCAGTTACATGGAAGTACTCAAGGTTGTTCAGAAGAGCGCTAACCTCTGTAGATACTACAATGTAGTTCGCACCGCCACGCAGGGTAGCTTTGTGAATCATTGCAGAAATCTCGTTGATAACGGTCATCAGCTCTTGATTCCAGTCTTTCTGGGTATAGTTGGTAGAGAATGCCTCAAGGCGCCTCCAACCGTTCCTATCCCAACGACCTTGCCAAGGAGCAACCTTACGGAGGTCACGAAGAATTTCACGGTCAATTTCACCTGCTACCTGCTCAGAAAGCATTTGGGTCAACTCAGCCTCAGCGTCGATGTTGTGGAAAGCAGCAACGTCCTGGCTAAGCTCCGGAGACCAAGTTGCACGCAGCTTACGCGGAACAACAGATACCTCCATAGAGTCAAGTTTGAATGAAACCTCACCGATTTCGGTCTCAAGCTCAAGGCTGTCATATCGCTTCCAAGAAATCTTCAGAGCTGCGAGAACGCTAGCCAACTGAGCCTTGTCAACACCTACGTAACCTTCCTCACCCTTACCAGGCTTTGTAAGGTCGATTTCGATAAACATTTTACCGTTTACGTCAACCGGTGCATTGTATTCAACAATACCCTTACCGTACTTCTGGGTCATTACGTGCATCGGAATCTCTTCGCCAACCTCGAAAGCTGCACTACCGCTAACAGCTGTGATTGCAGACGGTGTCCAAACCTTCATAGAAGCGAGGAACTCCTCAGTGTCCATCTCGTTACCGTCAGGACCAGTCAGCTTACCAGCGTTGTAGCTATTGAAGCCACTAACCTCCAGCATCAGGCTGTGAACAGTACCGTCGTTAGCTGTCTTGATGTCAGCTGTGTTCGCAATCGGCTTGAATTGTTTCTTCTCCAGAGTAACCGGAGTAACAGAACCGAGGGCGATGGTTACGCGACCCTTAGACTCGTCATAAAGGAAGTCATTGTAGTAGAGGTCGTACAGAGTCGTCTCATAGAATTGTACGAGCTTAGCACCCTGGTTTACAACGTCATCCGGGAGGTAGTAGCGGGGAGTGTCAGCACCGTTCTGGTTTTTGTCCTTACGGTTGTAGCCCATAAGACCAGCGTGCTCGAATACGCCCTCTTGAACTTCCTCACGTTTCGATGTAACAGGAAGGATGAAGAATACCTTACCGATAGGCAGGTTCATGGCCTGTACAGACACGATGTCGTTTGCCAACAGCTTGCTGAAGACACGGCGAATCATCGGGAATACTACAGTCTCGAATGAGCCAGAGCTAGCGGAGTTAGTAGCCTCCTTGATGAGGTGCTTAGCCTCGTTCTCATAGATTTGGCAGATGTTCTCTTTGATGACACCGCTCAAACCTTCGCAGAAGCCAAACTTGTCCCAACGTTCGGTGATGGCTTCACGCATTTTCTTTGCCTGGTCGAGCTCCATGTTGCCGAACAGGCCGGATTGAAGAAATGTATTCATTTTCTCTAGATTTACTTTTTCTTTTACTAGGTGGGTTATTACTTACAAACCCTGTGCATCATGTCCTGGATGCGAGCAATGCTTTCATTTTCTGCTTGCAGTGCTTGCTCCTTGGCTTCGTTAATCTGTTGTGCAGAACTGCCGGCCACAATCTTTTGGTTGATGCTCTCGGCGAGATTGTCAGCAGGAGTCTTTTTCAACTCACGGCTAATGCTCTCATACAGTGCCTTTGCGCCATCGATGGACTTAGCTTCAGTCTTGAAACGATTGACAATGTCTTTCTTTTCATTCTCTGTAGTCGTGTTCTCAAGGATGGTCTTGAGCGCAAGTGTGGTGGCCACGTTAGTAACAACAGCCTCATTGAGTTCATTGCGGAACTTCACAAGCGATTTCTTCAGGCTTTCGTTCTCCTCAAAGATTTTCTGAATCTTCGCGAGCTGAGCCTCTGTAACAGCGAATTTCTTACCTTCTGTCTGTACAGCACCTGCAGGTTTGGTACCACGGTGAGGACGTCCTTGCGGGTTCGTCGGGTCGCTCTTAACAACCGTAGTTGACTTAACTGATGCGTGTGCTGCAACTTCTTCTACCTGAGCCTCATCCTCAATTACACTGCCGCTTGCCTCTTCGGTTACATTTTGCTTGTTATCGAACGGCTTTGCAGTTTTGTTAGGTTTAGCCCAAGGCTTTTCGCTTCCGGTAGGAATGCCAGCGTTCAAATCGCGATGCTGGTTCGGTGCAACTTCCGTGTTCGGAGGAGTTGTCATTGCATCTTTGCTTTGGTATGAATCAGTATAACCCAAAGCAACTTCATAAATAGTTTGTAATTTGGTATTACTCATACTTTTATTGGTGTTTTCTTTTTGAATTGGGTTGTTGCTTACTTCTTCTCCCAAGTCGATGATATAATCTGCTCCAGTATCTCCGTCATGGATTTCTACCTTATCGCCGTCCTGCACGATGCGTAGCTTATCGGTATTGTCCATTTTTTTAAACACTCTAACGACGTCTTCGTCACTTGCATTTGTAAGGTCGTACTTCCCATCTTCCCCCTTAAAGGAATCAAATTCAGACCAATCTTCTGTGTTGGTGTCGCCATCCTGATTCTCGTCAGGTGTCTGCGTAGCCTCTTCTTTCGATTGCTCATCATTTGTCTTGCCGGAGTCAGTAGTACCTTCCACCTTGCTGCCGTCGGTATTGACATCTGAGGGTGTATCCTCATTGTCAACCGCAGCAACGTCTGCCTTAACAGCCTCAGAGAGCAGCTTCTTCAGCACAGCAGATGTGTTTTCGTTTATTTCCTTTTTCATGTTGTCTACTGCGTCCAAAGACTTTTTGACAACTTCCGGTCTCAAATTCATGTTCGTCACAATCTTTCTTATTCAGTAATTAGGTATACTTAGGCATACCGTTATCTACCTATAAATATGCTAACACAATGAAAAAAGCAATTTTCCTGCATAATTTTTATGAATTAAAGTAGGATTAGCTCCATTTTGTTGATTTTTTCTGCCAAAATAGAGTCTTTGGATTGCTTACTTTCCACATATGCTTGCTTTTCTGTTTCCGGTTCAGTCATAATCCACGCATTCGGCGTGCTCGGTTCTGTTACGGCATCGAAACAAATCAATTCATAATCATTACCAACGATTGTTTGGCCGTACTTCTGTTCGACCGAACCAACGCCACGCGATGATACGCCAATTTTGATTCCAGAAAGAATGAGGTTTGCTACCTGGTCGCCTTGATTACTGATAACACCGTATCGTCTAAATCCCTCACTCGTTAGAAGTCTGATTTTTCCACAAAGCGTTTGTCCTTCCCAGTGTAATTCCTCAACGTTTAAGCAAATTCCACGTAGGCTAATGGTTGTCTCGCTTGGGTGGTCTGCTTCTGCTGTGGCCCTGCGCTCACGAATTTTTTGTTGATATTTATCAACCTCGCGCTGCAGGACTTCTTTCGGATATATACGGCCATTAGCATTCTTGATGTCATACTTTTGGAAGACAGTATCCAGGATGAATGGATTTGGAACATTCCAGCCACCATCTTTTGTAATACCTTCGCAAATGGCTTTGTTGTTACCAAAGTCAACAGAGATATAACCGTCGTTCTCAATTAAGAGACCGGTTCCGGTTTCACCTTTCTTTATTTCCTGTAGTTTCTTCTGAGCCATTGTTAAATACTTTCTACTGTTTCCTCTTCTGTCGAACCAGAATCATATTCCGGAGTTGCTCCGTTAAGGCCATAAAAAATCCCGCCGTGCATCCATCTCAAATCCGGTTCCTCGATTTTGTATATATCTTTTAGCGTATCCATAATGTATATGCAGATTATTGCCTATCTATAAATACATCACCAAAAAGAAAACAAGCGAACTATTCATCGAATAGCCCGCTTATCTCCATATATTAAGAATTAAACAGATTGTGAGATGGTTCTCACCTTGTGAAACATGTCAGGTATTTTTCTTTCACTAACATCGTTGTCGATGCGTGCTTCAATGCGAACGTGATGATAATCTCTGAATAACGATTCAAAATGATATCGGTCAGCATTTGGTTCTATATTTACACTAGCCATTGCATATTCATTCGCATAAAAACCGTTGAACCACGTCTGTCTTCCAGTTCCAGTGAATGGACACGCAACAACAGGATATGTCGTGTCTGTTTGCTGCATGTACCAATCTATACAATGGAGAAACTCGTGATACCACATTTTACGCACCCTAGATTGCATGGAGCCGTTTGATGCAGCACCTTTAGTGTGTAGATAGAGACATGGCTGATGTTGATATAGACATAGCTCTTGCATGAACCGAAGCGCCGGGTATTCAAACAACACTCCTGGTTCCTGCTGCTGTACCTCGTATACGTGATAATACGGAGAAAGAACTGATATCATCTCATCACGAATCTCAATACCTCTCGGTGTAAGTAGAACGCCAAGAACACATAGTGGTTTGCGCTTTCCGTCTATGTGTTCTACAATCGTGCATCCATATTGTTCTGAGGTTTTAACCTCTTCCATATCACTTCTTCCAGTAACTATAGATTCCTTTGTCTAACTCGAAATTGTTCCAGACAAACCAGTCGTGAATCCTACCATTCTTAGCCCACTCCCACATATTTGCAAGACCATCCTTGAATGATATATCCTCTTTGTAGTCTAATAGGTCAATGGATTTCTGGAATGTCGGTACTGCGTATTTTACCTCGTGCCTTTGCTCTAGGTGAATAATGTTGTCATATCCGGTGATGTCACACAGAATCTTCGCTGCTTCATTGATTGTAAACTCCTTGATACCACCAAGGTTGATAATCTGCTTCGAACATTGGTCTGCTACTCCGGCAGTTAACAAACACGGTAAGATGTTAGTTACTTCTGTGAAAGCTCGTGTTTGATTACCGTCTCCGTAAACGAGAATTGGCTCGCCGTGGTAAATTTGATGCATCCATATTCCAAGCACGTTGCGATATCTATCATTGACGTTTTGATTTGCGCCGAATACGTTATGAGGGCGAATAATACACCAGTCAAGTCCGTGTTGTTCTCCGGCTATCTTTATATCATTCTCACAAGCGAACTTACTTGTTCCATACGGGTCGATTGGCGCCAACGGGTCTTCCTCAGTGAAACGCGTACCAGGTTTAACGCCGTGACCGTATACAGACATCGAAGACGTATATACGAGGCGCTTTACAGAGAAACGGATGCATTCGTTGATAATGTTTACAGTTGCACCAATATTGTTGCTGTAGTTGAACATTCGCATAAATGGAGAAAGTCCCTCTGCAGCATATGCAGCGAAGTGGTAAACCAAATCGAAGTGATATTGTTCAAAGATATCACGCACACTATCCCTTGATAAGTCGCGTTTGAAAAATATTACACCATCAGGGATGTTTTCTTTACAGTTTCCCCACTCTTCAAGACAGTCGATACCAACTACCGTATTGTCTGTTGTTTTTAGCAAATAATCGGCGAAGCGACTGCCAATCAGTCCGGCAACACCTGTGATTAAGATATTCATTGTTGTTTCATTATGTTTTCTATGATGACATTCATGTCGTAATACTTATACTCAGCCAGCCGGCCACCAAATATCACGTTTTTCTCTTTCGATGCTAACTCTCTGTACTGTTCAGCAAGCGCGTTATTCCTATCGTCATTTACGGGGTAATACGGTTCCATGCCAATATGGAACTCTGTACTATATTCCTCGCTGACAACTGTCTTTGGATTGTCGTATACGTCTTTTCCGAAACTTTCAAAGTGCTTATGCTCGATGACGCGCGTGTACGGTTGCTCGTGAGATGTGAAATTCATTACAGCAACACCCTGATAGTTCGGTGTATCCTCTACACGTGTTTTGAATGAGACCGCCCTCCAATCTAGGTGACCTAGTTTGAAATCGAAATACTCATCAAGCTGACCGGTGTATACAATTGTTTCCGCAAGTTCTTTTAATTCATCTTTATGCTCGAAGAAATCATAACCGAGACGCACATCTGAACCTTCAAGGAGTTTGTCGATAAGAACATTAAATCCTCCAATAGGAATTCCTTGATATGCATCGTTGAAGTAATTGTTATCAAATGTCATTCGAATTGGAACACGCTTAATAATGAAAGCCGGTAGGTCTTTGCAATCACGCCCCCACTGTTTTTCAGTGTATTCCTTGATGAGTTTTTTGAAAATGTCTTTTCCAACAAGACAAAGAGCTTGTTCTTCTAGATTACCAGGCTCCCGACCGTTAAGAGCTTTAACTGCATCCTGTTTTTGTTCTTCAATGCGAGCAATAGCTTCTGCCGGCGTATGAACATCAGGCCACATTTTTGTGAATGTGTTCATGTTGAATGGTAAATTATACAATTCGCCATGGTAATTTGCGACTGGACTATTCGTATATCGATTGAACGGAACAAGCGAGTTGACAAAATCCCACACTTCTTTATTATTAGTATGGAATATGTGCGCGCCATACTTGTGCACGTTAATACCCTCAATGTTTTCACAGTATATATTACCTCCAACGTGATGACGTTTGTCTATCACAAGGCATTTTTTACCAGCCTTTGTTGCAAAGTGAGCAAATGTGGAGCCGTAGATTCCGGCTCCAACTATTACATAGTCGTATTGTTTCATATTACGAATTTGTTAAAACCATATTTGATTCAATAACATCCCCAACGACATGTTTGAAGAAGAATGAGGTAAGTCGTTCGCCTAGGAATCCATGGAGACGTGCTTGATATTGTACATCCCTATTGTGGAATTTATCAAGGTTGTTTTGCACATAATTCACGACGTCATCTTGTGTACGTATTTTATGAACCGCGTTATAGCGGCCGAATACGTAAAGCAAGAATTTCTTTAATTCCATGTAAATGTCGTATTTCGTAATAAATGAATTGCAGGGATAGAATACCTGGTTGTGTACCAAGAAATCGTCTATTTCATTAACGCGGTCTGGATAATACTCTTTCGCATAGTTGAACACCTCAATGATATCATTGCCGTTATGGCACATTGCGTAGTGCCTTGCAATATTCGGCGACAAGACAGCGTGGTTGAATACAATAGCTTTGTGCGATATCAATTCGGCGTTTATTTTATAGATATCATCCATTTCTGTAAAGTATCGCCGATAATGGCAGTATCCTACGTTATCGCATTTTGGTACATCATTATGTAGTAAGAAGTATGTTTCACCATACGAACGCTGGAATGAGAAATCAGAATTATCTTCGTTTGTCTGAACTACTGATAGTCCATGTGAGTCTGTTATAGTGACATCAGAGCGTTTAATAACGTGATATGCAGGGTTAGAAACCGACGGTACAAAATCTTTGTGTGTACAGATGTAGATATTCGTAGTGATACCATCATATACACACACGTGTGTCCATCCAGTTTTTGACGCCCGCTCAAATGTAGGATAATATTTGCGCTTTACCGCAATAGCTTCCAAGTCTGCAGCAGATGCGTTGTAGCTTGTTCCCCAGGGATGTTTAACACATACACTATCATCAGCAACAGTCATCAGACCGAGTTTTTGGGCTTCATACCGTTCGTACCAATCAATACCCCAACCAAGAACAATCTCTTTAATTGCCGGCTGTGAATTTTTAACAACGTCAGCACGAACAAGCGTTGCATAACCATCGATATGTTTGGTTACATACATCATGTTGCTACCTGTATATCGGTTTTCACCACAATCATGACTATCTTGTGTCGTACATGGTACCCATACGCCGATGTTTGTAGACTGTTTCACCATATTAACCTCATTGATAAGCGCAGACATATTACGTTTATCAATCTGGACGTCACCGGCAAAGAATAACAACCAGTCGTATCCACCTTCAATCATTAGTTCTATAGCCTTGTTGTACGCACCTCCAAACATCAGATTGTCGCATAGGATGAAACGGTTATTTTTAACTGCACTTGCACAGTCTATTACCTTAGTATCCATTGCACCCTCTAGCGAATCAAGTAGGTATTCGCAGTTTGCGTTTTCATTGTGGCATACAATACAACACAAAACACGCTTATTGTTCGTTCTATCAAAAGTGATAACTTGATGTTCCATGGTTTCTAGTATATTAGCTGGTTGATTTGCAACTGCTTCTGGCGTCGTAAGAATCGGGTTTACGAATTCAGGTGCAATAGCAACATCATGTGCTGCTTTTAGAGATAGCACATGTACTTTTGGTGCTGACAATTTTGCCTTGGCAAGTTGTAGTTTTTTACCGTGGGTGATTTTATTCTCAATCGCATTTTTTGTTAAGACGCGACGTTGTTGTAAATTCATAGTTTCTTGCGCAAATATTTACTATCCATAAATAGCTGCAAAGTCCTTAATTTCCTCGTCTATGTGGCCAATTAGTAGGTTTGAAATGGCAGATAGTGCATTTTTATGCACGTCTGGGCTTTTGAATTTGTTTACTGTAGATAGAAACACCTCTAAAGAAAGTTTACTTTTAATACCAGGTGTGAAAACTTTATTAGAGAATTGGAAGTCTAAGATATAAGACTTGTTAAACTCCGGATACTCCAACACCGCCTTATTCATTAGTGCACGAAGTTTTGATGTGATTTTCCTCTCTACATCCGTCACGTTGATTTTCTGTGAGATTTGCATGGCCGGCTTGTAATAGATGTAAACGCTATCGCCAGCATACCTGTCTGTTGTTCCGTAGGCATATTTATGTCCATGAGTTGTATATGCCTTAAACTCTTGGTTGTAGTGAATTTCTCCTTTTGTTGCCATGTATAAAAAAATAAATGCACTATTAATATAGTGCATTCTTGTTAAAAACGGTCGCTAAAATATTAAATTTCTGCGAATGATACCAGCTTGACGATGTCCTCTTTGAAAGTTTTAGCGTTAAATTGCTTTTTACTCAAAGCCTCTTTGATGTTTGCTAAACGCGCTTTACCATCTTCGTCATCGTCTTGTGCTTTCTCAATCTCGCCGTTTACCTTCTTTAAGCATTCGTCCTTGAGATTGTTGAAAACTTCCTGTTGTTTCTCCTCATCACCCATGGCGGCCTCAACAATGGCATATTCATCTTTCGTTAACTGGTTTACGTTTTCAGCTAGAGACGAAAGCGCGCTTTGTGCTTTGTGCTCACTTGCCTCCTTGATATACTCAGAAGCGATTTGTGTCGCTTTGGAGTGCTCTGACAGTGTGAGATTATCTTTCTTGTGTTCGAGCATGTATTGGCAAGCGCCATAGTATTTCTCGTCAGCTTCGGTGAGAGTGTCCGGAATGATAAGCTCGTGTTTTTTTAGAAGCTCAAAAGCTTTCATATTACTTTCAAGTAACGTTGCCGCGTCGATATCCTCAGAAGCAATGCGAACAGACTCCGTGATGTATTTAGGCGCATCGAAAGATTTGTCGAAATCATTCAACCCCTCGTACATCAAGTATTGCGCGCGCAGGTTTTTATCTGATTTAATCGTCGCAGTCCACTCGTTAATAAACTCAGGGAAGTTATTCTGCAGTTCATCAAGATTCTCGGATACGAGACGATTGAGGACTCCGAAGTTTGTAATCGGGTGTGAATAGTACTCGTATTCGGTACGCATGCTATTCAGATGGTTAATCGCCTCGGCCATGAATTTCTCAGCGTTGGCATAATCGTCTATCGTGATGCAGCTAGCGCTATTCAATAGGCTAGCAGACCACATCTCTTGTAATTGTTTCTTCTTCATCGCATTCGTTATATACCAATAAATACGTATTAGCTTTCTATTTGTTTGTCGATTTCACTAATCATTTCGGTAAAAGCGTTCTGCATGAGATTCTTGGTATCTAAGAGAACTTTATCCTCTGTGAGTAGTTTACCATTTCCCTTTGGTTTTTTACCCTCATTCGGATTTACCGGAGGTTCAGGAGCTGTAGTCTCTCCTGGATTTCCAGGTGCTGGTGCTTCAGGAGCCATTCCGGCAGGAGTTACTTCACCCATTGGTGCTTCGCCCTCTTCGCCTGTTACTTCACCGGCACCTTCATCACCAGAGATTGCGTCTAGCCCGCCACCGAAGTCACCTCCGCCTCCGAAGCCACCGCCTCCTCCGCCAGGTGCTCCACCAGGACCGCCATCTCCATCTTCACCACCAGCGCTTGAATATTCAGCACCTGGTTCGCCATACAGCCTATCAACCGGGTCGAAGATATGTGTGCGTTTAATAATCTCAGGCGTCTTATTCAATTCCTCGGCAAGTGCTTTCTCAAGACGTATCTCATTAAAGTTTTCTTTAATATCTTCCTCGGAGAAGTTAAGGAACATCTTCAACGCGCGTTGCAGTGACAGCGTTTGTATGCCGTTTCCGTTATCTTGAACCGCATCCCTTACCAAGCTGAGTTTCTTTTGCATCAATTCGCATGCAAGAGTGTCAGCCTGAGATGACGGGTTGTTCATTGATATAGAGAAATTGGTGAGCTCATCCTTGAGACCAAGAAGTATGAGGTGGATAATTGCAACACGTGTCAACTCCTCGATGAATGCCAACTGAATCCTATTGACAGCACGCGCGAAGCGAACGTCCATCATAGCAAGGTTTTTACCTTCTCCGGTAGACTCGTCAAAGCTCAAGAATGCCCTCGGTACACGCAGTGCCGTGAACACTTTGTTTTGCATGAACTTTATGTCGTCTATGGCAGTAAGGTTCTGTGCTCCTTGCAATGTCTCAATCGGGTTAGGTGCGTTCATGTCGCGAACCGGGATGTAGTAATCATCTACAACAGAAGCCCAGTTTTTGCGAATGTCGATTTGTCCGGTCTGTGGGTCAATAATAGAACCACGCTTTGTTTGGTTAATAACTTGGTCAACGTAAGCCGGAACGTCTTTATCATCGATGCCACCAACATATACTTTGAATACTCGGCGCTCAATAGACCGGTCGAGGCGGTAGATGAGCATGGAGTCCTCCATCATGTAGAGCATCCTAAAATGCCTACGCGCGCAGTTTAATATGGATTGCCCGTACGGTAAGAAAACAGAATCTGTGAGAATACGGAAGTGCGCTATTTGCCAATCCTTAAACTCACTAGCCGGAGTTTGGCCGTCCGTGTTACCCATCCAAACGAATGTCGTCGACGGAACCTTAGTACTTTTATCATTCTTGGCATTATCGTTGCTGTACCAGTACGGAGATACGCCATCTTCATTACGTTGCATCTCATATACCGGCATCTCACGCCATGCTTCAACGCCTCGATTACTTTGCATCTTCATGAGCATATACGTGTTACCGTATTTACACATGTTACGGATAATACGCGGCGCCCATACGTTCAAGTTGAGCCGTTTAACAAACAAGTCCTCAAGGATTGCTTTAACTCGTGGCGAAGAAGATGTGATATTAAACATCTTACCTTGCTGGTCGAGTGTGGTTGCTTCGTCTGAATATAACGTCAATGCAGCACCAATCTCAGGGAATGTATCCATGAGGTCAGCGTCGCGATACATCAGGTTCAGCAACGTAAGTCCGTTAAGCTGTTGCTTAGCAGAGATGTTGTGACTTGAAGTTTTCCACTGGCGAGCAAGGAATGCATCCTGCTGCATCGTCAACTTTTTAAGGTCGTACTCTTCTTTGTTGTCTGTGCGATAAAGGATATCGTCTGACACACTCGGTGTAATGTTGTACGTGTTGACGCGACGTGGTTCACTTCTGTCTGCGGGAGAATCAGCGTTAAGGACTCTGTCCATCCGTTGATATATTGTCAAAGTCTTATTTGCCACAATGATAAAATTATCTAATTGTTAATATAGCAGTTTCATTTTTAGAAACAACAAAAACTACCTAGCAAATAACCAAGCGTACACATTTCCACCGTTTTTCTTACTGGATGTTGTCGTGTAGATGGTATTATTCGGGCGAGCACTTATGCTCGATACATATGTCCTGTAGTTCGCTTGCGTGCTTGTAGCATGACTAGTTGTTACATAGGCGCTCAATATGGCCTTATCCTTTTCGATTGACGAGTTAGACTTGTTGATTGAGTATATCAACACGAATAAACCCATTGCTGTACTTGTAATTGTATCGTCGTGTTGGCCGTTCATATGGTCTGGGCGCCCATTCTTAAATACCCACGTCTCTAATTCGTGTATCGTGCGGATAGAACGTATCTTGTACTGGTTTGTTTTAACCATTGTAGCAAAATTCGTAAGCATCTGCATACGATACGAGTTTGAGCGCCAACCAGGAACTTTATTCGGGTCGCCACCAACAGCTTTGTACCTATACGTGTCAGTCTGAGAAACATATGTTTTAAGGTTCTCATCGTCGAAATACAGGTTGGTGTATCCCATACGTTGAAGCATAATAAGCGCCGGGTCTCCAACACCACCGATTGCCTCGACAATTATCAACGCATCGTTGTAGAGTTTGCCATATGTATACAGCATCTCACCTATTTCATCACCAGGACGCTTACCTACGTATTCGGCCACCTGCTCGATAATCGGCATACCGTTTTCATCGACACCATTCATGTCGATAATTTCGATTGCTGTGTTATCGGCGCTTGATGAGTCGCCACGAGACGGGTCGCAGCATACAATGTATTTATGACCTTCTATTGGAGGCTTCCAGAACCACATCTCAGGAACGAGCGGGTCGGACATCTCAGTAATCGGGTCACGCATGTTTGTGTTGCGTTGCATCTCTATTGTGTCAGACGGCAATACTGTTGCGCTAGAACCAAGGAATGATACATCAAGCTCTTGTGCAATTTTAATCGAGTTGTTATTGAACGATTCGCACATAGAAACGTACCACGGAGAACTTGGCTTCCAACCATCCTGTACGAGGTCGTGCCACTTCTCTTCATCATATGGTATTGTACCATCGTTGCCGATTGTAGGCTCTGCAATAACTTCAACTTCGCCAGTCTCCTCGTTGGTTTTATGCCATGTAAGGTATTTGTTGAAACGTGGGTCTTGGTACCACCGGAATTCAACAACATTATAACCGTTAACTTTATCGAGACCTTTCTCATATGTGTCATAGTACAAAGCGTCTTTACCGTTTGGAGTTGACACCATGACGATACGTGCGTTTTTCACAGATGCCGTAGCAGCAACTGCAGAAGCATAAACATCTTTACCGTTTTCAATAAATGCTGCCTCATCCAGAATTAGGATAGATACTGCAGACACACCACGCGCAGCATTTTCTTTTGAAGATTTTGCAACGACACGACATCCATTAAACAAAAGCAACTCTTTGCTGTTTTGACGAATAAAGATTGGCTGCTTGTTTTTTTCTGAAGTTGGGTCTGTGGAGTAGTATTCATTATTTCCCCACAACCACCTTGGAGCCTGTTCTAGGAATGCTTCTATTTTCTTGAGCATATCTTGCGCCATCTCAAGCTTGTTTGCAATACACAATACTGTCTCCGGGGCGTTCATTCCTGCCATGATAATCTGACTTGCCGTCCATGCTGCAGTAGTAGTTGTAATACCGGCCTGACGAGGCTTGATTGCTATTGTTTTGTTATATTCTGCTAGGCTATGTAGGAATGCTTTCTGCCTTGGGAATAACAAGAAAGGAGTTACCACACCGGCATTGTTCGTTGTGAAGTAATGCTCGATAAGGTAAATCCTGCTTTTGTCGTTATAGCACTTAGCGTATTCAAATCCTATTTGTTTTAAATCTTCAATCATATTGGTTGATTAAATAGACAACCTGTCTATATCCTCGATGCTTAATTCCTCAGCACATTCGTAATCGTGATTCCGTTTGATGATAGAATCCTCGAATGCACTATAATCAGAATCATGCACGGCTTTATCGAATAATTCTTTCGCAGCCACCCTACCGGCCTTTGTGTGAGCGAATATTTCTTGAAGCGTTCCTTCTAATTCACTAGATGGTTGCATAGACAAGTTCATTATATAATGCGGCACGTTATTAGTATCAAGCGTCAAACCGTCAAATAACAGTTGCCACATAGGAACACCGAATCGCTGATACCAACGTTCGCTGTTGAGACATTCAGTTTGTGCAAGCACGTACATTGCCTGGTTCTTATCATCAGGCAGTCCGTTGCTTGCAAATAATTCCAAGAAACCTTTGATAGACTGTTCAAGTAAATATGGAAATAGTATTGCCTGTACGTCGATATCAGGCTTGTTTCCTTCGCCGTTAAAAATAACTTCAGCAATGCCAGTCGATTCTACGTTCTTAGAATCTATTTTTGAATCGTCCAAGAATAGAACAAGGTCTCTCAGTAATAGTATTTTCGTATAAAGGATTGGGAGTTCGTTGTTGAGGCGATGTACCATACTAATCCACGAGTCGCAATTTGCAAATATCTCATGCGCACCGCCTTCGATGATTGCATTGATGATACGACGCTTTTCAATCTCACGGCCGATTTCACCAACCTCGCTCATGTCTTGATATTCAATTTCCTCTCCGTCTTGTGGTTCAACCCTAAAACCATTAGCCGGTTGAACTTTTCCGACGAGCGTTGGTGTAAAGTTTACATTTTCTTCACCTTGATTGAAAATTTCGGACATTACTGTTTTGCACACAGTTTCGAGTTGCTCTTGTAAAGGCTCTTCGATTTTCTTCGCATTGTTTGTCAGTTGCGAAAGTGCAGTCTTTGCTGTGTCTAGTGACTTAATACTTTGTAAGTCTTCGTATTTCGACAAAGCAGACAAAATCTGATAGTACCGATTGCGGATGACGTTCTTCTTGAAGTCAATAATTGAATCACTTGGCAAAAATGGGCTATTAGACAAAACGTTGTCGTTCACTTTGTCTAACACATCACACTTGCCAATTAATTGCCCGGCAAGTCTTTTTGCTTGTTCTTCAGTTATGATTATTTCCACAATGTGTACCTTGTAAATAAGTCTTTAGAAATGGTAAATGAGTTGTTTTCATTAACCACACGTTTCTTCGTATCTTTCGACTCGTTTGTTTTATCAACGATAACATCAGTACCGTTTTCAACGGCACGTTTGATATCCGGATTACCGAGTACGTTTTTCCGAATAGCTTGTTCTGCATCAGCACCATTTGATGCTTGAATGTGTACTGCTCCGTCTTTTTGCGCTTCGGCCGGCTTCACCAAAGAATCACCATCTACCTTTACACTATCAACGGCCGGGTTTTGCATAGTCTTTTTGAGATTACTCCATAAAGACGCTTGGTTACCATTATTTGAGGTAACATTGCCTGATACTTTTGTACTATCGTCTTCGTTTATAAAGATTATCTGTGCCATGTTAAAATTTTGGTTTGTATGGTCTATTCTTAGCAGTTGGTGCTGTTCTCTGCTTTTGGTCTTGCCTTTCAGATTTGGGCTCCGGTTGATTCGTATCAAGCAAAGTCTCTTTAATAACCGATTCACCTACAGGAGGGAGGTTTATTTCCTGCTGCTGTGCGCCAGGCTCAGCTTGTTCGCCGCTCTCATCACCTGCTTCTACTGAGTTGATTTTCTTAATAATTTCTTTCTTATCGGCGTCATCGAGCGGCTTGCTTGCTTGTTTGACAATCATACCAAGGATATATTTGCATATCTCCTTTGCTTCATTCGGATTTTCGTTAACAAACTTTTGCAACTCGGTTGAAAGCTTACCAGTTAACTGTTGGAGATATTTTTTGTGGTCGGTATCCGGGTCTGCCTCAACACCTGCATCAAACTGAGGCTGATTCACAGCATCGTCTATTGCAGCATTAGCATCAGGTTGCGGTAAAGATTCGGCCGGAGCAGGAGCTGCTGGCTCTTGTGGTATATTCACAGGAGGTTGCTGAACACCAGGAACTTTAATGACATTTCTTTCTGCAATCATCCTATTTAGGCTTTCTTGCATTTGTTCCCGTATCTCACCGGCTGTGATTACATATGATTTCTGTGTCATCGCAGTATACTATTTACTAACTATAAATACTCGTTTATAGAATAAACAACAAAGCACAGCGTGAAACTGTGCTTTGCGAATTAGAATAGAGGTGTTAAAGACCGATTATTCACCAGCTGCCTCTTCTTCAGCCCTGCGTGCCTCTTCCTCAGCTGCTGTGGCTGCATTGATGTCAGCCTCTGCTGCTGCCTGTGCTGCAGCTGCGTCTGAGCCGTGCTCGATTGCTGCCAGTTCTGCATCTGTATCTTTGAGCCACGGATATTTCTTCCAGAGAGCGTCGATTTGCTCTTGTTCGTCGGGGTCTCCGTTAGGATTCTCATCCTCCCACTCAATACCAAGACCTTCCTCTTCGATTTGAGGTTCAGTAGTTGCGTCAATAGGAAGTTGACATTCCGGGTCTACAGGAACTTCGTCCTCTGCAGGAGTAAGGTCAAGACCAGCCTCAGGTTCGCCTTCCGGGTCTACCGGAGTTGCAGGCTCTTCCTCTTGGAACGGGATTTCCTCAATTTTCTTCTCAAGAGCATCGAGACGGTCAAGGATTTGCTGCAGTTTATCATCAGCGCCATCTTCCTTACCGCACTCGCAAGGAGTCTTACCGCATTTCTCACAAGGAGTCTCGTCAGCTTCCTTTGCAGGAGTTGTCTCTTCCTCGTCGAAATCCTTTTCCTCTTTCATTACCGGCTTCTCAGCTGCTTTCGCACCTTCTTTTGCACCGGGGACTTCTTTCAGACCGTCGTTTGCAGCCTCAGGACCGTTGCCAACACCGGGAGTTTTGGCGCCAGCAGGCTCACCGTCTGCATTTGCCTCTTTCGGCTTCTCTTCGAAACCACTCTTCTCGGCGAATTGGTTAGCCTCAGCGTGTTGCTCGCCAAACGGTTCTGAATCACCTACTTTACCAATCTCAAGGCCAACGGGTTTCGTTTGAAGGTTTGCGCCTTCCTCGATAACACGCATGTTAGCCATGATTTGACGCTGACGTTTGATGAAATCACTCATCTCGCCAGTAGCCTCGGTGATGAGTACTTCTTTGTATTCAGGGTTGGTTGACTCAATGATAGTAGCCTTTTTACCAAGAGAAGTACGAATCTCTTGAAGTTTCATGTCAAGGTTCTTCATTGCGTCTGTGTAGCTAGCGTACTTTACACGACCCTTATTTACAAAACCGCCAACGTAATCGAAATCTTCAGCAACAAGGTTCTTGCCGGCCTTCTCGCTTACCTTGATGTAGTAAGAATTACCCTCGTGCGAAATGCCGTAGGTTTTACCGTCAACACCTTCACGCATGTATTCGAGAGAGGTTTGGCGTTTTACAGGAGCTTCTGCGCCCTTGTAATACATCAGATGTTGCATCTGTTTAATTTGTTCATCTATTTGCATTTCTAGAAATGTTTATTTGCTTAATCAATGTTTCTATTGTGTACATGACACGAAAAGACAGTCTGTACTATCAATAAATACTCTATTTTAACGAAAAAGTCATATTGACATTACTTTGTCGTAGCTTTTAGACTTCAAATCAATCAGTTTTTCAAGGTAGCCTGCGCGCCTTAGAACCTTATAGACTTTATCGCCGAGAGAAAACTCACCTTCTTTTTGTAAGTAGCTTTTGCGCATTTGACGAATCTTATCATAAAGAAGATAGATGCGTTTAGAAACATCCTCTATATCCAGTGCGCTTACCGCATCATTCAAATCCTCAGAAAGGTCATCGATATCATTGATAAAATGAGCAGCCATTCTCCTGACGTCATCATCGTCAACTTTCTTTGACAGGAATACGGAGCGTGATGGCTTGCGCAGCCATTTGTTGCGGTACAAAGAATAAATACCTGTCGCGTCAACCGTTTCGTTAATGTCCTGTACGTATAACTCTACGTTAAAACCATTAATTTTAAGCTCGTCATGTTTGCTATTCCATATATTCTTCTTAGCATCCATGAGTTCCTTAACAAGGTCTGCACGTTCGCCTATTTGTGAGAAATCAACTATTAGATGAAGGTCTATGTCTGAGAATCTAGACCAGTTGTAGTTTGCTATTGAACCGGTAACGATAACGTCTATCGGGTCAACCCACTTGATTTCAACTTCGTCCCAGAAATCTTGTGCGATTTGTAAAAGACGAATACGAACTTTGGGGCGTATACCAGTACTACCCCAAATAAGTCCGTTTAGGCCGTCTTTAATTTTGAAGGACGACATATTGATATCGTCCACGTCAACACTATCGTCGATTATGTTTTCGTTTAGTTTACCTCCCTTAGTGATACACGTAGTATCTTCATCAATATGCATAAATTCTTTATCGTACATTATGTAAAGTGTGTATACCCATAAATACTAACACAGATGGGTTATACATACGCGGTACGGTAAGAAATTTTTAACGCATGCAGGAGCTCCATTACTGGTGCCATGTCTGGCTTTTGGAATGTGATTTTAGTATGGTGTCCGGAGATGGTCAGCTCTATTCTATCATCTCCTATTGCTAGGCAATTATCTTCCACCGTCTCGTTTATATCTTGTGTTTCTTCTTTGTTTTGCGCAGCGGCAAACTCTAAATCTTGTTTGCGCATAAGCAACTCGGCAATTGATGAATCTTCTATGCGATGGTAAGGATATTTTGGTGCACCATCTGGTGATTTCGTGGCGATAATAGCCTGGAATGCCTTTCCTGTGCTTTCGCTATCCCTAAACCTTACATATTCACGCACGTCTACATTATTATACACGTACGTGCCACCGTTTTTGAAAACTACAGTTAGTGTCTTTAACTCATTAGGTGTGTCAATGAGTTTTGAGTAGAAAACATTGGAGCTATCATAGTAGCATTCCTCGATTCCATCTTCGTTGTGTTTGAATGTATACATTATTGTTGATTTATGTTTGCTATTAATGTATATTACGCTTGATGTTTTTTCAACGATATGACACAAGAGGAATATAAGAGAATAAAAGACAACTCTGACGTAGAATTACAAACCGTATTGGATGTTTGCGAAGCAAAGTACGGAGCTATTACAATTAAGCGCCTTGTTGGTGCCATTATGTCCGTACCAATGTCGCACGGCAATACCGCAATAAAATATTTGCTTTCAGACAATGACCGCGAGTATCAGCGCTTGTATAACACATACGTTACAAGCGTTAATGAGAAAATTTCCATTGGTGATTCTATTGCCGATGCTGAGGCTTCGCGACTATTGTTATTCTGCGAGGCACAGTTTGTAAAACCAGAACACAAATTAACATCTACGGATATTATTGCTGGAATCATGCGTGAGTATCCAAACATGTTAATTTCAGGTGTTCTACGCTCGTCCGCAAAAAGCGCTCGACTGCTTCAGGAGATTCGTGCCGAGGAGGCTGCTGGAAATAAGGATGAAGCACAACCGGAACCTGAGGTTAAGAGTGCTCAAGTAATGTTCACACATTCAAAAGAGGTGTCTTTTAAACCATCGATGCTTATCCATAATCGTGAGATTGAAAAACAAATCATCACAATCCTCTGTAAGGAATATAAACCACATGTATTGTTGGTTGGAGAGAATGGTTGTGGAAAACGCAGTATTATCAATGCTGTATTAAATCGTTTGGATAAAAGTGATGTTCCTCAAAAATTGGTTGGGTACAAATACACTCTAATGGACAACACGTCTGTTATCACACACGGTGTTATGCACTCAAGTCCCGACACCAGAATGGAGGAGTTCATAGCAACTGTGAAGGACAAAAACATCGTAACGATTATTAATGACCTAGATGATTTCTCTGATTTGGATGAACCAGGAAGCTTGAGGTTGTTTACGAGTCTTAGCGAAGACGCTATACCTGTAATTGCAACAACTACACCAACAGGACTATCATATCTCACAAGAATACCGAACTTCTCCGGGTTATTTGATGTTATCAACGTAGAAAACGCAGACGAAAAAACAACAAAGGCTGTTTTAAAGCTTCACGCCAAGTCGATGAGTCGTCATTCAAAAATCAAATTCAACACTGCAAAACTGGATATCATTTATGACTTGTGTAAGCGGTATAAATCAAATTATGTCATGCCTGGTGATGCTGTTAATATACTTGACTTGACATTTGCAGCCGCAGCGTATAACAATAAAGTTGACGAACAACTCGCAGTGTTGTACCAAAAGCGCGACAAAATACACGAAGATGTTAAAAAGGCAGCACGTTTAGGAACTGCAGCATACCAGAAAGCAAAAGTTCTTGAGGATGAGATTGAACGTTCTATTGCTGATGCTGAAAGATTACACGGCGAAGGCGAGGAGCCTACACAGATTACGGACGAGAACATCAAGACGGCTGTGTCACATGCGACTGGTATTGAGGTAAAGAATCTGAATCTTAACGACAAAGAGCATCTGTACAACATCGGAGATAGGCTCAAGAAAAGGATTATAGGCCAAGACGAAGTTGTAGATAAAATAGCAAGCGTCGTAAAGAAAGCAAAACTTGGGCTCGGTAGTGAGAATAGGACGCGAGGTAATCTTTTGTTTATAGGCCAATCCGGTGTGGGAAAGACACTTGTTGCTAAAGAACTTGCAAGGGAACTGTATGGAGATGAGAATGCGTTGGTTCGCTTCGATATGTCAGAGTACAGCGAAAAGCATTCTGTATCAAAACTAATTGGTGCGCCTCCTGGATATGTTGGATATGACAACGGCGGACAGTTGACGTCTAAGGTAAGTCAGAAGAAAAACTGCGTTATTCTACTTGATGAAGTTGAGAAAGCACATAAAGATATTTTCGATGTATTCCTTCAAGTGTTTGATGATGGCCGGTTGACAGATGGTATTGGTAGTACAGTCGACTTCAGGAATTGTTTCATTATCCTAACGTCAAACATTGGTACCGCGTCAGTAAACAACGGAATGTATGGTATCGGCTATGAAAATGACGTAGATACAGTTGAGAAACGCAATAAGGAGATTATCGAAAGTAGTGTGAAGAAGTACTTCAAACCGGAGTTTATAAACCGCCTGGATTCAATTATGTACTTCAACAGTCTTAGTGATGATGATATCAAGAGGATTACTAACCTTGAGGTAAGCAAATTCATTGAGCGAATCTCGAAGAAAGGCTATACGCTTGCAATTGGAGATGGTGTTATCGAAAAACTCGCGGCGCTTGATAAGAAAGAACGCAAAATGGGAGCAAGGCCGATTATTCGCAAAATAGAAACTGAGGTTGAAGAGAAGCTTGTTGATGAAATCCTCCTTAACGGTAGTGCAAAAAAATTTGAAGCATACATTGACAATGACACAATCAAAGTCCGTGTAGCTTCAAAGCGCCGCAAGGCTATTAAAGAGCAACAGACATCAGAGAGCCTTTAATTGAGCCGGCATACCAGTCCTTTATGACTTTTTTAAGAAGGCTATCTCTGGTTGCCTTATCTGCAATAGTTTGACAAAGTCCCTGTAGTTTGTAAAATACTTCAACATCATCAACTTTAGCGATAGCGCGTCCACTAGAATCAATACGATACACAGCCCCATAATCCTGCGAATTCTTGTCTCTATTGACCATGAAATTCGAGTCTAAGGCGGCTACTATCTGTTTAACACGCTCCGGAAGCATAGATACAGCCTCGTTAAGCAAAGCGTTATATTGATGTTGTGTGATAACTACTTCTCTCATAGCAAATGTTGTCACCTATAAATACACCGAAAGACTATTTATTTAAAGATAAACAATTTCAAAAAATGGAAGAAAACGCATCTAAGCTTTTGAATAAGCTTGCAGGTTACAAAATTAGGATTAAAGAGCTCCATTGGGATGCTTCTAACATGAGTTTGCATAAACTCTGTGATGACGTAACAGATAAACTATACGGTTTCGAGGACTCTCTTGCAGAAGAGCTGCAGACTCTATACGGAAAAATCCAACCGGGTGATATTAAGGAAGAGCTTCCGAAGGCAATAAAGCTCAACGAGTTCTTAGCAGAACTTTTGCAAGACGTATATCAATACTATGGTCACATCTCTGATGCTAAGTATATCGGTGTACGAAGTGTTGTTGAAGGATTCATTCATGAGTTGAATGTTTGTATCTACCTTTGCGACATGACGAAAAACGAAAACGTTCAGAAGAAACATACTCCGCGTGAGGTGATTGTCAGCGAAAGTACGTTCAAACGCGTCGTTGGTAGCGAGTATGAGCATATCCTCAAAGAGAGTATCGGTGCAGAGTCAATCAGTGGCCAATACGACTTAGAGAACGGAAGTGTATTCATAGACGACGATGAGAACTTTATTTCTGTAAAGAGTAAGGATGGTGAGGAGATATTCACAAAGCAAGGCCAGGAAATGCGTAACCTGTTTGATGCGTTCAAAGCAGAGAAGATGCGCTCCGGAGATTTTAATGCTTTCTTGAATAACTGGGTTGCGGATTTGCAGAAAAACTCGCTTGTTCAATGAGAATCCTGAAATTTTCGGCAATATGGTGCCAGCCGTGTTCGGAATTGGCAAAACGTATTGAGTCGTTGCGAGCTTCCTGGGATGGTTTCAAAAAAGTATCCTTTACAGAGTTTGATATCGACGACGAAAAAACTGATGAATTAGTCAGTAAGTACGAAATCAAGAACATACCTACGCTTGTTATGCTTCCGGACGATAACGATGATGAAGTCCTATTGAAACTGATAGGCGTCGTTTCGGAAGAACAATTGAAGATGTCGATTGAGAAAGCGCAAGAAAGTGAGAAAGAAAAAAGAGAGGTTTAATTAACCCCTCTTTTTTTTTGTCATTACTTATTCGGTACGAAAAGCTTTGTATTTGCTACTTCATATGTAGCGCGCTCTTCCTGACAGTTGATGTTCAATGAAATTGACGTAAATCCTTCGTCTGAGATTTCTTCATTGCAAATATCAAATATCATTTCTCTATCGATTGTTTGTGCAAAATCCAAACAGTCTTTAAGAGTACCGAACTGTCTATCGATATCAATTTCACCAAGGAATGCTGTATAATCGAAGAACTCTACAGAGATATACCAAATACCATTGTACCTCTCCGGTTCATCATCAACTTCGTTCCATGGGATATCATACTCATCCCATATGCCTTGGTTCACATCAATGGTACTCGCTTCTGTGAGCTGTTGGCCTTTTGTTGCCTTTTTACTCTCTTCAATATACATAACCATCGACACAACATCAGGGAAACATTGGTCTTCAAGGTCTTGCAGTACAAGTTCTGCATCCTCTGAGCCGCTGTTCAAGAATTGCAGCAGGCGTCCATATTTACCTTGTGACCTGCTAAGACGCTCAACGGCACGCATGATGTCGTCGCGACTCATTGATTCGTTGATTCGATTCACCACTCGCTCGGATATCGTCTTCCAGTCGTTTTCTGTTAAAATCATTTTTGTGCTAATTACTACCAATAAATACTACAAAATAGCCAAAATGCAAGCGTTTGTCACAAAATAGACGGCATAAGCCGCTACTTCCCTCCAGAATAGATAGCGCATCATCTTTCTAGACTGTTCCTTATGGATACTGTGTAATGAAAAGATGATACCAATCGTCGCAAGAGATATCAACACCGTTCCGAAATAAAACGATACAAGAATTGCCCATAGCCATAGGAATGATTCACCGGCTGTTCCAAGAATCTCATGTATTGAGCTAACTTTATTTACTCCTATCGTACACGCTACGAACATGAATGATATAAACGTGACTGCAGCGATGCAATATAGCAAAAACTGTAGAAGCAAACAAGTTGTGACGTGCGAGATTATAAGTAACGCAGGTGGTACCATACACGCTGTAATGATAGCAAGAACAATGTTTGGTATGAATGTAAACCTACCGAACTTACGCCTCATTAAAGAACCACCGGCGCAAAACGACGCCGGCAGTTGAAAATTGCTTGACAAAAATGCATAATAAAACACAATTGTCAGCATTGCTACAATAAAACAAACTTGTGCCATTAATCAGTTTTTTGCCATATAATCTAGCAATGCACGTACATGTAATTCAACAATTTGATTGAAACCTTCGGTTGATTGTAGTAATTTGTAGTCGTCTTGACTGTCCATGAAGAAGTTCTCCGTCAATACGCATGGGCAGTTTGTTTTGAAGATAACAGTGAAGTTCTTCTCTTTTGCGCCGCGCAGTTTTTGTTTCGGGAAAATATCTTTGAACGCGTTACAGAAACAATCAGCAAGTTTGTCACTGTTGTTTTTAGACGTAGTAGACCAAACCTCCCAGCCTGTAGCCTTCTTCCAATCTCCAGTGCCTGCAGCGTTCAGGTGTATTGAAACCATAACTGATTTCATGCCTTTGTTCTTTGCAAGCGCAATCTGTTTGTTAGCCCGGCTTGCGCGTGTTGACAGTGCAACATCTACATCTTCCGGAACAGTGAGATAGGTCGCGATGTTTTTAGCCTCAAGTCTTTTTTTAACCGCATTTGCGATAAGTCTGCAATAGTACCACTCAAAGATTTGGTTACCATCAGAATCTTTGGGCGAACACTTGCCTGGAGTGTTCTTCCCGTGTCCATTGTCTAGGATAACAAGATATTTACTCATCTGTGTTTAAACTTATAATACATCTTCGGCAGAAAGGTTGCTCCAGTTCTCAGGGTCAAACGGGTCGATGCCGAGTTTGCTGAGACAGCCTCTCTTCGTTGCAATTTTAAATAGTTTCGGGTCGACGCCCATATCTTCAAGGTCTACTGTGAAATAATCACGCGGGAATTGGCGCAATTGTTCAGGTTCTACATCACTATAATCCCATCCGTTTACGATTTTGTTATCGCGTTTACGTATTGCAAAGTGTGTGTACTCTGTAGGAACAGTCCAGTTTGTCAATTTCTCTTCGTCCTCGCCGATAATATTGTGAAGAATTTCGCGCGCTTTATTCGGAGTTTGTTGGATTGCACGTGTTACTTTACCAGCAGCAGCTGCCGCCGGAATTGTTGCAGCTCCGAGGGCACCGGCACCAACTTGCAATGCACGTTTACCTTGGCGCAATTTCTTCTTCAAACCGAATCCTTGGTCTTTACCGAAATTGTCTTTTACGTAGTTACCAAGCGTTTGACCTACGTTGCGTGATGTGCCTTGTGGTTCCTGCTCTACGCCATGGAATGCATCTTTGATACGGCCAACAACCTGGTTCTTTAAATCACCCCATTTTTTATCTTGTTCACCATATCCTTCTTTGATACGATATTTCTCCAGAGAGCGGGCTACCATTTCATCTAACAATTCCTGTGTGAATTTTGCTGTATTTGCCATTTCTAGTTCTTTTGTTACTAACTATAAATACCTTTTTACACGTAAAAACCATATGATTCCGAATAAAAGGACTATATTAGCAACGTAAAACGTAACAACCATGGCAAAGGAAAATCTAGAGCTGATGACAGAAGCTGAAATCCGAAAGTTGAATAAAACAAAAGAACTGTCGGAGAATTTTTACAAATACCGAGACGCAATCGTCGAAGCATATGGGGATGTCATCTTCATAGAGGGTTCTCATAAATACTTGCTGAATGGTGTTGAGTTGGTACCCGTAACAAGCATGATTCATATGTTCCAATCGCAGCCAGACTGGGATAAGATTAAAAAGAACTTTGCGAAGAAGAATCATGTTAGTGTTGATACTGTAACAAAGTGGTGGACGCTGAAAAACGTTATTGCTACGAACAGCGGAACACATGTGCATGAGTTCGCCGAGTCATGTTATTACCATTACACATGTCAGGATGATAAAATCCTCCCGATGTTTAAACGACAGCTTGAGAAAGGCTTTTTCGTTCCGAACTCAGGTAAAGAGTTGGCCGCAATTAAATTTTGGGATGATATAATGCAAACACCAGGTTTATATCCAATGTTAGTGGAAACGAAGGTGTATTCTGCTAAAATAAATGGAATATACCCGTACGCAGGCATGTTCGATTTAATGATGTATTATGAAGACCCTGTGTCCGGGAAAGATGGTGTTGTTATTATGGACTACAAGACGAATGACACTCTATACAGTGACTATAATAGGGTGAACAACAATACATTGTTATTTCCATTCGATGATATGGTAGATGAGGCGTTTTCACATTATGAATTGCAACTCGCTGCTTATCAAATTCCAATTGAGAAGGGACTTGGAATACCTGTACTTGGCAGACGTATTATCCACTTGAAAGACGACGGTTCCTATGAACTTATCAGGGTAGGCAACAAAACAGACCGTTTATTCGAAGCTCTTCAGAAAATCGAAGTAAAATAGGTATTTATTGATAGTAAAAAAATTGTTTATATATGACACTAGAAGAAGCAAAAGAACGCACGATTTTGACTGGCCAATGGAATTTCAACACCAACGAAATTATCCCCGGCCAATTCGTTCACCTTGGGTACATCGAGGACTCTAACAGCCTCTCATCCCACACGTTTAAGTATGGCTCTAAGACTCAGAAGTATGTCAACAAGGACAACGACGAGAAACTTGGCACATACGCCAATGGTCAAACGAAATTCGGCCAGGCACTTGGCAAGGTTCGTGATAGCGAGAAATACCAACAGGCGCTAGCAGGGTCAAGGGCGACCACTCCGTTTGATATCGGTGATGGTCACATTGTAAAAATTGGTAGCTACAAAATTAACTGGCGCGACGACAAGAGTCTTGCAAAAGATTTCGAAAACGCAACCAATCAGGAGCTCGACATTAGGCGCCGTCATGGGTTCGGCAAAGATGCTAGTGAGTATAAAGACGACGACTGGCGTCATAACTATGGTGGAACCGGAGAGCGTAGGGTAACTGACCCTCGATATGCAAACAATGGTTCAAAATATCAGAACTACCTCGGTGGTGGATTCTATGCAAATATAGATGACGCAAATAAGATTGCTGCCCGTCAGAATCTTGCATCAGATAGTAAGAACCTTCAGAGCAGCCAATGGTATTTCGCTGACGAAAACGGTGAGCTTGAAAAGCTTGATAAGGAAATGATGAAGTTCTTGATTGGCTCCTTTGGCAAGCCGGCCGTTGATAAGGCGGTTGCTGAAGTGTCCGAGGAGGAGGCATCGTTCAAGGCAGAAATGAGCGATTTGAACTCATACAGGAACCTTGTTAATAAACAGTTCTTGATGAGCAACATCCTGTACATCGTTGCAACTGTACGTCACCCGGATGGTAGCGTTGAACCTGTTACATGGATTAACACTGAGATTGTGAAAGAGTTCCCGTACATCCAGTGGGGTGAGTTGTCCCATGTCATCCAAAATGCGGCAAAGGCAATCGTTCTTGAGCCTGTAACAGAGCAGAAAACCTATTATCTATCTCAGAAAGAAATCAATGAGATTGTGAATAAGGTTGCTCATGCGAGAGTTGAGCAAATGAAAAAGTGAAGATTGAGCGGTGTTGTGCCGCTCTTTTTTTATGTGTTTGGATAAAAGGGACTATATTAGCTAAGACAAACATTTAGAAATGGTTTTGATTTTAACAAACGCCGACATGGCGATTAAGAAAAATGTCACGTTTGTGACGTATGGAGACTTCGACGAGAATACTCGCGCTTTAATTGACAAGTGCACTACAGCAATCTATATTGACAAGATTCATGGACAATTTGTATATATTAAAAGCCCTTGGGTGCATTGTGGTGTCGTAAAGGAGTTCACAAACATTGGAGATATACAAATGGATTTTTACGAAGCAAATCACGAGAAAGATAAGCTTATCAGTGAATTTATAGAAAAACAGAAACTGGAAATTGAGCGCCACAAGCATGAGATTGGATATATCGGACGTTTCATGGAAAAATTGTTCGGTAGTAGCTTCTACAAACAAAAAGAAATTGAATATCAAAATTTTTTAGAGACGTTATGATAAGTGCACAAACAGCATCTGCACTTGCATCTGGCCAAGGCGTAGTGCTACCTATTTCTGACCAAATCGCAATGCTCGCGTTTACCGGCCGAAGGGAAGTAGAAATTGATAAGAAAAATACGAATTTTCTCAATATGGCAATCCTCCGGATGCAAGCGAGATGGAATGGATATAAGATAACAGAAGACCCATTAACATTTAAAATAGAATGGTAAGTAGAAAGAAATGGTTTGAGGCAGAGATGGAGGCATTACGGCGATTGTTCGCCGCGTCAACTCCTAGCCTGGATTTGGACGAGTATATTGCAACGACATGCAAATACTGCAAACGTGGTGGTAGTGAAGAAATAATTACGCTAGATTCACACCTTCCAGAAGAAGAACGCATTAATCGCGGTCTTGTTTATTATATCCCATTCAATGACCATAAAATTAAAGAGTCGTTGAGTGGTACAATTATCGGTGAGGTTGCTTCTGAATTCAAAATGAATAAAACTGATGCAACGACATTAAAGCAGAGGTTGTACCTCGGAGCTGCCCCGGCATTCTATAAAGATTAACGTGTTTAATCTTGAAATCGGATAGTAGTTATGGACGTTACAATCAGATTATTAAGGGATAAATTCAAAGAGTATAATCACCTTTATTTCAGAGACACACTAGAGATGCCAAAATTCCGTCTAATTGATGGGTTCCAGGATGTTGGCATGTTTAAATGTAAGCGCGATAAGGAAACGCATAAACTTTATGACGCTACCATATTTATCGCTTACAATGTGGATTTCGATGAAGAATCATTCCGTAGCGTTCTTGTGCATGAAATGATTCACTACTATGTCTATTCAACAATAGAGCCAATTGGTGGTTCATTCCAACATTGTGGGCTGTTTTGGATAGCTAAAACTGTCCTCAATAAAAAATATAAGTTGGGTATCCAAAGTACGTATCCACACATCAAATACCTCCCAGATAAGAAAAGAAAAACCGGATGAGTTGGAAATCCAGCCATCCGGTTCATTCGTTAGTAAGCGTAAGATTACGCTTGAGGAGCTGCTTGTTTTTCTACTTTCGGGTAGATTTTGTTGATTGCCCTCGAAGCTTGCGCAGAACGGTTGTTTTTCATTGCGTCAAGAACACCAAACTTGTTACCATTCAACTTGCCACCAATCAACTGGGCGATAGTGAACGATGGGTCAAGCTCTTTCTTTGCAACCAAATCTTTCAGGAATTGAACAACCTGCCCAATTTCGTCACCTTGTTTACGCATCTCAAAACCAGTTTTTGCTGCGTCGAAACGCTTTTTAAGGTTCAGGCCTCCAGACTGAGTGCGAGCAGCTTTGGATGTGGCGTTATTATCACCAGGTCCTTTTCCGAAGAAAGCCCTTGCACCGCTCTTTAGGTTGTCGAAGAAGTCTTCGTTCAAGGCAACACCATTCTCTGCAAGAATCTCCATTACTGATTCTTTGATAACGCCTACAAACTCCTCTTCAGTAAGGCGTACGATTTTCGTCTGTTCCATATTCTTGTTTGTTTATTTGTTTAATAGTTATTTCATTTCGAACTCTGCAGTTCTGTAATGTTATTCATGTACCATTGGAATGCACCTTCTGGCATGCCTATTTTTTGCGCTATCTTTGTGAAATCACGTTCGTTAGGGATGATTTCTGTATTTTCTGAGTCGCGATATTCACCAAATGTGAAATTAAATTGATAAAGCGCATCTGTCCGTTTATCCATGTTGATGTATATACCGCCTTGTTCTGCGTATGCGTTGAATGATTCCGTACCTTTATGGATTCCGTTATCACCGGCTGAAGTGCACCAACGTGAACCGTGTCCAAGGAAGCGCGCTGCATCATGAGTTAGTGGTTTGTAGATAACCCATTCGTCATCCTCGTATAGCGTTTTAAACTGTTCACAGCGTTCGCTCTTAGTTTGTAAATCAGAAGGGTCGATAGCGAACATGGTGTCTATGAGACCTGGAATTGAATATTTGTTAATATCCCTGTCAATACCGTCATAGTTCACCTGGCACGCTTTTACGAATTTACTCAAGGCATCTTTAAGGTCGTCCTCCCACCACATCATATCGTCACAGTAGATTTCGTAGTTTTTCATTATCCAAGCGAAAAATCTACCTTTCTTAGATGCTTCTATGTCAAGTACCATCTCTCCGTCCGGAGTACGCTTAAATTGTGCACCAGTTGGTGACGTTGGGTCTAAATCAAGTGCAGCAATAATTCCCTGTTCATCTGCATCTTGATAGTATTTATCCACCACGTCTTTTAGTGGTATTGTGGACTCCTCTACAGTTGTCTTTCCGGAATCAATTCTGTCACATGCTATACCACCTTTTTTGCGATGGACGTATGCCGGGTCTTTTGTTTGTGGTAATGCGTTTTTATCGTATGCAAATCCACCCTCTCCACCAACAAAGAAAGTCGTCGTGGCACCTCCGCAGTCTTCGTGTAAAACATGCACAAGCGCCTCGTCGACAACTCTTTTTATTATGTCGTATTGGTTAGTCGGCATAAATCAGTTTAACAACAGTTGATTTTAGTTCTGGTGCCTGTACTGCTGTACGAGTTCCAAACTTTATATTATTACCGTATATCTCGCGAAGTTTAGCTTTCAATTCGTCAAGCTCAACTCCTTCGGGTCTGTCTTTGTCGATTGCGAAGATAACACTACCGTCGTTGTCGTCAACATATGAGTCATGGAATGACCATCCAAATTTTGCTAATTCGCTAGCAAAATACGAGTAACTGTATATATCTTCATTCTCATCGGTAGCTCCATGCTCAACATCCTCTTCGCGCAGGTTTTTATACATTGTTTCACCGTTACTAAAACGAGCATAAACACCATACGGAACCGTGCATTTTTCTACTACCTCTTCGAAGTTAGCAATGCCTGCATTTATACTTGCTACAACCTCTGCGATTTCTTTTTGTTTATCCTCATCAGTTTCAGAAGAACCACACCATTCAACACACTCAGCAGCAAACTCCTCGATGCTGTTGAAGTCTGACAGCTTCATAAAGTCGCATACGATTTCGTAGTCGATAGTTGCAGACTCATAGTATCCCGGACAAACCAGCACGATGATGTAGATTGGCGTCTCAAAGCTCTCCGGTTCGCATGTTTTGTCGACACCTATAGAATAAGAGTCGTACGAATAACGTTTATCTTTGTCGCACGTATCCCATCCGTTACTCAGGAATGTTTCACGAACATCCTCAATAGCGAAGTCATAATCCACATCATCCCATTCTTTCCGATTACCATTTTCGTCTTCCGGCTCTGGTAGTGCGTGGTATGTATCTGAGTTGATAAGGAAGAAATTGCTAGTACCCTCCTGTATCATGTGCTTTCTTGCCTCATTGGTCAAGATTGAAACTTGTTGGTCAAACGGAAGCGACGCGAGTTTCGGGTCGCGCTTACTCAATGCCTCATTCACTGCCTTTGTAACAAGACGACTCAATCCTTCGCGTGTAAGACGGATGCGTTTCGTATTAGCATTATCGCGAGAAGGAGCCACAACACCCTCTTTGAGAGCGAAACGAGTCAACGGTGATTCGTTCGTTGTCATTCTAGAAATCTTTACGTTTGCTGTGTTAACACCATTTTGTTCCAACGCAAACAGCAGTGATTCTTTCAGAGTTTTACCTTGTGCCGGGCTAACATGCAAATACAAAGTCTTGTTATCCTTTGCATATGCGCCATTGCCAATTTGTGAAAGTGTACTCTCGACGATTGATAGCGTTTTGTTGTTCTTTGCCGAGATAAACATGTTAGTGCCACGTTTAGCTTCTTCTAATGTAACAGTAGTATTCATTATCTTATTAAATTGCTTTTAATACGGCCATGCACGGCATGGCAACGCTGCGCATTGATGTGCGCGCATAATCCTTCTATACTAATAAATACTCGCACGCATGGAAAAAGAAGCCTTAAATAGTTGCAGATTCGTGTTAAAAGGACTATATTAGTAACGAGAAATTAGATGTAAACACTAAAAGGTTAATGGAGACTACTGTTGTAAGCACACCACGTGCCAAATTTGCTATGACCATCGGTGATATCAGGAAATCCGGTAGAAGCATTGCAAGTTTTATAGTTGACGAATGCAAAGCGGCTAAGGAAAGTATTAATCCATCCGAGTTGCGTTCATGGGAGAAATCACTACCAGCATTGATGAACATTATTAATATGTCTTCAATACCTGATAGTGTTATTTTGGTGTGTGAATACGAGTTGGCCGGAGGTAGGTGTGATTGGATTTTGATTGGTGGAGATGCTGTCTATCCTGTTGTGATTCTGGGAGAAAATAAACAATGGACGAAGTGGAAAGCAGTTGAAGTAAATGGAATGCTGAATGCTGTATTGAGTCAGACTGATACACGCATTCACCCCCTTCCGCAAATACGAAATTACAAACGCCAGGTCGAGGCTATTATTAAGTGTTTATGCAAGCGCCTGAGTAACGTAAAGCTGTATAGCGTTATCTATATGCATAACGCCACTGACGTCTCTGATATACGAAGCCTCATTCAGCCGAACGAGAATATAATGGCCTACTCCGGAAATAGAGAAGACTCGATGGAATTCGCTAGCTTCTTGAGCGGCGTGTTGACGTATACAGACGTATCGACATTCACTGACGATTTCCTTTCTACGGATATTACGATTAGTCCGGATTCATTGGCTATGGTTAAAGATGCCCTTTCGAAGAAAAAAGACGAGTTTGGAATAACAGGTGATATGTCATTCCATGACAAATACTCACTCAACGACGAGCAGAGCGTGACGTACTCTAAACTCCTGAGGTGTTTCTACGCATCGCTCAAGAATACGTTCCCGAACAGGTATATCGTTGCAGTATCCGGCGGTCCTGGAAGTGGCAAGAGTATGGCTGCACACACTCTCTTGTATGAGTTTATTACTATGGGAGTGAACGTTGGTTTTTATGTTAAGAACAGGGAGCGCCGCGCACAGATGCTCAAGGCGTGTCGTGAGCTAATTACTGAGAAATACGGGCATGTCAGTAAGAACGATGAGAGTGGCGCTAAATTCGATGAGTTGAAGCGCTATATTAAAACACCAACTGTTTTACAAAACGTTAACCACGATGTAATGATATTTGATGAAGCACAAACTCTCAACAAATATCTTAGTACTGCTGTGGTCGATGAGAACGGGTGTGAGGTAAAAGACGAAAGAGGCAATAGACGATACGAGACGAAAGAAATTGAAAGCAGTCATGTTTTCAATCTTATTAAGAGTGTCGGCCGAGTAGCATATTTTTTCTGTGATGAAGACCAGAAAATAAGCACGAAAGACTTCTTTACAATCAACGAGCTTGAGAAGTTCGCTGCGGACAATAATTTCAATTACAGACACTACCACCTCGAAAGGCAGAATCGTTTCCTTGGTGGTGAGTATTATTGCGAAGACCTCCATAAACTCGTTTATGAAGGATATGACGGAAGTTTCAAAGTGCGTACCGGAACATCCGTTGAGGTGTATATCACAAAAGAATACGGTGATTTGACATTTGCCGAAAGGAAGCGCCTTGAGTACGATGAGTTAGACAAAATGGTACCAGCAGGTAGGCCTAAAAAGGAAGGTTTCCAAATTGGTGCGTTATGGAGTTCTAAAAACGAATGGCGTAGCACATCGAAAGATGCAAGCGGTTATGATTTTGAGAACCTATTCATGTACGATGCCAATGGTAATAAGTACAGCGTGTTTATGAACTGGAACCCGAATCCTGAGAAGATAGGCCGTTCTAATTCATTCATGTATATGGATGGACGTAATAATTACGTAGCCTATACGCCAAACATGTTAGGGAATGAGGTTGATTGTTTTTATCTACTCATTCCGGATTGCTATAAGTTTAGCATGGAAGAGAAACGCATAATCGTCGACCCGTCAACATATGGATACGAGGCTAACAAATTGTACCATAATACCGATATCAAAAAAGTAATGCTGAATGAGCTTTACATCATGCTAAGCAGGATGCAATCTAAACTTATTCTATCAGTTGAAGACCCAAATTTGCGTAGAGCACTTAAATATGCACTCAATGCAGAAGAAGTATGAAAAACGGAGGCTATTAACCTCCGTTTTCTTTATGCGTTCCATGCATTGAGAATCTTTGTAATAATCGGGTTCCGAACAATATCCGATGTCTCGAATTCATCTACAGTCACTTCATCCAAGTTTGCAAGTTTATCTGCTGCGTATATTAGTCCACATGCGTTTGTTCCTCGAACATCTCGTCTGTCGCATTGCTCTCTATCTCCAAGTAAGGCAACTTTTGATGAACCGTCACCAATACGAGTTAACAGAAGGAGGCATTCTTTTTGACTAAGGTTCTCTGCTTCATCCAGGATTAAGAAACAGTCGTCAAATGTACGTCCGCGAGCATATGATAGCAACTCAAATCGGATTAAACCGTTATTAAACAGATATTGTGTTACTTCCCTTGGATTCGTGCTACCACCAATACGCAAAATCTTTTCTACGTTTGCCATTGCGGCTATGGTGTATGGCTTTAGTTTTTCTTCTATCGTGCCAGGAAGAAGTCCAATTCTGCATGTTTCGCTAGCCTCGATGGTTGGTACAACTATGATTACGTTTGATATTGTGCCTTCTTTAAGAAGTGAAAGGCCGGCAGCTAGCGCCAAGAACGATTTACCAACTCCGGCAGGCGCGTCGCATATATTTACTTTCTTGCTTGTATCTAAAAGGTGGTTGTAAAACACCTCTTGTTTTTCCGTTTGGCACTGAATGTCGATGCGATAGCACATGGCTTTTACTCTTCGTTTATAATCGTCGACATACCTCGTGTTTTCCTGTCCGTCATGTGTGTATGACATCTTTTCTTCAATCATTAACTTGTCTTCTTCTGACAGACCTTGAAAGCGTTTTTTCTTACCCATATTTATGTATTTAATTAAGTTGTCTAGTTCACTAGTAGGCCTCTTCAATAAATATGGTTTTACACCCAGTTTCGAGAGGAAAATAATTTCATAAAATTAACACTGAATTAGTGGGAAAAATGAGAGATTGTGTATTTATGAATACACAGATGAAAACAAAAAGCGCAGCAATCATGCCGCGCTTTCTTTCTTTTATTTAGCACCACACCTCTTCGTCGTAGTAGCCCTTATCCAGGGCGTTTTGGAAGAACCGAACGTCTGCTAGAGACATTGGCGTGTAGTTTGCTCCATCGACGCCTACATCTGTTCCGAAAGGCTTGATTTTCTGTCGCGCGTGGATGTGTCCATATAGAACCATCGGTTTATCCTCGATATAGTCAGTCCTACCACCGATACCATTTAGAGGCTCGTGTGACATGATGTATAAATCATCTTCGATTGCAACCGGCAGATACTTTTTATCATAAACCTTCCTGAATACCCTCAAGTCTTCTTTGGTGAGTTTACCGTCCGCAATATCTTTGCGTTCATAGTTTCCATACAGGAGAGTTATGTCTCCGTTGAGATAGCGCACCCATTTTGTATCGCCGAAGTCTCCAAGATGGAATACTTTATCACCCGGATGGACAACACGGTTCCAGTTCTCTACGAGCCGCCAGTCCATATCATCTACGTTACGGAACGGGCGCCTGGACAATTCGAGTGTTCGTTTACTACCGAAGTGAGTGTCTGACGTAACAAATATCTTCTCTTCAAGTTTGCGTCTGTTGCATTCGTTGATATATGCTTTCAATTCTCCGATTACGCCTTGCAAACTGTCATGCAGTTCAGTGATGCCATACTGTTTACATTTCGATGCAAAATATCGTCTTCCTGGGAATTTATCGTAGATTCCGATAATAACCTTTTTACCCATTGCGATGTACTCACCAAACTCCGTACGCGTAGTCTGTGCATACCCACGGCCTTCGATATGTTCAGCCTCTTCCGGAATCCAAAACAGAATTACATCTGCAGTGCGCATCGCTTCCGTTTCCCAGTTTACTTGTTCATTATAGTTGAAATTATCGTACGACACACGGCGCGGGCTAAGGAATGTGACGCCAGGAATCATGTCGATTGAGTTCTGCCACTCAGGGGCTCCTTGTATAGGTCCTGCAAGGAATACATACCATTGTTGTTTAGATGCTGGTAATTCATTAGGGCATCGTATAATGCGGCCTGGACTTGTAAGTTCTGTCGAAAAATCGTGTACTTCTATAATCTGTTCCATTCTGTTTTTAGTTTAATTGAAGTTCATCTTCTGTTTCGTAAAGCGTAACCTCTTCCATATTCGAATATGACGTAAAGAATTCGTGTGACGGCTGTTGTTTTTTGATGTAATCTAACGCTTTCTCTGCCAGCTCTTTCGTAGCGAACACTGTGTTCATTGTCTTAATAGTCACGGTGCCGTTCATAAGAGACGTTTTAACCAAATAAAGGGTTTTCATTACAGTCTAAATCCGATTTTCAAATCCCATACGTCATCAAGGCAGTCATTCTGCAGCTCAATCAGCCATGCATACTTAAACTCTTCAAAGATGGCTTTAATATCTTTCAGATAGCTATTCCAGCTACCATGTCCGTTACGTCCGCCATAATAGTGTACAATGTAATACGACTCCGATTGTTTGTCATCAGATTGGCATTGAACCTCTTTAACTTCTGCGACTGTGATACCATTGGATGGGTTGGTTACATTGCAAGCTTCTGCTGCTCTTTCGTAGGCATATGAACTGAAATCCAGTTTCTTCTCACCTGTGTTCTCAAAGGTTTCCGGGCAATGTTCTGCCGGACAGTTTAACATTTCTTCCATTGTGTTGTTTTTATTAATCACTTTAATGTATCAAAAAACCAGTTAGAATCAATAAAAAAGCGCCAAGAATTGCTTCTTGACGCAGAGTGATACTGTGACATAGTAGTAGTACGATATAGACTATGTGATTTGCGTCTATAGCCTATGTTGTTAATTTAACCAATCACAGTATGTTAGTTTCAATGTTGGTCGTATGGTTTCCATCCAATGAACGCTTCGAAATCACGAATATCAACAGGCTCTCGATTCCTGTATTTTTCACCAATTTCTGCATTCATTTCCTCTGGAATATAGTAGCGCCAGCAGTATTTATCCTTTTGAATTATGCATGCAATTGTCCTACTACCGCTATTAGCACAGCCTGTATACATGTCATAGATAAAACCCTGGTTTGGTTCATCTGTAATCAGACTCCAGTCGAATTTTTCATATTGTTGGTCTGCGTATGGTTTTTGTGTTTGTTCTGTTGGGTCTGTTGGCTGATTTCCGTAGAATGAACCATGGCCACATGCTGTCATTATTCCTGCAGCAGCAAGTGCTCCGATTGCATTTTTGAAACCGCCTTCGTTAATAGTTGCCTCTCCGGTAATGTTCCTAATCATTGACTCGGCAACGAGGTAGGTTAATTCGTTTTGTCCTATTTGTACTTTTTTATTCATTGTCTTGTTATTCTTATTCTCCAGATACTGCTACATAATAAGAGTGCTCATCGTATAGATAGAACTCAAATGCGATAATGTCGTGCGGGTGGTTGTTAGTGATATCAACCGGTTTTGAATGGTAATATCTACTAATATCATCCCTCCGCTCTTTGCCTTTAGTACACTCTTCCTGTGCTAAATCGTATGCTCTTTTCTTGGCATCCTCGAAATTATCGTACTCCCAAATAGTTTGGTAGCTACCACCTCCTCCTTTGTATACGGTAAACTTACTAAACGTATCAACGCGCTCCATCGGTGTTTGGTGTTTGCTGATTTCAATAACATCATGTACGCGGTTGCATGCGTTCGTATAGAACTCTTCAAACTCGTTTACTGAAACATCGTATATTCCATGCTCTGCGTTAGCCCTTCGGTTATACGGCAGGATGCTTGACCAACCATATTTCTCAATACAGATTCCTACCTTCTGAGACAGAATCCATGGAGACTGCCAGCCACCATTATAGTCTTGGTGTGCTGAGAAGTAGAATAGCCTACTAGGTCCGTAGAAACCAGTCCAGTTGTCTCCGTGACCAACTGTCGTGAACCCATGACGTTGCATAGCGTCTCTCAATCCATTGTGGAACGTTGGCCTAGACGCCCGGACTGCACGCTGAGCTTGTTCGTACTCGTTACGCAAAATTTGTGCATATTCGTCACACTTCGTTTCTACAGCCTGGTCTTCAACATCTTCTTTAATGACGTCGTGCACGCTTTCATTAAGTACACTATCCAATATTTTTTCGTTTATCTTGATATCCATAGTTATCATCAATTATACGTGTACAATACCGTCTCTCATTGCGTAACCTCTACGCATAATCAAATCATGTAGTTTTTGAACGAACTCATGCTTACTCTCAGCCGAGCACTCTCCTCTATACCACAATCCACCGTAATAAACATTCGTCTTACGATGTGTGTATTCATCTTCAGTCCTGTGTCCCCATTCGCCAACTTGGGTGTGCGCTTTGTCGTTAGCAAGAATCTTACCGTCTTTTGTCAAGGTGAAAAACTTCTCAGGTATTGGATTGCCATTCGGAAAACCTATAAGTACGAAATCATCGTCATCATTTTCGCCAAGTACGGCATGGATTGATTCTGCCAGTGCCTCCTCAACTTCTGGTTCATTCAGGCTGTTAGCCTCAGTCTCCTGTTGTTTCTTCCGTTCTTCGCGTTCGGCTTTCTTTTGTGCTTTATATTCCTCGTATTTCTTATCGAAATCACTATAGTCGTGGTCTTTATAAGAACCTGATATATCAAGTCTCGTTAAGAAATCTTCCAGGCAAGCGTCAACGTTATATTTAACATCATCAGGTGTGATTGGTAATTCGTCATTGGTCTTTACGCCAAACTCCTTGCGAAGGAATTTATATTCTGTCGAATCCTCTTCCGGACTTGATGATTCGTTGCCGAATGCCATTTTTGTGTCCCTATTGATGGAGTTTCCTTTCAAAGGAACGTATCCCCTGAGTTTGCTTCCATCGTAGTACACAAAGAAGCATACCGGACACTCCCAGTCGCCTCCAGCATAGCATTGTAGATATGCAATACCTTTGTTAGATGTCTTGATACCACCGGAACAGTCTACGTTTTCGCTATCAAACTTATATTTCTCACCCCATATGTCATGGTGTAATGTAGAAAGGTCTTTGTTCTTTTCAAGTTTTTTGTTGTTGTAGCAGCAATGATATGCGAAATTGCCAGGCGTGAAAGGATATAGTGTTCTTTCGCCTTCTTCCATCTGGAGTGCTTTGTATGCGTGTTCCAGTTCTTTTTTGAAGTCTGCCTCCGAAATTTTTACGGCATTACGGCCACCCTTACGGAGTTCGACATTCATATTTATCCATTTATCTTTTGCCATGAAAAGTCACTTTTACAATAAATACCTCTTCTATTAGAAGTCGTTTGCGGCTTTCTTGAGTATCTTGAGGTCTTCCGGAGTTGAATAACCAGGGTCAGTTTCAAGCTGTTTGATTTTATCCTTTAGCAGTTTTTCATACTTAGCAACCGTTTTTAGTCGCCTTTCTGCAGACTTTTTAATCTTATCAGGTTTATCCCAAGCATCTTGCCACTCTTTTGAATTAGCACAATACGTTACTGCGTCTTTATACAGTTTGATGATATTCTTCTTCTTTTTTGTGATTAGGTTCCACCAAACGTAGTAACGCTCCTGGCCTTTATCGTCGCCAAAAGTCTCGTCAATATCAGGAAGGCCTTCAAAGAAATGTTCTATAATACCAATAATATCCCAATATTCACCACCTTTTGTTACGGCGTTTTTTCCGTATTTCCTCAGCATTGAGATACATCTGTCGTAGACCAACTCAGACATATCCTCAAGGAGTGTCCAGTCCTGGTCGCCGAATGAGTCTGATTGTGTTGGCTCGTATCCCCACGAACCCTCACATAGAACTTTGCTAATAGACTCATTTACGGTGTTTTGTATGCGTTGTATTTGTGTCATATTCTTTTGTTCGTCAATCTCTGGTTCCTCAATTTCCATTGTTGTAACTATCGCATTCGATGGTATATAGTCAGTTGTGTAAACAGCATCCGGTGTCATTGAATCAGTAAAGAAACGTACATTATCCGGAATGTTTTGTGTGTCAACGATGATTGCAACATAGTCGTCTTCCGTTAAACTTGTTCCGTCGTTGAAGTTTTTATCTTCTATAATGGAAAGAATAACATTCCAAATGTCGTATGTTATATCCTTACCTTTGAAGAAATATGTTCGTCCGTTATATGAGAAGCCAGAATCATCATGCCTGTCATGTACAACGAATCCGTTTCGTAAAATCTCTAGTGAATTCTGTTTCGTTGTGACATGGAATAGCATACCTAGCGATTGCCGGATATTATCCTGGTTAGTTGACTCAAATATAGCAGCGTACCCTTTTGTTAACCGAACGGCATTATAGCCACACGACGCCATGAATTTCACAACATCGTCTTCTCGGTTGAATCCTTCAGGGAATTGTATGCGCACCGTACGACACGACTTATCACCGCCGTCAGAGTGTACACGGACATCGTTTATGCCGAATATATCCTTCAACTTTTTAACAACAAGTCTCGGACTACATGTTATATTCTGTGTTGATTGTGACATTACAGCATAGTAAATGAGTGAACTTCAATAGCCGGCATTCCGTCTGCAGCATCTCCTACGTATGTGTACGAGTCTATGCGCAATGCCTTATTCTTAATACGCTTTGCCTTGCCATTGATAACCGGTAGGTAGTACGGGAATCCCTGGTAGACCATCTCTTTGAACTCTTTGAAGTGTAACCATATATATTTGTCACTTGGCTCGCTGCCTAATGTTGCACGACAATATGTAAAGTCTTCCGGATATCCGTCCTTGAGGTTGGACTGAGCAATGACATCAATAGGCTCTCCGGAGTCTATGAGTTGTTTCGCGTTGTCTGCATCAGTCTGTTTTTGAATCATTGACTGATAAACCTCATCGCTCACTGCGCGTCCGTCCACCATGTGGTAGCCGTTATCCAGTAGGATTTTCTCAACCTCTTTCCTATTCTCCGCATAGTACGGGCTATTGATGATTTGGTCGTAGTACCACAGCATGTAGTCGCCATCTCCGAATGACAGGTATTGTCCAGCCCACTTGCCAAACTGATACTTATCCGGACTAAACTCCAGTTTCTCCTTGACATTGCTGCGGCTTTCCCAAGAGTGTGTACCTCTTAGTTCCGGGTTAACTGCGATGATTTCCACGCCACGACGCTCTGCGTTCCTCTTCGCCTGTTCTAAGTCATGTGACAGGTTGCAGATATAACTAAACCTCGTCAGGTCGTATTCCTCGCGCTTGTCTACGATGTGTACTGTGGTGATGTACCACAATGTGTAGAACTGTGATGCGAAGCCAATGTAGTAACCGTCACCATTCTTAGCCGGTGCCTCATTGAGTACGCACGTTATGGCTTCGTTGACTATTGTCTGGAGTCCTTGTATTCTATCCATGTTTTTTATTGTATTTTCACTTGTTTGTTTCAGCGCTCTGTATTGTGCCATTGTCATTTCGCTTCCGTTGGACATTGTCAGTTTTTTACCAAGCCGGCTATCTCTTGCACTGCGAAAGTCCGAAGTTGCTTCTCTTTTCTTTTCAGGAGGAAGCAGGTGTGACGCATACACATTTCCATTATCGGCTATGTTAACACCGACATTTTCGTATGGAACCACGTCGCTCCCGGACGAAATATAAATAGGTTGGTCTTCTATGTGCAACGCCTTAACAACCATGTCAACAACCAGTTTCACCAGGCCAGCGTCCATCTCCTTTCCAATACTCCAGAATGAGAAAACATTGCTTGGTGTCCTATTGGCATCAGGAATCAGGCGCCACACCCGGCCATCCACCTCAATATCATGCGACCACCTGTTCTTGCGATGCTACAGGTCAATCCATTGATATTCCATACCATGTTCCTCCATGTACTTACGGATGTCGCCTTGGTGTATCTTGTGGTGATTCGTTCCGTAGTCACCGATGAATAGTTTATTGATACCGTTGAAGGTTAGGTATACGAACGGCAGTGCATCCGGGTCAGTCCATAGGTGTTTCTCCCCGAAGAACTTAATTCCGTCCGGGGTGTAATTGTTGTCTATGTAGTCCTGTTCCATTGGTTGGCCGTTACTTTGCTTCAAATTATCCATCACCTATAAATACACGCTAATATAGTCTAACAAAAAGCCGAAGGCAACGACTTCACCATTACCTTCGGCAGAAATCTGTGTATACACAGCGAATTATTGCAGTTTACTTTGCAGCAGCCTTTCCACCTTCTCACCTACAACCTTTTCGATTGTATCCTTTGTGCAACCTGCACCCTCTTCCAGTTCATCCATGTTCTCTGCTTCGATTACCACAAACTCATCCGGGTAGTAGCAAGCTTCGTCGATAAACCGCTGTGCTTTCTCTGCGGATGAGAAGACATACGGGAAGCAACATGCCTGAATAGTCGTTCCAGTATACTTGATTAAAAACATCTGTGCCATATCTTATTCTTAATTTAATTGCTACCAATAAATACTACCAACCGTACAACCTTGTTCAAAAACTATTGAACACACACCAATAATTGAACAACATTTGTGACGGAAGTTAACTTCATCCACAAACTATCACCTACACTACTAACACCCATTGACAAAATGCACTTGTGTGACACCAGGACTTCCTCAGTAATCATAGAGAAAAAAACCAGGCCACATCCGTAACATACCAACCGCCAAACGGACTACGCGATTCCATTAAGCCTATACACCAACATACAGTAATACGGCTACTATGGATAGAACTGTTCCCGTCTAATCATCACAACCCGAATCACACCCGTAGCAAAATACCATGCCGGCTCCTGAACACCTAATAACAAAACTACTGTGAATCTCGTACCAAAATCCATTCTGTTGTCAAAGGACGAGTGGACTTCCAAAACAACAACGACGTAATATCCATATTGACACTACTTCGGCATATTGCTCATCTGCTGCACATCTGTAACCATGGAACTACGCGATTCCAAAAAATAGTGGTCCTCCTGGAACTCATTTAAAAAGGACCCAAAAAATTTTTATGGCCAACAGTCCGCCCCAAATGACGGCCCCCAAAACCGCCCTCCTCCGGTAGGGGTTACGCAGGGAGGGGGTACATGGGGAGGGGTCTCCGGTGGAGGACATGGGGAGGGGTGTCTGTCCCTCCCCACGTTCCGGTTCACTTGGCTTGCGCCTTCATGGCTTTCGCCTTTGCTCGTTCCTCTCTTGCGAGCCTTGCCCTTCGTTGTTTGAGGGTCTCGCGTTTGTGTGTGCTCACTCCGTTGGCGGTGTTAATCTTGGTCATTAACTTGTGCGCCACAACGAGGAACGGCTCTTCGACCTCTTCGCGAACGGCTCTTGGAATGGCTCTTTTGCCGTTGGTGGTCTTCCACTCTGCTACTGCTTGGTCTGCTAACTCTTGGAAGAAATTGCGGACTGCGGCAGAGATAGCGTTTTGGTATCGGTAAGCGTACCATGGACGATTGAGCCACGTGTCCGTACCATGAGAGACCTCGTTTCCGTCTCGGTAGAGCGTTGCGTGCTCGGTGGTGGAATAGTGCGAGCGTGTGGTGTTGGTGGTGTACTCGTAAGCGTGTCCAGCGACTTTGAAGATATTGCGTACCATAGGTATTGGGGCGGTGTTTATGGTGTTGCCTGCACCTCTAAAAGGGGTTCGTGTCAAATTTTGTGCAAAGGTAAGTATTTTTTTTCAAATATACAAATTTTCACGCAAAAAAGTGCTGAAAAAGTTCATTTTGCAAAGTCCAGTTGACAAAACAGGGTCTATTGCCCTATTTTGTCTCTGGGTCGCTCCGGCTATGCGCCTATCCACCAATTCACTCCGTTGAAAATTAAATTGTGGCTTTCCACGTTGCCACGAATGCCGTAGGTAGCCACCTCTGCATCTGGGTGCTCCATGAGAATTTTTGCCATGTCTTTCGCTTTCATGTGCGTATGCGTTTATAATGAATAATAGGGTCATCATCGGTCTCGTTACCGATTTCGCCTGCAAAGGTAAGCAATTTTTTTCATATATGCAATACCCGTCTGCATTTTTTCATTTTTTTCTTGTGCGCCAAACAACGTAACCGGCTGAAACACAACGACTTACGAAAAAACATGTTTTACAACATAAAATTTTTTTACTCAAAAACTTGCATATATCAAATTTTTTTTGTATCTTTGCAGCCGATTTCAAACTAAAAACGTGGTTCAAATGGAAACTATGACCGATTACAAGGCAATTGCGTGTGTGTGCGTTGCTAATCAACTAATCAACATGATTGAGAATAACGTGGTGTGCCGGAATGGTGGCGAGCCGTTTGTCAATTGGTGTGAAGACGGAGCGGTATTTGCCGCTGACGGACTGGGTGCTGATGTGCAAGCCGAATGTGTGCGTATCATGCATGCAATAAGCGACCATGTGGACAAAATCTCTTGGGAGTTAGAGATAGTCAATAGGACGGACTAACCGGCACAAAAGACCCCATTTTGCAAAGTAGAGTTAGCAAAATTCACTTTTTCGAACGATTTTTGCTGAAAAATTTGCATATGTCAATTTTTTTACTTACCTTTGCACTCGATTTCAGTTAGGGAGTGTCCCTGCGAGAACTGAACAACCTTTGTTTTACTTAATGGCGCGAGTGCCTGACCGCTCGCAAAGACTATGGCAACTATGAGTGCTGCACAACAAGAACGAGTAATCAACTTCGTTAAGTCCTTAACCCCTGCGACCTTTGGTGTAACTATCATTACATCAACCGAACCCAACATGCGCAAGACCGCGAACCCCTATATCGGTCGCGTCCGCAAGGTCACGCGCTTGGTCAATGTGGCACTATGTTACAACTTTGGCAACACGGTCCGCAACCGCTTGGAGCGCGCAGGCATGGACACCGAATATCAGGTGGAAAAGCCGTCAGGGCGCACATGGGTAATCAATAACCTTATTTTGTGTGCCGACAAGGACCCGGAGCAGAAGTACCTGCGCACCACCATGCGTGCTAACACACATGCGAATGTCCTATATGAGTTGGACGGAAAGGTCGTAACCGACCAAAAGACCCTTGACGATATACTATCGTACATTCCTGCAAAGGCTCAATCGGCAAAGCAACTCGCAGCAGGGTTGAGTGGAGAAGACGAAGTAGTGGTGCGCGACTACAAGTTCGAAAGTCTGCAATACATTGAGCAGGGCGCACGCAAGTTGCAGGTCGCTCAATAAGGGTTGAGAAAGGGAATGCGAACTCACAAGTTGGGTTCGTGTTCCCACCCATACCACAAATGTACTTAATTTAGTATAAACACGTACAACTATGGTAACAACACACTATGAGGGTAGAGAGACCGAAGAATGGTGGTGGGGAGGTACATCAAGTCGCTTTGACCACCGGCAGTTCGGACGCGACCCAGAGGACGAACGAGTTGACTATAACGAAATGTTTTGACACTATGGCTATCAAAATTTTATTGGCAATTGTATGCACATTCCTCGCAGTTGGAGCATTGTGCAGCACCCCAGCACGATAGAGGCATTTGCAAAGTAGAGTTTGCAAAATTGAGTTTTTTAACACTTTTTCGGCTAAAAATTTGCGTATGTCAGAAAAAATACATACCTTTGCAGCCGAATTTTAACACCCTACGATTATGACTATCCATTTATGTCTTCCGAGCGAGCATTTGAGAGCATTGCGCGCAGTAGAAAGTATCAAGGAACGCCTGAACACACACACGTACGTGTCGCAGGCAGCCAAACGGCATGACGAGAACTTCGTCAGCAAGATAGAAAGCCAGCACCTCGTCTATGAGTGGTTTGAGAAACACTATCCAGAGTTTGAGCCGAACCCAAAGGACGCGAACCATTTGTGCCGACCCATTCTGCTCCCATTCTTTGACGCAGAGAAACGCGTTGTAGTCCCTGCTGATAGTTTCCTCTATATTCACTATGACGCAAAGGAGAAAACGCATTGGGTAAGCGCGAGCCACGATTTTATGAACAAGCGGCTGGACTGGTCTCCTATGCTCTTCCTTGACATTCTGGAGAATCAAGGTCGCTTTGACGAGTGGTGCAAGGACTATACGGAAACCCTCATGGGTACGGAATTTTGGTGGACTAAATTTTAATTCTATACGGCTATGGCAAAGAAAGCATTACTTGTGACTTTGGTCATTACAACGCGCGTTGTTGTTGAGGACAACGAGAGCGCAGCCGATAAGGCGGCAGAGTTGGCAGTTGATAAGGTTCGTGCTGATTACATGAACTACATCATTCAGGACAACGTGGGAGATATTGAGGAAGACCTTGAATGTCCCTGCGGCACATTTGAAACCGATAACTAAAATCTTTTTTGGACTATGACAAAGCAAAAGAAGACGTATAACGTCACCCTTTACTTCCACACGAACCTCTCTATCAACGTGCAGGCGGAGAGCGAGAGAGAGGCAATTGATTTGGCGCAGGCGGAATCAGCGCGCGAGTGCTACATCAAGGAACTGCTGGACGGACTGCAAGAAGATAGTGCGCCTGACGCAGTTGAGGTTGAAGACTAAACACCGCAAGGGGTTGTGATAGGTGAGCGGAGACAAAAAACCGCTCGCCTATTGCCACAAAAGTGCCCATTTTGTCAAGTGGACTTTGCAATTTGAGGTTTTTCGAACGATTTTTGCTGAAAAATTTGCATATGTCAATTTTTTTACTTACCTTTGCACCCAATTTCGAGAATGAGCGTTGAAAGTGTGCGAAAAGTTGAGCACCGCAAAGTAGGATAAGGATAACAACACCCGCTGGAATAAGTTTCAAACCCCTAACTCATTTCTCGGACAGAGTACTAACCATTCAAAACATTGCGTCTATGACAAAGAAAGCATTGATTGAGCAACTGATTGCCGCTTACGAGCAGGAGAACCACCCCATTCACGAAAAGCAACTTCTAAAGGTTTGGAAACGCTTGATGAACCGAAACAAAGAGACCCTGCAAAGATATGTGGCGTACGTGGAACACGGAAAGAACCGCAAGGCGGACACCGCTCTTGTCCTCGCGCTGGGAACAGGTATTTTGTTTACCGTAGTAGTAAAACCGAGCACCAACGACTTTTACGATAAGAAGTGATATGAACAAACAAGACTTTTTAGAGAGAGACCTCTATTCCATTGAGCAAGTAGAGGGTGCACCAAAGGACATGCACATTCTGCACACGTTCACGGACGATATAGAACACGCTCCGTATGTACGCACCGACTTCACATTCTGTATCGTGCCGCTCGCCGACTTCATAAGGGACGTTCAGGCGGACAAGCGCGAGGGAGACTATAAGACGCGTATCATTGAGTTGCAGGCAGAGGTCAAGCAGTATGAGTATGAGTTCAACACGCTGGAAGAAATGGTGGATGACACCATTGCATTCCTCAACGAGGGCGAACCCAAACTGCTGGACTATGACGAGATAACGGAAGACACCCCATGCGGTATCTACCTGACCAAATCTAAAATGTCAGCCCGCTAACCACAAAACGGCTTGTGTGGGACGATTAAGTCCCAGCAAGCCAACTTATCAGCCAAACAACGAAAGTCGCTTAAAACGCAAATAAACATGGATAGAATGGAATTGGTGCATATTACACGCGTGGACATGCAGCAGTCGTTTGAGTACTTCCTTGATGAGGTGGAACGCTATGACCAAAATGACCTATCGGAGACTGCTATAAGGGACATTTTCCGTGCGGCTATGGGGGCACTCGGAGACCCAGACGATAGCGAGTATAGTCCAGACCTCTCCAAATGCGTTACGCTGGAAGACGGAATGCGGACGCTCGCACGCTACGAATGCGGCATTTAGGTACAAAACACCCCTATTTTGTAAACTCGACTTTGCAAAAGTAAGAAATTTGAACGAATTTTGGCAAAAAACTTGCGTATGTCAAAAATTTTACTTACCTTTGCACTCGCTTTTGAGAAACAACGGCAATTAACCCTTTTAAGACCTCTCAATGTATAGGTAATTGATGAACGCGCTATGAAGAAAATCGAAATTGCAATGCTGAACGCTATCGAGAGTGGACGCAACTTTTCGCAGGGTAACACCCAAGTGGCAACCAAGGGAGACACAACGTGTGTGTACCTGCACGGACACCTAATAGCCACCTATGACCGCAAGACGAAGACCTATGAGTTTTCGGACGCTGGACGCAGACGCGAGGGCGAGACGTGCGGAACGAACACCACCAAGAGCCGCCTGAACGCTATGGGCGCAGGTATCACACGCAAGAGCGGTAAGTGGTATCAAAATGGTTGCGAGTGGGTCAATGACTTCGACATCGAGGGCACACGCAATGTCGATTGGCGGCACACGGCATAAGCCGCCGGAGGTTGCGCACGACACGTATTAAGTGCACCTTTTTTCTCAACCCCTAACAACCTCACGATGATACAAGGCAATCGTACACAACTATGGCTAACAAGTCGCAAGAACAACTTCCATTCGCAATCCGAGTAATCAACAATAACGTGGCGCGTCCGGTGGACTCCGTATGTATCTGTCCGATATGCGAGCGTCACTTCCGGAAAAGACGTGAAGATGATTACTGCTGCTCCCATAAGTGCGAGCGTGAGGTGGCACGTCAGTACCCAGACAAATATCGTGCGCTCCAAGAGGGTAAGCCACAATGGTTTCAAAGCGAACGGCTCGCCAAGCGCATGGACTTAATGAGACGTGGGTTGGTATAAACCGCCCACTCTCTCGCAAACAACGAACCCTATTGTACTTAATTTAGTATATTCAAGACCTATGAAGACTTTTTTGGTAGAAACAACATATCAGTTCACACACCGCTTTCCGGTTAATGCGTCCAATCATGTCGAAGCACTCAACATAGCCGAGCAGGTTATGAAAGAGACCGGTCAGTCCAGCGCGGTGGTACACCAGGCACTTATCGAAACTCCGGCTAACGATGAGTTCGACAAGAATATATTCCCAAAGGCTTATGCGGTAATCATGGACTTCGCAGTCGATGATGAGACCAGCACACAACCACTTGGTGTCTTCCTCTCAAAGGACAAAGCCTATGAGTTCCTAACGTTCAAGGTTAATGAAATGCTGGCAAGCGGAGAGACTTGGGAGTGTGACGTTAAGGAAGATGATGAGGATTATACTATCTGCAAGACAACCGATATGCAGACCGGCTTGCTCAACCATTGGGAGTGCTATTTGAATGGTCGCTATAACGAGAAACACACTACTTTCTATATCTCGGAGACGCGTCTGCACATGTGATAAGCGAATGGGGTGCATATACAAAAACACCCCATTTTGCTATCTTGACTTTGCAAAAGTAAGAAATTTTGCATTTTTTCACCAAAATATTTGCATAATTCAAAAATTTTACTTACCTTTGCAGCCGAATTTAACAACGAACCATTGTCGGCAACAATGCATAACCCTTAAAACACTTATTCTTATGAGTAAACAAGAATTGATTGAGAAAGCAAAAGCAGGTCGCGTAGATTTCGGTGGTAATGTTCCTATTGACGGAAATTGGAACGGAGAAAGTTATGACGGATACTATGCGCAGTATGCCGACAAAGACGGAGTTCACGCTTGTCCTTATGGGAAAGAAGAATATGTTAATGATTTTGAGCCTTATGGGTTTGATGAAATTAGCGAAAGCACGTACACTTGTCTGATTAACGACATTATTAACCTTTAACACTCCAGCCACTATGGATAAACCGACAAAATTCTATGTGGAAATGAATTGTAAGTTCATCAACCACGTCTATAAGGTCAAGGCTGCGGCTATCAAGTACGCACAAGCAAAAGCCGCAGCGCGCAACCCAGAGGAAGACGCTATTCGCGTCATTGATAACAACGGAGATTGCCATTGGAGCAACCAGCCGGACGATGAAATTGTAACCGCATAAGTTATGAAACAAACACGCAAAGCCATAGAGGCAAACATGCGTAACAAACTCGCTGCGCAGTACAAGGCGAAGACGGAACGATTGGAAGAGGAAATCGAACGTCTTCGTCAGCGCAACAAGGAACTCTCCGCGCGTGCTATGAAAGCCGAGCAGGAGAAAATGGAAATGCGAGACAAACTGAACCAATTCGAAGATTGGAACAGACGCTTGCAGGAGTACATGGACATGGGCGAGGAAGACCGCAAGGCTTACGCAGAGAAGATTAAGCAAGAAGCAAAACTGAACTCTCTCATCAGCGAGCACTTCGCTCCGTATTTGGGTTTGTTCATGTAGTATTAACCACTAACACTTTTAATACGTATCACTATGCCGTACATGTACAAATACTATTGGGTAAACCTACTGCTCGCGTTGATATTCATCTTCATCGGTTTGTATCAGTTGTCCAACGCTGATATAATTAGTGGAGTGACAAACATGCTGGTCGCTGGGTTCAACTTCTTTCTCATCATCGGTTGTCTGCTGGGAGAGATTGTGGAAGAGTTGAAGAGTAAAAACAAGAAAATTGCAAAGTAGAGATTGCAAAAATGAGATTTTTTGCATTTTTCTGCTCGAAAATTTGCATATATCAAAATTTTTACTTACCTTTGCACTCGATTTGAAGTTCAACCCTAAAACACGTATAGATTATGACTTACGAAGAGTTCAAAAAAGAATTGAGTGCAATCAATTTGGAGAAGTATGACGCACGCACGGGTCTATCACTCTATGGCACTACTGCCGGACGATTGGACGGACGTAACGGACGCATGAACCTACAATCTCTCAACCCAGCCTTTGGGTATAGGGTGCAAGAGACTTCCTATGGTGTCACAACGAATTGGGGTGTCTCGGAAATGTATTGGTGCGTCAGCACTAACGAATGGAGCAAGGGAGCATTTACATTCAGCATTGAAATCACAAACCGCTCATGGAAAAAGCAGACCCTATGTGAGCAAGACCCAACCGATTGTAAACAAGGCTACGCAACGTTCCATAGAGACGCGAAACATGACTTGACTGATGAGCAACGTGCGGCTATTGTGGCTTTCGTTAAGAAATGGGTAGCAGAGCAAAATAAGGCAAATGCGGCACGTATTGCTCGCGGTGCTACCGAGCCGAGTATTGAAGACTTGATGAACGAATGTGTCAAGGTGGCTAACGAGATACTCGGTAATAAGTACGGAGATAAGTTTCGTGCGAGAATAGCAATAGGCAAGAGAGCCTGCGATAACGGCTTACCACCATACGCAGCACTATGCTTGGAGCACTACGGCAACGAACTTGGTTGCGTTGGTTGGCATAGCGGTTCAACGTTCACGTTCTTCAAGGACGCATTCGGTATCAACCACATGTGCCACCGCGAGCCGCTTTGTGGCGAAACGAGCATGGAGTTTTCTTGGGACGCATTCCGTTCCTATGTCAACGAGGAATAATAACGCAAGACCTTTCGGTGTATAGGGCAACCGACATTTTTATCTATGATTAAGGCACTTTTTAAGTTAGGTCAAAACCTCATCGCAACCTACAATTCCGCAGTACGTAACACTCGCAGGGCATGCGAGACACTCATTGCTGAACTGGGTGGAGAGATAACCTTTGAGCGTAATAACGCACCGCAATTTGTCTCATCGGCTTTTAATAGTGGCTACTACTTGGTGGAAATCTTAAAACTGAACCTCGTCAATGACACGCTCTACGCGACCGTCTATTCGGACGATTTGGGAGACACAAAGAGTAACGTCTATCTCGTTTGTGAGCCGTACACGGACTACGCAGACATATTGGAGCACGTCCTCGACAAAATCAAGCCGGAGAACGCAGATGAGGACTAATTAACATAATTGTATAACACGTAACTGAAAGACTATGCTACACTACTTTGTAAATAAGCCGGACGCAGGCGAGACCCTCTTCTACGTTGAGGGCGAATATCGTATCACTCCCAACCTCAAACCGAAGACACGCGTGTTCTTCTATGCGGACACAAAGTCGGACGCTATTGAGTTGGCGAAAGCATGGAAGACGAGTAATATCTTCATCGGAGATTTGCGGACTATGTGTAGCGCAGAACGTCTATGCAATAGCGCACCTCTCAATTCGCCGGAGTTCTTCGCTGCCTTGCGTGCGTTGGCATTCCAGACAAAAAACGAACCAGAGCCATGCGAGTGACGAAGACAAATAAGGAGACATTGGCAATCATCAAGGCGGCACGGAGACAAAGCCGTGAGGAAGAGATTGCTGCACATGGGAAACCAATTAACCACAATAAGGTTGAGGTTTCGAAGAAGGCATATACACGTAAGGTAAAACATAAAAAACCGGACGTGTAGTGCTTTTTTTGCTAACTGGACTTTGCAATTTGAAGTTTTTCGAACGATTTTTAGCCAAAAATTTGCGTATGTCAAAAATTTTACATACCTTTGCGGTCGAATTTGAAAATCATCACAACTATGGCACAACAACAAGCATTTAGTAGCATGGAGATTATGAAAGAAATCTCTGCAAAAGATTTACTCCGTTTGCTAAAGAACGTGGTAGCGTTCAGTCCTGACGCTATCGTGACCATTCGTCAAACGGCTGGAACGGACTTTCCTCCGTTTATCTCTATTGAGAGTTTGGACGCGCACGCTGCGGCTGATGAAGAGGGTGTATATACCAATATGTTCAACTAAACACACGTACGGCTATGAAGAGAGTAATCAATATCTACAAGGTGGAGGTTGGAGTTCTGCTCCGCAAGGACAATGATGAGTATGATAGTTATGCTGGGGTATATGATAAGCAGCATGCGTACTATGACGAGGGTGTAGCGTTTTTCACGAATAAGCGCGCGGCTATGCGTTCCTTGAAGAACTACGTGAAGAGAGGTGTCTTGAACACGTACGGAGTTTTGAGCCGGCTCGCATACATTCCTGATGAGATTTATGGGGACGATTATGCAGCATTGGTCAAAGAGGACATGCGCAGCATTCGCGAAGAGCAGAACTTGGAGAACTACCAAGACATATTCGGCTACGATAACTACGACCAAGCGAACGTGGTCTTCACAATGTACAAGGTGGAAGATAGGAAGTTCGCACCTATCTTCTAAACAATGTTTCATCTTTTAAAATCATACGATTATGAATGCAGTAGAACGCAAGTTAATGCAGACTTTTGAGGACTTTTTGGTTGAGAATGATATGGGTCACGTTTTACACGGAAATCTCCCCATGCCGATAGCAATCAACGTGCTGGTTCGCCACGATAATGGTGCGGTTGAGGACGATTGCGTCTTCATCACACGTGACGGAAAGTCATTTGAGGGTGGCACACAATGTGTCAAGTACATTGGCGAAGTGGTTAGTCTCTGCTCGCAAGTGGACTTCCTGCCTGCCGACTTCACGTCTCGCGTTGACTATCTCAATGAGATTACAGCCTATACGGAGACGCAGGAAGACAAAGACTACTATTTCCGTCCCACACGCTTTGGTTTCTCCATTCTTGACGTGAACTTCATATCGTTCATGTACGATTACGAATACGAGCCTATGGTTGGCACAAGAGAGGAAGTAGAGGGCGGTGTCCGCTATACTGCCGGACATACCGATAACGGCTATGTGTTCAAGGACATGAACGAAGTTAAGAACAAGACGAACAACGTCTGCTATATAGCCGAATGCGACTTCAACGATGATGAGATAATTATCAACGATAGCAACCTCGCACGTCTGATTGAGTGGGGTGGTGTCTGCACCTATCAAAGCGCATTGAAAGAGACCATAGAGTTGGTTAAGTGGACGTTTCCCGCTTTTGCTGATAGTCAATGGTTTGATGAGTTCGTTGAGCGTGTAACTAACTTCGTGCTGGAAGAGGTTGATTGGCAATGTTTCAGTACGCTCCTGCATGAGATAGACTTCGCAGAAGACCTATCGTACTTCTTGGAAGAGAAGTTCATCGCTTTCGTCAAAGAGCGTTTGGCAAAGGACGGAGACCCCACTACTTATGAGGACGATGATGACCTTTGGGGCAAAATCTCCAACTATCTCGGCTGCTATTGCTACCGAAACAAGGATTTCTCCCTGACCGATTGGGACGAGTTGGTTGATAAGTGGGAAAACAACACAGCCGGTACGTACTAATGTATAAAATATTACGCAAAAAGCCGTGTTTTTGCTCATTTTGAATAATATTTCATACAATGAGTGTCCGGAGCGAATGGGGGTCGAAAGCCCCCATTTTGCAAAGTGAACTTAGCAAAATAAACTTTTTTGCACGATTTTTTCCAAAATATTTGCATATTTCAAAAATTTTACTTATCTTTGCACAGATTTTTGAAAACAACCCTTTAGAGCCTTTCGGTGGTGGTACTCAAACCGACTGAAATTATGGATAAGAAACTGACTTTCACGATTGAGAATATCAAGCAGGCTATCAATGCCGCTCTCAAGACTTCAAAGCGTGTTGACGTAGATTTCTCGGAATGCCGTATCGGGGCAGTATGGAAAGATGCGAAGTTGCACCACTACGTGAACAAGGTCGGCAACGTGACTTTCGAAGACAAGGTGTTAGGCTACGATAGGGCGAGTGAACACGTTGAGAAAGCAGCCAAAGCGTTGGGACTTGTGGTGAGCAAGCGCAAAGCGTTCCTTGATAGCGGACGCACCGACATATTCCGTTGCCCTATCTACAATGAAGTAGAGATAATCACTTCTATCGTCCGCCTGCAAGAGAGTAAGGCATTCACGAAGTTGAACAAGTGGCTCATTAAGCAAGGTCTGCCCACCATTGGCTTGACGGACATGTACATAGCAGACAACTGCCGCAAGCGTTCGGACGATAGTCTCTCTAATGTCAACTACATGGCGGAGAACGAGACCTACTGCACGAATATCTTGGAGTGGCTGCGCGCTAACAAAACCGGACGAGACACTATCTCAATGGAGATGGAGAAGACGGACGAGTTCGAAGATTGTAATCGTGGCAACTATGAGAGTGAGCGTTACGGCACGCAATACACGTTCCCGCACTTCGTAATCAAGACCCCTAAAGGTAAGATTAAGGCGGAGAGCACATCACGTTATTCCTTTACCCTGCGTTAAGTGGGGTATTGGAAAGACAACAATCCACATCATGTATAACCCATAAACATCAACAACAATGAAACATAGCATTAATATTCTTCAACTTGGTTTGGCAATTTGGTTATTCGCAATCACACTCTTAATGTGTTCGGTCTCCGGAGCACTCTTTGCAGGAGCAGAGACCGGAGCAGATTATCTCTTCGTCTTCGCGTCCGCAAGCCTTGCATGTTTCTATGCAGTCTATACCATACGTACGGCACGTCCGGAGGTGCTCTTCAATCAGGAGGATGACCAGCCGGTAAAGGTGTACCGGAATAGGGATAAAGAGTTCAAGTCCAACGCTGGTTTGGTGATAACCAGAAGTCTCTTCGACAAACTGCCGATACCCATGTGTGCCTATGAGTTCAGCGATGACCAGATGGAGGACTTGGTTGATGACATCGAACTGCGCCTGCGCATATCACGTGGTTATAATGATGAGGACATCAAGGACTTGCTATCCGACATCAAGATATTCCCTAACTACGAAGTGGTCTTCCGGAAACGATACAAGGAGTTCCTCGACACTCTGGAGGCATCCGCAAACATCGTTGGTATGCGTTACTACGCGGCAATGAAACCAGATGAACTTGCCAGCATTCGCACGGCGGTCGTACGGAGGTTTCTGGGCGATGAGCGGGAGGTTGTTGTACTAAATTAAGTACTATGGTATAGCAAATAGGGGTATTTTGTAAAGTTGAGTTTGCAAAATTAAGAAATTTTACATTTTTTCATCGAAAAGTTTGCATAATTCAAAAATTTTACATACCTTTGCATCCAGTTTTAATTAAGGAGGGAAAATAGTATGAACAGAAGTGAATTGGTAACTTTGTTACATTGGTATTCCGATAGGCTCAATTCGGATGGTTACTTATCTTTCGAAGAGGTTGGAAGTCTCCGCCTGACAGAGATTGAAGTTGGTATATGTGGCTACCGCTGGGTAGATGGTCTTCAACTGATTGGCGAGCCGAGCAACAGACGCGTTCTCTTGTGGGTCTGCAACGAGAATAGTCTTGACATCAGGTCGGTGGAACTCTCCACATTGAGCGAGGACAGACTGATTGAATTGTATGACAAGGCTCGCGCTGCGCTGGGCTTTCAAATCTAATGGCTATGTTACAGATGGAACTTTACGGCACATCCATGCCGGACGCGACACATATCGCAATATGTACCTCCGGTGACGTTGTTGGGTTCACCCTTGATAGCGACAACATCGAAGAGGAATACAAAGAAATCATCACCATCCTCACCGCGCAGGGCAAGGTTGTTGACCGGATTGAAACAAGACGAACCTATTGGTGGTTGCCTTTGGATAGTTACAACCAACCGAATGGTTTCGTGGAGGCAATATCACTCTTCCCTATCGACTACAAGTCAATCAAGGAGGCGAAACCGCAAGAGCGTTATCCGTATTGGTGGATATATGATGATGAGTATAGCGCAAATTACCGCGCACAAGATTAACCCCTAATAATCGTTTGTTATGAAAGTAGATGAGATTAAGGTTGCGGCAACCTTTGAAGTGCTGTTTTTCCCAGGCTTTTACGAAAGCATTTTAGAGTCTTCGTCATACATTGATGACACCATCGAAGAGACGGTTCAGTCCTATAAGGATGACGGACAGAATGTTGAGTACGATGACATCGAGGTTCGTGTACGCGACTATGAGGACGCGGTGAGCCGGAAGTTCGTGGAGATTTTCTTTGGAATTATTCCAAAGAACATAGTTTCGAATTTGGAATTTGACCACCTATCCAGTCCGGCTATGTACAATTTCAGCACGGATAAGGTCTTCGCAAAGGCTACCCTTATGGATGGTTGGTACGAAGTCATGTCTCAATGGATGAAAGACCATGAGCAGACCATGCGCGAACGCATTCGGAAAGATTGGACGAGTAGGGATGGCTTTATGTCCTATATATCAAGCAATTACGATGATTGGTTCGACCGCCTCTTGGACGATGACCGCTACTTCGGAATTGTGCTTGGTTACATGATTGAAGAGGAAAACCACAAGGATTGGGCTGACATGTCCTACGACCTCTGTCTGGAGGTTCTGGAGGCTGACTGCGCTCTGTACTACTTCGTTGGTTTGAAGACAGACAAGGGGGATGAGTAACTCTCTCCCTCTTTCTCTTTCCTCGCGCGCACACGCACGCACACACGTGTTAGTCCTTAACCACACAGGGTCCATTCAGAGTAGGTTCACAAAGAAAAAAAATATAAATAAAAAAGAAAAAAAATAATAATATAAATTTAATAGAATAAGATATATTATTCAAAGAAAGAAAATATAAAAGAAAGAAACCAATCTGGATTTGGGTGGATTTTGCAAAGTCCACTTGGCAAAATGAAGTTTTTTAGTATTTTTCTTTAAAAAAATTTGCATATTCCAAAATTTTTACTTACCTTTGTACCGAGTTTCACAAGTAAAGCCTTTCGGTGGTGGCTACTCAACCGATTTTTGACTATGACTACATTGGAAAAACAAGTACTCAATCAGTTCACGGAGTTCGTTCAACGCAATGGCATTGTGCCCAACTACGCACGCTGCGAGGTTCGTTTCCACAACGAAGTTCGCTACTACGAAGACGTGATTGCTCTCAATTCCAATCCGGACGGCAACGAAAACAACCCATTCGATGATGAGGTAATGTTCTACTGCAACGGCTTGGGAGAGTTCCTGCAACTGCTCGCGCACGTTCCTGATGTATCTCAACTCTACGATTTCGAAGAGGGAGACAAGGCTGGGTTCTACTCAACCAAAGAGGATTTCTGCATACTGCGCGTAGTTGAGTTCTTCCGTTGGGACGATGACGTTCCTACTGACCCTCATTCGCTGGATGACCTCAAAGCAGAGGTAGTACGTATCAACCGCCTGCGCACCAACGCTGGTATCTTGGCAAAGAAACTGCTCGCGCACACAATCTCTTTGTTCAAGGAGACGTTCGGCACGAACACAATTTATTTCCCAAAGGACGAAGAGCCGTACGTTGCGTACAGCGTGCCTGATGAGGACAATATCGACTGCGCAGTTCGTTCAATCGAGTTCGGAGATGGAACGAGCATGTACATGCGTCTCTACTCGCCATATAAGGAGGAAGAGTACACTACGAGTGCGGACTACGTGTACAACCAAGCGGACGAAGACCTCGCAGAGGCAATCCTTGCTCAAATTGAGAATGGGCTGTTTGAGCCGGACGAGGCGTGGTATGACATGAGCGAGCCGGAGGATTAACTCCGGTTTTGCTAAGTCAACTTTGCAAAATGCACTTTTTTCGCATTTTTTTCTCAAAAAACTTGCATAATTCAAAATTTTTACTTACCTTTGCACTCGCTTTCGGATTGGGAGTGAACCTAAGCCGCAGCAAGTAACCAATTTTACCCTTTTCGGTTGGTAGGACGCATAACCGATTTGTCACAATGGGAGCAATTCTCGCAGAGACCTACACAATGGTCGTTACAATCAACGGACGTATCAAACACGTTAAGACCGCAACCTGCTTGCAGACACTTCAACGTATCATGGAAGAGGAAGTGCGTTACAACGCGCTCATGCACAAGTCCATATTCCACATGGACGAGAAGAGCGCAGCAGTATCGTTCAACGGAAACCAAATGGGTTGGTTTATCCAAGAAGCGTCTCCGGTCGGCACGCTCATAACGGATAAGGACTTTGAGTTCTCTTCCGACCAGCGCAATATACTGCGCAGAATGAGCCACATAGAGCGTTGTAATTGGCTGGTAGTGCTGGACGAGAACGGCAACGCGAAACGTCACACTTGCGCAACCAACACCGATGGTGGTCATTGGATTGGAGACCTCATTCTATTGCGCAAGGACAATCCGCTTAACCAAATCCGGCTGGACTTGTTCTCCGATGAGAAGTTCATGGTGTTGGATAAGTACCTCGCAACGCACCCGCTCTAACTTCTACGGCTATGGGAAACAACCACACGACCACTCCGGTCAAATACACTCGTCAGCAGTTCTTGGCTATGGAAGACGCACTCGACGAGAAGTTCTTCGTCAGGAATGGCGGCAGGCTTACCAAAGAGGAAATCCTAACCAAACTGCGCGAGTGTGGGGTTGGCAAGCCGGAAGTTGAGAATGTATGTGTATCGCTCTATAACGATGGTAAGATTGTTCACATGCTGGACAACATCATCTTCCATACGCATCGCGACAAAGGGGCTGTGCTTGTGTACAACAACAAAGAGTATTCGCTATCCAGCATGGACTACGTGAAGTTCAGTCGAATGCTGCATAGCCGCAAGCACCAAAACCAAGTCCTGCACATCATCATGCGCCACCCAAAGAGCAATTTTGCAAAGTAGAGTTTACAAAAACGAGATTTTTGACATTTTTCTTTCAAAAAATTTGGAAATGTCAGAAATTTTACTTACCTTTGCACCCAGTTTTAACAATTAGAACCTTTCGGGGTATAGGTCAACCGATTTTTGACTATGTTGTCAGCACGAAATCTTTCCATTGGTGAGCGCGTATATGTCGCTACCGAAGACTACCAACAAGCGGTAGGTAAAATCGTTTCTATCGGTGATAAGAAGTCCGGCATGGTACACTTCTCCGGGGATGAACTCAACGTGAATGTTGCCGTTGCCCTTGAACGTGACTGCGAGGACGTAGGTGTGGCTGGTGAGGTTTGTAACTTCAACAACCAAGACATCTATAAAATTGCTCGCGACCGCTATTTTCAGGGTGAGGACGTATGCTATGAGCACCACACCGACATCGACTACCCATACTATTGCCCTGCGTTCGATGAGAACTGCTACGCAATAGAGACTGCGCTCCTGCGCAATCACGACACCAAAGACGAGCACCGCATTCTTGATACCTGCGATGGTGAAATCATGCTGCGGCAAACGTACGACTGCGACACCAATTCGGGAACGATTGACGCGTATATTGGTGACAACTACGATGATTACATCGGCACTATCTACGGCAATATCCAAACGGATAGCGATGAGGTACTGGAGAAACGCTTAAAAGAGGGAGGTTTGCTATGAACGAAGACATCACCATTTTCCACGAACCAGCGGAGATAATAGAGGTATTCCTCGATGAGGTAAAACATCCGTTTGCATTCAAGCGTGCAGTTGAAAGCCTTATGTTAAGTGGCGTGGATGAGGACTACGCTCGCCGTGTTATCTCAACCACTCCGTTCGTCCTTGAAGTGGCTTACTCCAAAGACAGAGGCTTGTTCGCAGTAGAGAGCGAGGCTTTAGGAAGTCTCGGAAACGAAATGTTCGACCCGTACACCGGAGAGAACGTTCAGGTAGAGGGTTATGACGATACAACTGAATTATCGGCATGAAAAAGTGTATTGTAGCCATAGACTATCACACCCACACGCAGGCTGACCACTTCAAGGTTGTTGCGGTGATAGACAATAATCCGGAATTGCTGGCGCAGACCATTGAGGAACATGCTCGCCGTGTCGAGGAAGAGATAGAGCGATATAACCTCTTTGGTGGCTGTGACGCTCGCAAGTACGTGGACATCATTGATGGTCGCGAGGTATATGGAAACGGAGTTGTCTTTGTTGACCCTATGGGGCAGCAGGCAATCAACATCTGTGCCTACGATGAGGGTACAATGCTCACCATCATCATGTACGTCTGCGATAAGTATGGTGAGATAAGCACCGCCAATAAGCACATGAAAGTCTTCACCCCAAAAGAAGACACCGGATGGTGCAAGTGCTTTGAGGATAACGGAACGGACTTTGAGTATCACCTTGCTCAAATCAAGAGACGTCCAGAAAATAGCAGCATGCGACCGCGTTTCCACTTCAACATCTATGACGCAGAATTTATTGTGCGTAAAGTTGGTGAAAATGGCGAGCACACATTCTATGTTGAAAGTATTGAGGCTGACCTCGACTGGGCACTTCTGTACATGGCATATTCCGCCTGTCGTGACCTGTACGTGGTTGACAAGTAAATAGAAATTAACATAGCAATGGCAAAATACAAAGTTACACTCCATAGAGATATGGCATTCCTCACCATCGTTGAGGCAGACACCAAAGCCACAGCCGTCCAGCAGGTAATGCAGCAGTCTAAGAAAATTGGTCTGGAGAGCATGGTAATGCTGGGTGAGCACGCTGAGGCTGACATCGCAGCAGAAGACGTTGCATTCCGCGTCACCGGTTCTGGTGAGGTTATCGCCCTTTTCTCTGGCTACCTACCAGATGAGAACGACCAATATCCGGCTTACACATTGGCAAAGGGTCAGTTCAACTGCGACTTCGCTGACATCTACGATAAGAGCAGGGAGGCAACTCCGGACGAGTATGCCAAACTCAAAAAGCACATGGAGGATAACGGCTACGTCCTGCACGTCATGTCCGCTGAAGAGGCAAAGGAGGCTGTTGAGGACTATAACGAAACAGACGATAACATCGTTGAGACCCAATACGGCAAAGTTAGTATCGTATATCGCGATGAGGGGTACGGAGGCTACTTTGACGTATATGTTAAATCAAACGAGAAAGTAGAACGCTACGACTTGCTCATCGGTTCTGTTAACGACAACGAGGACGAGAGCGTGATGATGAGGGAAGTCGAGGAACTACTCATCGAATATAGTAAAACTCAAATGTAGTACACCTATGGCAAAAGAGAAATTCACATTTCGCGTGGTAGAGGTAATTCTACTCGTAGCAATGGCAGTAACATTTATTTCTGCTTATTCCATGACCACCCGACCGGCTTGGGAGGTTCAACAGACCACAGACACGACAACAATCTACATCGTGCCGCCGGCTTACCCCGACACAATCTTGGACACGCTTGCGTTGAACAAGGACAACTTCCACTATGTCTGCAAGCAGTTGGATATTGAACACCCAGAGATTGTCTATGCACAGGCTCGCCTTGAAAGTGGTAACTTCACAAGTTCTGTGTTCAAACAGAAGAACAACATGCTTGGGTTATATGATTCGTACAATAAGACCTATTATTCATTCAGTAACTGGGTTGATTGTCTGCGAGGGTATAAGAACAAAGTGCAGTATAAGTACACCGGCGGAGACTACATCAAGTTCTTGGAGGAACTGCCGTACGCTGCCGATAAATCGTACACAAGAAAAATCCGTATGCTCGTTGAGCAGCGGTAAATGTTATTTTACATATTTAAAGTTTAATAAAATTTAATTGCACCGGCTCGTGAGAGTAGGTGCTTTTTTTGTAAAGTCCACTTAGCAAAATAAATTTTTCCGCCAAAAGATTTGCATAATTCAAAAATTTTACTTATCTTTGTAGTCAGATTTGAAATTGGATGGTCTGGATATGTAATCCAGATTGTATGACTAACTGAAAATAAGGTAATAACAATAAAACGTTCTCCGTTCGCGAACAGAAAACACACAACGCTTATGAAGACACTATCGTATGTTCTGTCACTCACCGGTGCTGACCAGACCAAGAAATACGTCTCAATCGACCATCATGGACACATCCATGCCGTTGACAAAATAGAGGACGCAAACCGGTTCAAATACGTAGCCAGCGCAAGGAAACAAGAGATTGCAGTCCGTCAATGGGCTACATCATCACCGGAGCAGTATGAGGTGAATCTGGAGGTGTGTAGGTCATAAACGCCCCTATTTTGCAAAGTAGAGTTTACAAAATGAAGATATTTTGCATTTTTCTTTCAAAAAATTTGCATAATTCAAAAATTTTACTTACCTTTGCAGCCGAATTTGAAAACCCACTAAAAACCTCTCCATGTATAGGCAATGGATTTGTGTTATGAAAGACGTAAAAATAACTATGGAAGACTTCAAGCGTATCTTCTTCGGAAACCAATTCTTTGGTGCAGATAAGAAAGCAATCATCAACCGCTGGGAGTTGGATAGAGGTGCGCAGGACGGAGAACAAGTCTTGGACATCACCGACAAAGATGACTTCAAGGCTCTCGTTGACCGCTATGGTATCTCTACCGCAGTTGATTTCCATAACCGCTACTTGTGCAATGGCACGCGCTATGTGCTTGGCGGAAACAATTTCGAATATCCGCAAGAGGTGGATAACATCGAGAAAATGTTCATGGGTCTCAAAGACGAAATCTTTGAAAGTGCTATGGCTCACCCACATGCGTTCGCTGACCTCTTTGCGTATGAGCGCATTATGACTGACATCTATACACGTTTATCCGAGAATAACAAATAAGGATATGGCACGCATACACGCTTACGATAAGACACGCAAGGTCGTGTATATCGAGTTGAAGTACGTTGAGGAAGACCGAGTATTGTGTGAGGTTTACAAGACTTCCACAAGCAAACTTCCAATACACAAGTTTTACATCACAGACTACGACTACCACATGAACGTCCTGAACGCGCTGGATAGTGTGGCAAAGATGAGTTTTAAGTAATTTTCTAAAACCTTTCGGTGTATAGGCAAACCGATTTTTAATTATGAAACTTTTCAAATTAGTCAACATCGTATGGGACACTGATGGTGAGAATGCAAACCTGCCGGAGAGCGCAATCATGCCGGTAGATGATAACGCACGCATTGAGGACGTGCAGATGGACGGAGCAGACTACCTCTCCAACAAGTACGGCTGGTGTGTTCAGTCATTTGAGATTGAGGAAGTGAAGACCCCATTCAAGGTGGATAGTATTCAACTTCTCAAAGACATCTTATCCGGTGATGATGAGAACCATGAGTTCTTCCTTATCGTAGGCGGTTGCATGCGCTCCGACAAGGTAATGACCTACTTCTCGGTGGACAACACATTCTTCGTCATTAACGAGATTGACGATACCGAGCAAATACTCACCGAAGAGCAACTCATGGACGAGAACTATACCAATATCGGAAAAGGTATTGCGGCAGGTGCGTTTTACTTCCTCTATTAGTTGAAAAAGAGGGGGTAAAACCCTATATTAGTAATAACTAAAACACTCACAGATATGGGATTGTTAGGACAGATTATTTGTGACGCAATGAACGATGGTGTCACAGACGAGACAAAGAAATGGCACGTTGCCGATACCGGCGAAAAGCCGCGCGTTATCCAGACAGCAGCACAAGCCAAGTATAGTGACGTACGCAAGACAGAACGTAATTACATCGGAGGTGTACATGCAGGGCAATAGAAACAGAATACCATACAAGGGTCAAACATGTCTCTACTTTGAAGAGTTTGGAGACCCAACGCGCCGGTGCTATCGGAACGCTGATGGTAAGCGATATAATAAGTCCAAGAGGGATAGGCAGTTCGCGCCGGTGAAGTCCATCGTGGATGAGTTGTACGATTTAGCCGCAGCCAACCGGCGCATCACCGGTATTCGTGACATTGCCAATAAGTTGACAGATGAGATTAAAAAACTTGAAGAAACACTATGACGAAACAAGAACAAGCATACCAACGCGAGATAGAGCAAGCGTCTCTTCGTCCGTTACAGATTTATACAGAGCACTTGGTTCAGGTACTCCGGAAGAACAACATCAAGCAACTCGCCATTGAGCCGATGATTGTCCTGCATGCCGGTTGTGCCGTTGAACTGACCGGTGTCACCTATGAAGAGAACTCTGTGAAGTTACTACTCACCGGTGTTAAGGACGCTTCTATCCCCGCTATTGAGTGTGTTCTGGACTACCAACGTCTCTATGCTCGCACCATCGCAGCTGGTGAGAAACTCGCATATCACGACACAAATGGGTACGTTTTGTAAAGTGGACTTTGCAAAATAAACTTTTTTGCACGATTTTTCGTGAAAAATTTGTATAATTCAAAAATTTTACTTATCTTTGCAGTCGAATTTACCAACACACGATTATGAAAGAGATTTTTCACGAAATGTATGTAAGCCTTGAAGTGGCTCAAATGCTAAAGCAGGCTGGTTTTAATTGGGAGTGTCAGTATAGTTTTTGTCGTATCAATGGTAATGACGAACTCTGCAATCGCCTACTGATGTCGAATTGGAATGCAACTAATGAGGTTTCCGCTCCCACACTCGCAGTAGCGCACAAGTGGCTACGTGATGTACATGGGTACGATATTTCCATTAACGTGGTTCAACTGCCGCATGGATATATTCCTGGCCTTTGGCGCACCGATGAAAAGGGAAACGTCCGCCTTGTAGCAGATAGTTTCACATTGCAAAAAGAGCATGACGCAGCATTGCTCGTAGGTATCAAGAAATGTTTAACCTATATTTTGGAGGACTGATTATGACAGAAGAACAACGCAACGTGTTTGTGCAACATGCAGCACTCATCGCATGGGATTTCCGCCACAATAATAACACCAATCTAATGGACGCACTTCTGCGCATGGCAGACTTCGCATTCAGTCAATGTAGTGACGTATGGATTAAGTGTTCCAAGCGCATGCCGGAAGAGGGTGATGAAATCTTCTATTGGTGCAGAACCGGTGGTAATAACTATCGCGACCACAGATATGTTTCAAAAACAGACTTGGAGCGAATGACCGGTGATGATTATTGGTTTCCTGTTCCACTTCTAAAATCGGAGGAATAACTATGGCAAAAGCAATCGAGACAACAATAGTCCTCAATAACCAGTGGGGTCACGTCTATGCACCGGAGACATTCCCAAGCAAGCGTCAGGCTCTGGAGCACGCTCGCTTTATGATAGACAACGGATATGCGTGGGCATACAGAATTATCAAGCCCAAGCAAGTTAAGAACCAACAAAAGTAAACGATATGCAGTTATTACATGCTTTCAATGACCTCATCAATCGAGTTGGTGAGAAGAAGAGTGAGACACTCGTTGTGAACACTCCAGACAAAATGCGTTCGCGTACAGCGATGAGTGAAGAATTTAAGCGGGCAAAAGCACGCAAGGCTCGCAAGAAACACAACCGCCAATAACTTCAACCTATGAGTGAGTTAGAATTAGCAAAATTTCGCGACGATACTTATAATCGTCTTATAGAAACATTTGATATGAGCCACGAGCAGGCAAACTTCGTGATTGCTCTGGAGATACACACGCACTCTACACTTGGTGCGGCATTGTACGAAATCAATGATTTCCTTGACCATATAGGGGTGTAATTGTAAAGTAGAGTTGGCAAAATTGAGATTTTCTGCACTTTTTCCTCGAAAAATTTGCATATTCCAATTTTTTTTACTTACCTTTGCAGCGTATTTCACTTAAAGCCTTTCGGTGGCGGCATATCAACCGATTTTTAATTATGAGAAACGTAATGTTTGTAGTATCATTTCTAAAGCGCGAGAACGATGGTATTCCGTCCAGCAAGACGATTGGTGTCTTCGATAACAAGAAACTCGCCGGCGAATGCCTTGACGCACTCTTCCACAAGACATGCGACTATATCGGTCGCAAAGAACTTGGTACGTATGAGTACTACACCGAATGTGATAGTTTCCACTTGGAAACGGACATGATGGACATCTACGATGGCAAGATTGAGAAAGTAACGTTGAACCAACTATAATCCCTACGGCTATGGTTAACATTGAAACATTGGATAAGCGCATTCAGTCAAAGGACACAGCGATTGAGAAGAAACGTGCCACGATGGAAAAGCGAGCCGCTACAATCGCAAAGGGTATCGCCTATCTCCACAAGTGTGGCTTTGAGGACTTGACGGAGGAAATCATCGGCAATACCAACCCTTATACTCTATGTGACAAACTTGGGTTTAAATACCCATCCACGAACATGGATAAGGTGTTCAGCCTGCACTCCGCAATCGAAATGCAGCAGTCCTCGCAGCGTGACATCAACTATCTCCAGCGAGAGAAGGAATTGCTTGAACAAGAGAAGGCTCGCGTTCAGGGAGCAATGCAGGCTGCGACTAAAGCATATGACAATAATTTGGAAGACGCATTCCGGCAAGCATTCGGTCAGTTCCATGACGCGTACATCAACAAGATGGTTGAGTATCACACCAAACTATTCTTCCACTACCAGAACCACAAGGCGGCTTGGAAAAAGAAATTGGATGAGTTAACCGCAGAGCGTAGAGAGATTGGGGTTTACAACTACAACGACATCCTAACACGCCAACGCGTCAAGGTTATCGAGAACGAGCAGGGTGAGTTGAGACGAATGCTCGGACATGAGTGCCTGCGCTACCCATCGTGGACAGAATACATCTACCAGCACGTGATGGAAGAACTCGAACGATACTGGGACACTTCCATAAAGACGCTCACCACCAAGTGCTCGAAGATGGGTCTCAACCAATCAGCCATTCAGGTGACTAACCCAGAGTGCACCGGCAAGGGCTTCGAGGTGACAATAACCGATGGTGGTAAGCGCAGAATCTACGCCAGACTTATCTGGGCGGCAGAGGATAGCATTCTTGTAACACCGCACTTCCGATATATTGTGACGGAGAGGAACTAATCCTCTCCACCGCAATCGGGTGTACTAAATTAAGTACAAACACTATGAAAATCTATCAAATACAATACGACTACGACGAATGGCACGAGGGAGGACTGATGGGTGACTACAACACACAAGAGACGGCAACCTGTAATGTGTTCTACGCTTCACCGGAAGCCGCAGCCAATCACATCGAAGAACAGAAGACAGCACATCCATTTGGACACAACTTCCAGATTGTACATGTCGAAGTAATAACCGAATAACACACAGCGATTATGAAGAAATACACCATCACCTGTACGGAGGAGCAACTCAACCTGATAGCAGACGCTGTTGAGGATTGGGGCAGATTCCTCGCCGGTCAATGCGGAATGAACCACGCAGCATGGACATTGGAACACCCAGAGCGTTGCAGACAACTGCAAGACACCCTGGAGGAGAAGATACCACCGATTGTCGTGCCAGACCTACCACCGCATGCTTCCTATAGTTGGAACGGAGGCTCGTGTAAGGTAGAGGCGCAGCGTAGAGCCATCGCCATGAGTTATGGAATCTACCGCCAGATACTTCACTTCAAAGCCTGCCAGAGACCAAAGGATAAGTGGAATGTCTATCAGGGTGAAACACTCACCTGTAAGGAGCAAGGTCCGCTCATCCAGATTCAGGAGATTGATGTACCGGATGTTGAACAATAAACACACAGAGCCATGTCACTTACAAACGCATTACTTATCGCCATCCTTGCGGTTCTCGTACTGAAGTAACCGGTGGCACGTTCCCATAGTTCAATTGGATAGAATAAGGACCTCCTAAGTCTTAGATTCGGGTTCGAGTCCCGATGGGGGCACTTTTGCAAAGTCAAGTTAGCAAAATGCAGATATTTTACATTTTTTTCACGAAAAATTTGCATATTTGAAAAATTTTACTTATCTTTGCAAGCGAATTTAAATAACAACTAAAACCTCTCAATGTATAGGTTAATTGATTTTTCGCGTATGCAGAAAATGTATGACATCCAGTTGAGTGGAACACTCATGACCGGAGAGAAGTTTACGGAGTTGGCGGAGAACCACATGTTAGGTGGTATCAAGCACCGCTATAACGCACGCACCATCGAGTACGAAATGGGAACATATTTCAATGCCAAAGAGGATATGCGTGCATTCAAGTCCTACTGCGAGCAGCAAGGCTACAAAGTGATTTGCAGCGAGCACAATCGCAAGATGTCAACACAAGGCGGTGAATTGGTAGCCACGCTACGGGATTATATCTCAATGTCTATCTAACCCGCTTTTCGGACGTTCTGAGCGCATTTCGCGCATTTGGTGAGCAACTTATCATCCACATACGTTACGTGCGCTCAGACGCGTTCTTTTCACAACAACGTTTCACATTAATATTTCATCAGTATGAAATCACTTGAACAAATCTTGACCGAGACATATGGTCACAAGCATATTTTAAAAGAGAATGGTGACCTCACCGAAGTGGGGTACAAGGACATGCGCAAACTTGAGACACTCTTGGCTGACCTTGAGTTGCTGGGCTTGCCGATAGACGCACCGAAGTGTATTCGGGAGTTAGATAAAATCATTAGTGAACCAACCTATTAAATTTTTGAGACTATGTGGACAAAAGGAAAACCGGTTCAGTTGCGTTTATTCAAACGTCCGGATTGCATGGAGAACCCTGCAAGCAAAGAGGCTTATAAGTACCTGCGCTATCTCTTGGATGGCTACGCAGAGAGTTTTGAGGAGAAGGATGGCGAAGTCATCTACACGGCACTTGACGCTGCCGATGGCGCAGACATGATTGACCTCGTGTTGGGTCGAGTTGGTGGTCGCTCCTTTGACTACCGGAATGCAGCACGCGTCTATTGCTACGAGTTGCGCATCATCAAAGAGCGTTACGGTGGCGATAGGGCAGCACGAGCCGCAGCCAAGAAAGCTGCCAAAGAAAGTGCTAAACGAGCTAAGAAGGAGGCAAAGGCATGAAACCGCATAAGCTTACCGTGTATGCATCAAACGCCTACACCGGAAAACAGTACATCGTAGACGAGTTCGTGTCCTACCTCAGAGTCAGCGCCTGGCTTCACCTGATATGGGTCACCAAGAACAGAGTCGACTTCAACGCCGGTCTGGTATATTGGTATGTCTTCGACCAGGGAGAACCGGTATACCTGCAGGCGCCACGGTGAGTCCCTTGTACTTAATTTAGTATAACGTATGGATACACAAGTGTTTTTCCTCAAGGAGAATGGGAATGGTATACGACTCACCAGGGCGAACCTAACCCATTATACAAAGGACTCGAAACCAAAGATTGGCTTCGCAGAGAAAGACGCCGTCCGTGAATGTTATCGATTAAACTCGAAACCAACCCAGACTCATAAAGCCGTCGCATACAAGTGTCCAACCTGTGGCATGTTCCACATTGGACAAAAACATGCAGTGCTAACGAATGAAGACCGGGAGGACTACGCAAAGCGTCTGAAGATGCTGAAGTTCATTGGATAATAACCAATTGATATACAGCAAGTTGTAAACTTTTTTCAAAAAATCGTCGAAAAGATTTGCATATTTCAAAAATTTTACTTATCTTTGCATCGGTTTTTGATTCAAACACATCACGCATATGAAACAAATTGATTTTTACTCAGAGCAAACTGGCGAACTCGTTGTTAAGCAAGAACAAGGTTCCCACGTCGTAAACGTCTACAAGCCGTCCGGAGAGCACATCTGTGACATGGATGGATACTGGCTTTCTGACATCATTGATGACAGCGCACTGGACTACTATCGCTTCATCGAGGACTTCGTTGCTCAGAACAAGTAAACAATGTATAACCTTTAAACGATTCACTGTCATGAAGAAGAGTTTAGCCGATATTATCGCAGACCAACAAAAGGGTATTGAAACACCGGACGCCTTTGGGCTCTACGTCAACAGCGCTGAGGCTCGCGTCAGTTAATAAAAACACACACGTATATGTCAGACACTAAGAATTTAAATCTGCTCAACCTGTATCGCTATCTGCGCGCCAAGCACGACCATCGACCGTATACGGACATTACTGAAGTACGCCGTGATGCATTCGAGTATATTCAGGAGTCTAAGGCTATCGATGTAGCACAACTGCACACTGAGACATGCACCACTGCTTCGTCCATGCTGTCCACCAGAGTCGTCTCGTACGGGACTCTCACCATGGCTCACGGATACGACGAATCCATACTATTCCTGAAGGGGCAAATCGTCTACATGAAGGGATTGGTACGAATCTTCTCAGAGTTCAAACCTGGGCTTCGCATGGTTACCTCTAGCCAGAGACTGATGGATATCGCTCACGTCGGACAGGCTCTAATATCTGAACGAGGAGAGGAAATATTCCTGGACGCTATGAAGACGCTGCGCTGTTTCCCGGAGTGGAACACGTACGATAAGGCCATCAAGGATGCTGCCGAGCGAGCTTACCAGAAAGAGCTTGAGAAGTTCCGGAAGGCGCTCATATCATCCAGTCAGGTCTTCAGTGTTCCAGGAGGACAGCAGTCCAAGCTTCCATCGACCCGCACTTCCCTTAGGGCGTTATTCAATATCACCAGGAACAAGGAGCTTAACGGAGTCGTCGAGATGAGTCCGGACAGCATGTTCGTCATCGAGAATCGTGCTACCGGAGATATCATTGCAACAGTAACCGTGGTGAAGGATTGAGAAAAATCGTCCAAAGGATTTGCAAATCTCAGATTTTTTACTTATCTTTGCATCACAATTTGAATTAACCCGCCCGTTGTACTAAATTTAGTACATGGCATAAACATCAATCGTTATGGAGAATAAAAAGCTTTTTGCCGTTCAGTTGCTCGGCACTAAAAAAGAGAAGTATCTCGTACGCAACTACATCTACAAACAAAACCTGTTCACCAGGAATCTTGACTACTGTCACGTGTTCAAGTCTGAGCAGTCCCTGAAGAACGCAATGCATTTCCTTGAGGTGCGCGGTTACCGCTGTGAGGCCATTCCGGTTGAGTTGTATTAACATAAAAACTACGAATCGATATGGAACACATGCACGCACTCGTCACCTTCTCTCTGGATGTAAACGCCATCCAGCTTGACAAGAACCCGTTCAAGAACTGGTATAAGCAGCGCAAGCAGACTCGCTGGAACAAGCGCCACTTCAAGCCGCTTCTCCATAAGATGCTTGAGTCCTGTGGAATCGACGGCATGACTCTCACCAAGGGAACCGGCCTCTACCGCTCAGACTCCGGTCAGGTATACGAAGAGGAGTCTTACACTATCGACTTGGTCTTCACCAAAGGTCCTTCAGTGGATAAACTCGCCCGCACTATCTGCCACACCTTCTACCAGGAATCCGTCTTAGTACGCGAGGTTGAATACACCAACGTTCAATTAATCCCAGAGAACAATGAGCAGGACGAGGAGTAGAGTACAAGTAGACCCGGATGCAGTATTCACATCCTGCCATGGTACCATCAAGACATCTCGCTCAGAGCTAAACAAAGAGATGGGTCTACCTAGAGTCCTGAAGATGGATGACGGACAGTTCGCGGCCTTCCTCGATATCGCCGAATACGATATGGAAGAGAAGGGCTACAGCAAACAGATGGCCATGGAACTTGAGTACCGAACAACGTTTAATCCTTATTACCTCAGAAAGAAGAAGAAATGAAACGATTCATCCTATGTATAAGCATCGTACTCCTCTGCAACGCCTGCGAATTCCTGCAGTATAACGAACCTGAAGATACTGGATACCGGACAGAGCGTAACACCACTCCCGGTGACAACAACACTGCAGGTAATAATAACACAGGCACCACGCAAGGCAACAACACCACTGGGACAACCAACACAAGTGGCAAACCTGGAAGCCCGTACACTGTCTACTACGACGAACACGGAGTCTGCTGGATTACGGCCTACATAGGATATCAATGGGACAGCTATAAGTTCTGGCCTCGTCATGATGGACAGTACGGGAACAACAAGGTGAGTATCCTCCAATTCCCGGCGTCAGGAGGTGATGTCATCTTCGAGATGGTAAATATGTACACGTACTTCTCGCTATATATCACCAATTATAACAAGTACGAAGCCGCAGCCGTCTATTACTTCGACGAGGACAACGGGTTCCCTGGAGTACTATCCTTCAGCCAATACGGCACGGAGTACGAGAGGGTCTACTATCACCTGATTGTTAAGGAGAACGTAACCAGTCGACCGGTGAGTGAGTTCTGTCAGGCACACTGGACAGCCAACTACGCCAAACAGGCCTTGAGTGAATTCCACATACAGTGCAGACAACTTGCCGCCGGCGACCACAGTTCGAATCAAGTCATACTAATTGATTATTGAACACGCGTCGCACAGCCTGCGCACACACGGGGGTGCTTGTACTTAATTTAGTACATGGAGCCTCAGCAGACATAAAAAATAAAAAAAATGCAAAAAAATTAACGAAATTGTTGCGTATATGAAAAAAAAGTACTATATTAGTGATGGTTTTTGATATGTAACGCATATTTATAGACCACAGGGGTAACGCATAGAGGCTTGTAACTTACGTCAGACCATAAAAACGCAAAGGGCGACGGTCTGGCTACCCAAGCACGGTTCCTATCAAGACAATAACAATTAACTTGGTACCGGCATTTACCGTCCGCGAAATCCCTTACATGCGGTTGTAGCACAACATGCTGAGTGTGCTGTTCAAACCCGAACAGAGATGGGGCTGGCTACCGCCCAACCGCTCAACTCCATGAATATGGCGCCGAGACCTCCAGAGCGAAATCTGCGGGCACTACAATGACACGATGTGGTTCTGAAAAGATTTTCTTAGTAGGAAGCCTGGGGTAACCTGGGATTGTGTCAACTCTGGGCCGGGTAGTGTAACGGCTAGCACGTCACATTTGCACTGTGACAGAGGGGTTCGAATCCCACCTGTGTCCACTAAAAACGTTCTTTGAAATTTGTACCTTAGACTAATTTCCAACCGACTGGATTTCCAGGAGACCTAAGGGGCGCCTCGCTGCTATTCTATCGCGGCACCATGCTCCGGGCTCCACACTTTCCCACGTGCCATTCGGGCGCGTGCCCATACTTACCAATCAATCATTTTCCCACCAGTCGGTTCCGTGGTGGCGGCGCTTTGTTTCAATAGTTACGCACACTGGCTTCGCTATCGAAAGCCGCGCCGCCCCACACTCCTTTACAGACTATCACGTTCAGTGTATCATTCGCGGGTAGAACCCGCTGGCGGGCAGAACCCGCACGGGGCTGAACCTTGCCTCTCCGTAACCCCATCTAACCGGTTTCCCGGTAGGCGCTCAATGGAGCTTCCTGATGGACGTAGAGCAATCCTGTAGATATAGTGATACTAATTTGCAGAATAAAACAGGGTGAGAATAACGCAACAGGTGAGTAGAACCGCACGCGGTGTAAACCATTATCCAATGGGGCATGTTGAGATTCGTTTCTTCATGTCGACCAGTGACAAACCCGGACGCAGGCGACGAAGCATATAGCCATTGCGCGAGGGCATATCTGAATGAAATCTTCAGTTTCACCAGTCCGTAAGACGCAGTACGATAGTTTGTATTTAACACCGGTGTGGCCGCCGTCTCCGTCTGGCTTGTGCACCACCTCCTTTCCGCAAAGCAGCGAGAGGCCGCATACATCGGTTCTTATAGACTGACTGAACTCAATCAGTCAATCCTATTTCATCCGGGTGACGACTCGTCAGCATCTATCTCGATAGCATGCTCTGTCAACACCCACTGGGGCTTCACAATTCGTACCGACCCGGATGAGACATGGCAGCCTAGAGCCTAGTCGAGATAATCTAGGAGCCGCAGCGACTTAACACCCGATGCGGAGGGTACCGGTCTCCTATATGGCCGGATATGTTTGAGGTGTAGTGTTATTTTTACTCGTGCGTGTTATTGCCGTAAAGTACAGCACTTATCGCGTATTAGACACTTCACCAAGAGCTTCTGGAGCCGTTTTCCCAACTTTCTTGAGGTTGTGGTTTCAGATGATAGCGCCAGTCTGGCTGTGGTCGGGTTTGGATTGTACTTTACCGACTTGTGTAGGTCAGGACATAGTAGACCATAGGCAAGGTGCAAAGACTCTACGTGCACGGTAGTCAAGAAGTCTTTGTTTTTATGCCTCCATAGCTCAGTTGGTCAGAGCGGCTGATTTGTAATCAGCAGGTCGCTGGTTCGAAGCCGGCTGGAGGCTCGCAACTGAAGAAAATGCGTGAATGAGGCATCACAATAATCACAGCCAGCTACGTTCCCTTTCGTAGTTCCTACTTGGGATGTGTGTTATACGACCTCGTGTCTAAGTTGATGTTTTTATTAATTTTTTCATCAACGCTACACACAACCAAGAGGTTTTTTGAAACTAATAGCTCTTTGAGAGACTACATATCGCGCTATAGAGCAGTGGTAGCTTGCCAGGCTCATAACCTGGAGGTCGGTGGTTCGAATCCATCTAGCGCAACAACGTAAACAATAACAACATTAACAACAAGATTGAATTATGAAGAAGTTTCTTTTCATGCTGCTCTGTGCGGCGCTGACATTAACATCGTGTAAGTCTACCCAATTCGGGCTGGCGTATAACGTTGCTATCACTGGTGATGGTGACGGCGAGTTCGAAGTGGTATTCCCCGAAGGTTCGTATTCCATGGACGGTACGGCAACTCTGGCTCTCAAGCTCGGTGATACCATCCCGTTCAATAGTCAACAGGTATCCTGGCAACAGGAAGTGTTGGAAAAAGGTAATGCGAAAGAGATTGCTGCAATGAAGGCGGTTAACGATTCACTCGCAAGTCGATTCAGTGCAAACGCAGCATCCGGAACATACGATATTTTAGTGCAGGGATATGTTAAAGAAATTGGAACAGGCCTCACGTTCTCGGTGAACCGACGGTTTACAAATCGGGAGCAACCCAACAAGGTAAAAGAGGCAACGGTAGTAGATGAGTTCCCATTTATTGAGTAACATCAACTAACCGGTTCTAAACAGGCAGGGCATATCGAAGGCACAAACTTCAATTACCTTGCCTGTTTTTATTTGCCCTATCGTCCAATGGCAGGACACATGATTTTGGTTCATGGAATCCCCGTTCGAATCGGAGTGGGGCAACAAATATAAAATAAGGGAAAGTTGGCCTGGAAGCAGCCATCTTCTAAGGAGTGTGCAGAAAGTGCCCTATGAGCCTTAGGCAACTGGGAGTTAATAGCCCAGAGTGTTATTGACTGTAAGGGAGACATCCACAACATGACATTGGTAATTCAATGGTCTGCCGTCCATAATGGGGTAATCAGTCCACCCTCAAGAGAATGGTACGTTGGCAGTACGGCGGGGTTATGAACCCACTTCTGGTAGGACTTACGGGAGGGCTTTGGCGTAACAGCACACCCTTATTTTATATTACACAGGAGTGTAGCTCAGTTGGTAGAGTAGCGGTCTCCAAAACCGTTGGTCGTGGGTTCGAGCCCTACCACTCCTGCAAAAATACAGCGTACAATGGAAACAAGATGCTTAGAGTGTAAGTTCTTTAATGTATGGGATGGCGACCCTGTATGCCTACATCCAACTGTGTGGCAGGTAACTCTCCCTGATGCAATTGAGGATTGTAAGAAGCATGAGCCGGAGCCTTTTGAGGGTAACGTCACATCGCATAAAGAGGAATGGGAAGCCGCAGCACCGGACTTCTTTAAAAGATACTACATCGACAAATCGCTTGCTGAGGCTTACCTGAAGCACCATCCTGAGCACGCTGACATAATAGATATTTTGGGAGGATAACGGCACGAGTCTGTAAAACTCGTCTGCTTCATCAAATCGTCGTAGTGGACTCTAGCAGTAGGGGAGTTCGAGTCTCTCTCCTCCCACAAATTGGTCACATAGTTCAACTGGCTAGAATTCCGGCCTGTCACGCCGGGGGTTACGGGTTCGAGTCCCGTTGTGGCCGCCAGACAGCTGGAGATTACGTATCAGAAAGTGCTGTACACACCCCTTTAGTCCAATCGGTAGAGGCAATAGGCTAAGAACCTATACAGTGTCAGTTCGAATCTGACAGGGGGTACACATATTGGAAGGATGGCGGAGTGGTCTATCGCGCCGGTCTTGAAAACCGGAGGCCTGCAAAGGTCCGGGGGTTCGAATCCCTCTCCTTCCGCATATTTATAATGAGGATGCACTCCTAACGAGGAGGCGTGGGTGAGTGGTTGAAACCACCGGTATGCTAAACCGGCGAGCTGTAAAAGGCTCCGTAGGTTCGAATCCTACCGCCTCCGCATTATGAAACAAATATACAAAATACTTTTCCTGTTGTTGGTGGCACTTTTACTTCCATCCTATACTCCCATCCACAACCAACAACAACGCATACCAGAACAGAATACATATAGATACGGCCACACAATGGATGGGTATGGTCAGACATCACGGCAGTACTACATGAACGGTTCCGGGCGCAACGGTGGGACACCCCAGGATAATGGTCAAGGCCAAGGTTCAGGAGGTGGAAGGCCGCAGTCCAGACGGGTTGTAGTGTATGGGGGAGATGGCAGCGAATACGACACCGGCAACTCCACGCAAGGCAATCCGACAAACGGGATGTGGGAAGATGGGTACGAATATAGGTGGGACGGAACCTATTGGTGGCGTACAAACGACGGTGGTAATACTTGGGACAGATGGAACACTTATCTGGGATTATGGTATCATTGGTGGACGTTAGATGGTAAGAAACCAGGAAGTGGTGCTGTTACTGTTTACCCAGAAAACCCAACTCCTGTCGGTGATGGTCTATATGTGATGTTCATTTGCGCAATGTGCTATGTGCTATATCAATGGTATAAATCCAGGAGAGCCGCAGCACAATCAATACAATAGTCTCGTAGCTCAGAGTAAAATAGAGCGCCGCACCGATAAGGCGGAGGTCTGTGGTGAAAGCCCACACGGGACTATTTGGACTGGTAGCTCAGTGGTAGAGCGGAGGCCTGAAGAGCCTCGCGTCGGTGGTTCAATTCCATCCCGGTCCGCAACAGTCATATCGTCTAGTGGCCTAGGACATCTCTCTTTCACGGAGGAAACACGGGTTCGAATCCCGTTTTGACTACCAAAGAATTGTGTTGAATCTCTATTTATTGTAGAAGTAAAACACACACTATGTACGACATAACCAAACACCGCGACATAACGAAATACATCGTTTATCCAAGCAAGAATAAGATTCGCAACTGTGACTTATTCCCACCGGACGCAACCAAGCTTCCCATTGTCAGGAACTCGATGTATAAGACGTATGCACTCAACGAGCATCACTTCAAGCCGTTTTACCACATCGATTATGTGTTGCCGACTATTGAAAAGCTCTTGCACTTTGGTTATAATGTTAATGATTTCAAGCTGGTCGAGAGGCGCCACGAAGGACATGATGTATCTTACCTAGAACCAAACAAAAGACGACGGTTTGATGTGTATAACCTGACAGACGATATGTTTTTCCGCAACATGTCCTTTGACTTTATCAGGAATGGGAAGAACAAAGATGAATCATTGACACAATACCATAACCTCTACGCATTCCCTCATAAGTGTAGCAGGATTATCAATAATGGAGTACATAACGGCCGCACACTAGTTATCTCCGGGGACTCACAGATGATTCCCATTATACCGGTGCTGGCATGTTACTTCAAAGAGGTGTGGTACCTGGACAATAGAGATGGCGTTAGTCACACACAAGGCCTGGATGATATAGAGGTAACGGACATACTCATCGCGGGTGGATATGAAGAAGAAAACAAATACCTAGAAACGAATTTAATATAATCGATGGAATATAAATTCTACCATATTAGGACGGTTGCCACAGCAGAGCTTTCTGTGTGCAATCGATTATGCGAGGTGCTGTAACACACCCCGCTAACCCAATAGGTAGAGGTATCAGGCTTAAACCCTGTTCAGTCTGGGTTCGAATCCCAGGCGGGGTACACAAAATGCCCCTGTAGTCCAATCGGTAGAGGCACCAGATTCAAAATCTGGCCAGTGAAGGTTCGAATCCTTCCAGGGGTACAATGCTGAGTAAGCAACAATGCCCCGGTAGTCCAACTGGAAGAGGCAATACGTTCAGAGCGTATACAGTGTTGGTTCGAATCCAATTCGGGGTACACAGAGTGGAGCATGTGAAAGTCTACGTCACTGGCGCACGCCGCTGAGATAACATCAACGATTGCGGAATTCGCATATAGACGAGTAACAGCTGATTGGTAGGCGTCATAACCAATCCTTGCTACGCTGCCACGAAAAAGCGAAACGAATAGCGGTTCGTTCCGCAACAAGAAAAAAAATGAAATTTATAGAGCTGACAACGTACCCAAGTGGTCTAAGGGGCTAGTCTGCAAAACTAGTATTCGCCAGTCCGAATCTGGCCGTTGTCTCCGGAATACACACGCTAACAAACAACAACAGATATGTTTAACAACCACGATGGATTTGAACAAGCAGATTGGACTGCTTTCGTACTGGAACATCCGGAACTCAAACGCTTTGCTTATTACTTCGCCGGGAAAGTCTACTTAGAGAAAAGCACCGAGGACGAATGTTTATACCGCATGTACATTGAAGCCAATGACAGATATCGTTTCTCTGCGGTTATGGGACTCGTCTACAGGCAAGACGGCACTCAGTATTGGAACTTAATCGCGGGCGTGAATAATCGCTGTGAGCGACCCTTCGAGGACTGGACTCGCGGCAATGACCTGTGCGACGGAGAACTGTCAGATAGCACTGTAGACAGATTCATCCAGAGGGTTATCGACTGGCAATTCGCCACGTTCAAACCTGAGGAAAGGAATCCGACCATTGAGGTAAAGCAGGCGTAACAACCTGCTCTCAACACCTCGGTAGTCCAATTGGTAGAGGCACAGGACTTAGAATCCTGACAGTGTGGGTTCGAATCCCATTCGGGGTACATTCGGTTCGGTAGCTCAGTTGGTTAGAGCGTCTGCCTGTTAAGCAGAGGGTCGCAAGTTCAAGTCTTGCCCGAACCGCACAAGAAGCGAAACGAGTAGCGGCTCGTTCCGCAACAAAAAAGAAATGATATTATCAGTATCAACGGGATGTAGAGGAGTGGTTTATCTCGCTTGAATTGGAATCAAGAGCACGTGGGTTCGAATCCCGCTATCCCGACCATATCAAACTTGTCGAAAGGCATTTAGTGTTTTGTATTTTTTAATTTTCATTGAACATCTCATGCTGTGAAGCACGGGTGTTCTTTTTCTCTTTATATGCACAATCCTACCATACAGAGTATTTATTACTAGATACACATAACACAACTATGACAGAAGATAAACTTAACACCATCATCGACGAAAGCATCAGTAAGGTAGTCAACGAAATCGATACCTACCGCAAATACCAAGGAGGCCATAACGAGTACACTATCAATAACCTCTACGATAACATCCGTCACGAAACAAGCTCTCAATGGATTATCAAACACGCAAAGGAAATACTCAATGTGGCTAAGGTTCCACAGAATGAAATACCACAGGACGTGCTACAACGAATCAAACAGGCAATCCAGACAACTAAGAACTCACGCCCCAACTACGGAGGCTTCGCTACTGGAACCCCAATGAACTTGAGATACCAAAACTACCAGAAGACCGGTAAGGGTTACTTCATGAACGAACCGGACTAATAACACAGAGATTATGAATGGGAGAGAACATCTCCCATTTTTTTTGTCTCTATAGGCCAGGAGACGTCCGTTGGGTTAATTTCCATGCCAAAACCAAGAAATGTGACAAAATGCCAGATTTTTCAAAATTTCCCTATAGGCAAAACTTACACTTTGCACGAAAATCCGGTGTTTTTGTGACAAAATGTCAACAAAAGGGTGGTCCCATTAGGTGACTTAAAAAGTGGGGAAAATTTTTTGAAAATTTTGGAAAAAATTGGAAAAAATTCTCGGCGAACAATATTTTGGCTGATTTTCACTGTTTTACGGGCGCCTCCAAGTCCATTTTTACAGCAGTATTTCCACGGCTGTATTTTCGTCCGTCCACGTAGTAGTATTACGCTGTGTCCTTATCGCTAATCACTATACCACACCCAAACAAATTCCATAGTAGTATTTCTGCATATTGCGTTTCTTCACAATACATTCTATTCACTACGCCACGTTCACTACGTTACGTCTCTTACGCTGCGCCATCACAGCCCGCTACGCAGCCGTATTCTAGTCTACTGTGTTCTAGTTTGCTATGTTCTAGTCTACAGTATTGTCGTCTTCCGTATTCTAGTGTTCAGACCTCATTGCACTGGAGTATCCACGTTATCTGTTGTGTAGTGGTATGTGTTGTGCAGGTAGTTACTGGAATTGTCTAAGTATGGTGTGTGTATGTTGGATGGTGGATAGGTATCGGTATTGTGTAGTGGTTATAGTTTCCCAAATCAGTGTTGGCTGTGGTGGATTTGGGAAGGAATATTTTCTATGTCTGGGGTATTTGAGTCCAGGTGTCACGGAATTTTTTAGAGTAAGGGTAGTGTTACACAGGAATTTTTTCCATTAAGGTGTTCGGTGTTGTTGTGGTGTTCGGTTGCGTGGAACGGTGTATGATGGGTGAACATTTCATATTTTTTTAGTCCAGGTGTGACACAATTCGCTTCGTTGGGACTATATTAGCAAAGGTGAATGTCCTGTGTGGCAAAATGCACAAATTGGGTGATTGTGTTGATAAAAACGCCAAAGGATTTGCATATATGGAAAATTTTACATATCTTTGCAACCGAAATTGAAAAACGCACGGATTGACGTATGAAAGATTTTGATTACAAAGCATTGTATGTAGATGCAGGAAAGCGCCCGTTCCAGCCTTTGGATTGCAAGAAGATTGCAGAGGTGTTGAGAAAGGAACGTGAATTGGTTAAGATAGGTCGACTCAAACAAAGTGGACTAACCAAATTACTTGTTAATAAAGAATAATATATGGTAACACCTATTCGTCCCTGTGACGTTAAACTGATTATCCCCGATTTTGTTATCGAGGCAGTGAATAAACTCATTCAAGAGAAGTGGGATGGCACACAATCGCATATCAAGCAAGATGAGATTCTCGCAAGGATATGCAGTAGCGACCCGGACGACGGCATGCCAACGCGTGGAGAGGTGTTTAAGAAACACTGGTTGGATATTGAAAATACATATAGCGAACAGGGTTGGGATGTTGAGTACGAGAAGCCATCGTACGGCGATGAACCCTTTGATGCATATTTCGTCTTCAAACCAAAGAAGAATAACTGACATCATGGAAGTAAAACTATACAAGATTGTCGAAGTATACGACAGTGAAGAACAACGATGGAAACTGGCTGAGATTGGTGGGAAGTACGCCTACGAGTGTTCTGCAACAATGAAGAAGGCGTGCCCTGACCTGGATGAAGTGGATGAGTATGAGTTGTCTAAGGAGTTGAGAGAGAAGATTCTCAATAAAGAGGAAGTCCTGCTGCACAAAGGCCGAACATTCTATTGGTACAATGTCTCGCTGATGCAGGCTGTGAAGGATGACTTTGCTGAGTGCGGGCGCTACGGAACGATTGGATTGTCGGATTTCAATATTCGTTTCAGCAAGTGGCGCGACATGGATAACGAAATCAGAGAAGTAAAAGATATCGTGCGGTATTACTCAACACCATACTGTGAGATTCCGTACCGCGTAATTGTTTTCTTTAAAGGAAATTAAAACATGGGAGTAGCATTAATAAATACAAGCAAGCCGTTTGCACGCAAGGAATATGAGTGCATGTATTGCGGCAAGACAATACGGCGCGGCGAACAATATTCACGTACTGATTTTTCCGAGGATGGAAAGGTAAGTTCGGCAATTGTATGCCTGGCATGTGACGCAATTGAGTTGTTCATTGTAGAGCGCTGGGAGTACTTCGGGTACGATATGAGTGACGGTATTGACAGTGATATGTTCAATATCGGAGTGAATAAGTGCCTGGTAGAAGATTTACATATACCGCAGGACGTTGTTGACGCAATGCCGGTTGAGGAGAAGACGCGCAATATACAAGAACGTTTAATATCACTAACCAACGCCATTCGAAAAGCACGAGAGCTCGATAGACAAAACAGGAACAGATGGAAATACTTCATGGATATGGCCATCAAGAAGAAGAATGGTGAACTAACCGAAGAACAGATAACAAAGTTGAACAGCGAGCACGATGCTTGGAAGGAATCCTGCCACAGCCTAAAATGCTACGCAGGAATTGACTCAGAAGGTAACTTAATTCTAAAAGAAGGCATATGATACGAGAAGTAAAAATATACGAAGCATCAGATGGCACCCGATTCAACTCTAAGCGGGAAGCTGAGAAATACGAGCGACTGTATAATCAGTGCGAGGATATCCACAAACAGTTAGGTAAAAAGGCAAAGGATGTGTATGCGGTGCGACACGACATTACCACTGTGAAAGTGCTATGCGCAAAATTCATAGATATCTGTGCTAAGACAATACCTGCCTTCAGTGACTTGTTCAAGAATTTCAAGGAAGGTGAGGTGCACATATCACACATCAGGAGAGTGTTATCTGACTATAACTCCGAATACCCGTGTCTGTGGCACCTGTATTTCAGGCTAAGCTGTATCAGTCCAACCGGTATTGAGTATGAACAGCCGTACTACACCGAGCACGAGGATGATTGGAAATACAAAATTGTTGAACAATAACAACGTATGAACGATAATTTCATAGCAGCATCATATGAAGAGTTAGTAGAAGAAGCTGGTCGTAGAGCCAAACAATACTTTAGTGAACATCCGGATGACTATGACTACTACTATTTCGGATATACAAAGTGTGAAGATGATACATATGTGTTCAATTCCGGTATAATTCCAACGGTAGCAACATGGAATAAATACGGATGCTTTGCATTCAAAAAGAAAGGCGATGTCTCGCAAAACTACATACATGAGTTCTTAGAATACCAGGAAAGCCTACGCAAAGGTAGAGTAAAAGGTCTTTTAGAGAATCAATGTACGTGGCCAAGTCAGAACTTCTGGTGCGTTAACTACGACTACCAATATAATAATAGTAACCAATTTAGTGTTTCACCATTTTTAAATTTTTAAGACAATGGCAAAACAAGAAAAAGACGTTAAAGCGCTTGAGAAACAAATCCTCGAAGAAGGTGTGGATTTAACGAAAATTCCTTCGTGGGTTTTGAGAATGCAAATGCATTCATTCTACGGTGCAAACACTTACGGCATGACGGCTATGAGTAAAATGCATGAAGAAATGCGAAACGAGTTACTTCGTCGGGCGAAAGTATGTGGTGGACAAAAATGTAGTAACAAATGAAAACAAGAATAGATTTTGTCTTGTACAAACAAGACATGAGAATTGAACCGGTTAACGGTAGCAATGTCATCTATAGTACAAACAACCTGTGCACTATACCGAACGTCGGCGACTACGTGAGACCAACCTTCAATGATGGCTTGGTATATAAGATTGAGAAAAGATTGTTCAATAACGACGAATCTGTTACATGCTACATAAGTAAAGTTCATACGCTATGAAAAAGTCCAAACGAACAAATATATACGCCGTACCCAGTGAGAGTTATACACTAGAGGAACGCATCTACTGCCCAAGTAAACACGGTAGGACGAAGAAACAACACTATCTAAGTAAGCAAGCCCGGCGCGCCGTAGAGAACGGTAGTGTGGATGGGATTGACCTCAGAAAGTTAAACATAACCGATGACGATTGACATGAGACCAATTCGATTTCGCGGCAAATGCGTAGCCGATAGTAAGTACGCAGGACAATGGGCAACAGGCGGGTATTGTGAACCAGATGAGGAATGCCCTGAAAAATATAAAAATGAAGGTCTTATAGTGACCAACCTCGGTGGTAATTGCCAATGTGAGTATCACGTCATCCCGGAGACAGTAGGACAATTCACTGGCGTTCTGGATAAGAACGGAGAGGAAATCTACGAAGGTGATATCATTCAAGCACTTGACAGCCAAGGCGAACCAATGAGGCACCAAGTATACTACCTAGAATCTGAGGCACGCTTTGCAACAAAACTCGTCGGCTACGACATGCTCGGCGAAGGTGATTTGACGCAGAGGTGGATTAACGAAATAGGATTTGAAATAATCGGCAACATTCACGATAACCCGAAGTTGCTTAAACTCAAAAAGAAATAATATGAGAACAATTAAATTCAGAGGAAAATTCGCATGGCCGGAACAAGATGGCTCGCAGAGGTGGGTCTATGGCGACTTGGTTCAACGAGACGAGGACAAATCAAGTATTTTCGAGTCAGTACCATTCGGTAATGGAACCATTAAAGAGGAACGTACTGTAATCACGAACACAGTCGGCCAGTCGACCGGCATGCACGACAAAAATGGTACGGAAATATACGAAGGCGATATCTTGCACCTTGACGCATGGTCTCCCTACTACATGCAGGTAAGATTCCTAGACGGAGCATTCTGCCTCGCTGATGAAGATGGCCATTACCTAGGTGATATCTACTACATTCACCACGCAGACCATGAGCAGTCTACAGTAATGGGTAACATTCACGATAATCCGGAGCTGTTGAAGGAGAAGAAGTAAGACCTATGAAAATCGAATTGAATATACCGGACTGGATTGTATACATCCTGTGGTTTATCGGTTGCGCTGAGATTGGAGCGCTGCTTGGTGCAATAGTATGTGCAATCATTGATGCCCTATGAGAAGACATAGAAACAACATTGTGCCATTGACATTATTGAAAAACATATGGAAACAAAAGAGATAAAGATACAAGTACCGGAAGGTTACGAGGTTGATAAAGAGAAATCGACGTTCGAGAAGATTATCTTCAAAAAGAAATCTCAAACAGTTATAACACCACCAAAAACGTGGTACGAATACTGTTGTCAATGCAAACTCAATAAAAAAGTCGGATACTACATTGGTACAGACTGTACAATAGAGGAAATTGATTGGGAGGATTTCATTGAAGACTCATCAGACAAAAAGTTTACATCATATTGGAGAGACATGTTACCAACAGAGGGGCACGTGAAAAAGTTTATCGCATACATGCAGTTAATATCGCTCCGTGAGGCATGGGTTGGCGAGTGGGTTCCTGATAGGAAATCGGTTTCCATCATATCAACAACAGACGATAAAATTATCCTTTGGCAAGACCCGGAATTCGTACTGCGCCCTACTCTGTCATTCCCGAACTCAGCTATGGCTGCAGAATTCCTTAATTGCTTTAAAGGTTTACTAATCGAAGCAAAGGGACTATATTAGTATGGGAAAAATATTTTTCGGAATATTCATAGCCATCGCAATTCTCAAATCGATAATTTATGGTCCTAATTTAACTCATTTCTAATATGGAAGGTGTTTATTACATAGAGAACACATACAACGAGTTCAGCTCATATATTAGCGGCTATTTCAAAACCGAAGCAGAGGCGAAGGAAGCCCTCAAAGAGTGTGATGATTGGTACCGGCCGAAGGGCACAGGTAGAATTTACTTTCAGCCGTTTGGGCTAGATAAACGCCGTGAGAAAGTCTACGAGAACTATTGACATAAAGATATACAGATAGGAGGACTCAGGTGGTAACTGAGCAGGCAAGGGAGAACATACCAACCCTTGTGTAACGCGGTAGAACTCCGTATCCGTGACCGATAGCAGTATGTTTGTTTCGTCAGGGATTACCTCAGAAAGGTATTCTTTTTTATTAAGCAAGAATCAAAGGAAACGTGGCAAGGAAAAGCACTGTATATAAAGCACCTGCACGTATAGAATCATGGAAGAATGAAATTTGTGACGATTGTGGGAACGGTAAGTGGAATAATATCTACTGGAACCTTGACTTCATCGAACACAAACCGATAACACTGAGATGTCCGTTCTTCCGCAACGGAGAAGTTGGAATAATACGTGGAACAAAGGCATGCTACCATTTCTGCAAGAAGACGCAGGATATGTACATCTATGATAAACAAGGAATAAACAAATTATGAGACACACACTTTACGACGCAAAACCAGGAGATGCTGTATGGATGTACATTCCATTTCTCCACAAGAACAAACCTCTTAAAGTAATAGTTGGTGAACAAGTTGCCAGCGAGTATCTCATGCCAGTCAGGAAGATTGACGTTGAGTATAGGGAAAACGGAAATTTTGGAAATCCAACCATGTTTGGCTTGTACGACACAATTTCCGAATGTGAGCTTTGGTTCGATACGGAATATGAGTGTCAGGAGTATATCAACAAGAAGGCAGAAGAAGAGCGCTCCGCCGAGGTTAAACTCATAGGTAAATGCTATGATGATGCAGGCCGGTATATGCACGAACACAGCGTCAGAGATGATAATACTGATTTCCGAATGGGGTTTGTAGCAGCGCTGCTTTGGAAAGAACGCAATCAATTACCCAAACCGTCTCCTGTCCATCAGAACACATGGGAGAATCTGGAAGATTGTATGCCTGAGGATAAGTTGCATATCATAATTCCGCCACTAACTCATGAATTTTCTGAAGGCCACACCGGTGAGATACTTGTTAGAGATTACAAGGGTAGAATAAGTGTTAACTGTCGTGTTGTTGACATGTACGGTACGTGGCGTTGGAGAGATGACATTACCGATGTCGGTTTAACACACTGGATGGCAATCCCTGTGTACTCGGAGTATGAGTCTGTTATTAAATCAAGAGAATAATCTATGAGAGATATTAAATTTCGAGCAAAATACTTCAACCGCTGGGAGTACGGTAATCTTATAACTCGCAAAGGTGTTGATGAAGATGGTAAGGAGTATGTCGTATACATCCTATCAGATAAAGAGCTATGGCTTCCGTTACGCGAAGAGCAATATGATACGCTTGGCCAGTTCATAGGCAAGAAGGATAAAAATGGTACCGACATCTATGAAGGAGACATCCTTACCAGCCCGGCATATCCGTTTACGCATGACGACAAGAAGAACTACTACATGGTAGCTAGATACTCCGAGGAGGATGGTATGTTCTGGATGGAAACACGTGTTGCTGCTGATGCAGAAGTGAGCGGTATTAGCAACGGTAATAGTAACGAGTTCTGGGATATCGACTTCGATGAGGTTGAGGTTGTTGGTAATATCTTCGACAACAAGGATTTACTAAGACAATAATGCTATGGATAAAACGTGTTACAAAACATCAACCGACTACAAACACCTTGCTGAGCTTGCTCGCTCCGGCAAAGTCATTGTCGGATTCGTGACATACAAATGGAAATTTGAAACATTTAAAGAAGAGGTTACGGATGTCTGTGAAATCAAATACAGACACTGTGAGGAAGACCAGAAATTCTGTGGATTCATTGTTAGTTGCCGAGGCCACATTTTTTTTGATGCGATGAACTACCAACTCAAATTGGTTAAAGGTGCGGAGGATATGACACTAGACGAGTACTTCGAAGAGATGTGTAAACACGATAAACTGGAATACATAGAACCAAATGATTGAATATGAGTAAGTTTCAGAATAGTTTCACTACACCGGAACAGTCCAGGATACTGGTGAAGATTGGTGTACCGGTAGATAGCGCTGACTGCTATTACGATAAAGACGAAGTAGACATCGATGAACGTCCATACGTATACGTCATTCCGGATGGTAAGGTATTCACGGAGTATACGAAAGATTTTTACATACCATGTTGGTCTGTCGGCAGACTCCTTAATATTATCGCGCTATGTACATACAGGAACACGCCTGAATACTTTGATGGGTATGTTGATACTCTTATAGAAGTAATAGAGTCACGTTCTGAGTTCGGTGGAATTGACTTTTCAAAACTAGATGATTAACCATGATTGAATGTAGAGAATGTATATATGCCAAATACCTGCTCAAGGGGTTACGGCCGAACTACGCCGCGTGCGATAGATACGAAATCAGTGTATTGAATGGCGGTTTAGTGTGTAAGAATCTGAAGAAACCGAATCTGTTCCAGCGTATTGCATGGAGAATACGCAGATTCATTTGGATGCATAAGTATAACATCAAATTAGATTAACACTATGGGAAAAGTACGTAGAATAAAATTCAGGGGAAAGACTCCTGCATATTGCGAGGCCGGTGGTGATTGGCTCTATGGAGACCTATGGCACCTCATTGATAAAGAAAACGATAAGAACGCCATGCTCATCCTTCCGGACGACATGGACTTAGTGAGCGCAGACTGCAAGGACAACCTTGTCATGTTTGAAACGGTTGGTCAATTCACAGGGCTACACGACAAGAACGGCCGAGAGATTTACGAGGATGATATTGTTCAATGCGGAAGTGACGTATGCAGGGTAGCATACGATGACACTCGGTTTGCATCATTTGTACTGATAAACAAGAAGAATATGTTCAAGCATTATTTCGGCGAAGCGTTTGAGGCATCAGACTGTGAGGTTATTGGAAACGCGCATGACAACCCGGAATTGATAACAGTAGTAATCTAACCAAATTAACGCAATAACATGAATATAGTTTCGATTATAATAGCATCAGTGTTTATATGGTGTATTAGCGTTTTCTTCGCTAGTTTATTTTTATATGATTGCGGAATCCGGGATATAATTTATGAGATATCCAAACATGGAAGTATAATCTGTAAACTTTGTGTAATATTTGCACCAGTATTTGTTGCAGTGGTAGTGGTAGCTGGCCTTATATGCCTCCCGATAACGTTTATATCTTGGTTTAAAAAACTATAACAGCATGAAAGACGAAGAGATAAAAGAGTTAGCTAGCAAATATGCTAACAGCGCAAAGGCAAGTAGTACACACATCACAGAGAAAGCATTCATAGCAGGTGCCCATAGTCGCGATGAGGAAATAAGCGAACTAAATGCACGCATTGTTAAACTCATGTGTGAACGTGATAGTGCCAATAGTGAGATGGAATATCTCATAGAACAATCACGTAATCAGTGGATAAGCGTAAAAGATAGGTTGCCGGAAGACAATCAATATGTGTTCATTAAATTTGGCAAGGACAACATAACGCATCTGTCTGCTATGTTCTTAAAAGTTAAAAATGATGGCGAAGATGGTTTATTCTGTCCAATCGAACTTTGTGGGAGCCTTATTGCATGGAAACGAGACCATGCAATTGAGAACGTAACCCATTGGATGCCAATTCCAAAAGTAAAAGATGAGGCAACCAAAGTAAACTACCACAGTGACGTCGATAAAATAATGTATTATAACGAGCCATTTAACTGGATAGTCGCGAAAGCAATTATGGAAGGCAAAATTGACGGGCGTATTGAAACAAAGTGTGGATTCAAAGCCAATATCGTAGCATTCAGGTGTGTCTCATTACCGAATCCATTGGTAGTTGTTATCGAAAACTCAGAACAAACAGTACTGGTATATCCTCTTAACGGAAAATTTGGACGATATGATAGTTATGATGATAGTTATGATTTGCGTCTTGTTCTCACGCATCGCATCAACGAATGCCTTCTAAATACAGGCGTAAAGATATGACAGACGTCGAACGCAATGAAATAAGCGAAGAGGTTGGTAGGAAGATTGCAGAAGCTGAGTTCCGAGGAGAATTACCACAAACGACTTTGGTAATCAATCTTGAAACATACAACGCATACAAGGCACATCTTCGTAGACTATATCCAAATAGACGAGAGTGGCGTAAACATATGAAACAACGATGGACTTAATACACGAAACATACGCAAACAAAGAGCTTGTTAACCAATTAACAAAAGCTGGGTTTAACTGGAGAGAGCATTTGGTTAGCCATAGCCTCAATGAGTCTTTTCACTGGGAGATTCCATTGCACATAGCCCAAAAATGGCTACGTGATGAGAAACAGCTTTCTGTTGAAGCTTCTTCACTACGTTTCTACAACAGGAACCAGGACAATAAATTCTCGATGTGCTGGAAGTGTGAGATACATCCGACGCGTTTAGATGTCTCATACGATGAGTTTGTAGAACTGTTTGAACGTTTCAAATCTGATGATACTGAGTATGAGACGTACGAGCAGGCACTTGAGGATGGTATAAAACATTGTGTATTAACAATATTAAATCAAACTGAACAATGAGCCGAGTATTATTAGATTATAGGCCTCAGCGTAAAGAGGAATGCCCATTCTTCAACTTCTGCGACAGCCAGCATGCCGACTGTAATGGTGGATGGTATAATAAATGGCATGAATTCAATTTCGATGATTGTAAAATGTGCACAGTAGTATGAGCAAACTAACAAATACATACACAACTATCGAGCAGTCAAGAAGGCTTCTTGCGTTAGGGATTCCGAAGGACACTGCAGACTGCTACTATACGTGGATACCGGCTATCATGGAAACGGCGAGTATACCGCAGTTCGTTTTCCCAGGGTGTAAGTACACAGACGTGGCTAGCATGAAAACCGAGGTATATTCATACGAGCCATGCTGGACTGCCGGTAGGCTTATTGAGATTATGAGTCTAATCACGCCATGTCCATGGCAAGACTATCGCGAACCGGCTAAGCATCCGGCGACGCTTATCGAACGCGTAATTGTATCACTCGAAGGTCTATGCAAACTCATTGGAGTAGACTTCACAAAAATTGATTTCGATGGTAATGATTAGTAGTTCAGGAATAGCAGCGATTGGCATCACAGCATCAGTCGCATTATCATTTGGTATTACTGCGCTCATATACGCTATTATAGCATACAGTGGTTTAGACGAACGTATCAGCAAACTTGAAGGTAAAAATGACAAGGGAGGAGCTTCTGAAGAATAGAGGATACCAAATCGGCAAAGCCTCTAGTGAGTATTACTATTCACACCCGAACGCCAATCCAATTGATGCGTTCGAGGCAGGTGTCGAGTGGTGTGAGCACCACCCGACTTAACTGGTTTATGTGATAATTCGTCCAAAGGATTTGCTTTTTTCAAAATTTTTACATATCTTTGTAACCGATTTTGAAAAACTAGCTAAAATTGTTGTCATATGAAGAAATTAATCGAAAAACTTATCCATCGCCTTTTGAAGGGATGCCGTCGTAGTGAGAAACGTTACTTTTTTGCCCGTTTGCTGGCAGAACTTATCAAAGACGAGAATAAAACAAACAACGTAGCAATTCTTCTTGCGAACTATTTCCTGGAATACAATCATGGGGAGAAGTTCCAGTTTAACGACATATTTGTTGTCGGTGACATCATCTACATATACACGTTACGTCCTGGGTATTGGATTGGCAAGGGCGGTTCGGTAGCTGACGACATCCTTAATAAACTTAACTTCAACAGAGAAGGACAACGTATGGGTAACTTTGAGATGAGATTCATCGAGCAACTCAAGAGCACTCCGTCAAGTATCACACGCTACATGCTTGTAATAAACAGCAACTACTAATATAGTGAGTATGAATGATTTGAAATCTTGGTTGCAGGAGCGCTGGCGTAGAGATAACCATGCCAAGTACCAACAGTACTTTGAACCGTGGTTTGCCAACCTAACCGAATCACAAAAATATTATTTCAATGAGCAGAAGAGACACATTGAAAATGGTAGTCTAACTAGTTGGATAACACGATGAAAGCAAGAACACCGAAAATAACCAAGGAAGAGTTCGAACGTCGTATAGCTACTATAGGTAGAAATATTAAACTAGTAGGGAACTATGTCAACTCTATTACAAAAGTTAAGATGAAATGTAATGAGTGTGGCCATGAATGGATGGCGTTTCCTGGTAATGTTTTATATTTAAAAACAGGTTGCCCAGCGTGTCACTATAGGAAAATGCACAAAGCAGTAAGCAAAAAGCTCAGGATGCCAAAAGAGGAGTTTGTACAAAAACTTAAAGAGCGTTTTCCTTCTCTCAAATTGGTAGGTAGATATGAGTCTTGTACAACGAAACATGTACGAATTAAATGTAAAAATTGTGGGCAAGAACACAAAGTGCTTCCAATGAGCTTATTTCATCAGAAATATGGGTGCCCACACTGCTCTAAACAAATAGGTATTGCCCAACGCATTTCTAACGTTTCTAAAACATTTAAAGAGCGCGTTGCAAATGTAAATGAAAGCATTGATGTTATCGGTGAATATGCTGGCATGAAGCAAGAGATAAGAGTTCGCTGTAAAATATGTGGTAAGGAATACGACGTTATTGCAGAAAACATCCTGAAGCCTACAAGATGCAAACATTGTCTTACAAAACTTAGCGCAGCTTCCAGACAAAAAGAACAAAATAGGCTTATGAGAAAAGAGGCTAAGCAAGTTAATAAAAGTTTCCAAAAGAAGCTCAAACACAACCACATTGCATTGCGCCTTATCAGTGACTACACATCAGCAAGGGGAAACACGGCATTTAAATGTGTTAGGTGTGGATATGAATACTATGCAATACCAAACAGTGTTCTTAACGGCACATGTACATGCAGAAACTGCAAGGGTAGTACACAAGGCCGATATTGCAAGCCAAGGATGCTTCAGGATTTCAACAACATTGCAAAGAAGTGCCTGTTAGGAGAAACATCAGGAACATTCGTTCTACGCAACGGAACTAGAATATCGTCGTCTGAGTTGCAATACTACTACAATGAACGAATGCCGAATCACCAATATGCTATCGGTGACTATAAGTATCGTGACACCGGATGCATCTGCAACGAGTTGATACAGACTGAATATGATATTGTAGAATTCAAACAAAGTTAATATGGAATACGGTACAAGATGGGAACACAAAGTTATTGAGCGCCGGAAAGTTGAAATTGTAGAACTAAACGCCTACGGTGACAGCGGGTGGCAACTGGTGCAGATAATTGAGGATACCATGCATAAAAGGTTTATTATATATTTGAAACGACCGAAAATGTAATAACATTATGTATAATCACGAACAATACGTTAGCTTCTCAACGGCTAAACTTCTGAAGGATGCCGGGTTTGACTGGGATTGCTGCAAAGGCTATAACCAGAATGGTAATTTTAACGAGAAGTGTAGAACCGAACTTGATTGGAACTCGTTCGGTGATTTCTATGCAGCTCCGACTCCTGATATGGCTCGGCAATGGCTTCGCGAGGTACTCAACTATGAGATAGTCATCGATTTCATTTGCATAGACGGATTCGAGGGTGGTACTATATACTACGTGCGCACCATCCTGGATAAGGATAACATGGATGAGCGTTATGAGAGTCCATACGTTATCGGGCAGGCGCCAAATCGACACGTCTCTGTTGAAAAAGATGCGTCAGACCACTATCATAGTTCGTACTACGACGCATTGGACGAGGCCATAGTTATGTGCTGCAAGCACAACCTAAGAGAAATTGAATTTAGTAACAATGGTAACAAAGGATGATTTAGCAAAACTGAAAGTCATTGGACATGACGGTAAAGAACAACCACTTGTATTAAGAGACTGTCAAGTTGCATTTTTAAACAAGTTGCTTGAGGCTAAAAAACCTGTCATACAATTACATTATAAAGGTAGACCATGAAACTGAAAGAAGAATATATTAGGAAATATCTAAATGATTTCCATTATGAACTGACCAGGGAACAGCTGGAGCAGGAGTGGCGTTTTGATAAGCGCCCATATAACAAGACAAAAGATTGCTTCAACCTACACTCGAAAGACGGGTGTTGGATAGAGGTGGCCGGCGAAGATGTCGCACATGCGTTCGTTGACTATAGCGAGATGGATGTCCCAACAATCATGCGCTCGATGCTAGACGACTGCGACTTCCAATCTTCATGGGATGAGGAAACAGAAGTCAAGACCCTTGCCGAAATTGGAAAAGAAGAATATCTTGGCGGTAGCTATTACGCAGGTGTGGAGCACGAGAAGAAGGTTGCCATTGCTGCCTGTCAGAAAGTGATAGATGCTTTCTACGAGAGTAGTTTCAACCCAACTATTGACTACATGCAAATTTTCAAAGAAAATCTATAAGTATGATACGAGAATTAAGAACTGTTGTTATCACAGAAGAGAGACATCCGAATGAACAAGATATATGGGATGCATGGAACTTTGCAAACGAGAAACGTTGCTATGTCGAACTGAAGTGGTTTACGCCACACTTCGGTTGGAAGACCTGGTTCATTGACCCGGATAAGCATACCATCGCAGACCTACTGACCAATTTGCATATAACCACGTTGTAACCATGAACGAGGCTGATAATTTTGGTATGATGCCTGTGGCTACCGGCTCAGAAATTGAAAAGACGAAGGACATGTTGCGATATCTGTTACTATCAGACCAGGATATACAACGAACGATTCGTAATTTAGTAAAAGACAATTGATATGAACGACTGGGAATCTGAGGTGCCGCAAATTCTTTACATTGAACCTGGCAAAGTTGTTTTAAACCAGAAATCCAAACCAGCCCCACAACTACAGAAACGTTTGGAGTACGTAATGAACAGCAGAATGAAACTCAAATCTATTCTACACAATTGGTTATGAAGAGTAAATGGAGATATATCACAACCGTTGCTGTCCTAACTCGCGTAAACGGTTTTGAAAATAAGATATGGACGTCAGTATGTACAAAGCATACTCTGCACAGTAAAGAAACCAAGAATAAGGTAAAGAAATACCTGATGGCTGAATATGGTGTGGAGGGCGCATACGACATCATGATTGAAGAGAAACGTGTATTAAACGCACGAGTCATCGAGGAGGATAAAATTGACAAGTGGCTTGAAGCGTATCCAAACACAGTTGTTTTATGACGGGTTTAATAAATTATTACGGGCAGGAAATCCATATTGGTGATTACCTGTGGACATTCCATGGTTATAGTATCGTCAAGGTTGTTAATATATTAGAACAAAAAGACGGTAAGAAAAAAATTGTCTTTTGGACTGGGTGGATGATAGAGCTGAGCGATGGTAAACCATTTGAAAAAATGAAATGCATGGAGTTTCGTGAAGACGATAAAGTTATTTACAAAATCGAGCCGAACGAAGAGATTGAACACATGTTCTCCATCAAACCAACAGACCATTGCAGTGAAGCCGGCGAAGAGTTTGAGAGAATACGTGATAAGTATTTCGAAATGTACTACAATATCATCAAAGAGAAACTTCAACACAAACGTTTTGACGAACAATGAAAACATATAGTGGTAACATAATTCCCGAAAAAGGGACTATATTCGTATTTGGTTCTAACCCAGAAGGCGTACATGGTGCCGGCAGCGCAAAAGTAGCGCGCATTTATTTCGGTGCCAAGTACGGCCAGGGAGAAGGACTGCAAGGCAACTCATACGGGTTGCCCACAACGATTCTTGACTACAACAGTTTCGGATGGGTTCCGTTTAAGCGCAAGATGCCGCTGTCTGAGATAACCGAGCACATTAGAAAGATGTATGAGTGTGCAAAGGCGAACCCGGATAAGAAGTTTAAAGTAGCATACAGGAATCGACCGGACGAGCGAACGTTGTGTGGCTATAGTGGAGCAGAACTAATGTCATGTTTCAAAGCGGCATCTAACGGTGAGTATCCGGATAACATCTATTTCAGTACAGAATGGGCTAAAAGTGGACTTTTATGAACAACAGATTATTAAAAAAGCTTCGCAAAGAAGCATTCGATAACGTTAAAATTCATCCAATTGACTTCGAGGAGTCATTTGCATCGAGATTTAGCGAAGACACTGACGTTTATATAATTCCTGACAACATGGGAATTTACATACTAAAAACGTTTTGTAAAGACGACACGGATGAGAATGCAAAGATTGAAGATGTTGTATTCTTCCCGGACTTCTTGAGTGGACAATATTGTAGCGAGTATATCACTCTGAAAAAGGCTAGAGAAGTGATACCTGTGTTAAGACGTATGTATATAACGTTCCATGCTGAGAAACTACGCAAGAAGGTGAATGAGCGCCGATATCGAAAGGCGTACAATGATTTCAAGAAAAAACTAGAAGAAATCTAATATGGCGAGTATTTGTATCACACTACCAAAGACAACCAAGTGGAGTGACTACGAGAAAGAATTGAAAGTAGTTGCGGATGAATCACACGAAATGAACTATCGACTTCCAACGGTACCAAAAGGTGTCAAGGCAGGCGATAGGTGCTACGTATGCCATGACGGTTACATCAAAGGCTGGATGAAGATATCTAGGGTTGGTAATAAAAACGGTTTTGTCTGCACAACAACCGGTAAGAATTGGGATGATGGCTGTTATATTTCTCGAACAGGAGAGTTCCACTATCTCAAGAATCCAGTACCAATGAAAGGATTTATGGGATATCGCTATGTAGAAGACTACGAATAAACAGATTAAACACAAACAATGAATACAGGAGTAATAGCAATGGGCGTACGCTGCCCTATCATTCGAGAAGGAGACTTCATTGAGGATATTGTTATCGACAACGTCAAAAAAACGCTAGCTGAGAATAACATGTCGTTCGACAACTGCGATGTGATTGGAATCACCGAGTCTGTTGTTGCTCGCTCTCAAGGAAACTATGTGACGGTTGATGACATCGTTCAGTTCATGACTGAAAGGAATTTCAAAAAGAAACTTATCTTGTATTTCCCGATTATGTCTAGGAACCGTTTCTCGATGATATTGAAAGCATTTGCACGGTACGCTGAGAATATCAACATATATGTCCACATTGATACCGATGAGGTTGGCAATCCGGTGTACGGAGAAAACCCATATACTGGCGTGAATATTCAAGACTACTACAAAGAGCTTGCACAAAGCGAAGGTTGTGAATTGACGTTTACGTGTTTCGACCTGCTAAGTAACTACCCATCGTTTGATGATAGTCTGTGGACTGGTATAAACTGTATGTGCCACCCGGAGAACATTGATTTCAATGCGAACGTAATGACGTTACAGCATATCATGAATCGCCCTGTTAAGCACGCTGACGGTTCGTGGTCTGGTTACAACGAAGACTGGGGATTGCTTGGTTCGAACAAGGCTGACGAGGAAACACTTAAATTATTCCCGCAGAAGAAGCTTGCACAGAAAGTGGTAGATGAAATCCAAGATAGGATATTCAACGAGACCGGCAAACATGTGGAAGTCCTAATCTATGGCGATGGATGTTTCGCATCGCCGCATATTCCCGGTGTGCTCGGTAGCCACATATGGGAATTCGCGGACCCTGTCACGACCCCGGCCTACACAAATGGTCTCGAAGGTACACCAAATGAAGTTAAGGTAAAAGCATTGGCTGACGGAAAGTTTAAACATTTGAATGGCAAAGAACTAGAAGATGCAATAGCCGAAGAAATTAGAACTAACCAAAATGATTTAAAAGGTAATATGGTGAGTCAAGGAACAACTCCTCGTAGATACACTGATTTACTAGCTTCACTTTGCGATTTAATTTCAGGAAGCGGGAGTCGTTGTACACCAATCGTATATTTACATGGGTATTTTGACAGAAATCTTTAATAAAAGTTTAAGAGGAACCTCTTTTTTGGCGTTTAAAAGATATTTATTAATATAAATAAAAACTATTATGACGAAAGAGGAACTTTTTATAGCAAAAGCCAGTAAAAAACATGGTGGTAAATACGACTATTCAAAAGTTGTGTATGTAAATGCCAGCACAAAAGTTTGTATTATATGTCCAGTACATGGAGAATTTTGGCAAACACCAAATGCACATTTAATTGGACAAGGCTGTCCAAAATGTGGGACTAAAAAACGTTCTGAAGAACATAGAAGTAATACTAATGAGTTTGTTGTTAAAGCCAATAAAATATATAACAACAGATATAACTACTCTAAAGTCAATTATATTGATGCCAAGACGAAGGTTTGTATAATTTGCCCAGAACATGGTGAATTTTGGAAAACACCGAATGCGCATTTACGTGGCGGAGGATGTCCCATATGTGGCATAAAAAAACGAACACGTGAGCACACATGCACAAAAGAAGAATTCATAAAACAAGCAATCAAAATACATGGTAACAGATATGATTATTCAAAAGTTGAGTATGTAAATAACCGTACAGATGTTTGTATAATTTGCCCAGAACATGGAGAATTTTGGCAACGACCAACTGTCCATTTGCGCGGAAACGGGTGTAAAAAATGTGGCGTAGAGAAAACACACACACAACAGCGTAAAACCACTGAACAATTCATAGAAGAAGCACGAAAAGTGCATGGAAATAAATACGATTATTCAAAGGTAGAGTATAAGAGTGGCAAGTCAAAAGTGTGTATAATTTGCCCAGAACATGGAGAATTTTGGCAACTTCCAATTGGCCACTTACGAGGCAAAGGCTGCCCAAGATGCGCAAGGCCAAATTCCAATCTGACTCTTAGTGAATTTATAGCCAAAAGTAATGAAGTACATAAGAATAAATATGATTATTCGAAAGTAGATTATAAAGACACTTGTACGAAAGTCCGTATAGTGTGCCCAATACACGGTGTTTTTTTACAAACACCTAGTAAACATCTGAGTGGTCAAGGATGTCCAAAATGTGGCGGAAGATATCCATGTAATACCGAAGAGTTTATTAAACGTTCACAAAAGATACATGGTGACAAATATGAATACAGTAAGGTTAACTATATAAATACCTCAACTAAAGTGTGTATAATTTGCCCAGAACATGGTGAATTTTGGCAAACGCCAGACGGGCATCTACATGGTGCTGGGTGCCCGATTTGTTCTGGCTCATATAAAAGCAATATAGAAGAGTTCATTAAAAAAGCACGTGAAGTACATGGTGATAGATATGATTATTCGAAAACTGAATATGAAACTAATTCAACTAAAGTATGTATAATTTGCCGCAAGCATGGTGAATTTTGGCAGACTCCTGCGAATCATTTAAAAGGGAAAGGATGTCAAAAATGTAAGATAACCAGAACCGAATTAGATGTAATGAAATATCTTGATGAAAACAAGATTCGTTATACTTACCAACACACATTTGATTGGTTAAAAAACATTGGTTCATTATTTTATGATTTTTACATACCAGAATATAATGTTGCAATTGAATGTCAAGGTATACAGCATTTTAAAGAAGTTGGATATTTTGGTGGAGAAAAAGCTTTGGTGTATAATATTGAAAAAGATAAACTAAAAAAGAAATTATCAGAAGAGCATGGTATCAAAGTATTCTACTATTCAAACCTTGGTATTGATTACCCATATCATGTATATGAAGATATTGAACAATTAATTAACGATATTAAACAGCATTCAATGGATTAACTATGCTATTAGGACATCAACATGGCTACTCTGTACGAAGCAGAGACCTTAATGGAATTTCATTCGAAAGTGAATCACTCGGCGATTGCTATCGTTTCTGTCACAACGGTGATGTAATTGTTGAACTGAACCCGGTTAAATGTGGATTCAGTCTCATCGTTCGCTACTCAGACTGGAACGCTGGACTTAGTTATGACAAATATGCGCACTGCCTAAGACTATGGAAACTACACATCCAGGTTATACCGGAGTTCAAACATAAGGTTGGAAAGATTGTCTACGATTCACTCAAAGACGAGAAAAAGAAGTGATATGACACAACGAATTGATAAACCAAAAGAAAAAGCCAAGCGGTTCGGCCTGTATACTAAGTATCGCGATGAGTTTCTATTCTGTAAAAGAATATTAAACAGTTGCGACACTAAGGTACAGGTAAACGTTACTAATAAGTGGTTCCGTGGTGTACTCATCAGGTGGAAAAAGAAGTTCGATAGTTTTCTTCAAGAACAGGACTATAGCTTCTGGGAGGAAATAACACTCTCATACGAAAGAAGCTCTGTAATCAACGAGATGCGTAACGAGTGGGAGATACTTGTTGATTCAAAATACAAATCAATGAATTGCAAAAAAGCATGAATCATGAAGAATTCAAAAAATGGATTGAAAACGGTCCTAAAGAACGAGCCAACGCAATAGAAGAAGCTGAGGCTACTTTCAATATGGAGGTTGAACACGCTATGGATATACTTGCGGACTGCATTCCATATAGTGACCCGAATTACAATGAACATTTGCGGCAAGCAGCGGAACAATATGTGAAAGATTGCTGGAACCCAAACTCAGAACTAAATCGCATATGCCGCGAGCATGATGAGATGTTAGAAGATTGATTTAAAGTAAAAATATATATAAACGGACACGCACGCATCAGTATAGAGACTGATGTTAAAACGATAACGTCAGTTAATGTTAATGGCCACACGCTCGACGAGGTACTAGACCTGGCCATTGAGATGGCACACACATTTCTGGAAGGCGCAAGCGCATTGCGTAATAAAGGGAAAATAGGTGATACAGAAGATGTTCTTGGGGAAGGCATGGCATGTAGGTTCTTAGATATGGTAGGAGATTAGTGCTATGGAAGAGAAAATAATGAGAGAACCGTCAGGGGAGGTGTTATCAAAATGCACTATACGTGTGTTGTCAAGCGGTGCTGATATTATCTATCGGTCAAAACATCCGATTGAGACTAAAACGTATTTCTCCAAACTTGTACCATTGGATAAGATAGAGGAAGAAAAGAAGTATCATGTATATGCTCGGCACAATGATGTGATGGGTGAAGCGGTTATAGAATATATTGAGCCATACATAGAGAAACTACCGGTAGAAGAACAAGAGAAATGGGAGCAAGTGCGCATCAACGCATCTATTAGTGTCTTAAACTCTCTCCTAGAGACCACACAACATTCGGTTATAGAGGAAGTGGCTGTTAAAGATATCTACGCAAGAGTTGCTGTTGCGTATGCGGATAGTCTTGTGAAAGAATTAAGGAATAACAAAGATTGGATTCAAAAAATAGTTGAGTTATGAGTGAAAGGCAACTACTCCTCAAGAGTACATTCATGAAAGCGGATACTCCTGATAGTAATGGACGTATCTACAGCAAGGAGGCAATGGAGAAAGCAATCAAGGACTTCCTTGAGAATCACAAAGATTCCAATGTGAGTATTGACCATCCAGACACTGTATCTTTCGATATTTCATGGAATGGCAAATTTGAGGAGGAAGTGAGAAAAGAGATGTTAAATCAACTACAGAACGAAAACAAACGATAAAATTAGAAAAAAAAAATGGGAAAACTTAAAACGGTAGGGTACGAACTGCGTGACGTTGCTGTAATGCAAGCGCCGGTATCGTTCTGTAATCACAGAGGTGATGTAAATCCATTTATTAACGTATGCGGTAGAGAGGTGTATCCAATATTCGTTGCACCTATGGCATCCGTGACAGACCAACACAATTACAAAGTATGGATTGAGAATGGCCTAACTCCTGTTGTACCACGTAGCGTACAGAAATCCAAGGACAATCCAAGCGGTCTAACATTCGAGGAACGCATGGAGATTGCAAAAGAGACGTTTGTATCTGTATCATTGAAGGAGGCACAAACTGAATTGTATAATTATTTAGATGTTAGCGAATATGGACAACTTGCATATACTTGGTATATTTGTATTGATATTGCCCATGGAACATTAAGTGAATTATATGATATTTGTAAAAAACTTAAATCCGCATACGGGCAGCATATTATCATAATGACCGGCAACGTAGCCAATCCTAGTGCTTACTCATTCTACGCTGACGCCGGTATATCATATCTTCGACTTTCCGTGGGTTCTGGGGCGCGCTGTACGAGCAGCTGCAACGTGGCGGTTCACTACCCAGTAGCAACTCTTATTGACCAAATCAACGAGGAGAGAAAAGCATACGCCCACTCCCATAATGGTAATGCACCGACAAAGATTGTCGTAGACGGAGGTATTGGTTGGTTCGATGACATACAGAAATCGCTTGCCCTTGGTGCCGACGCGGTGATGTGTGGTAAAATCTTTGCTGAGTGTGAAGAGGCTTGTGGAGAAATTTACTATTCACGCACACTTGGATTGAGTGGAAAATTACAATTACACCCACAAAAAGAAGGAGACGCTAAACGTTTCGAAAGAGAAGGATTCAAACCGTTTAGGGATTACTATGGGATGAGCACTAAACGCGCACAGAGACAAACTGGCGGCTCCGGGAATACGACATCAGAAGGAATTGATAAACCTGTTGAGGTCAAATACCCGGTAGCGAAGTGGATTGACAACATGCAGTCCTATTTACGGAGCTGCATGACGTACACCAACTCTAATACCATTAAAGAGTTAAGGGAAAATGCACAAGTAATCATATTGGGTGGCTCTGGTGATGCTGCCTATCGCAAATAGAATTGACTATGGATAACGAAGCAATACAACAAAGCATTCATGTAATTGATGCCGCAACAAAAATAAAAGACGACATCAAGAATCTCCCAAAGGACATGCGAGATATACTATTGTACTGGCTTTTCGTTGATGGTACAGTAGACTACGTAAATGCATCAAAGATGTATGTCCATGCACTGCAGACACAAAAACACGATAGGGATATGCTTCTCTCCGAGGCAGACACCATTATTTGTGAAGATTTGCTAGACAGAGAAGGACATCGTCAAACCAAGTCGCATAAAGAGTTCGTTAACAAGCACATTCACCGGGCATTGTACTTCATGAATCAACGGAAGACCTATAGAATGGAAGGCCTAAACGAGACGTTCGGGTACGACGAAGAGAAGGATAAAGAACTATCCTGGTATGAGCGAGAAAAATCAGGTGATTATTAACACTATGCAAACGTATTACGATTTTCACCACAACGAATTACACAAAGGTGATAAAGTCATCTTTGTGTCAAATAACATGTTGACTACCGGTGTTGTTTCTAAACTATATGGGAACTGCCTCGTTGTGTTAAGCGACACTGGCCATAGCCAGGATTTCGACTACTACGACACGAGGAATATTATCAAGCTTCCTACATAAAACGCTAACGGATTTGTATATATCAAATATTTTACTTATCTTTGCGACTGAAATTAACATTGATTGGTGATATTATGATAATCAAATCTGGAGAGTATATTGGCGAAGACTGCCACAGTATCAGAATTATTGTCATGCACAACGAAGGACATCGAGAGTCTATCCGTGTTGACATTGTCTTCAATTTTATAACTGAACGAGTCGAGACGATTTCTGTTTATAACGCTAAACGTTTGTCCGATTTGAAAGGCGTCGTAAGGAAGGTACTATACAAACACGATTGGACGGCTGACGTGAACACTGAAATCATATCACAGTTCAAACCACTAGATAGTATTGTGGACGGTCTTAGGCTAGATATGTACTACAGGGCGTTAGAACGAAATAATCAATTAGCGGCATAACGAATTATGGAAACAAGAATACCTGATTATATTGACGACTTCACTTTTGACGAAGAAGATAAAACGGCATTTGATGGTAAAACACTTTTCATTAATACCATATCAGTACGACATGCTGACAGGGGAAAAGGCTTGTTTCATAAGTTCATCAACGAGTTGAAACAAGAATATGCTGTAATACTACTGGAATGCTGGCCGACGCTTATACCAATGTATAAACATCTTGGTTTTGAAGTATTGCATGGCGAATATGGCGGTTATTATGAAATGATTTGGAAAAAAACAATAAACCAATGAATCTAAACGATTTAAACGAACATACGATTTGTAGTTTTCCACACGGTTCGCGTGTGTATGGTACGAAACCAACTGCATATTCGGATATCGACATCATAACTATTGTTGACGATATGCTGGATTTCTCCGCATACGTAAACAACATCTACGAAACCAAGACGAATATCGGAACCGTTGAGAAGGATGTACAGTATATCCGAGAAAGCGATTTCATCGAGATGGTGAAGAATCATCATATCATTGCGCTTGAGAGCCTGTGGCTACCGGAGGAATACTACACAGGAAACTATGACTACGCCAAGTATTTCGTCCTGGATAAGTGGAAGCTTCGCCAGACCATATCGAGTATCGTAAGTAATGCATGGGCTAAGTGTCACAAGAAGCTAACAGTCGAGGCTGACTATGATTACTACCGTGCCATCAAGTCTTTGTTCCATTGCATGCGACTGTTGAAATTTGGTATTCAGATTGCAAAGTATGGTAAGATAGTTGATTACTCAGAGGCCAACCACTACTGGGAAGACCTATGGGAGAAAGACATTGTACCGTCGCATAAGTGGGAAGACTACAAGGCCATGTATCAACCACAAATGAATGCTCTTAGGAGTGAATTTGTTCAACTTTGTCCAAAACCAGTATAATATGGAAGCAAGATTATTCCGGACAGACACATGTTCGAAGACTAAGATGAAAGTCAATTATTGGGTGTACCCGGATTGGCGATATTACATGACATTTGAAAAATACGAGTGATATGCATCTCAACAAAGAATATAAACAAATTCATCCGGTAGATTTTAAAGACAACCGTGATGCACTAAAAGGTAAAGTAGTTGATAAAATAGGATTTGTTAATAGAGGTTATGCAGATGAAAATATTTTTGTTATAACCTTTACTGACAAAACATTTATCGCTATCGGTGCCGGTGTAAGTGAATGGGAAGAATTCTATAAAGATGAACCAGCATTAGAAAATTTTTATACTATCAATCCTAACCAATACCATAGTTTAGATAAGTATGTTTATTTTGATAATGATGGTAAACCCGTAATTCGTCAAGGAAGCTTTGTAAAAGTTTTAACAGATTTAGGTATTTGGAATGTTACAGCTGAAGAATTGCAGGCTTGGAAAGATATCCACGAGAAAGAAGAGGAAGAGCGCGAGTATCAGCAATACATTCGTCTGAAAGAACGATTCAAAGACAGAGAGTAATATGGTGCACTACGTATTAGGCGCACTGATGTGTGCGTTAATGTTATCTGCATGGGTTTGGGCTAAGATGCGACTGTTTAATCAGTCGTTGCGTGACGCCATCATTGATTCAATAGGATTCATTATTACATATATTGTTGTTGATTATATTTTAACTACCTATATAATATGTCCAGGAGCTTTCTAGTATCGTATTGGGTTACCGGAAGACAGCAACCCGAAAACCATGTGGTTGTTTTAGATGAACTAATCACAGACAAAGAGATACCGGTTAAACTGCAAGAACGCCTATCGGTGTACGAAACATACGGAGGCGAAGCGTATTGGCCGGAGGCTATAACACTCATTAATTTCTGGGAGATTAACAACGCATAATATGGCATCAGGAGAACTAACACAACACCAAATGGAGCTACGCCTTATGGATATGGGCTACGCTAGAGACCACCTTGAGTACCTACCAGGTACGGAAATCAAGGGACTATATGAAAAAGAAATGAGGAAACGAAGTAATGGCATTTAATTACGTACGCGACGAGGATGAGTATGCTAAGCTGATTGTTGAGCATTCGAAATCTATAGCCGAGCGCATCGACGAAACTAAGCAGTATACCACGAAGGAGATTGTAGAGTTGTGCTCGCATTCATATGCCGCCGGCCTGGTTTATGCCGACACACACAATCCAGTGTTGAGAGGATTGGCTAGTGCTATACAGAATGATGCTGAGGCGAGTAAAATACTCAGAATAAATTCAATGATTGGAGGATTCGTATGAAACCAGACTACACATTATGGTATTTGAGGGAGTTTGACTTCCTTCCGTGTCAGCTATCCGGTAGTATGTATAACGGAAAATTATCACGCGATTTCTGGAAACATATCGACCATTTTAAATTCTATAAAACAAAAGAGGAAGCGATGGTTGATGCTAACAGGATTCGAGAACTAGTTGGACTACCAAAATGCGACCAGTATGGGTCAATGACTCCAATAAAGAAAAAAGAAAATAGGGACTAAGATAGCCCCTATTTTTAATTGTTATACATTCTGTCGTATTCGTCGATAGCTCGTGCCAATGAACTTTCATCTCCATATCCGGCCATGTAGATTCCAAATTCTTCTACTACGTTCTCCTCGTTACTGTCGAGTGATTGGATGATGTTAACTATATTACTTTCCTGCTCGTCGTCGAAAGCACCGTTATCGTCATAGTCTATCAGAAGTTCATAGATGGCGTGGCCTACCTCATGCCAAATCGTCACGCTCAAATCCTCTAAGCATTCCTGGTATGTAAACTCCTCTTCGTTGGCGCACTTCACCCAGGTATTCTTGTTAAATGATATCTCAATGTCTCTATCAAACACGGAACCGGAGTGGTACTCGGCAACCCAGGAATCTGTCATTTCTGATTCGCTGTCAACGATAGAAACACTATAGTCAGCACCGAGATACTGCTTTATGTATGTATTGACCTGCTGCAGAATAGCAGATACAGTCTTATCAATTTGGATGTCATTCATCATACCAATAAATACGAAAACAAGCGTTTGTTATTCCGAAAAAGGGACTATATTAACATAGAAAGATAAACTTATGAATAACGTAGCAGACTTACAAGCAACAGAGTGGGGATACACGGTATTCCAGCGGTGTGTACCGGAACAGTATCGGACTAGCATTCCAGTACTTGTTGGTAAATACTCTGACAGTCACCCAAGTGACAAAAGCATATCACGCATCGTTGAACTATACGATGAGTGGAAGAATACAAAAAACGAAAATCAGCCAAAAGATATTGTTAAATTTATAAAGGAAAACTTCTGACATGGTATCAAGCGTAGAATTTCCGAAGACTGGTAATGGCTACATCTATCAAGAGTATGAGAAGCCGGTAAAGCCAAACAAGCGAGACAGTGATTTCAACTCATGGGATTTCAATACTCATAAATATATTTTCAATGAGGAAAAATATAATCAAAGCCTCGCTGAGTATAAGGAAGAGTTGAAAGTATACAACAAACACAAGGGAGAATTCAATCTTCCTTGCGCTAAGCTAATGGTTGGCCGCAAATTCAATTTCGTGCAGGATAAGATTAACGTCATCTTCGGGCCTAACGGTAGTGGAAAGACGACAATACTCAAAGCCATTGCAGGCACTGCGCTTGTGAAAGATGGGTTTAGTAGTATATTAGAGCCAGTGGAGTTGTTTGGCTTCTTCAACAAGCGAGAGTCTGTTGCGAATGTCAAAGAGAAAGTGGCGAAGGCTCAGATGAATTCAGTAAAGGTTGCCTGGGACGGAATACCTATCTACTATCACAACTTCGAAAGCAGGAGTGGACACTCTATTGGTGACCTGACCGGCTCAGTGTTATCCAATACGATGGAGGAGGTTAGTTATGTCTGGATGAAGGATAGAATCTCTCTCGGACAGAAATCTGCTTTTATGATTAAGAAGCTGCAAGAGATAGCTCAACACCCGACGTCCATGGAGAATATATTAAAGGTGAAAGGGAAACGTTTCCTAAGCGCAAACGACTCATGGCAAAAAGCATTTCGTGTACAGGAACAGTATTATTCCAAATTCGACAACTATACCAAAGTAGCTCCGATAACTATGCTGTTTGATGAGCTGGATAAGTCACTCGACATTGCAAACGTTTGGGGTCTATATACGAATTTCTTACCCGGATTGTTCAAGACAACTGGTGTACAAATCATCATCATTTCGCACAACCCACTCATCCTTACGAATGCCATTATGGGTAGCGACTTGTATAACGTTGTGTCTATGGATGAGGACTACACCAAACGTGCTCTTGATATGTTAAGCAACGTCACTTTCGGCAGCACAAAATGAGTGAAAAATAAACGAAATTAACTAGTTTTATCGAAGATGTTGTGCTTCACATGCGATTTTCGGCATTTTTCAATGAAATAAATGCCTGAAATACAGCATTTTAAACCAAAATTGACACTTTTAACTTTATAAGCTGGTGAAGAAAAACGCGTAAAAATGCACAAAATTACACATTTTTTCGTGCATAATTTGCAGAAAACAGTCGAAAAAGACAGGTTTTAGACATATAAAAACAAGGAAAAAAATCATCATGGAGAACCCAATTTACCAAGTCAAAGAGAAGACTAAATCAGGATATGTAATCATCATCGATGGGGCAGAAACACTTGTTCCAAATTCAGAATTCAAGAAGGTGTATAAACTGTCAAAAGACGGAACAACATGTACCATGAATGAAACGTATTTCAAACGCCTGAAACAAAACAGTGAGTTACTGGACAAGTGTGTAACACTACTCCTATTCCTAGAGCAACACAAGATAACAAACGACGTACTCCTGACGCTTGGGCAGCCAAAGAACCCAACAGACAAACATGTCGCTATGCAAGCATTGGCACTAAGCATTGCGACAGAGAAACTTGCAAAGAATCTTGGTGTGACAAATGATGAGGCCGTTAAGCTCGTCAAAGAGCGTTACGAATACATTATGCAGAGTAAGGATAAAGATGTGCTACTTGGCATGATAGCAAACAAAAAGAGAGGTGGTTGATTCCATCTCTCTTTCTTTTTCTTAGTTAAGTTCTTCCGGCCACGGTGTGATTCTCAGGTTCTCAGCGTAAATCCAGTGAGGTGATTCAGCACCGTCTGTAGTTGCGTCAACGTACATTATCGTATCGTCATTATCCAACCTCTCCCAGAAGCCTTCAAGCGTTTCATCTTCCGGATGCTCTTGCTCATACTCGGCATGTTCGCGTGTTACCCAGTCGTCTAGGAACAGTGAATTGATGTTGTGTGTGTCAAGGTATGATACAACCAAGTAGAGTGCCTCCTCTTCGTTGTTTGCGAACACCTTGAATGTGTCAAGGAGGTATCCGGAACCGCACCACATACCAACCATATACGGTTCTCCACCATTCTCGGCAGTGTTAACTTCCGTCCAGTAACTGTCAATAGACTCTTTTACAATACTGTTCATCACGCGCTCAACATTCTCAGCAACTTTAGCCTTGCGGAAATTGCCTTGCTGCCTCCAATACGCCATATTCTGATATTCTTCCGAATCGAACGGTGCGTGTGCTCCACGTTTTGAATGATAACGATATTTTGGTTGTTTGTCGTAGTCGAGGTACCTATGCGTCGACAGGTCGTATTGGCCACTCATGTCGCGCTGATGGTCGCGCTCGTTTTTAGAGAAACTCCAACCACCCCATCCAAGACGTTTTTGCATACCATCCGGCAGCTTAGTTGGGTCTAACTGTAGAATCAACCAGTTGTTGTTATTACTCCGGAGGACGAGGATGTTGTCATCCGATTGCGATTTCGGTACATCCTGATAGTTATCAGTGATGGAGTCATCACGAATCATGTCGTCGGTTACTTCGGCAGCACAATTGCTTGCGGACAGACCTCCAAACCTATTTGAAAAGTCCCTAATGATGTTGCTTTGAAAAGCTTCATTAATGTTATTCTTCATTGCTATTGAAAAGTATTACAACAATAAATACCAAATACCACGCTATTTTTGCCTTGTTTTAGCCAATTTGGGACTATATTAGTATCGAATAAACGAATTATACTATGGATATTGAGAAATTAGCTCTAAAAGATTATTTTGACGACTTTGGAACCAGCAGTAAGAAACAGGACTTTCTGGTTACGCGCAAGGTTATGCCAAAAGTTTTCACCGATAAGAGCATGTTCTTAATGGAAACCACGCGTGGCCTTTATTACGCAATGGGCTCGTATCAAAAAGAAAACCAACAGTCGCTGGTATTAGATTTGCTGGTAACACCGTTGAATGTGGTTTATAATGCTCCGTACGATAAAGAGAAATATGGAGATGTCGTGGCGTTCTACCACTTATCCGCTGCAGAATGCGTCATGCTTCAAAAGCTAAGGATGTATAGTGTATCACGCTGGACTAGTGAGACGGCCTAATGCTTCAAGGACTTTTTTCTTGAGCATCTTAACATGGTCGTCATCGTCCATTGTGTCGTACGTACCTCCCATCTTGATAAACTCATCGCGGATAATACCCATGAACCACAGGTAGTTGTCATCGTCAAGCCACTCATCATCGAACTCGTCACCGAACGCGTCTACAACGATGTGCGTTTCATGCTCTGCCATTTCAACCAAGTCCATACTCTTCTCTCCGTTGAAATGTTTCCTGGTTGCCTGGCGTAGCTTCTTTTCGGCCTCTTCTTTATTGATGCCGAGCTGGCGAATGATGTTGCCTTCTATAATACGAACAAGAGACTCACTGACGAGATGCTTTAATGCTGTCTGGTTTATTCTAATCGTGTTATCCATGATTCAAACTTAACTATCAATAAATAGTCACATCGTTAATTTTTGACCAATAACATCAGGTTATACATTTGTCAAGGTATTTATTGTATAGCACAAGAAAGAAATATACATACAACAATGAATAATAATTTGAACATGCTTTGCGAAGCAGTGGCAGAACGCGTTCGCATGAAGCTCCAGGAAGGCATAGAGGAACCGCAAGTAACCGGCCAGGATATCATCAATTCAATTCAAAGCGGTGATAGCGAACCGGACTTTGATTACCATGGTGGAAGTGATTTTGAGGGAACACTTTCTGTTGCGCCGGAAGGATATGATGATTATGTTGAAATTACTGTAACCGGTGACGCTGATTTGCGCTATCACAAAACACGCTACTACCCGGCAACGTATTGGCAGCCTGCAGAAGGTGGTGAGATAGAAATTACTCACGCTTCCGTTGACAATCTACAACTCAAGCAAGGAGACCGTGTTATTGAACTAACTCCGGATGAGTTGAAGTGGATTAAAGAGGCTATTGAGGAGATTCTCTTCGACGATAATTTACTAGATTACCTATACGACCACTACGAGCCGGATTATCCTGAATGGGATGATTAACAACAAAAAACTGATGCCGCAAAGCACCAGTTTTTTTTATTGTTCCAGCTGTACTCCGTTAATGGAACCATCGTGGTATGTATCCAGGAGCCCTAGAAGCACATCTCGCGAGTTTGGTATTTCTCCATCCACAACGATACCTTCAAGATATGATTTAATCTTACCTATCATCCTACCCATTGGTATGTGGCAACGTTCCGAGATGTCATTACCGTCGATTGCGAGTTTGAACTTGGCGAGGCTATCCTGCATCTCAATAGTACGAATCCTAAGCCTCAGCCGCATGTTGTTTTCGAGGTAACGTGCAATCTTTTCCGGGTGCGCCGTAGACATATCGCAATCACTAAGCAATATTATGTCGTCTACTTCATCTCCGGCAAGATACATAAAGCGCCGTATTGCCTTATCGGAGACGTTCTCGTCGCTTAATTGAGCCGGAACCATATGGAACTCAATCAGCTTCTTAATGTGCTTTATATCGGCTTTTGACAGCATGCATTGAGTGCAGATATCCTCTGCCATCTCGGCGCCATAGTGTTCGTGCATATAGAACGTCCACTTATGTTCGTTATAATCGTATGCACAACAAGCAGGTTTGGCAATGTCGTGCAGCAATGCAGCCCATAGGTTAGCAAGTGTTGGGTTGTGCTCTGCCATATGGTCAAGAACAACCATTGTGTGATAGAAAATGTTCTTGTGCGACGTGAACTCAGCGTAATGTTGAATAGTCAACGCCTCAAGGCCAGGTACTGCATAATCCAATACGCCACACTCTTGCAGCTTAGTGAATCCAATAGACGGACGCCTGGAAAGGAGGATTTTGTTAACCTCTTCCGTGATACGCTCCCTTGTGATAATATCAAGGCGGTGAGCAAGAGACTTCATTGCTTTGAGTGTTGCCGGTTCGATATCAAACCCCAACTTTGAAGCGAAACGTGCGGCGCGCATAATACGCAGAGGGTCTTCGTTGAACCTATCCTCCGGAACACCAACAGTCCGGATAATGCCACTCATTAAGTCTTTTTTACCACCGTGCACATCAATGATATCACCAAATGCAACGGCTGTTACAGTAATGGCCATTGCGTTTATGGTTAGGTCGCGCCTGTTGATATCATCTTCAAGTGTTCCATCCTCTACAATGGGGTTTCTACTTTCACGGTGATAAAACTCTTTCCTGGCTCCAACGAACTCAAACTCAACTTGTTCTCCGGTTTCTTTCTCAGTTACCATCACACTGGCCGTTCCATAGCTTTCGTAGATAGATAGTTTCCCACCAGTTTTGTCTGCTAGTAGTTTTGCTACATCAATGCCGCGTCCAACAACCACGAAGTCGTAATCACAGTTGTCAATGTCAAGCAGCAAGTCGCGAACATAACCGCCAACGACATAACATTCAACACCAAGCTCATCGGCAATGGAGCCAACAAGCTTCAATCTGCGCAAATCGTCCGGACGCTCTTTGAGCAACTCGGTCGCGTTCTGTAATGCTAATATTTTTTCTTTATCTAATCTCATTGTTCTACGTTGAAACTAAAACCTAAAGTTAAACCTGCACACAGGCCGTCTATAAATGATTCAAGTTTTGTCCGGCATGTGACCATTCCGAGTACATACATGCAGGACATTGGTGATAGTGCGAATTTATACGAAACAAATAGTCCGCCATCAAACCCATTCATGTAGGCATACGACACACCTTTGCGGCGTTTAACTACAAACGTTTCGTTATAATAAGGGGTATAGTATGTGTATGTTGGATAATAATAACCATACCGGTACACCTCGTCGTAATAATACTCACCAAGATACTCTACAGCCATGCGATAACCACCAATTAGCGCTCCGAATCCAACACCACAGTTGAATTGGTATCCAAGCCTAGCGTGTCCGGAAATGTCGACTTGTGTCCTCGTTGGATTTTGTGCGTTAGGCATACGGCCGGTAATATCCGAGCATACATCAAAACCAACGATTGCGTGATTATGGGTGTACTCAAATCCTATGGTGATGCCACCGCTATGTTTAATACTCTGGTTCCAACCAATGTCGAAACCAAGTTCATGCGCATTCGCCAACGATATGGATGCGATGCACGCTAATATAACGAGTATTTTTTTCATATCCACAGCTAATATAGTCCCTTTTTTCCGAAACAAATAAAAAAAAGTGGAGGCGTTAACCTCCACCATTCTTACTTAACCTCTTCAAAGGTAACATCATCAACGTTTTGTTTCGTGTTACCAGGTTGTTGATTCTGGCGCGCTTTGTTGAGTTCATTCACAAAGTCGAACGGTTGTCCGGCACCTTGTTGTTGCTGTTGACCGTACAGTCGCGAGCTTACATCCTGGAATGCTTTCATTACCCTATCGACGCTTTCGTTACATGCAGCAACATCGCGTTTACTGTAGGCATCCTTCAGTTTATTCAACTCAGTTTCGATTGCGCTCTTGTCAGACTCCTGGAGTTTATCCGCGTTATCTTTCAATAGCTTCTCAATCTGAATGATGGTCGCGTCTGCCTTGTTGAGCGAGTCGGCATCTTGTTTAGCTCTCTTGTCCTCTTCGGCAAATTTCTCTGCTTCAGCTTTCATACGTTCAATGTCGTTCTGACTAAGACCGGATGCATCACTGATTGAAATGTGTTGCTCTTTACCGGTAGCCTTATCAGTAGCACTAACCTTCAAGATACCATTTGCATCAATGTCGAACTTCACCAGAATCTGTGGGACACCGCGTCCTGAAGGCATTATACCATCGAGATTGAACTCACCAATCTTTTTGTTGTCTTTCACCATAGGACGGAATCCCTGGTAGACATTGATGGTTACTGACGGTTGGTTGTCAACTGCGGTAGTGAACACTTGTTCTTTTCCGGTAGGAATAGTTGTGTTAGCCTCAACCAAGGTTGTCATCACACCGCCCATCGTCTCAATACCGTAAGGAATTGCAGTTACGTCAAGCAGAAGCAAATCAGAGCTACCACCATTGAGGATATCCCCTTGAACTGCTGCACCAAGTGCTACAACTTCGTCAGGGTTAACGTTCTTGATAAGTGGTGCACCGAACGTATTTTTCAACTCTTCCTGAACTTTCGGGATACGAGTGGAACCACCAACAAGAACGATACCGTTAAGGTCACTCGCGCTCAGCTTGGATTGTGCCAATGCTTCTTTAGCGCATTTCATAACCTTCTGGATTTCCGGGTCGATAATCTGCTCGAACTTTGCACGGGTTACAGTCAACATCAGGTGCTGCGGCTGTCCATCCTTAACGCCAAGGTACGGGAGGTTGATTTCAGTAGCTGTTGTTGTCGACAACTCAATCTTTGCCTTCTCGGCCGACTCGAATACACGTGACATTGCGATGGGGTCGTTAGACACGTCAATACCGGTCTGGTTTTTGAATTCACCAATGAGGTAGTCAGAGAAGAGTTTGTCAATATCACTACCGCCAAGGTACACGTCACCGTTGCTTGCGAGAATCTCCACAACCTTATCAGAGATATCGGCGATAGAGAAATCACATGTAGCTCCACCGTAGTCGGCTACCATATACTTACCACCTTTATCCATGTCCAGATTGGATGCTAGAATTGCAGCGGTAGGCTCTGCTACCAATCGAAGCACATTCAGGCCGGCAAGTTCACCAGCACGTTTCGTTGCCTCTTTCGCGGCGTTGTCGAAGAATGCAGGAACGGTAATAACAGCGTCTTTTACATCAGTACCAAGGAAGTTCTCTGAAGTAGATTTCATTTTAGTGAGAATCATAGCGGATAGCTCCTCAGGCGTATACAGACGGTCGTTAATCTTTACGCGCGGCTTGCCGGCTTCGTTGACAACATCGTAGTTCACATGACTAAGACTCTTTTGCACCTCATCATATGTACCACCCATGAAACGCTTGATGAGAACAACTGTCTCTTTCGGTTTCGTGATGGCTTGGCGTTTTGCTGCACCGCCAACTTTCCTCTGATTATCCGCAAAGGAGATTACAGATGGGGTCGTACGCGCGCCTTCATCGTTAATAATAATGGTGGGTTTTCCACCTTCCATTACAGCGACAGCGCTATTTACGCTGCCGAGGTCAATACCAATAACTTTACTCATTATCTTTATCTGAATTTTCCAAAGATTCTAAACGCTCTTCGGCAAACTCTTGCATTGCGCGGCACACAGTCTCAGGCATCCATGTGGAGCCAACGAGCATTGTATAGAATTGCTCAACAATGTCATTAATGCTGGCGTCGTTATGTGGAGTTTCCCAAATCCACCGCATCTCACCACATTCATAGGTAAGACGTGTTAAGTTTCTCTTTTCGTACATATATCAAATGTTTTTCTCAATACTAATATAGTCCGAAAAACCCGAATTTCATCAACTAAAAAGTCAAGTTATGCTTTTTTCGTTGCAAGAAATGCTACGACTTTATCGTGAGCCTCTTGGTTGAAGAAATCATTAACACCGGCTATCCAGTGTAGGTAATCTTTATCGATTTGATAGATTTCTGCAAGCGTTTTGTTCGGGTATTTGCGGCCGAATGTGATTACGTAATCACCACCATCGTCTACTTTCTCCTGTTTTGTCTCTTCAACAATAGCTACCGGTTCCTCTTTCGGCTTAGGTGCTCCAACAATGTCTAGTGACGGCATCTTGGGTAAATTTAACTCAGCGACATTCGGTGTTCCGAAGATATTCACAAATACCTCTTTGCGGCTGGCCATTAAATCAGCAATGTGCAAGAGCTTCTCAGAATCACTAGTAGGTTTACGCTCCCCGTCGCGCACACCCCAGATTCCCATGTGGGTAGATACGGCATCAGCCATGTACTTTGCGTCTTCTGTTGTAATAAGTTCCGGGTGTTCACGTTGTGTCTGGAGAATCAGGTCGTGGGAAGCACGGGCGTGCTTGGCAATGTATCCACCATCTGCAGTGTGTTTACGGATGTCGTGCATAATAGCCGCAGCAATCAACAGGTTTGTCTGGTGTGGATTAACGTTGAACAACTCAGAACGAACTAACTCACAGACCCAATAGGCAACAGCCCTGGTATGGCGCATCAAGCCGCCATCTCCAAGCGCATATGCCGGATGATATTTACCACTAGTTGATGCAGGGTCGTGATAGAACCACTCGCCGGTTCCGTCAAGAACAATACCAACGAACTCACGTACGTTCGGTTCGGTAATACTGTTAAGCTCTTTTGTAAAGAAATTTCGTTTCTCTATGTTTGTCATAATGTAATGTGTTAAAAAAAAAATACTCCCACCTAATTCGAGACTAGGAAGGGAGTATAGTGCAGACGCTTTTCGCGATTGTCTCTCCTCGAAAGAAGTAGACGTCCCGTAATTAGGGCACTCGGAATTAGTAGTCGC